TAATGTGCCTGCTACTGTGGCAGTTGTACCTACGTATAAGTTAGCATTTACACTAGCACCACCTGTTACCTGTAGTGCACCAGAGCTTGCACCAGTGGCAATTGCTGAACCAGTTACATAAACGTTGCTGGTAGCTGTAACATTTGTGGTTGTAATACCACCGGAAGGGAAACTTAATGTTACTGAACCAGTACTGGCACTTGCTGATATTTGATTTGTTGTACCAGAGATGCTGGTAACACCTAGATTGGTTAATGTGACAGCACCTGTGGCTGCACTAACACCTAGTCCTGCACCGCTGGATGTTAAACTTGTAACACCAGTGTTGTTAACTGTGAATGAAACAGCAGTACCGTTAGTTGAAGTCGAAACAGTAATACCATTAGTACCAGTGGTGATTGCCACGCTGGTAACAACTCTATTACCAGTATCATATAATGCACCTGCGTAAACTGCTTGAGCACCAATACCACCACTTACTAATAATGCCTGACTTGAGTTAGTGCTGGCACTGATTGTTGTGTTGGTGATGCTTAATGCATTATTGGTTGTAGCACCGCGGTTAGTAATTGTTTGTAATGTACTGTTATTCCAAACAGTCACAGCACCAATACTTGTTGATACTGAAGTATCTGTACCAGCTGCAATAGTTGAAACACCATAACTACCTAAACTTGCTGAAGTAATAACAGCACTACCGTTTGAGTAGATAGGGCCAGCATATACACTACCACCGATGCCCACCCCGCCTGCAATCTGCAATGCACCAGTTGAGGTGCTTGTGGCACTGGTTGTAGATCTAATACCAACTACCCCGTTGGCAACTAATAATGCGTAGGGATTGGTTAATGTTACGTTTGTGCCATTTGTTGGAGCATTGGCAATATATAAAGTAGCCGCATCAGTATAGGTACTGGTGTTGGTTGCTGCCAGGGTAGGTTGACCTAACCATGTTGCTGCATTTGGACCTTGTACTGTACCTGCTGTGGTTGTATCTGTGTAGGTTGCGGCTGCTAGGTTTAATGCCACACCAGTTGCACCTTGCCAACTTGCTTGACTTACAGCACCGGTGCGTGAAATTGTTCCGCCTACTGCTAGGTTTTTGGCAACACCTGCACCACCAGTGGTCTGTATAGAGCCACTTGAACCTGCACTGGTTAGAGCTGCATCTGTGGTATTTTGATGTACTGCTAGTCCACCGACATATAAATTAGCACCAATACCAACCCCGCCAGTGACTAATAATGCTTGACCTGAACTTGTGCTGGTACCGTTGGTATTTGATGCTACTAGTACTGCGCCACCAAAGTAACCTGCACCGTTGACACCTAGGCCACCTGTGGTTACCTGTAATGCGTTACCAGCAACACCTGACGAACTTGATCCTGCACCTGCTACTGTGGCTGTGGTACCCACGTAAACAGCTTTGGAAATGCCTAGACCACCTAAGGTGATCAATCCACCTGTGCCTGCACCTGTGGTGTCTGTGGTACTGTTAAATGTACCTACACCACCAAACCAACCATCTAAGGCAACACCTAAACCACCATTACGTAATTGTAGTGCACCTGTGCTGGCGCTGGTAGCATTTGTGGCTGTGACCAAATACATGTAACCAGTTTTAATACCACCGTATGCTGCGCCTGCAAATGTACCTGTGCTTGATTCAGCACCTGAACCGTACCATTCCAACATTTTAGTATCATCAGCTAATACTAGAGCAGCATTTGTGTCTGTACTGTTAGCATAGTAGTGGAAACGGAATCCGATATCTTTACCGTCGTCATACTCCCAATTACTATAAACACCACCCGGTGGGGTATGTATTTCAATAATATTATCTGTGTAGTAGGTATTTGTTGAATAAACGTAGGTTGCAGTACCATTGAATGTTACAGTATCTTGGAATATTGTTGGACCGCCAACAATCAAGTTTTTACCAATGTTAGCACCACCAGTTACAACTAATGCGTTGGTTGCTGTGGTACTGGTACTTGAACCTGACCCGTTAACAACCAAGTTGTTGGCAATGTAAACACCACCACTTACCTGTACTGCGCCAGCGCCTGCTTGTGTGGCTGCGGTAGAATTTAAAGTAACAATGTTACCGCTTGAGTAAACATTACCACCTACACCAACCCCACCACTTACTAATAATGCCTGTCCTGTGCTGGTACTTGTACCGTTTGTGGTATTGGTGATTGCCACTTGACCACTAAAGTTTGCAGCCGCAGCGTTTAATGTACTAGACAATGTTAGTGTGGTAGCTGTTACACCCTGTAGATTAGTGTTGCCACCAACAAACAAGTTACCCCAAATGCCCGAGCCGCCTTGTACAATCAATGCACCAGTGTTGGTATTGCTGGCGTTAGTACCTTGTTTAATTGTTAGGCCTTGACCATTTGCCCAACGACCTACTTCATTAGCAGCTAAGGTGTCGCCTTGGAAGAATATGATATCTTTACCTGATGCTGCTGCACCAATACCAAAGTTACCACCTTGTGAATATAAGTAACCATCGCCTGCACCAACAATGGTAAATGATGCATCAGAAAATGAACTATTGTTAATACCTAGGTCGATATAGCCAGTTGTGTCATTACCGTTATTGGCTGTTGCAATAAAGTCAACTGATGAACTGGTGCCGCCGCCAATGTTCTGTAGATTAACCTGAGCAAATGTTGAGGTGTTTGCACCAAAGTATGCAATTGTGTTTGTTAGGGTGTTATAACCGTAGTTTAAACCAACAGTTAATTGTGAAGCGATATTTGCCACACCACCTACACCCAATCCACCTGTTATCTGTAATGCACCAGTAGTTGAACCAGTACTTACACTAGCATTTGTAATGATGATAGCATTATTAGTTGTAGCACCACGACTAGTTACACTTTGTAAAGTACTAGTATCCCAAATAGTTACTGGACCGGAAGATGCGCTGACCGCAGTATCTGTTCCTGCTGTTAGTACGCTAACACCAAAGCTGCCAATAGTAGCAGTAGTAAGTACACGAGCACCACTGTCATATAATGCAGTACCATATAAGCTACCGCCAACACCCATACCGCCTGTGACAACTACAGCACCAGAATATGTATTAGTGGCTACGTTAGTACCAGTTACATAAACATTGACAAATGTACCAGTTGTACTGCTTACAGAATCAAGGCCTGCGCCCTGCATGTAGATTGTGCCACCAACCCACAAATCGCCAGCAATGCCTGCACCACCTTGTACACGTAAGGCACCAGTATTAGTACTGGTGGAATTAGTTGAGCTTTCAATCTGGAGACCAGCTTTGACTATGAAATCTTTTATTGTTGCCATTTGTTATTTTCCCTTAAGCAGCTATTGCTGTTTTTACCACTTTAATTGTTTTACTACTTGGCGCACTTGCTGTGTAGTATAATCTTACTATTCCATCGCCTTGTAAATCTGCTGTGAATGTACCTAGCTCGCCGCTTGTGGCAATAATACCATATTCACTCTTATAAACCTGTCCGAGATCATCGTGTAACAACACTATCTCAGTTAATTCAAAATTTGACCCGTCTTGTATCTGTATAAAGCTCTTGCAGCTTCTATAATTTGCTGCCACAAAGCTATCTACCACGGTTGCTGTAGTTGTATTTACCAAAGTTACCGTAGTTTGCAGTAGTGAGGTTTCAATAGTAACCGGTCCAGAGAATGTAGCAGTTGTGGCATTAATTGACCCATTAACCACTAGCATATCGCCGGTACTAGTAGTAGTGCCTACTAACATATTACCTGCTTTGGTTATAACCATTCTGTAGGCAGATGCTACATTGTCATAGATGGTTAAGTTACCTTCATTGATGCTGGTACCGCCAGTTAGGGCACGATTGTTACCACCAACATCGATGGTATAACTACGGCCACTTGTTCCTGTATTTTGAATAGTAAAGGCACTATATCCCACAGGAGCAGTGCTGGTTAATACAATCGTAGCAGAATTTAATGTATCTAAAGGATTACTTGTAACCAGTAACTGTGGACTAATATTAGTTAGACTTAGATTGCTTGTACCTGCTGCATTTAATGTAGCACCAACGTAAATATCGCCGCCTATGCCTGCGCCACCTGTGACAATTAATGCTCCGGTGGTAGTATCTGTACTTGCAGTTGCATTTGTGGTAATTATTGGTTGATCGGTTGTTCCAGAGAACGAACCGACTGATCCGACATATCCGATATCACCCTGTGATCCAACATATCCAGTAGTTCCTTGTGATCCAGCATATCCAATTGATCCAACATATCCTATAGATCCAGTGTACCCGTATCCTACATTAATACCATTAATGTATATGTGGCTACCGACATTTAAGTTTTCACTGATCCCAACTCCACCACTGACAACTAATGCGCCAGTGTTTGTTGAGGTTGAACTAGCAGTGTTTAATATACTAATATTGTCAGTTGTAGAATTTCCGCGATCAGTTACTGTTTGTAATGTACTGATATCCCATACTGTTACTGCACCAGTGGAGGTACTTACTGAGGTATCAGTACCTGCGTATAATTTAGTTACTCCTGCACCTGGTTTAAATTGAGTATAAAATGACATTACATTACTGCTCCTAGTTTCCAACCTTCATCTATTCCGGCATATATTAAGGTATTAGCCGCATACGGAAAATCTATGATCATATCTTCAGGAATTTCCATGATTAATTCACTATTTCTGGCAATAGTTGCCGTGTTTACGCCAAAACTACCACCATAATCTACGAACTGTATCCAGTCTCCAAATGTTGGTGCTAACGGTAATGTAACTGTTACGGCTGTGATTGTTGTGCTGATCATTAGTCTATCTTTAGTTGTAGCGGTATAATTAGTTTGAATGATTTGCCACGGATTTCCAAGATTAGCTGTTGATGTTGTAGAAACATTACCGTAAATTGTACCGCCAACCCACAAATCTCCAGCAATGCCTGCGCCACCTGCAACAGTCAATGCACCCGATCCTGTATTAATACTTGGAGTAGTGTCTTCAACTACTAGGTCTGTGAAATATCCAATCTTCGGAGTGTTGCCACCAATAATCATATTATCAATATAACCATAGGCACTTGGTGCTATTATCAGTGTTCCGCCACTAGTTGGTTCTATGAAAACGTCGGCGCCTGTTGGACTTAATGTAACTTCACCGTCTACCTTTAATGTGCCAAGTAATTCCGTTGATCCGCCAACATTAAGATTCTCAGTGATGCCCACTCCACCGTAGACTACAAGTGTACCATCAGTTGTAGAAGTTGAATTGTAATTGCCCGCTAGAGTTAATCTATCTATTAGATTATTGAAATCTCTACGCCAACTATTTGTTATAGCCGAGTAGGTATAGACAATGTTATTCCTTGTGGCTTTTTGTCCATCTACTGGATTTAATGGGAATGACATATCTTAATTCTTTCCTTTTAATTGATCAACTTCTGCTTTCAATTCTTTAATTGCTTCTATCAACAATGGCACTAATCTTTCATAATACACAGTTAGGTATTGACTATCAATCGGTGCCGGCGTTACTACTTCTGGCAATACTTTTTGCACCTGTTGTGCTGATATACCTACTTCTCGTTTAACTGCATAGCCTAATGTCTGTGCTAGTTGATTGGCTTCATAGTAGAACCCATCTAATGTTAATAACTTGTCTAGTGCATTAGGTATGTTACCGAGGTTAGTCTTCAATCTTTCATCTGAGTAGTAAGAAGTAATGGCATTGGTAGCACGTATTTCGCCAGTTGTTCCCGATGCTACTACTCCAACACCTAGGCTATTAACCTGCATATTAGTAGAAGTTGATACTCCCGGACCTGTGCTACCTACATATCCAATACTGCCCACGTATCCAATACCTTGTGATCCAGTATATCCTTGATAGGATGCAGCACCACTACTACCAGTGTAACCAATTATGCTACTAGCACTGCCTACATATCCAATGCTACCTGCGTAGCCGATACTACCAGTATATCCAAGTGGTCCTTGTACGGTACTCGCACTGCCGGTATATCCGGTCCCGATACTACCAGCATAGCCTATACCTTGTGATCCTACGTAACCAGTACTACCGGTATATCCATTTGTTCCTGCAGAGCCTGCTGATCCAATATAACCAACACTACCTGTGTATCCGCCGCCTGCTGTAAATATTGTTCCGTTAATATATAATCCGCTGTTATCAACACGAATACGTTCACATGTACCTGCGCCGATTAATACAGTATATTGGCAAGTACAGCCTCCTACTAGATTACCAATAACAGTATTATTCCCACCGTTATTAATACCATACCCTGCACATACACCAATACCAATATTATTACCAAACCCACCAGTTAAGCAACCAAATGCATAGCACCCGATTGCAATGTTGCAAGATCCAGCGCCGCCAAACGGATTAGCTAAGGTACACGCACCAATACCGATATTGTTTGTGCTTGTGAAGCAAATACCACCAAGTGCATTAGCTCCGAGTGCGATATTACACGAGCCACCACCGTTACTGTTTGCGTTATAGCCGATTGCAATGTTATCGCAGCCGGATAAATTTGATTTTAAACTATCCCACCCTGCTGCAAAGTTGTTAGTGCCTGTAGAGTTACAGAACAATGCCCCAGCTCCCATTGCAATGTTATTATTGCCGTAGGTATTATAATAAAGGCTACACCCCAAAGCAATATTACATTGTCCTGTAGAGTTACAGGACAATGACCCATGTCCTATTGCTATGTTAGCATAACTGCTAGTAGTTGCAGATAATGTGTGAGACCCGATAGCAATATTATTGCTACCTATGTTAAGACTGCAAAGTGTACCACTACCACCGATGGCAATATTGTTACCGCCGGTTGTGACATTTCTAAGTGAAGCACCTCCTAGGGCAATATTGCCGCCGCCAGTTACTGTATTATTACCGGCACAATAACCGACAAATACATTACCGTAAGTACTTGGAGTATAAGCGTAAACAGTACCTAATACTGTTGGAGTAGCTGCTACTACAGCCGATGCTGTACTTACAGTGTATAATCCATTGATGGTCATACCGCTGTCATTTACAAGTATACGTTCACAGGTACCTGCACCAATTAATACTGTACATACACAACCAGCAGCGGCTGGTAATGAACCAATAACAGTATTATTAATACCAGTTGTAATATTAATACCAGCAGCAGCACCTATACCAATGTTAGTTCCAGTATTATTTGCATTAACTAATGCTGTACATCCAATTGCAATATTATTGCAACCAGTTTGATTAGCATATAAAGCCTGCCATCCTAGGGCAATATTACATCCACCGTAGCAGTTGTCGTGCATTGCACTGTATCCTAATGCGACATTGGCACATCCAGCGGTATTAAATGTTAATGCAAAACAGCCCATTGCTATATTATTGGAACCATAGGTGTTTACACCCAAAGCTCCGTATCCAATAGCAACATTACTACGACCGACCATTGTTGTATTGCCGGCACAGTAGCCTAATGCGGTATTGTTTCGGGTTGAGGTTGTATAGGCATAAACACTACCAATTGAGGTCGGTGTTGCTGACACCGAGGCGCTTCCGCTGCCTGTATATCCCGTTGGTCCCTGTACAGTACTTGCACTACCAGTATAGCCGATACTACCCGAATATCCAATAGAGCCTTGACTACCATTAAATCCAGTTACTCCGCGACTACCTGCATATCCTATATTGCCAATATTACCTTGACTACCGAGATATCCCGTAGCACCTTGACTACCGGTATAGCCGATACTACCTAGGTATCCGCCCGCACCTGCGGCTCCGGTACTACCTGTGTAACCAGTAATGCCTTGACTGCCAACATAACCAGTACTACCTGTAAATCCAATTGCACCAAACGATCCTGTGCTACCTACATAACCAATACTTCCGACGTAACCAATTATACCTTGACTACCGAATGATCCAACATAACCAGTAATACCCTGACTTCCGGTATATCCTATTGAACCAACATAGCCTAGACTACCTGTGTACCCAATACCTACACTACCAGCATAACCAAGTCCTTGACTACCTACATATCCGATGCTGCCTACATATCCAATATTACCTTGACTTCCAGTAAATCCAATAGCACCAAATGCTCCTGAACTACCTACGTAGCCAATGCTGCCTACATAGCCAATGCTGCCAGTATACCCACGACTGCCTGTATATCCGACACTACCTGTATACCCATAGCTACCAAAATAACCAAGTGTGCCTTGACTACCAGTGTACCCGATACTACCTGTATATCCAATGCCACCAATACTACCAGTATACCCAATAATTCCTTGACTACCAACAAAACCTATGCTACCAGTATACGCTTGGCTTCCTGTATATCCAAGCCCTTGGCTACCGACATATCCGACACTGCCCGCATATCCTAAGCTACCTACATATCCGATGTCACCTTGCGAGCCAACATATCCTACTACCCCTTGTGATCCAGTATATCCAATACTACCAGCATAGCCGAGGTCACCTTGCGAGCCAACATATCCTACTACCCCTTGTGATCCAGTATATCCAATACTACCAGCATATCCGATGCCACCAAGTGATCCATTATATCCAACAGTGCCTTGACTACCGACAAAGCCTATACTACCAGTATACGCTTGACTACCAGTGTATCCAAGGTCGCCACGGCTACCGTTAAATCCAACCACTCCTTGTGATCCAAAGAATCCCTGTGATCCGGTGTAGCCCTGTGATCCGGTATAGCCGATAACCCCTTGACTACCATCAAATCCTGTAACTCCTCGACTACCAAAATACCCTTGACTACCAAAATAGCCCTGTGATCCAGTAAACCCTACAATACCTTGCGATCCGTAGTATCCAGTAATGCCTCGACTACCTGTGTAACCAAAGCTACCATTAAATCCCGTGTTACCTTGAATACCTTGAATACCTTGCGATCCAGTGTAGCCTTGGCTTCCGAAATATCCTTGGCTTCCGAAATATCCTTGAAGGCCTTGTGAACCAATATATCCTGTAATGCCTTGGCTTCCGGTGTATCCTTGACTACCGAAATATCCCAGACTACCAGTATATCCCATAGCACCTTGACTACCGGTATACCCTGTGTCACCTCGACTACCTGTGTAACCGCGGCTACCTACATATCCCAAACTGCCTGTGTATCCAGTAATGCCCTGTGATCCGACATAACCTGTGCTGCCGGTAAAGCCGCGACTGCCAGTATAACCTAATGTTCCTTGGCTACCGTAGTATCCTGATATACCTTGTGATCCAACATAACCAGTACTACCAGTATATGCTCGGCTACCTGTGTATCCTTGATTTCCAAAACTACCCGTATATCCAGTAGTACCTTGACTACCTTGGTAACCTGTACCGATACTACCTATGTAACCTCGACTTCCATAATATCCTTGACTACCTCGTGAGCCAGTATATCCACCACTTGGACCTACATCACCTTTAGATCCGGTATATCCATTGCCGCTGCCTCCGCCACCACTGCCTATAAATCCGTTTGATACTGATGTACTAAAGAACGGACCTGTAATATCTACCCACGACGGGCCGCTGTCGTCTAAGGTGTATTCATATAAGACATCATTAACCTGATCATACCATTGGTCGCCTGCCCAGAACTGTGTGTTATCTGGTGGAGTGATGCCTTCGTAGTAATTTGGAATACGATAACTAGGGCGACCGCCTAGATCTATATACCCTGATACATTGGTAAATGTCATTGCAACATCAACACTTACTAGACTAGACGATAATTGTATAATGCCTGTGCCGGTTGTAACTAATGTTATATTTTCATTAGGTAAGTTTGTACTAATAGTACCTGTTGAGAATATTAAATTTCCTAAACTATTTGTGTAGGCTACCGAGCCGTTTGGTCCAGCAACTAGAGTATATCCTGTGCTAGTTGAAGGAGTAGGGCCAAGCGCAGGTTGTGCTTGGGCTAGATTTAGGAATTGATAGCGGCTATCTTGTAGATTCGGCGCGCTGGTAACAAGTGTGCGGCCGCTAATTAAACTAGGCATTAGCTGTCTCCAAGATACTCATAGTTAATTTCATTACACCATCTGCATCTGCATAACAAATTACACTGTCAAGACTTTCAATAATCATTTTACCAGTGGTTAGACTAGCCGCATCATTAGTCGGAATAGCAAATTGTTGTATCAATTCAGTAACTACACCTGCTGGTTGAGCTCCATTACCTTGTGCATCGGCAAATATTGGAAAATTTCTTGAATGAGCAAATGTAACTGTATGAGTCTGTGTGCTAACATTAGCTACCTGTGTCATTAATATAATTGATGTAACGCCAATTGGTGCTGTATATACCGTGGCGGTTGTTCCGTAGGTCCAATCACCTTGTAATATCGCTGTTTTTGTTTTAAACGTGTTTAATGGTATTAATGCCATAATCTTTCCTCTTAGCCTCCGCCTTCAATTGCCAATATGAATGGCGTTAAGTTTGCAAATAATGATTTAGTAAATGTGCGTCCTGATAATACACCAGTTGCTTGACTTACTACTAATCCTGGACCAATTCTAAAGTCACCGTTTTGGTCTGTTGACGTAAAGAACACCTTACCATTATTTAACTGTATTACTTCTTTGGTTTGTACAGGATCAGCCACTCCGCGTTGAGGTAGTGCTCCATAGTTAGTTCCAGCACCAACATACTCAAACAAGTATCCTGATGCACTGATGTAACTACGTTGATAGAAGTTTACAATAGCGCCATCTGGGAATAGTGCAGTATTATTAACTGCTTCCCCAAGATCAACGATGTGATGTGTGCCTGTACGAATCCAATAACTTAATCCAGCATAGGCTGAATAGTAGTTGCCACCTGTTTCTAGATCGTATACTAGTTGTCTTAGGACTAATCTAATATCTCTAGCACATTTATTTGTTAGATAGGTGGTTAAATCAGTTGGTGCTCCTAGTCCTGTAGGTAAACTAATATCAGGGAATGTGGTCACAACGTGGGCAATCGTAGCAGTTACTATTGCTTCAATGTTATTATTAATAGTTGTAATCGCTAGACTTGCGCCACTCGGTGGTGTTCCTACTTTAGATGGCGCTGGAACAACCGCACGTGCCGCAGTTAGGTCACTTGCCCCTACAATACTGATAATTGTGTTAATACTATTGTCAATAAACGTTATTGAGCTAGGATCAACACTAGCACCTACTAATACATTTCCTAGACTAGAATCTCTTAAGAAGGCTAATGCATCTAATTCTGGGCCTATTTGATCCGAAGGAATAACAGTAGCATTAGTTCCTGTATTATATGCTTCAGATAGTTGACTAGACAGTACAGTATAGTAAGCATTGCCAGAGAAATATAAGTTAAAGTAATTACTATTAGTTGGATCACCGCCGCCACTGATCAATCCTTTGTTCAATGTGATGCTTTGGTAATTAACATCAACTACTGTTGTGCCATCGGCAACATAATAGGTGTTGCCGTATTGATCACGGATGTCTACTCTATTACCCACAGCAATACCTGTTGTGTCAATACCATCAATTGTGATAGTTCCTGTAGTTAATGTTGCCAACGATGGTGCAGCATTTAAGAATCCTGGATAACCTTGTTCGTTAATATGACCTAATGGCGGTTCAATTTCCATTACCAAACCAATATGCGGACGATTAGCAGTATCTGGCAAGAAGATTTCCGCTACACCATTCTTAGGATAGTAACCATTCGGATAATATTGACCGTTTGGCTGGTAACTTGGATAAGGAGGATTGAACACTGTACCACTAAATTCTAATTTGCCATATCCTTTAGCCACCAAACATTGATCACCGAAGTTACTGTTAGAGTTAGTAATAGAACAAATGCCACCGTTGTCAACCTGTACCGCAGTTGAACAGAAAATTGTAAACACAGATACTAACTGTGCGTAGCCGTTATTTGTAACATATACCCCACGTCCGCCTTGGTTAACCTGAGTATATGCGTCAAATACGAATGACTGAATCGGTGAACGAGCACTTACTACAGCACCATCTACCAGTGCACCGCCCATAGAACCTAATACATCAACGCGACGTTGTGCCCATTCGTCGGGTACATCTGCATCTTGTGCTGGATAAACCTCAGTTTTACCAAAATACAATGTACCGTTTTGCGAATCACCTACAGTTGACCCCGACAATGTTACCAAATATGTGCCAGTTGTCACTGTAGATAGGGCAATAACTGTTGGACTTTGTCGTACATCGTCTGAACTAACACCTGTGGTAGCAAATAATCCACTGCCAGCAAACGGTACTGGTGCTACATTTGGTCCATTTTGAATAATATCGGCAATGGTATTGTAATTTCTAGTTATACCCGGACCTGCATAAGCACCGCCTTCAAAATTAGGGTACATAGTCTGTGCAGTTGATGAACGTACCACAGGTACAGAAGTATTACTAATTACATTTAAACTTAAATCGTTTAGATAGTGAATAGCATCAACTGTAATATTTTGTTCGCCAGGAATAACAGTGGCCATTCCCATATATGCTGGAATAATTACCTGAGGATAAACTACTTGATAACTGCGTGTTATTGGATTGTTTAATAACACCTGTTTCATTAGATATTTCAAATAGGTGTAGGCCGCAGTAGATTGTGGGATTTCAGGATTGCCACTGACTGTATCAACTAGGTTAGATGTTCCGTTAAAGCTGAAATAATAAACTCCTGCTTGAATACTTTGTCTATTTCCAGTGTGTAATAGGTCAAATGCCACACAATCTATAATGTAGCCAACATCTCTATAGCAGGTTGATGTATTATAAACGAAACCTGGGTTAGTAGCATTTACATAATCAACTGTTTGTTGTTGTATCACGCTCTTATTTGCTATAATTGCGGCATAAGCATTATTTACTGAGACAACCGGTGATGGTAAACCATTAGGAACTATTAAATCAGTAGTGCCTGTGGTCACTTGTGTAATAACATTTACAATAGTATCGAATAAATGTCCAACTTGATCACTTTCATCTGGAGTAACAATGTATGATTGTACTAGACCTTTAGCATAGATTATAGCATTAGTTGTAGTTGTTAATTCACTAGCAATCGCTCCGGTGTATCCAGATTGGTTCCAATATTGTAATGCAGCAAATGAACTTTGTGAACTACCTTCGTATAATATGTCAAGTGCAATAGAATCAACAATTAGTTTAGTATCACGTGCGCATTTTTCTTTATTATACACAAATGGTTGAACGAAATAATAATTGATGTAGGCAATTAATTCATTTTGTATGAATTCTCTGTTGGCTAATAGTAGATCGTAGGTAGCAACTATATTAGCATCAACACTTGCGGTTAAACTAATAGGTGTCTTAGGATAGAAATCAATATCACCTGTGTTAATAATATCAGTGATAATATCAATGTCGCTGGCAATGTATTCAGCTTCAGCAATAGTAGCAGTAGATCCTAATGTGACCTGTGAATATGTATTTCCAGAGGTCGGAGTTATTGGAATATTTTGTACAATATTGTTAGCAATTGTTTTGATATGATTGTACGCAGCCGTTATCTGTGCTATTTCGTAGGTTAATACACTAGATGATGTGTTAAATCCATAATAATATACACCTGCTTGAATACTTTGTCTATTACCGCCGTTTAATAAATCAAAACATACACAATCTAAAATATAACCAACATCTCTACGACATTTGGTTCTATCGTAGGTAAATCCTGTAGGATATAGATAGTTAATATACGCAATTACTTCCGCTTGAATAAACGCCATGTTGGCATCTAACAACATTGCTGCATTAATATCGTGTATATCACCCGATGTAGTTAATGATATCGGACTCGGAGTTCCTGCTAGTGTAGGTCCACCATTTACAATGCTAACAATAGTATCAATGTTAGTGTTAATTAAAGATGCTTGATATCCTGTGCCTGTAGTTGCAGAAATAATCTGCGGAACAATACTTTGATATTGTGTAGGAACACGCTGTCCAGTAACAATATATGAAGCTAGAGTCTTAATATAATCGTAGGCAGCACTTACCTGTGCCTGTTCATTTGGCACTTGCGTAGCAGTATTGGAGAAGCCGTAATAATAAACACCGCTTTGAATAGCCTGTCTATTTCCACCGTATAATAAGTCGAATGAAATGCTATCAACCATGTAACCTATATCGCGACTGCATTTACCTGGATCATAAACAAAGCCAAATGCCTTGCTGGCTTCAACAAAAGCAATGGCTTCTGCTTGTAAATATGCTTTATTCTCTTCTAATAAGGCATAAGCATTTAATACATTAGCATTAGTGCTGGTAGTTAGGCTATTAGAAACAATTCTATCAGTTACATTAGCTGTTCCGTTGGTAATAATGTCAAGGATTAGATTAAAGTCGTCATAAACTGATTGTGTTTCAGCTATAGTAGCGGCTGTGCCTGTGGTCCATTGACCTACGGCTGTTTGATAGCGTGTTCCGCTAGTATCTAATGTTATTACTTTAATTGCTAGATCTCTAATATAGGTAATTGCATTGGTTGTAGTGGTTAATTCATTTGAAATAGCGCCAACGTAACCATTTTGATTCCAATATTGTAATCCTGCAAATGTACTTTGACTGTTCCCACTAAACATTAAATCTTGTGCTAGTGCTTTAACAATTAAGCCAGTATCTCTAGAACATTTAACTTGATCGTAGACAAATGACGGATTAAGACTATCAACATAGGCTATTACTTCGTCTTCAATAAACTGTTTATTTGCCTGTACAAGAGTAAATGCATTAATAATTCCAAGGTCGCTAGAAGCTGTACTATTTGAAATTATTTGATTAGTAATTCCCACAGTGCCATTAGTTAATATATTAGTAACAGTGTTGAATAATTGTTCAATCGTTGCTGTTGAAATATCTGATCCCGGATTAGATAGATCAAATGTCTGTGTAGATACTGCTTGTAAATTAGTCACAGTCGAATTAACCGCTACTAATTCTGCTAACATCTTAGCATACTTAATAGCATTAGTGGTTGTGGTTAGTTCGCGACCAATTTGACCAGTGTAGGTACTTTGGTTATAATACTGTGAACCTGCAAATATAGCCTGTGTGTTACCTTGGTATAATAGGTCAAATGCTAGACTGTCTACAATAAGTCCCGTATCTCTAAAACATGTTCCTGTATTGTAGTTAAAGCCGCCGCCAAATACACTGTCAATATATCCAGTTACTTCTGCTGATAAGAAATCTTTATTTTCTGTTAGTATTCTAAATGCGTTATATGCTGTGGTAGCAGTTGACATTGATAGACTAATTGGCACATCAGTTGGAGCAGCACTTGGGCCAACTGTGATAATATCTGTTATTAAATCTATATTAGCTGCGGCACTATTGTATTCTGCTAATGATGCCACAGGTAATGATATTACTTGAGAAATTAATTTTTGATATAGATTAGTATTTTGTGTATTCTTAACAATATTTGCACACAAGGTAACCATGTAATCCAACGCCTGTGCTAATGGAGTAATTTCATTGCTAGGTAAGATGTTAGTCATACCGCTGAAATATTGTAAGGCAGCATAGATGCTGTTTACATTGCCGCCTGCTCCTGTGTCAGCAGATAGAGCATCAACAATTAGCCCAAGGTCTCTATAACATAATGCTTCTTGTTGTGGAGTTAAGGTAATAATAGTGCGTACATACGCACTGATTTCAGATTGTAGGAATAATTTATTCTTAGTTAGTAGGTCAGCGGCATTGCTAAATCCGGTGCCTTGGTTTGGTCCTGATATAGGAGTAGGTGCTGTAGCAGAACCGTTTACGATAATATTTTTGATTAATTCAATGTTGCTAGTAATTGCCTGCTCAGCTACGCTGCTATCTCCTTTGCTGCCTGTGAAGTAACTTAATGCGGCTTCGATTGATTTTGTGTTGCCACCTACAATTATGTCTTGGCTAACCGCATCTACGATCAAGCCAACATCTCGGTAGCAATAGTCTTTTTTGTATTCAAAGGTTGGATACTGTGCGTCTACATACGCAGTTACTTCTTCTTGTAAGAATGTTCTATTTGCTTGTAATAATATTTCTGCGCTAACGCTTGGATTTTCTGGGCCGCAACTATTAAACACAGCCGGAGCAACACCAGGACCGTTGTTGATAATATTTGTAATAATGCTGATACCAGCATTGATCTCGTCTGAGGCAATTACGCCATTTACTAATGCTGTATTAATTACCTGTGTTGTAGCAGTACTTACAGGAGTAACCGCTATATTTTGTATGATAGCTTGGCTTAAGGTGTTAACGTAATTAATTGCTGTGGTAAATTGTGTCTGTTGACCTTCGATTAGGTTGACAACACCGTTGTAGTAGGCTAAGCCAGATTCGACACTCTTTTGGTTACCACCAAATGTAGCATCGTAAGCAATGTTTTGAATGATAAGTCCTAAATCTCGTGACCATTTAGATTGCTCATATTTAAAATTATAGAATGGATTTCCGATATCATTAGTATTAGTTGCAGTCAGCACTAGGTCATTAATGTATGTTATAGCTTGATCTTCTATAAATGGTATGTTTGCCAACAACAATGTTCTTGCGTTAAAGAAGCCAGGATCTTGCGGACCGCTGATAACGTTGTCGCCTAATTTAATTACACCTTCTGACACTGTTACAGTAATTGTGTTAGTGTTGGCTTCAAATTGTGTCATTCCTACTCCTGTAGGAACTTGTATAGTTTGGTTAGGAACAAACACAGTACCATCAATTAACCAAGGACCGCTTTGGTTAGTACAGTTTTGTATATATGGTGATTGATATACATCTAACTTTTTGCCGTTTACGCTTGGAGGAAATGCCACAGCAAATGCGCCGCGGTTAGTTCCAGGAACATAAGGACCAGGTAATAATCCACTGCGGCCATTTAAGAACTGCATCTGTGCTAGATAGCAACCAGATTGTACGTGAAATAAATCTTGTGTTTTGTTAATCGGCTCAATACTAGTTGTACGTAAGTCATCACCGATGATAGCAGTGTTAGGCTGCATTAAAATTGGATTGTTTTCGTAATAGTGTCCGCTAGATACACGAATTAATGTTCCCGGACGATAGTAAGGACTACGAACAGCGCCACTAATTGTCTTACATGCACGACTTGGATCTTGTGCTCGGCCATCGTTAGTATCGTTACCGTCCATTGTTACATACAATACGTTGGTAACCACCGGAGCAGTACCGATTGGATTCTTACCACTAACGCGAATGTCACTGTTGATTTCTAATAAACCGCCATGTGGGGTGATTTCAATATTGCCACGACTAGATAATGCGTTAGCAACCACTGTGTCGGCATAGGTAGTTGCCCAAGAATTATTCTCATTACCTAATGTGTATAGGCCGGTGGCCGCCGGAATAATGTTTGATTTAATTTCAGCATTGAATACAACATTATCAATATTTGCGTTATCACCAATGGTAATATCGCCATCTGATGTAATATTGCCAGTTGCGTGTAAGTTTCCTGTAACGGTTGTGTCACCGACTAGGTTAATCTTATCATTGCCGCTAGGTTGAATTGTTACTGGACCAACAGTAGTTGAAATTGTTCCTGAGTTAATTGTTAACTTACCAAGTGTTGCTGATCCTGTGCCGGGACCTGTGTAAGTTACTCGAAGATTGTTTGCGTTGATGGTTCCGTTGACGTCTAACTCGTAGGCTGGATTACTTTTTCGTATGCCGATGCGACCGTCTGTAACGTCGAGATATAATAAATCGGTTTCAAATGCTAGATCAACCCCGTCACGTAACAGGTTTTTCGATAGCAGCGGACCGGAAATGCGACCTATGGCCATTGGAGCTCCTCATCAACCACCGTGTTTCACGGCTAACCACCTTACATTGCGGGTTTACCACAGTATGATAACGCCACAATAATGGCATCAAGTGTATTTATTACGGGGAGATTAAACCGATCTGTTACGATTCAAAAGCAGTGCCGTTAGGCCCAGCAGGGAAATATCCATCAAAACCTAATAGGGCAAATACCGGTTTGGCAGGTACTGGTCCAGTAAACTGAATATATGTACCAGCACTATAGTTAACTGAAACTAGTGCCCCAGCCGACATAGGACCGTTTGTTGGCAAGCTGATACCAACTGGCCATCCGTGGATTGTATTGTTATATGTGGTGCTCACGCTGGTTACAGTAGTGCCAAGTTGAATACCAGATGAAGCACTAATTGTTCTCCATTTGCCTGGTTCGCCTGTGTCAATACTAGTCAGTGTGTTTAGATATAATGTTGTTACACCAGTGATAGTTGATATAGCCAATGTAGCTGTAGAACTAACAGGATTAGATGTTAATGTGTAATTGGTAGTAGGTGTTTGATAAACATTGTCCACAAACACTAATACGTTTTGTGGTTTAGAAATAGCAACATCATAACTTAACGGGCCAAATAGATAATCTACATAATTACCATAACCTAAATTTTGTGGAGTAATAGTTGCTTGACGTATTGTACGTAATATTTCCCAAGGTCTAACGCCTGGGTTTTGACTGTTGTAAACTTCAAACTCGCCTAGATCAGTGTTGTAACGAATTGTACCGTCTACTAAGGTAGTTGGTCGTTGTGCTTTAGTTCCTGTAGGAACTTCTAAACTGGTTACACTGTTAGTAACAATACGATTATCTGGTTCAACAGACAATCTGTCATCAGCAGGGTTTTTGGCATATAGGGCAAGTTTTTTGATATATCTCATAATTATGAAGTCTTAACTGAACTTATAGTTGCTACTACAATCTTATCTACTGTAGCTTCTGCGTAGATAGTATCACCATTGGCCAAGATAAGTTTCTCAGCATCAAACACAAATGTTTCTGTTCTAGGCAATGCTAATGATTTGATCACCTGCGAGCCTGTGCTTAATCCTGATCCACCTGGAACAAGATAAATGTCTATTGCTGTATCATTTGATGAATCTTGATTACAGAAAAACATAGTTGTAATTGCATGTTCCTCGTTTAGAGGTGCCATAAATATTTTTGTAGTTTGTGTTGATTCTACTCGTACGTTTGATATCGCCATTTTTTGTTAACCTTAAAATATAATACCGTAGATGATTGCTTTTCTACGACTTACTAATTCATCGCTCTGATTTGTATTTACATAATACAATCCTGTGCCGCCGCCGCCTGGATTTGCTGTGTAGTACAATGTGTCTACGTTTGCTTGGGCAGTAATTACAGTACTAGATGTTATCTCACCAATCTTTAATGCTTCATTGATCACAACACCGTAGCCTACTGGCGGTTGTAATACTAGATCAGTTGCAGTATTATTAGCACTGATGATAGAATTATCAATTGTTATGCCTTGAATTACCGCAGTATTGCCTTCTAAGCTGAATACTTCATTAGTTGATGTACCTAGGGCAGCAAATATTCTGTTTGGACCGTAGTTAGGTGGATCAGTAAATTGAACACTATTATCAGTAATCTTCATAAACGTATTACCAACTTGAATACGTTTAGCAAATATTGTACCTGCGTATAATGCGTTATCTACATATTGTTTATTAGGAATGTCATCCGGATCAACAACTCGGCTAGCATAATTGCTTTGACCTTTAACATTGATCATTGCTGAGCCGCCTTCTGCGCCTAAGATGTTTAGTGTGCTGGTAGTGTTAGTGTCAATTCTAATTGCATTAGTTTGAATAGCTGTACCTGCACCAGCTGATGAAAATTTAAACAATCCTGCATGAATATTGCCACCGTTGTCAGTCCATTGTCCTGAGCCGCCGGGTGTTTCGTCATATATGATAGTGGCTGCTTGACTGGGATCATTATTATTACCACGTGAAATTAATATCCCCGCAGTGTTTAATGTAATTCCATAGTTAGCAGTTTCGCCACTGTTAAGGATTAGTATATTATCCTGTATTTCGGAATTAATCGTTTGAAGATTAGTATTCACTCCAACTACATCTAAATTACCAATGATGGTCACTGTGCCGGTTGTAGAGGCATTTGTAACATCAATAGTTACATTACCATTGCTGGCATCTAGTAGGTAATCACCTGATAATTTAAGAACATCTGTCGGCATTGCTGTTTCCTTTAGTGTATTTATTGTATTACCAAACTCTTAACATAATGTAGTTAAGCATCGGGTGTTCTTTATGTGGCCAAAATGGGTGGCTCTGGTATCTTATTCCTAGCCCAAAGCTAGGATCTGTTATAATATCTGTAGATATACTGTCTAATTCCCATAAATCAGTCGGGCCGCCATATAATGTATTATTATCTAATGGATATGAAGCACGATTTACTCCAATAAATTCATTGTTATAACGTAGTTGTATTGTTTCGTCTGTGATACGGCCACCACGTTTCATATCAATTTGTACTTCAACTCCTGATACTACATCAGGCAAGCCTGTGATATTAAAGTTGGTAAGATAAAGATAATAGGTCTTCATCTTAAGATCGTTTACAGAAGGATTTGCAATGTGTAATAATTCACTTTTAGTAGATAGGTAAGCATCTACAGTACGTAGATAAGCGTAATTATTTTCTTCACCTTGCCAAGCTATATGCTGAGGTATTTCGGCAAATTGTGTTACGGTATTAGGTAGGAACCAGGCTGTTGTCATATGATTATTTACCCAAAAAAATAGAGCCCGGAGGCTCTATTTTCATACACTTAATGATTAAGCGTTCTGAACAACTACAGATTGGTTAGCTACTGCACCGCTTAATACCCATCCTGCTGATACTGGTTGTGTACCACCTTCGCCGTTGTCTACTAGTGGGAATTGTGGAGTACCGTCACCACGTGGAGTTAACACAGCTCTGCGTGCTGTTAGTTTAGTTACCCAATAGGTTGCACCACCTGAATCAGTTGCAATAATATATGCTTGACCAATTGCTGGAGTATTTGAAGCAACTAATTGTACACGAGCAACGCCGTCTGCTGTTTTAACTCGATAACGATGTGAACCAACTTGTTTTTGTATGTCGCCAATCTTAGCACCTGCGCCAGTTGTGTTAGCGTAGATAATGATTGCATTAGCATTTTCGCCTGCTGGGTTTTGACTTGGGTTTTGGATTCCGCTGTCTGTTGTTAAGTTGATAGCACTTGTTACTGGCACCTGGCCTGTTGCGCCGTTTGCCAGAGTAACTGTGATTGTTTCTACGCCAGTGTATCCAGAACCGCTTTCAACAATGTTTGAACTTACAATCTTTTGATTAACATCAACTAAGAATGTACCAACTCCTGCACCTGATACTTTAGTAAGGTTAACACCTTGTGTGTCTGTGATTAGTGTGCCTGTACTACCTGATGCAAGTACAGTAAATGTAGCATTTGAACTTGATGTTGATGCAACTTGAACACTTGAGCCAGGAATATCAGGATATGTGTAAAGATCGCCTGTGTATAATCCTGCTCGGCCAGCGCCTGTTGATACAACGTCTACACCGTAAACTAATGTCCAAGTTGCTTGTACGCCACCTGGTAGTGTTGGTGCTGGCAATTGTATACCTGATAGTGGAGTACCGCTACCGCTAGTAGCTAACACGCTACCTAAATTGCTCCAACTTACACTGGCAATACCTTCGCCGCCAATGCCGTTGTCTGTTGTTGTACTTACGGAACCGATGTTACGGTTACCAAAAAATCTGTCGTTTAAAGGACGTCCCATTTTATTTCTCCTTGTGAATATAGCGTTCTAGCGCCTACGCGGTTGGATTTCCGCATAAACTCTCTTTAAGAGTGAACAAGTATATTTATTGTCTTTTAAGGAAACCTTTTCATAAATTTAATATTATCATTATATAATTGGTCAATCTCTTCCATTGTATCTTTTCCATCTTTAGTGTTTGCCCAAGTATGCCATTGGCTGAGCTCTGCTATCTCGTATAACTTAGAATTGACCTGTACCAAAAAACTTTTCATTGAGAGTATAGTAGCGTGATTAGGAGAGGCCTCAACCTTCTCTTTTACTTTTTTAGAATTCGTTTGTAATAACTGTAAATCATATCCCATTAATTTTAACATTAAATGTATATCAGCAGGCGATTCTAATAAGTCTTTAATTCTCATTGTCACACCATTTATTAATTTCTTCACTTAGTTTATCAATTTCTTGGCGAATCTCTTCTACAGTTTTAGACGGTGGTGCGCTTTCCTTTATCGTGCCAGATAGATTAAACTCAAGGTGTTCTGGCATTGCATTGATTATTTTGTTAAGTTCTTTGTTGGTCATTGCTCCGTTCCTTTACTGTATTTACAGTTGTCGCCGTGCTAGCGGGTCTAAGATTCGCAAAACCAATCAGTACCGTCTGTAGTAAGTCCGCAATCTAACGAAAAGAAATTAACCTTTGCATCTAAGTTAAGGAATTTGCTAACCTGCTTACCGTCTTTGGTAAAACAAAATTGTTCAGAAGGATATTGTTCTCTCCATTTAGCATATTCTTTGCTGTTTTTAATAGTACCTCTAGGTGGCGCTGGAGTCCACATATCTTCAACTAATGTCATTTGCAAACAATTGTACACCAAAGTTGTATCTATGTATGGCGGGTTAAATATTCCTTGTTTTGGCATATCCTCCCAATCTTCTTGTGCAAAGTACTCGTTAGTTTTTTGTGTTAGATAATCAGATTTAAAATATACATACATCATTTCGTCTTTTTTATTTTTGAAATAGACTCGAAAAACATCAGTATCATGCTCGCTACCAGATTCAGGGGTATACCACTCTTTTATATACGGATGTACCCATTTATTTCCTTTACTGTATTCAATAATTAGTGGTTCTATATCTGCAAATTCGTATTGTTTCATTATTTAGGTCCTTTAAGTTTACAATTGTCGCCGTGCCATCTTGCATATCCATTTACTGCTACATCTTTATTACAGTGCGGGCAGAGAAGTTTTTCTCTTTTACTACCTCTAATCTTTGCAGCACGTTTTTCAACTACATCTGCACTATATTTTCTGCCTTTGGCTTTTTCGCTTTGTTTCTTTCTAGTTTCTTCTGAGTGATTTTTTCCATACATACCATTTAATTCACCTTGCCTTGCCGCTTTTATATTTGCTATCCACTCATCACTAAATGGCGAACGCTTTCTGCCTAACTTGCTGTCACTTATCTTTTTACGCTGTTCTTCATTTATTTGATTACCTAGGTTTGCTTGCCGTATTTTATCTTTTGTTTCTTCGGTGTGTGTTTTACCCCACATAGGATTATTTTCTCCAGAAACAGCGGTACTAGCAATTTTAGAATATTCTTCTTTTATATTAGAATATACTCTTGCAGTTATTTTTGTATAGTATTCTCCTGCTCTCATCATCCGTAATGCATATATCATCTTGGCTTTAGCTTCTCCGCTATAAATCTTAGTCAATAGCCAGTGGCATATAAAGTGTTCCCTTCCTGTAAGAAATGTGAGGTTAGATGGATCATCAGGATTACCATCTAACCACCCAGGGGGGCCTTTACGTGTTCTATTCTTGAAAAAACTCTCAGGAATGATGTGGTGCCGGGCAGTGCGCATATTAGGGCGATCTATTAAGCCCATTGCTACTATATTATTATACCATTTTTCGTATTTGTTCATATTGATATTTATGTAGAGTTAACTAACATAGTACACTCTTTAGAAAATAAAGTCAACAAAAAAGCACCCGAAGGTGCTTTTTCATTTAGTTTAATAACAAATAACGAATTATTTGAATGAAACTGTTTGGTTGTTGATTGCCACTTTACCTAAGTAGTCAGCTGCATTGCCCAATGAACTCGCAGTATTTGAAAGCTCGACGTAGCCGTATCTTGTAAGGAAACCAACTACTGGTTCGAATGTATTAGGATCTAATACAACACCGCTTGACATCAAAGGAATGTATGGGCAGTAGAACGCAGGAGCATCAGCTTCTGAAGCACCTTTATAACCGATCAATACTTGGTTAGTTGTATCTGTATCAGCTTTGTAGCTGTCAACGTAGATACGCATAGCACCGTTTAAAGTACCAACGAATTTAGTATTTGTTGGAGCTTCGAATGTACCTTCTGTTGTACGAGCAAAAGCTGAAGTAGTAGCAGATTGTAAAATCGTTAATGCTTGGTTAGAAACAACTGCCCAGTTACCTGCGCCACGACGTGTACGTTGAGCGATCAAGTTTGATACACGGTTGATTTGAATTGCTAAAGCAGCATGTTCATCACCAACGAATGTAGCAGTACCTGAAACTAACGCTTGGTCATATGTTTCTTCTACTGAAGCTAAACCACGTAGAGATGCTAAGATCTCTTGGTCAATTTCAGCAGTAATTTCTTGTGCTAGTGCAGCCATGATTTCTGCTTCGATGTCAATGCCTTGTTGGCTTTGTGCATCTTGAGCAGCCTCAAAAGTCCAACGTGCGCTTAGTTTACGAGACTTAGCTTCAACTGGAGCTTTCAAGATTTGGATTGACATGCGTTTACCTGGTTGACCTTCCAATTGTGCTGTTGAAGCAGCTTTTGGATTTGAGTCAGTGTTGTTACCAGAGTAAGCAGCAGCAATCTTGAATGGTGATAATGCTTCTTCACCAGCTACAATACCATCACCACTGTCTGCGTAACGTACACGCAATGTGTGGATTTGTCCAACTGGACCTGTCATTGGTTGAACGCCGATAATTTCATTAGCGATAACTGTTGGCATTACACGACGAATTACTGGAAGAATTACACGGTTAAGTGTAGCTACGTTACCAGAACTTGTTGCACCTGCTGTTGCTGCTTCGCCTAGGTACTTACGTGTGTTCTCTAAAACTACGTTCATAGATGCTTTACGGTTACCTTGTAGGCCTTCAAGCAGCGCGTCTTTGGTCTCTGACCATCTTTCGTTTAATAATTGTGACATTTAATGTCTCCTTGAATTAAATTATTTTAAACCCGCTAGTTTGCGGATATCTAAAATATTATCTAAGCCTACCTGTGATTGACTCGAAACTTTACGGTCGCCTGTTACAGCAGTACTTTCAGTTAAAGTAGCTTTCGCTGCTTTTTTGCTCTCGCCTTCCATTACTGCGGGTAGGTATTTGTCAAATGCAGTCGCTAATCGTTGTGTTTGCACACTTTCTAATAGGTCACGCATAAGTTCTCTTTTATCAGCGCCTAACGGTGCTAATAGTTCACTCATCACAGCCTTACGCTCTGCTAGATCTTTAGCAACACGAATTTCGCGTTCTTTAGATTCAACAATAGTTTCTTTCTGTGACAATGCTTGTTTTGCTTCAGCTAACTCTAAATCTTTCTTCTCGATAACCTTTAACAATTTACTTGTTTCTGATTTATCGTTTAGTAATGATGTAGAATATTCTGTTGCAAATGCTTCAAATAAACGACGTCCAAAATCGCTTTGACGAGCACTATCAATATCTTCTTTCAATTGCTTGATTTCAGATGTTAATTTTTTAGTAACTACGTTTTCAACTACTTGTGTACTACGTTTAATAAATTGATGCTTGATATCTTCAAAACGTGCTTTAGCTTCCTTAACAAGTTTAACTTTAGCTTCTGCTAAGTCTTTCTTGTCTTGTGCAAATTCTGTTACTTCTCTAGCTAATGCATGTACAATGAAGTCTTCCATCTTTTGGAAGTTTTCCGCAACTTTCTTACGATCGTTTTGGAACTCTACCATTTCTTTTCCTAGCTGATTCATGATGAATGTTTCCATCACTTTGGCATCTGATGCCATCTTGTTGTGATAAGCAACTTTAGCTTCCGCTAATGCATTTTTATCTTCAGCAAGTTCAGCCATTTCTGCGGCTAATCGCTCACTTAACATCTTGTCGATTGCTTCAACCATAACAGTCTTATCGTGACTGTATTTTTGAGCAAATTCTTCTCGAAGTTCAGCGGTGACTAGGTCGCGATTCTCTTGAATCTTAGTATTGAAAGCTGATTCAATAACAGATTTAGTTTCTTCTGTCATCACGCCACTTTCTACTAATTGGTTGAATGCGTCCATTATCACGTTCTCCTATCCGGTTATTTCAAACCGTTAATTATATTCAGCATCGCCTCACGGAGATACTTTTGTGCTTTCGGATCTTGATTTACTTCTCGCGCCACCCCAATTGCTCGATTACCGCCTCTCATATTCATAAGATGCTCGTAAACTGGCGTAGGATAAGCTCCTGGCGCAGAAGGTTGTGCAACTATATCCACTGTAATAATCTCGAAATCAGCTACTTCGCCAGTTGCATCGTTAACGTTGCCGCTACCTCTGCTACTAACTCCTAGTTTTACACCGCTTTCAAGCATAGTACGGATTAAGTTACCCATCGGAGTAGGTAAGACTTTCATCTTACCATAACCGTTCGGACCGTCCATCCACATATCTGTAATCATGTGACTTACACGGTCCAAGTTCACTTTAAGGTCATCTGGATGATCAACTTCACCTAATACAGAATACCCATTTTGTATTTGATCATTTAATGTCTTAACAGCATTAGTAATTTCATTAACAGGATAAACCCGTTGATTAGCATTACGGATACCGCCTTGAATAGCAATTCCCTTTAGGTAAAGGTTTTTACCATCTTTGTCATCGCTCTCTAATACAACACGAGCTTGATCAAAACTTAGGTTTTCTCTTAGATATTGAATTTTGTTCATCTAATTTTCCTAATTATTGTTTCTTGTCAACGATTGGTTTAGTGTTAGTACCACCAACTTCACCGCTGCCTTTCTTTTCAGCGCCGTGACCAGCTGCTACTTTGTTTAAAGCACCGCCGTCTTTCATGCTAGTAGTTGATTTGCTAGAAATGTTCTTTTCAACACCTTTAGTAAATTCACCTTTAACACCGCCAGCTAAACTTTTAGGAATAGCACCTGCGTTTGTACGTTCGCCGTCCATTGCGCCTTCACCTTTACCACCTTGTGTGATATTGTGTGCAGTAGCATCTGATGATGGGCGACCTTTAGCTGAGCTAACTACGCTTGATTTGTTAGTAGAAGCTTCTTCGCTCTTACCAGCAACTTTACCACCAGCATATGGCTTACCAACTACTTCACGGTATTCACGCATGAATTGTTCGTCAGCTTCTTCGTCATCTTCTTCACTATCTTCTTCTGAATCTAATGAATCAAGAGCGCCACCATGGATATCTGGGTTTTCTTCTTCTTCATGTTTTTCACCAGCTAATAGAGCTTGGAATTCTGCTTTTAATTCTTCTAATGCATCAGCAATGTCAAGAACGTCATCTTTAGTAGCTGGCTCGTCACCACCTTCTTCGTCGTCTTGGCCCATTGCATCGTGATCTTCGATGTCGTGTACTAGGTCGTCACTTGCGTCACCACCTAATTCTTCTTCACCACCAATCTCGTACATGCTTTCTTCTGAATCGCCAAAACCTTCTTCAACTGATTCATCTTCTTCTTCATCTTCAGATGATTCTTCAACTGACTCGTCATCTTCTTCGTCACGAGCTTCGTCCATTTCTTCTTCATCTTCTTCTTTCGCTTCTTCAGCGATCATTGTATCATAAATTTCTCTAGACTTTTCTATAACGATTTCGTGAAATAGCTCGTTAGCTTTTTCGTGTTCTTCGTTTACTAGAAGGTCTAATAATTGCTCAAATTTGCTAGACATTACGGTCTCCTTAATTAAGTTCAACTGGCAAGGCTGTCGAGTATATTTACAGCCATTCTGATATACTTATATGAAATAGGCCAAAAACGGCTCGTTTTGGCTTAGAGGTGTGGGAATATTTGAAACTTTTTGCAATTTTAATAATTATTGCGGAGTTTCTTCTGTCGGTGTTGCGTACATGGTACGAACCAATGCTAACTCTTCTTTTTGTTCACGTTCGCGGGCATCACCTGCTTTGCGTAGATCGTTAAGCATTTTCAACGTCAATCGGCTTTTTCTCAAATCAGTTGATTTGATTACACCAGTGTCGTGCGATGAATCATAACGACCCGAATCGGTCATTTCTGCTTGATCAGCGTTAAAGTACATGAATTCGTTTAATAGCATATGATTATTTATCACATTCCACCTGCACCGCCACCTGCACCGCCACCAGCTGCTGGAGTTGCTGGAGTATTAGGCACACTGCTTGAAGGACCTTCTGGCATACCGTCCATTTGTAGATCTTCTGGACCTGTATCGCTAGAACCAAGTGTTTCTGCATCGTTGCTTAGGCCTGCGCTGGTAACCCCCATTGAACGCATTTCTGCTTGTGCGCTTAGGTTAGTTTCACTATCAACATTCTCTTCACGCCACATTTGTTCATTTTCTGCAATCTCTTCTTGTGATAATCCTAAGAAGCGTTTAAGTGCAAAGCGTTTGCTCATAAATGGCACTTCTGCTAGACCTGCGTAGTTTTGAATACGTGCTGTATCCATTTCCGCTTGGCGATAAGCAGCAAAGTTTTGTGGAGGATTGAATTTAAGATCAAACAGATTAGGATCAATATTCATACCTTTCTTAAATAGGTAATCTTTAAATTCTATATCAAATTGTTCATTAACTAGGCTTTGTAAGCGTTCGCAGTATTTGTTAAAGCGTAGCTCTTGAATGTATGCTGTACCAACACGGCCGTCGCTAAATTGTGCTGCGCTGTCATCTGTACCGGTAGGCAAGTAGCTACTTGGTATACGTAGGGCACGCATTAGTTTTTGTGTAAAGAATAGCAAATCGCTGATCTCACCTAGATTAGTACCGCCTGGTAGAATGTCAACTTTTGATCCACGGCCTTCTGCTGTTTGTGGAAAGAAGTAATCTTCGTTGATCGAAAGTGGATTATATCCTGCATCAATAACACTTTGGCCGCCGCCTGTTACGCTTGGAATACGTCTTTGATTTACTTCGTTCTTAACACGCTCAACAAAGCTCATGGCCAAGTGGCTGGGCATATTACCTACGTCAATATAGAACACACGACGTTCTGGCGCACGTTGTACACGGTAGATAATAATAGCATCTTCAAGCAATTCTTTTTGTTTATAAACTTTGAAAATCGTTTCCATTAGGCTGTTACCAAATGGGAAATTGTTATCTAGTCCTTCGCTTAATGATAGGTGAATAACGTGTTCTGCATCAATTGCCCATTGGTTTTGATTAATAGCAAAACGACTACCTGAGCTTTGTGGATAAGCACCCACCATACCTCGTTGGTGTACGCCGCCTGTTACATAAGCAGTACCACCTGGTGTAGCATTTTGATTACTTGGGTTGATCTGTGTGACCGTTAGATTTTGAAAGTTAATGTTTAGGTCACGAACAACATACTGTTCTGGTTTCTTACCTTCACTTTCATTAACAATAATTTTGTCAATCTTACTTGGATCAATATACATCCATGCTTGTGTTTCTGGATCACGGATAAAGAAACAGTCACCGTATTTGAATGTGTTACGTATGACTTTAAAGATTCTATTACCAAACTTGTTTAGTTTAGTCCACTGTTGTAAGTACTTCTTAATAATCTTAATTTCTGTAGGAGTTGCTTGTTCTTTAAAGAATACATGAAATGGAGTTTGATTTTCTTCATTTACCTGTGTACAGAATTCAGCAAGAATATCAAAAGCCGCATTTACTTCTGGATCCATGTCCATAGTATCGTATTGGCTGTAGCGTTCTAGTCTGTTCGGATGACCGCTGTAAACATCTGGCAAATAGCTTGAGTAATTAGAGCGAGTTGGGTTTGCTCGGTTAGCGCCGCTAATTGCGCTTTGTGATCCAGTGGCTACCGGAGTAAAATAACGTTTCCATGACATCTAATATATTCCTTTATTATGCCCAAACATTTCTATTAAGAGCTTTTGTTGCTTCAACATTTTTCTTCGCTTGATCTGCGGTGTCTTTTATATGTTTAAGCATTTCTACAGATATGCTATTTAACCGTTGTACCTGAGCGACTAAATTATTTTCATCAATTGTGCCTGCTGCTCCTGTTGCAGCAGTAGTAGCGGTAGCGGTAGCGGCTGCAGGCTCAATAGCTTTTGTTACTAACCCAGTCAACAGATTTGCGGCTCTATCACTGAAACTTTCTTGTGGTATACTATTTTTTAGCTGAGCCATTGCTGCGGCAACTTTGTAAATTTTACCTGTATCGGTGGCTAGTAGTTGTGCTAATCCTGTGTTAAATTTCATTATACCTATACCAGATTTTTCTAAACTTGGACCTAATGCAGCATATTCTTTAATCTTGTCAATAGGACTCTTAGCACCAAATAACTTACCAAGTCCAGATGTTAATCCTTCAATTACTCCGCCTGCACCGGCTAATGCACTGCCTGCACCGAATGCTCCTAATCCTAATCCAAGTGCTGCAATTCCTGCGCCTACTTTGATTAAATTAACTCCGTCAATATCTCCAAACGCTTTTAATCCTGAGGCTAGTGACGGTAATGCTTTGCCCATTAACCATGTTGCACCTGCAATGCCTGCGCCGATTAATGTTATAGCTGCTCCAACTGCGGCTGCACCGGCTGCAATTAACGGAGCCTCGGGACCAAGTGCTGCTAATGCCATACCCATGCTGCGTATAAATCCTGCTATACCTCCGCCACCACCTGCTGCGCCTTCAACTGCGGCTAACGGTCCTTTTGATATTGCTCCTTCTGCTACTCCTGCGGCACCTTTACCACCTCCAATAAATTCTGCTACTTTAGATCCGACTCCATATGCGGCTTTTGCTCCTTGAACTGCTTTAGCAGTAACATACGCTGCTAATAAAGATTCACCTATCAACTTTAATGTATTAGCATTCTTACTCATCCAACTTACTGCATCACTAAATCCTTGAATAAATTTGTTCATTTGAGGTAATGCTTGATTAATGATAGGGATTAAAGTTTCCATTATATGTTGAGATAGTTTTGCCATTTCCTCTTGTCGTTCATTAGCGGCTTTAACTTCTGTGGCTTTTTTTGCAATATCTTCTTGTTCTTTTTGTGCCGCAACCATTGCAGCGTTTATACCTTCTTGGGTATTAAGCCCTTTCAATCTAACATTTGATTCGGCTTTTAACCCAGCAGTCATCGCTTCTGTGTATTCATTATTCATTCTAGCGTTTACCGAAGCTGATGCTCCGAACGCAGTAGTTGTTTTTGCCATCGCAGCCTGTTGTTCTAACTGGCTTTTAACTGCTTGTTGACTATTTAATTTTCCTTCAAGAGCTAATTTAACAGATTCCCCTTGTAACCTAGTTTGTTCACTCTGAACCCCTGCCCATGCTCTTCCTGCAGCAGTCACTGGTTGAGTATTGGTTAACGTGCCGATGAGATTATCAAAAGCTCCGGCACCTTTTATTTTAGCTTGTTCACCTAAGAATTTAAGTTGATTTGCCTCGTTTATTTTTCCAGAGGCAACTAGTTTGCTTAATTCATTTTGGAAGACTGCATCATTTTTAAGTTGGGCTTGTGCATCTTGTTGTTCTTTTCTTGTTTCACCTGTTAATCGAGTCATCATATCTAATTCGTTTGTATAATTATGAAATGATTCTTCTAATGCTTTTTGATCTTTAATCTGAGTAGCACCTAACCCACCTTGCATTTGTATAAATCCTGCAAATCCGTTTGATATATCCTCAGCGGTTAATCCTAGATTTTTTAATTGTAATCCTATATCACCGTTAATCAATTCCTTATTCATTTTTAAGAATTGATTTTTTCCAGCTTCAACTGTTGGGCCCATTAATGCAAATGCTTTACCATTCTCTTTCATCACATTAGAGAATTGTTCCATGGTCATTCCATACTCTAAACTAGCTAGTTTCATTGCATTTAAGCTGCCACCAAAGTTTACTCCTGCTGATGACATCGATTGATATGCTTTTAATTGTTGTTCTTGATATTTTGCTAATATTTCAAATCCAGAGGCTACTAATCCTATACCGAGAGGTAAATTTTTCATAGCACCAAACACATCACTTGCTTGGTTTGTTCCTGATACTAATTTGCTTACAACGTCAACAGTTTTGTTAAACCCAACTTGTAGTTGTTGTCCAGCCGCAGTAAGCCCGCCAAAAGCTCCAGCAGTAGTTCTTATAACTCCTCCGGATTTACTTACCTCTTGATTAAATTCTTCAACTTTAGCAGGATCACCGATTACTTTAGTAGCAAGATCTTTAACCGCATCTTTTTGTGCTTTGGTAGTGGCTAGAGCTGCTTGTAATAGTAGTTTTAGCGTAGCTTCTGTGGCTGCGTTTTCTAATACTACCGATTCTTGTCCAATTTGTCCTGTTACATTAGCCATTGCTAAATCCTTGAGTTATGTATGTATATAAATAAAGATACGTTACAATAGTTATTTATCGGAGTATAATATATGCAAAACCCATCACAACAACCTAAAGTAAATCCATTGGCTAGTTTAATGAGACAACCTAAGATTTATGTTAAATTACCAAGCAACGGACAATATTGGCCTGAGGGGAGTTTAGAAATTTCTACTAACGGAGAATACCCGGTATATTCTATGACAGCTAAAGATGAACTAATATTAAAGACTCCCGATGCATTGCTTAATGGCCAGGCAGTTGTTAATGTATTGGAAAGTTGTATTCCTAATATTAAAGATGCTTGGAAAACTCCAAATTTAGATCTCGATGCACTATTAATAGCAATTCGAATGGCTACCTACGGAGAAGAAATGGAGACTACAGTAACAGTATTCGGGCAAGATGCTTCTTATTCAATTAATTTACAATTATTATTAGATAATTTATATAATACAATTACCTGGGAAGAACAAATCACAGTAGGAGATAACATAGTTGCTTATGTACGACCGTTAACTTATCAAGAAATATCTAAGGCCGGAGTAGAGACTTTTGAAACTCAACGCATTATGAATATTGTCAGTGATGATACTATTTCAGAAGCTGAAAAACTAAATTTATTTAAAGACAGTTTTAATAAATTAACTGAAGTAACGTTAGGAATTGTAACATCATCAGTGTACAGGATTGATACAGCTTCTGGGCAGGTCACTGATACTGATTTTATTAAAGAGTTTTTCGATCAGTGTGACCGAGAGATTTTTAATACCATTAAAGACAGATTAGATAATTTAAGAGAAAAAAACTCTATTAAACCGATAAAGGTCCGTGCAACAGATGATATGATTGCATCAGGTTCTCCGGAGGAAATAGAAATTCCTATTATATTTGATCAATCAAATTTTTTCGCATAAGGCTTTTGTTATTATCCCTTGACGAGATCAACCAGCTTGTCAAGGACATGGAAAACGAAACAAGAGCCGTTAAAGAAGATTTATTTAGAATATGCTGGTTTATGCGGGGAGGTGTGACTATAACCGAAGCCTACGAATTAGACCTACAAGATCGAGAAGCTATCAGTAAGATAATCGAAAGCAATCTCGAAACCACTAAAGAAAGTGGTTTACCGTTCTTCTAAGAAGTTTTTGTTCGCTGTTGTAATGCAGCATTAACAAATTTTTGTAGACTTTGTAAATCTCTTAATCTTAATTTAAGAATAATTTGATTAATCTGTTTAACAGTTAATTTAGGTCGATCGTTACCTGAAGTAATCTTCATTTGTTTATAAACATCTGCAACAACATTTTCAGGTACACCTGCATTGATTAACACCTGTTTAACCTGTTCACTATCGGTAGGCGATCCTGCTGCTTGCCATGCACTGTTTAGCTTGTCTGCTGTAACTTTGTTAGTTAAGTTTTGACCAACTTGCTGTGCTTTACTTGCTACTGCATCTGCTGCTTGGCCTACTTTAGATTTAACAGCATCCCACAATCCTTCGTTAATCATATTAACTGTAACTGCGGCAAACACTTCTGCAAGGGCATCTTTAGATAAATTGATGCTTTCGTTTGCTGAATTAGCATTTGCTAATTGTTGGCGAATATCAAACGCTTTTGTTCCTTCTTGCCAAGGACTACCGTATCCTTTAGGCACTGCTACCGTCATATCACCTCTTGGACTTAGATAATAATCGTTATGAGCAAAATCGAGCTTAGAATAGTTTGGATTACCTGCTGCACCTGCACTTGGTGGAGGAACTTGTTCGCCAGGTTTAACTCCTTTGATTAGATCACCTAACTTACTAGCTGCAAATGCCATACCGCCTGTGGCTAAACCTTTACCAACTGAGGTACTAAATTTCTCACCTTGTAATAATTTGTCGGTCATTTTTAGCAAGCCTAGTGCTGCTGCGCCACCTGCTCCTGCACCACTAATACCTGCGGCTGCTATTAATGCTGAATAGATTAAACTTTGTGCAATAGGGTGTGCTTTAGCAAAGTCTCTATACTTTTGTACATACTTCATCACACCTTGATCACCACCAGTAGCAGCTTTTAATTTTTCAGCAGCCAGATCGTATTTGGCATCAATGCCGTTAATTGGGCCACTATTTTGTACTTTGCTTACTAGATCGTCATAGGCTGATTTTACAGCGGTAGCAGCATCTTTACCTAGGCCAAGTAAGGTACGATTATCACCACCTGCACTTGCACCTTGTTCTGCTGCTGTGAATATTTTTTGAATAGTTGCTGCGTCTAAGTTTGCTTCTACAATCTTACGACCGGCATTTTCCCATAGACGCATAGTGTGAGTAGCACTGTTATCTAACCCTTCGTATAGATACGACTCGCTGATAATTTGCGACATTCTCATTTAAATATTCTTTCCTAGGAACTTGCTGTAGAATTCTGCGCTTTCTGCCATTGCTAACGGATTGCCTTGTGTTACATTCGCCGGTTGTCCAGAAAATTTACCCACATTAGATTGTTGTCCTGCAGGTGCATTTGCTACAGTATTAGCAGCGGTCACTGTTTGATTACCTTGATTAGGAGTTTGTTGTCCAGTAGGATTAGGAGTTTTATTCATTGCTTGCATACGTTGATCAATAGTTTTCTTAAGACTTTGTAGATCACGAGTACGTAATCCGGGAATAATCTTATTGATTTGACCTACTCCAACTTTAGCCTGTTGATCAGCTTGTGCTGTATTAGCAGGTGGTGCAGGTTCTTGACCAGCAGGCGCACTAGGCGCAGTTGCAGTGTTAGGTTGGGGAGTTGTTTGTGTTTGTCCTACAGTTTTAGTAGTACCAACTGTTTGGGTATCACCTTGTGAGGTTTGATTACCAGTAGTTACATTAGATCCTTGACCAGCAGGGGCATTAGGTTGCGTGGGAGTATTTGATCCTTGCCCTGATACAGCAGCTTTACCTGTTTGATATCCTTGTTTAGCAGCTTGCCATGCACCTGCAACTCCTCCTACAGCTTTACCTATACCACCAGCTACTTTGTTTACACCCTGAGCAATACCACTCTTAGGTAAAGGAGTTCCATCATCATTTGTGGGAGTACCATTCTTCCAACCTAACTCATCTAATTGTTGTTCAGCTAATAATTCTTCGATTCTCATATCCGATTCCTAATAGGTAATATGAATTTATTTATGTGTTATAATGAGCTTGCGCTCATTTGCTCTTTCGTTAACACTCAGAGCAATTTTTCTTTCGAAGAAAGACATAAGATATTATCTAGATTAAGTGGTCACTCTTTGCCCAGGGCGGGCAAAGATCATAAATTGCATTATCTGAGTATCGCAATCACTTCACGTTACAGCATTACAGAGGCGGTCGTCCGGTACCTCGAGCTGCGTCTTTATAACGACGGCGGCTTGTGTATATACGTAAACATACACACAAACGTAGGGTTTTTCTCCCTTCTTTTAGCCTTTAATTTATCCTGTTCAAACAACCAAATCAGTTAGTGTAGGCATATCTGATCTTCATCTTTCGGTAGTGGTTGAGTACTCTGTACAGCGCAAAGATTTCCGCCCCTGAGATCTTAGATCCAGGTTAAAGGCACCCGAAATTTACCGGTGCTAGTCTATACTGTATTTTACTGCGTTAGCTGGTGTTTTCTAGTAGGAGTGTGACTTGGTGTCTAAATTTTTAATGTGTGATTGATGTATCTTACAACTGATTATACCATTGTAATAATCAGAGGATTCTAAAACTTTTCTTTCAAACTGTTCGCGTGCTTCAAGATAGCTACATTCTGCTTTTGACTTACAGTAGTATAATATTTCTCGAGTGAACTGGTCAACCCCTAATGTTAAGACATCAGCAGATAACTCTACACTAGATCCAAAATATTCTTGCCAGTCGCTGTCAATCTTGCTGCGGATCTTTTTCTTTTTCTTAGTACCATTTTTTAATGTTACTGTTTTGTAAGAAGTCTTTGCAAACTTAGCCAGCTTCTTACCAATATACTTGCGCCCCGAAGGTATGCAGGTTATAAGATATACATAACCAACACAATCTTCAGGTAGCGTTTCGACTAATATGCCTTGATACGTCCAAGACATCTATTACTTGGCAGCTTTAGCTTCTTTACGAGCGTTTTTTTCTGCGGTAATTTCATTGCGACGAGCTTTAACTAACTTGCCTAACTCAGCTAACTCTTTACGAGCGCGAGTACCTGCTGCTGAATTACCTGCTGTGAACTTTGCGTCTTCTGCTACGAATGCTACTACTGCGTCTTGGATTGCTTGGGTTGAACTCATGTTTACTTCTCCTTTTTATGTTCTGCTATAACTTTCTTTCTAGCCTTTATCGCTATCTGCATTTCTTTGCGCATGGCGATATTATTTTTTCTAATTTCTTTAACTACCTTACTCATGCTTATCATAATACCAAGGAACTCTCGAGTATTCCAGAAGTTTGGTTTATTGATAAACACTACATGAGCATTATGATACTTGGCCAGCAGGTCCATAAACTTCTCATGTAATTCTACATACTTGTTTATCATTGTGTATCACCGCCGGTAGTAGATTGTGAGTTGTAATACGATATAAATTCTAACTCTTTGTTTCTAAATCTCCCATAAAATGCAGGAGAGATGCCCAATTCAGATAGAATAATTTTTCGTTTAATATTGAGATTTATTAATCTATATAATTCTATTAAAAGCTCTTTTTTATCAGAAAATACCTTTTGCTGCATTCCGTTTGTTTTTTTAATATGGTCTGCTATTAAAGTATAATCGGTATGGGTGTTTAATAACTCAATATATGTTAGATATTTTTTTTTAATTTTGTTATATAAATCTCGAGTTATTCCAGTTTCTCTTAAAATAGTAACACATCGATTTCTTTCTAAGATCATAGATAACACCTTGTAAATAACATCTTGATGGGTTTTAACATACTCTATTGTTCTATTTGTTCCCTGCTTTAAGCTATTATTTTTTATTTTTTCTTTTGTTAATGCCGACCGATGCTTTCCTTTTTGTGAAGGAGGGCATACTCCGCCCTTATTGATATTCCATCCTATGTGTGGGGTGGGGCGAATACGCTCTTCAAAAGCATAACATTCGGTGTTTGACCCCGTAAATACAATATCTTGAATAATCTGAGTTGAATATTTTTTAAAAGCACTAGCTAACACAGGATTAATAGGATTTAATTTGGTAGATTCGCTCTTGTGATCATTTAATCGAATTTCTGGATTAATTGAAACTCCAATGTATCCTTGTAGCAGCATATCTTGATGCGATTGCAGATGTATCCAATAGACAAAAGAAGTAACAGTGTTTGACATTATATATGTATTTATAAACAATCTATTAGTTCGTGACTATATTTGGTTCTATATATTCAGAATTTGTAGCATAATGAGTAAATCCATTTTCTTTTACAACGCGGAGTATGTTGTTAACCCGGCCAATTAATTCTTCCTTGTGAGAAATTAAATAAACGTTCTTATCTCTCTCTCTAGATAATTTTTTAAGAACTCCTAGCCCCGCTTCTACTCCTGCTAAATCAAGACCGGAATCCATGAGCTCGTCTACAAACAGTAAGTTAATACTTTGGTATAAGTTTTCCCAAACATCGCGGAATGCAAAACTCATAGACAATATTAATCGATTGCGTTCGCCGCGACTTAGATTATCAAAGTCTAAGTCCTGACCAAAGTGTGTAATCTCAACAGTTAGATCATTTAAGAATACTACACTATGCGGCAATCCTAGGGTTTCGATATAATAGCTCAATCGTTTGTTTAGATAATTTAAGTTTTGATCAATTATCTTTTTACGGATGAAACTATCTTTGTTGGTTAATAGTTTAAGCAAGAACTCTTGGTGATCTTTGACTCGAGTAAGTGCATTTACCGTATCCCAAGTGATTTCTTGTAGAGCTGTATTTTTTAGTTCTTCAACCTGCTCAGCATAAGGGTTAACTTCTTCTATTTTTGTAGTCAACGCCCTTTCTAGGTTATCGAGATTGTTTTTATGGCCAAGTGCTTCTGCATGTGTGTCGTAAAACGTCATAGGCTTAACAGGCAAATCGTTGATCGCAGCAATCTGTTCCTGTAATGCAGTTGAGTGTGCAGTCACTGACTGCTGATATGCCAATGCATCCTCTAGGTTTTTAGTAGCATCATCTATCAATAGCTCATGTTTGTGATCGTGCAGATCCTGTTCACATTGTGGACATTTCTTATCTGCTAAGGCTATGACATCACGTTCGTACTTTTTAACAGTTTTCTCAGCCTGACCTAGCGCAGTGTCATAACTTGACTTCTGTTTGATTAAATCTTTTAGTTTGCTGTTCTGCTCGTCCCATACTTTAAGAGCAGCATGTGATTCCAACTCGGCTTCGATATCAACATTCTCTAATCGCATCATGGCCTTAGCAAGGCTTTCGATATCTTGTTCCTTCTTGGTATTCCAAGCGGCACTCTTTAATGCCAAACTATCGATACTCTTCTGAACATTAATATTGGCATTCTTAATGCTGTCAATACGAAGTGTTTCAACCTGTACAGCATCTTTAGATTCTTTAACCAATGTCTTTAACACTTCTGCCTTTTCACTTAACAAAGTGATACCTAACAGTTGTTCAATTACTTCGCGCTGTTCGGCGGCTCGCATACTCAAGAATGGTTCAGTATATGTGTTCAATGCAACTAAATGGCGAAACATAGTATGGCTCATACCTAATGCATGATCAATAAATCTCTGTGTTTCGCGGCTATCACCTTGTGACTCATCTACTTCAGACTGATCTTGTTGCTCCTGATCGTTGATATAAACCTTAAGGATATTAGGTTTACGACCTCGTTCGATACGATATTTGGTACCATCTTTCTCAAACTCAACAGTGACCAACATATTTTTTTGATTGATCTTGTTGATTAAGTTCTCTTTCTTGATATTTGTCAAGGCCTGCCCATAGAGAGCATAACTTAGAGAATTCACAATAGTGGTCTTGCCGGTTCCATTGCGTGAGCCGCTGTCATCTCCACCTAAATCTAAGTTCTCACCTAGGACTAATGTGAGATGTTCCTTATCAAAGTCAACAGCCTGTGAAACATTTCCTACTGACATGAAATTTTTCACAATCAAATTTTTTATTTTAAACACTTAAAATTCCTCATTAAATTTTCTTTCCAAGGCAACATTCGTAAATTTTTAATATTAGATGCTTCTTCAATAGTTAACCCCTCTTTAAAACATTCTATTACTGGTTTGATATGATCTAGTTGCCACCCATCTTTAACTCCCATTCGAGTCCTAGTATAGTTGTTAGGATTAATAATTTTGATATTTTCTTCATATATTTTCTGGCTTAACCGATAAACAGCATTTTTATAATCTTTGTAATCTCCACCGTACTCGTATGCCGGATACCGTTGTAAATATAATTCTTCACCAAGATCGTTGCCGTATTGTTCAATATAATATTCTATACTGTTTGTATATCTTTGTCGATTACTATATTCTTTAAATTTTTCTTCGCCTGTAGTACTTCCAAATCTTTCTTTGAATCCTTCTAATGTATTCTGCTTACTTTTATTTTGAGAGTAGCGATTCCACAACATATTGCCTTGTTCTTCTCCATGCCTCTTTATAAAATTTTCCTTAGTTTGTAGACTTTTATCAGTTTTTTCTTTATAAATGTCTTTAGCATTGTTGTTATATATTAAGATGTAATGCTCTAAGGTGTTTCTTTTAACAGACTGTAATTTTATTAAATTACCTTTTAAATCTTTCACCCCGTTTACTATCATAGTGGGTATTGTATTTTCAATAATTTGTTGAGAAAAGATTGATTTATTCCTATTGAATACATTATCACCAAAGTGGTTCACCACTTCACTTAATGACATAATAATATCATCGTCAATTTTTGTAACTTGTTGGCGAACTGATTTTCGATTAATATACTTCTCTACTTGAATTAACATTGTTTGATTTCCTATATACTTGTTTGTTGCTAACACAACAAAAGTATTTACCATAGGTTCTCTTATAGGTTATTGTAAATGTCTAACAACATCTTTTGTTCAAATTGTTCGCTGTTAATCTTAATTAATTCTTCGGTAACTATCTGGTCGACGCTTTCAAATTTACTGTCAATTGTGTCATCGATAACGGTATCCATGCTAATCTTTTCTTGGATCATACTGATCTCGCGAATGTCATAGTCTTTCATAAATGTTTCTTTGATGTAGTTTGCTTCTTCGTAGCTAACATTAATATCCATATTAACTTTCAGATACATCTTGCTCTTCATAATTGAGTCTTTTTCGTCAATTAAGCGACTGAGTTTAAGTGTGCGGAATTTAGGACAGTCCGGCCAGTTGATATATTTGGGTTCACCGCCCCACTCTAATACCATCATACCGCGCTCATCGTCCCATGCATCTGCAAAATTATGTGGAAATGCATTACCAATATACACAATATTGTCTTTAGCCTGTCGTTTATGAAAGTGACCGCTGAACACGTAGTCTGGGCCTGCAAAATCTGTGCCCTGTAGTTCACCGTGATCTGGCATCTGTACCATAGCGTTCATGTAGAATAGTGGAAGTTCAAAGTGGCCAAACACATATTTGCTTTTGACCTTTTTCATGTCCTTCCACTCGTCACCTATTAACCAAGGCACAAGAGTAACATCGTCTAAGGTCTGCACACCATCTACGACAGTTACACCTGGAATATGTTTTCCAAATGCTGAACTGTGTACATCGCGTTTATCTTTATAGTACAGATCGTGATTACCGGGAAACCAGTAGAACTGTTCAAAGGCAGCACCTAATTTTTCTAGACAGCGAATACTGGTGTCTAAGGTAATCAAGTTGATACTATTGCGATTATGATGCCAGTCACCAAGAAAGATGCAGGTCTCGCAACCTGCAGCCTGGGCTTCTAGAATAAACCAATCTACAAAATCTTCGCAATCTTTCAAATGCGCTGCGCTATTTCCCTTTAATCCTACGTGTAAATCTGTAAAACATGCTACTTTCTTAAACAATGCCATTAATAGGTACTCTCCTACATTAAGTTTAACATCTTATTTGACCAAAGATCAAGCACTTTCCTCTGAATCATCTTCGGTAAAGTCGCCCGATTGACTCTTTGGCATGCGTAAGTTCTTGTAAATCTCAGCTTGACGGGCAATCTCGTCAGCAAATTCTGTTTGATTCTGACGTGTCATACTTGGAGTAAGTCCTGCTGTTTCTAATAGGTCGTCACGGATATTTTGGCTCTTCTTCTCTATGTTCAGCACACGAGTAAAGCTGTTAGTGACTGCTGCGGTGTAGTAGGCAAATGGATTTTCTGATTTCGACTCATCAAACTGTAGACCAATTTGACTTAATTGTAGAATAGCCTGTCCCTTCATTTCATCAATGTAGGTGTAGCCACGCCAGTTACTACGCTGTGCGTAACGCTCTGACAGTTTAATATACATCTTGCCTAGATTTTCTGTAATACGACCATGGTCTTTACTAAAGTATCCTGTATCTACAGGGCCTTTCCAATGGCTTTTTGCCACACAAATGAGTTCATCGTTCTCGTTAAACTTCCAATGTTGGAATGGAGGAAAATTAACTTTTTCGTGTGCGTCTGCTACTGTTTTGGTTGTTTTTTTTCTGCCCGGAGAGAGCGGAATATGATCGAATGTCATGATGCGGATAACAATATCTGTCTTAGGAATAGTGGTATAGTCTGGCGTACACTCTCCTAATTTGATTTTCTTATCACCTGCAATGCGGGCATTCATAAATGCTTCTAACCCCATGCGTTTAGCACGGGCTCGTTTGGCATCTGCGATAGTCCTGATATTGATTTTATCAAGATTTGTTAGAATAATGTCGTGTTGCTTGTATTCCGGAAGTGTAAAACTACTGTATGTACATTTACTTTTATGTATTTCTGCTAGTAAGTCTCTATTATTAAGATATTTTACTTTGCGGCCAGTTGGTGTTATTGTTATTGTCATGTGGCGCGAAACTCCTTTTGTTAAGTATAACAGTTTGATTAACAGAATGTCAACCAATTAAGTAGGTATATTATTTATTGCTAAATATGTCATAAGGATATAAACAAATATGGCTACAGATCCAAATTCACCAGCAGCTAACTACGTACCAGACTATTCTGTCGCAGGCGGATATGTTCCTGGTCAAGAAGAATCAATCGGCGGCGGATATGTTCCCGGTGCAGATGCTTCAGCCGCTGACACAGCCGCAAAATATGCTGACCCTACAAATATCGGGCCTGATTATACTACGCAACCAGCGGGCGGTTATGATCCTAATAATCCATCGGATTACTATACAGGTGGCGGCGCTACTCCTTCTGCAGGACCAACAACTCTTAGTTCGATGCCTAGCACTGCAACACCAGCAGTTCCGGTAATAAATGGATCACCCGATACCCGAACTAAATTGCTTATTCCTCAAACTTATTTGATAGGACATGCAACAGGACCTAAGAACGAACTGGTCAAAGCTGGCGGAATAATTTTTCCATATACACCTACGATAAATCTTGAACATAAAGCAAACTATAATGGATTAAATGTACCTCATTCTAATTATACACAGTACTTTTATAAGAATAGTCAGGTAGGTGAAATCACTATAAGTGGTAAATTTACTGTACAGAATGAAAACGAAGCCGGAATATTCCTTAGTGTAATACATCTATTGCGTGCTTTGACAAAAATGCGATTTGGTGATGACACAAATGCCGGTAGTCCACCTCCAGTATGCCGATTATTAGCCTACGGTGACTTTATGCTCAACAACACACCAGTTGCAGTTTCGGGATTTAGATTAGATTTACCAGATAACGTAGATTATTTCAATACAGGTAAGACAATATCTGCATACGGAAATAGTTCAGTTCCAACAATCAGTACAGTACAGTTAACATTACTTCCAATCTACAGTAGAGGCGAAATGTTAAAAGGAACAGTAGATGGTTGGTTATCATCTACCCAACGAGTACAAGGATATCTATAATGCCATCAAATTATCCTAAATTAAGTCCATATTATACCACTCCGTTGAATGGATCTTACCTTGATGTACTTACATCACGCGATTTTCCTTTTGAAGCAGACGATGTTCAATATACAATAACAAGCCAATATGAAAATCGTCCTGACTTATTAGCATATACTTTATACGGAAACGTTGATTTATGGTGGGTATTTGCCACAAGAAATCCATCAATAATTCAAGATCCAATATATGATTTATATTCCGGACAAACAATATATCTTCCTAAGATAACAACATTAAAGAAAGCGTTGGGATTCTAATATGGCTGATGTAGCAACCTTAAATGCTAAAACGACCAAAGCTAAGAATCCGTTAAATTCTTTTCGGTCATACAATTATATATTCACCCTTGCATCATTAAAGAAAACAGCGTTAACTGATCCTGAATCTTATCGCATCAATCAAGATTATTTCGTAATAGCTAGATCTGGAGGTAAAGGATCTACTGGTATTATTCCTCCAACAGATGCCAATACTTCAGATATTACCACGATAGACGGATCAGTATCGGATCTAGTAACATCATTTAACAAAAATAGTCCAGGCAGATTTGATTTCTACATCAACAATGTTAGTATTGACACAGTAATGGGTCAAAACGAAAAGACCAGCCTAAGTGTGGCAACTAATATAGAATTTGATTTAATAGAACCCTACAGTATGACAGGATTCATAGAAGCATTACAAGTTTCTGCGGTTGCTGCTGGCCACGATCAGTATACTAATTGTCCATACCTATTAAAGATGGAGTTCGTAGGATATCCAGATGATCAATATCTGCCAGATACTGCTATTCCGGTGCCTAATTCAACAAGATATTTTGTGTTAGGGTTTACTTCACTAGATATAGAGGTCACCGAAAGTGGCGCAAAATATCATTGTAAGTGTGTGCCGTTTAATGAAAAAGGCTTTGGAGAACCTGCGGTATTAAAATCTAATATACAATTAGTAGGTAATACTGTTGGGGAGATCTTATCAAATTTTTCAAATGAATTGAATAAAATGATACAGTCCGATGCCAAGAATACCAAAGGCGATACTAGCGCAAATAAATGTGATCAATATGAAATAGTATTACCTAAGGTTGACGAGACTGGCATAGTTGCCGGGTCAACTGACGGATCATGGGATACCTGTCAAGGAATCAACCTATTAAAAGATCCAGCAGTTTATAAATTTGAAGATCCGGGCGTAATGGCCAATACTGCTACAAACACTGTGCATTATGATCCAAAGGCACCGGCAATATTCTTTGCTGAAAATGCAAATATACATGAATGTATTGTGTCAATTATCCGTGACAGTGATTATACTAAAAAACTATTAAAAGATTTTCCTAATAATGTTGATCCTGACACAGGATTCGTAAATTACTTCATGGTTCATCTTGAAATGGAAGACCTAGGCACAGTAGATAGCACAACAAATAAACCGTTCTACAAATATAGATATGTGGTAATTCCGTATAAGATGCATTATACTAGAATTCCTAATTCTGTAGTATCCGGTACTGTTGATACTAGCAAATTATCTACAATGGTTAATCGCGAATATGATTATATCTATACTGGTGCAAACGTTGATATATTAAAATTTAATTTGAAATTTAATACATTATTCTTCCAAGCAATTCCTGCGGCAATGGGTAATAAAAAAGGTATGCCATCGGCAACCAGCGGAATTCAAACAGAAGGTAATACATTTCCTACATTGTTGGGTAAACCACCGGGCGAATCTCAAGAATCGTCACTTGGTGTACAGCCAGTAAGAGCCTACCCTGACTTTACACAGGTAAACCCTAAAGGAATAGCAAATTCTGGGCAGCCGCAGAGTGATCCATTTGCAGCCTTGGCAAAAAACCTACATCAAGCTATTCTTAACAACGTTGACCAATGTACAGCGGATATAGAAATTATTGGAGATCCGTTCTATCTTGTAACAGGTAGCATGGGAAATTATAAACCAAAAATTAATCCAGACACAAAAGAAGCAGGAGAAGGTGAAGCACCTTACACCACGCAGGATGTTATGGTAATCGTAACATTCCGTAACCCCAGTGATATTGATCTTACCACAGGTGAGGCAATTTTTGATCAAGCAACTGCTCCATATAGTGGAGTATTTAGAGTTATTCAAGTTAGTAGCAAGTTTACTGATGGCGAATTTAAACAAACGCTATCGTTAGTACGTTTACCAGCACAACTAATAGATACTAATGTGCCTATTAAACCTAGAACCCCACTAGTAAATACTGCCCCTAACGCTGCTGATGCTCCGACTCCAGTTCCTCCTGCTCCAGTTTCTACATTGAGAGCAGATCCAAATAGTTTATTATCTTCAATAACCGCAGGGTTACCAGTGGCAGGATTACCAGGTAGTTTATCACAGTTGGTTCCTAGTTCAATTAGTAGTCTAGCAGGTAATCTATCGTTAGGCAATGTAACTAATTTAGTTACCAACGCCGTAGCTGGAACATCGGGCGCAGTTTCTTCGGCTGCTGCAGGTATAGTACAATGGGGCAAAACTGCTGCATCTGCAGGTGTACCGAATGTTACCTCAGATGCATTAGCCAGCACTGCATTAGCATCAGGATTAGGATCAGCATCAACAATTGGCACTAGTGCTATGTCGGCTGCTACTAGTTTAGGCAGTAGTGCCGCTGGATTAATATCAGGGGTTGGCGCCAAAATTAGTGGAATAACTGGAGGCAATGCAAATATTGCAGGAGATCTAGGAGTAGACCTTAGCAGTCTATCAGGATTAAGTCCTAACCTACAATCTAAAGTTGCCGGAGCACTTACTGATGCTATTAAAACTATACCAGACGGTGTAGATGTAAATCAAGCAGTAAAATCTGGATTGATATTAAACAATATTCCTAAATCAGCACTGGCAAATATTCCTAGTACACAACCTATAGCAATAGCACCGTTGCCGTCTTATAATCTTACTGATATCAAAGCAGTGTTAGATAGAGGCGGAAGTTTAGCAAATATTCCAGGAGCAAGTTCTATACCGGGCGTAGACAAATTGTTAGCATCAAGCGGTATTAATTTACCTAGCGGATTGGGATTAGATGCTTCGAGTATTGCTGGAAAACTTTCAACAGCTCAAGCAGGCCTGGGCAGCATTACTGGACAATCATTAAGTGTAGAAGCATCAATTGGCAATATTAGTTCAATGGTGCCAAGTGGATTGCCAGATGTATCAAGTATTAGTTCGTCGGTAGTTAGTAAATTCGGAAGTGTTAGCGCCAATGCCTCAAGTCCGCTAACTACATTAATGAAGAGTGTTAGTTAACCATGCCAATTGATCAACGAGTTAGAGGAAAATTACCAGGACCTGGCCCATACATAGCTAGGATAACCAATCTGTTAGATCCAACATATATGGGATCGATAGAAGTGGTAATTGAAAAAGGATTTGTCGGCGATGCAAATATACAAAGCCAAACCTATATTGTAAAATATTTAAGTCCTTTCTACGGTGTTACCAATGTGAAATATGAAGGAACAGATCCTCGTGATTTCAATTCTGTACAAAAATCCTACGGTATGTGGATGGTACCTCCAGATATTGGTACCACTGTTCTAGTTATTTTTGTTGACGGAGATCCCAACCAAGGATATTGGATGGGCTGTATTGCAGATCAATTCCAAGACCAAATGATTCCGGGACTTGCTGCCAGTCAAAATGTTTACATTACTCCTGAACAAGAATTAAAATACGGAACAAAAAATCTCCCAGTGGCAGAATTTCATAAACGTTCATTGAAAGATAATGTAAATCCTAATGCACAACTTAAACCTATACATCCATTTGCTGATAGATTACTAGCACAAGGATTGTTATTAGATAACATTCGAGGAGTTACCTCTAGTTCGGCTCGTCGTGAAGTACCTAGTATGGTATTTGGTATTAGCACACCTGGTCCATTGGATAAATCGGCAGGCTCACAACAGGGCATAGTGGGATATGAAACAAAAGCAAATGTTCCTATCAGTCGACTTGGCGGAACACAGTTCGTAATGGATGATGGTGACCAGAATGGTCAAAATGAATTAGTGCGTATACGTACTAGAACCGGCCATCAAATTTTGTTACACAATAGTTCAGATTTGGTTTATATTGCCAACAGCAAAGGAACTGCCTGGATAGAGCTTACCTCAAACGGTAAAATTGATATCTATGCAGCAGACAGTGTCAGCATCCATACCGAAGGAGATTTTAATCTAAGAGCCGATCGAGATTTTAATATCGAAGCAGGAAGAAATTTTAATGTTGCCACAGTAACAGGTGACATGAATATTAATGTTAAATCAAATTATAATACAATATGTGACACAATGAGTACATTAATTAGTGGAACAAGTGATGTTACGATTGGCGAAACATCTAAGACGCTGGTATCGGGGGATATTCATGTAAATTCGAATGGTACCATCTATACAACCGCAGCAAAGGACATTGATGTAAAATCTGTAAACTACCTAGAAACAGTATCGGCAAAACAATTTACAGTAGGAACCTACAACGAAACTGTAACAGGCTCATCAAGTTATAGATGGCAAGGTACTAAATTTACATGGACTGGGGCTGATACCCATAATACGTGGGCTAGTGCAACTGATCATTATTCAACTATTTCACGTAGTAGCGATAATAATCCAAGTGGTGCTCCTTCTGCAACTGCTGCTATTGCCGCAATGAGTGCAGCATCTCCGATACCATTAAATTTATATTCTGTTCCTCGTCGAGACCCAGCACAAGGATGGTCAAATGGTCATTTCTATAAAGCCGGTGATTTATTAACAATTATGCAACGTGTTCCGATGCACGAACCTTGGGACCAACATGAAAACATTAATCCTAATCAATTTACATTAGACAAAACAAACAGTGGAATTCAAGCAACACAAACTACTAAAAATGGTGTGGTTGTTCCGGCAGATCCGAGCGCAAATACTCCGTATCCTGCTAAGAACGGTCCAGCAAGTGACCGTGGTACATTTCAAGGCCAACCATTTCCGTGGAGTACTGATCAACCATTCTTAGACAAAGTTAAATCAGTAGCCGGCGCATTGGGATTCCCTGTTATTGATTTATTAGCATGTATGAACTTAGAAAGTGCAAGGACGTTTGATCCTGCGATAACAAATAATTTAGGATTTACTGGATTAATACAATTCGGTAAAGATGCTGCTAAGGGACTCGGGACTACCACTGATGCCTTGCGTCAAATGTCTCGTGTTGGACAAATGGATTATGTGCAAGCATATTTTAATAAATTATGGGGCTGGCCAAATGCAAAATGTCCTAATCCTACCCTAGGTAATATATATCTAACAATCTTGCTACCGGCATTTAGATTTGCCGCAGCTGATCAACAAATTGCAGTTGCTGGAGATCCTAAATCGGGGTCTTGGTATAGTGCTAATAAAGGATTTGATCCTCAAAGATTAGGATACTTTACTCCTGCTATGGTAGAAGCTACGGTATCTGTGCATAAACGCGAAGTAGAACAAGTATTATCTAAAGCAGGAGTGACGGTCTAGTCAATAAATAATACACTATGGCATACAAAAATATTGAACTTAATCCGTCACAAAATAGTCTACAACAAACGACCAAGCAGAGTCAGTTCTATGTAGGTTATAGTTCTATTAACGCAGACACCCTTGGCACAACTAAGTTATATGATTTTGATCTTATCAAACAAGATATTGTAAATCAATTTAACACTCGTCGGGGTGAACGAGTTATGAATCCAACATTTGGCACTATTGTTTGGGATACACTATTTGATCCATTTACACAGTCTACCAAACAGGCAATCAGTGACGATGTAAGTCGTATATGTAATTCAGATCCTAGAGTTGTTCCAATACAGATCAATATCAACGAACAAGAGTATGGCATGCTGTTAGAAGTAACATTATTATATGTTGGTACTGACCAAACCTCCAATATGCAGCTGGCATTTGATAAAGAGCTCGGTTTAATCGCACAATAATATACCTACTTTATATTTTCCATAAATACGGTATCAATGAGAAAACACTATGATACCATCAACAACTAATCAATTACTGGTCGCAGAAGACTGGACCAAGATATATCAGAGTTTCAAAAACGCTGAATTCCAAAGTTACGATTTTGAAACATTACGCCGTACTATGATCACATATCTTCGTGAGAATTATCCGGAAGATTTCAATGATTATATAGACAGTAGCGAATATGTTGCCCTTATCGATTTAATTGCATTCTTAGGTCAGAACCTAAGTTTCCGCATCGACCTAAATGCTCGTGAAAATTTCTTAGAAACAGCGCAACGTCGTGACAGCATCCTGCGTCTTGCTCGTCTAATTAACTATAATGCTAAACGCAATACACCAGCTAACGGCCTATTAAAAATTACATCTATTGCCACTACAGAAAGTGTAATAGATAATAACGGAATTAATCTTGCTAATTCAATTATAGGATGGAATGATCCTACAAACAGCAATTGGTATCAACAGTTTATTTCTATCATTAATGCTGCGATGACCAATCCTACAGTATTTGGTAAGCCTTTTGCTGCGGCAACTATCAACGGCATCGCAACAGAACAATATAAAATCAATACCAGTACTACTGATGTGCCTATCTATTCTTTCAATAAGAACATAGCTGGTACACAAATGAGTTTTGAATTGGTGCCATCTACCTTTAGCGGACAAACTTATATCTATGAAGATACTCCGTTGCCTGGAAATAACTTTGGTATTATATTTCAAAATGATAATAAAGGTAGTTCGAGTGCCAATACGGGATTCTTTATACAATTCCGTCAAGGATCATTAACAGCACAAAATTTCAACGTTGCAAATCCGGTACCTAATGAATTAATAGGTGTTAATGTTTCTAATATTAATGATACAGATGTGTGGTTATGGCAAATGTCAGCAGATGGCAAAACCCATCAAGATCTGTGGACAAAAGTGGCCGCAACCACCGGAAATAACGTAATTTATAACAGTTTAAACCAAAATATTCGCAATATCTATAGCGTATTATCAAGAGACACTGATCAGATTGATTTGTCATTCGCAGATGGTAGTTTTGGCAATTTACCAAACGGCCCATTCAGACTGTACTATCGTCAAAGTAACGGCCTATCATATACCGTTAAGCCTGAACAGTTAAGTAATGTAAGTGTACAGATTCCTTATTATAGCAGTAACGGTCAGTCAAATATATTAACAATTGTATTAAGTCTACAATACAGCGTTACAAATTCTGCCGCAAGTGAATCTAATGCAGATATACAATTAAAAGCACCACAGGCATATTATACACAAAATCGTATGATCACTGCGGAAGATTATAACATTGCTCCAATTACTGTTGATTCGGATATTCTTAAAGTTAAGAGTGTTAATCGTGTTGCTAGTGGTATTAGCAAATATTATGAATTAAGTGATGTGAGTGGAAAATATAGTAGTACTAATATCTTTGCCAATGATGGTATTCTATACAAAAAAGATAAAGAATACAATTTTGAATTTACGTTTACTAGTAGAAACGAAATCCTAAGTGTGATTAAAACTCAAGTTGAACCAGTTATTGATTCTCCTAGTTTCAAATCATTCTATCTATCAAAATATCCGCAATTGGTATTAGATTCTGCTAGCTATCCACTATCATGGAATCAATCAAATAAGACCACAAATCAAACACGTGGTTATTTCAAAAATTTAACCACAGGTCCGGCAACGCTTGGATCTTATGCTAGTGATAACTTGTCGTTTTTTGTGCCAGGTGCTTTGGTTAAAATGATACCACCTACAGGACAATACTTTCTACCAAGTGGTAAATTAACATCTATATCAGATGATACTACTAGATCTTATATATGGACACAGATTGTAAATGTAGTAGGTGATGGGGCTAATAGTGGCGCAGGAAATCTTTCAGACGGAACAGGTCCAGTTATCTTAACAGGTACAATTCCAGGTACAGGTATTCCGGCATCGAGTGCCAGCCCTGCGGCAGTTATCCCGGTATTTGATAATATAATTTCATCCTCATTAGAAACTGAAATTACAAATCTATGTTTATCTAAACGCAATTTTGGATTGAGTTTTGATTCAACAACTAGAGCATGGTATGTAGTCACTGATGCTAACATTGATTTGAAGAGTCCATTTAGTTTACTATTCCAACAAGATGTATCTAATACAAATAAAGATGCTAGTTGGATGATGGCATTTGAATGGACAGGTAAGAAATATGTAGTTAGATATCGTACTACAGAATACATATTTGAAAGTGCGCAAGAAACTGCGTTTTTCATAGATAGTTCTAAGAAGAATTATGACTTTGTTACTGATACTGTTATTAAAGACCATGTAGATGTATTATCAATTAATAAACTTCCAACTAGTCAAGGATATTTAGGTATAGATTATTCATGGCAAGTTGATAGTGCTGTAATAGAACCAGATGGCTATATTGAACCTAAGAAAGTATCAGTTAGTTTCTTTGATCATAATGATGATGGTCAAATTGATGACCCGGATGCGTTTGAAAATATTGTTCAGTCTGCCAGCACTAGTACACAAACTGGATATCTTAACAAATTTGTTTATTTCCAAACCTCGGCTGACGGATTACGATATTCTTTATACACAGGTGATATATTACCATACCCTACAGAAGATCTAGTATTACCGGAAGATCGAATAGACGGTCAATTATATTATTTCTATGATCCAACAGTAAATGTGGTTAAGAGCTATTCTTCTACATTAGGCGGATTTGTGTTAGAACCTACATATTATGCACAGTCGGGACGTAGTGGATTAAAATTCCATTATGTACATAACAGTGGCAATGAACGTAGAATTGATCCTAGCAAATCGAACATTATAGATATCTATCTATTAACCAAAGCATATGATTCGGATTACAGAAATTGGCTAGCAAGTGGCACAGGAACAGCACCGTTACCTCCTACAACACAAAGTTTAGAAGAAAACTACGCTGCTACATTAGAGCCAATTAAGGCAATTAGTGATGAGCTAATTTATCATCCAGTAAATTACAAAGTATTGTTTGGTGGTCAAGCAGTTGGTCCATTACAGGGTACATTTAAAGCTGTGGTAAATCCTGCAAGAACCGTAAGTACTACAGATTTACAAACAAGAATTTTGGCAGCAATTGAAGATTTCTTTGCTATTCAAAATTGGGATTTTGGTCAAACATTTAACTTCAGTGAATTATCGACTTATGTAATGAACATAATGACTCCTGATATAACCAATTTTGTGTTAGTACCTAAACAGGATAATGGGTTTGGTAGTTTATATCAAATTACCTGTTTAAGTAATGAGATTTTCATCAATGGTGCAACAATAAATGATATACAAATCATCACAAGTTTAACAGCATCTGAATTAAAAGCAGCATCTACAATAGTAACTACTAGCTAAGGATAATTAGTAATAATGGCTAACAACACATCAAAGAATATTAGAAAATCAGCAAATTTATTACCTGCTTTTTTCAGAACAGATAAGAATAATAAATTCTTATCAAGCACACTTGACCAACTAATTAAAGTTCCTTCGCTGGAACGAATAGATGGATTTGTGGGCAGTAAATTAAGTCCTAATTATAATCCATCAACTGATGTTTATATTCCGGAATCATTACCGGTGCGTGAAAACTATCAACTAGAGCCTGCGGTAATATTAAAGAATATTGATCAAAGTATTAAAGCAGCCTACGGATTTGACGACTTAGTTAATCAGATAAGTTACTATGGTGGTAATGTGGATAATCTTGATAGATTGTTCCGTCCTAAATTTAATTCATATGACCCACATATTGATTGGGATAAATTTATTAACTTCCGTGACTACTATTGGTTACCAAACGGGCCTGACGCAATTTCTATTGCCGGTCTACAAAAAAATGCAGTTAGCACATACACTATAACTGATTCAGCAGATGATAATTTCTTTGTGTTTACTCCGGACGGACTAACACCTGATCCTATGTTAACATTCTATAGAGGTATCACCTATGTGTTTAATATTAATTCTAACCATAAATTATATATTAAGACAGAGCCTACTGATGGGGCAGGATCACAATATACTCACGGTGTAACAGGCAACGGCACCAGCAAAGGACAGATTATTATCACTATAGATGAACAAACACCTAGCGTGTTGTTCTATGCAGCCGGCGACAATCAATTGGCCAGCGGACGTATTCTAGTGAAATCTATCGTAGAAAATTCTTCACTTGATGTTGATGCTGATATTATTGGAAAATTACAATACAAATCAGGAAACGGTGTTGAATTTATCAATGGGATGAAAGTGAAATTTGTTGGCAATGTAACTCCGTCAACTTATGCTAATAACGAATATATTGTAGAAGGCATTGGCTCGGGAATTCGTCTAGTTGATTTTACTAAATTAACAACTCCGTTAAATCTTAATACAACCTATGATACAAATTTTGACGGAACACCTTTTGATGATTTTCCGTTTGACAACTTTAAGAATATTCCAGAGACACCTGATTATATCACAATCAACAAAGCAAGCAAAGACTTAAATCCTTGGTCAAGATATAATCGTTGGGTACATACTGATGTAATAACAGCCTCAGCAGCAGCTAATGGGACTACCGCAAACTATCCTGCAGATAAACGCGGTGCCCGTCCTATTATTGAATTCAAACCAGATATCCAGCTTTGGAATTTTGGTTCAACAGCTATTGATACAGTTGATTTCATTGACGAAGTAACCACTGATGCATTTTCTATCATAGAAGGTACATACGGATATTATATCGATGGTGTATTATTAGAAGATGGCAACAAGGTTATTTTCAATGCTGATCCTGATCCAATGGTGCAGGGAAAGATTTTCCAAGTTAACATTGCAACATTTAATGGAAAACAAAAAACAAGATTAACTGAGATATTATCTCCTTCTAAGAGTGATGCGGTTGTTGTTAAATCAGGCACAGTAAATGAAGGAACATCTTGGTATTACAATGGCACTATCTGGATTAAAGGTCAACAACGTACTGCAATAAATCAAGCACCGTTATTTGATCTGTTTGATGAAAACGGCCATAGTTATAGCGATCCAACATATTACAATTCTGACTTTTATGGTAATCAAATATTTGGATATGCGGTAGGCTCAGGCACAGCGGATTCTATTCTAGGCTTTCCATTACAATACACATCCGAAAGTATTAGTACAGTTGGTACCTACTTATTTGACAATTATCTAAATAATGACACAATTACACTAGTAGGAACTACCACTACTATTCCTACTGTAGAAACATACATTCGCATTAACAATAGCACACCTGTTTATGAAAATGCGTGGACTGCTGGTGCAGAATATCTTATCCCTGTGGAACAGTTCCAAGTTATTACCACCGTACAATCTAGTATTGAAGTTACTGTATTTGATAATCCAACTAGTATATCTGATCTAGCGGTATCTGTATTTGTTAATAATACCAAACAACAAGCAGGAACCGATTATACACTTACTACTAGTGGTAAGAAATTATTCGTAACATTTACCACTGCATTAGATGGAACCTCTACACCAGTGCGTGTATTGTTTAAATGTTATTCTGCATCTAGTCCTAATAGCACTGGGGTGTATGAAACACCAATTAATTTAACCAATAATCCTTTGAACGGATTTATATCAAGTTTCACACTTACAGAATTAACAGATCACGTTACATCAATGACTGATGCTGATCCGGAATATAATGGTAGCAATCTAAAGAGTTTACCTAATATTACAAAATATGGATCTAGATTAATTAGTAATCAAAATCCACTAACATTTGCTCAATGCTTTATAACCGATGCTGAACATAATTTAATTAATGCTACAAGAAAAGCATCTGACGATTACTATCAATTTAGATTAAATCTAATTAATTTTATTACCAAAGCACCTGGCAATACAATGCCAGTTCAAGTGTTAGATCAAGCGTTAACTGAAATGAATTCAAATAAGAATTCGTCATTCCCTTATGCTCATAGCGATATGTTAGGCTACGGCAATAATAATATTACCAGCACTTATACAGTAACTGATTCTCGCAACACACATTATTCGATTACTTCTGCGTTTTCAGCGACTGCACTGAGTGATCGATCTGTATTAGTATATCTTACTTCTAACGGTGTAACCAAACAATTAGTATATGGTAAAGATTATAATTTTCCAGCATACGAATCTGGAGTGAATATCATCACAGCATTAAACAAAGGTGATGTAATCACAATTAAAGATTATGTATCTACAGTAGGATCATACATTCCGCCTACACCGACTAAATTAGGTCTATTCCCAAAATATGAACCACAAATTTATATTGATAACACCTATGCCAATGGTCCGCAAAAAGTTATCCAAGGCCACGATGGAAGTTTAACAGTGGCATTTTCTGCTTACAACGAAGCAGATGATTATCGCGATCTAGCATTATTAGAATATGAAACAAGAATCTACAATAATTTAAAGGTAACTTACGATTCAAATCTTTTAGATATTCACGATCTATTGCCAAACGTATTTAGAAATTCGGAATATAACTATGCTGAAATTTATAATCTTGTACAGGGCGATTTCTTGAAGTGGGCAAGTATCTACGGAATAGACTTTGCTACAAATAGTACGTATGATGTAAACAATCATAAGACATACAATTACAAATCTGTCAGTGATCTGGTATTAGGTAATGCATTACCTGGTAACTGGCGTGCAATTTACAAATTGTATTTTGATACAGATCGTCCAGACACCTGCCCTTGGGAAATGCTTGGGTTTACAATTAAACCAACATGGTGGGATGCAGAATATGGTGCCGCACCGTATACTGCTGGTAACTTAAACCTATGGCAAGATCTTGAAGCAGGTATTAAACGTTTTCCATCTGGAATCGTTGTAGATCCAACCTATGCTCGTCCTGGATTGAGTCAGGCCATTCCAGTTGATGATAGCGGAAATATTATTGATATACGTAACTGGGCAGGTATTGCTCTAAATGATTCTATAATGAATACTGAACAAGACTGGGCATTTGGCGATCACGGTCCTGCTGAAACAGCATGGAGACGTTCTAGTGCTTGGCCATTTGCCATGCAGATTATCATGGCATTAACCAAGCCAGCTGACTATGCCGCAATGATGTTTGATACCAGCAGAATGGAATTGGATATTACCGGACAATATAACTACGGTGCAAATGAAACATTCTTAAACCCATCAGAAATGTTGTTATACACTGATACAGATTCTAACGGTAATATTATTCTAGCATCGGGATACAGTGTTTGGCTAATTGAAAATGGTCGTCAACGTAATTCAAATTATCTAACCACTCTTAAGAATGATCTAGCATCAGTTAATCTTAATTTATTTTACAAAGCAGGCGGATTCTTAAGTAAAGATAAATTAGAAATCACAATTGATTCTATCAGTCCTAACACAGCAAATCCTGGAGTATTACTACCTAACGAAGATTACACCTTGCATTTCAATGTAAGTACCCCTGTTAAATCTGCTGCAATATCTGGAATTATTGTAGAGAAAAAGAACGGTTATTTTGCAGTTAAGGGATATGATAAACGCTATCCGTATTTTACTATTAATCAACCTTTGCATCAGGCAAATGGTAGTGCGATCACAGTTGGTGGCAAATCAGAAACATTCTTAGTTTGGACTGCTAATTCATTCTATCAAGCAGGACAGGTTGTATTCTATAGCAATGTTTATTATAGAGTAATCAGCAGTCATAATTCTGGAGCAACATTTACTTCAACATATTATGCCGCAATTAAACAACTGTCTACAGTAGGCGGAGCATCGGTTCTAGTTACTAAACAGTACGATCCGGCAGAAACAATAGTACCATACGGCACACAATATAGTACTATTCAACAGGTATATGATTTAATAATGGGATATGGTCAGTGGCTAATGTCACAGGGATTTATATTTGATGAATACAATGCTGATCTAAATCAAGTCATTGATTGGAATTTCACTGGAAAAGAATTTCTATATTGGTCTACACAAAACTGGGCAGACGGTTCAGTAATCACTTTAAGTCCTTTTGCAGATGTTATTAAGTATCAATTTACAGATGCTGTAGTTGACAATGTTCTTAACAGTTTCTATGAATATAGTTTAATCAAAGCCACTGGACAGGTATTTCCAGCAGCTAATTTTTCATTAAGCCGCGAAGGTGGTATATGTACTATTAAGACTAAGAATACAACAGATGGAATATTCTTTGCTAGATTAAATCTTGTACAAAAAGAACATGCAATTGTAATGAATAATAAAAGTATGTTTAATGATATTATATATGACATTGAAACAGGATACCGTCAAAGTCGTATTAAATTGACAGGATTTAGAACTGCTGATTGGAACGGAGAATTCCTAAGTCCGGGCTTTGTTTACGATGATGCACAGATTTCAGATTGGGCACAGTATACTGACTATCAAGTTGCTGATATTGTTAAGTATGTAGGTAATTACTATTCAGCTAATGTTAATATTGCTGGTGCACCATCTTTTGATTTCAACAGCTGGAATTTACTAGGATCTAAACCAGTAGCACAATTACTACCAAACTTTGATTATAAAATTAATCAGTTTGAAGATTTCTATAGTTTAGATATTGATAACTTTGATGTTGCTCAGCAACGTATGGCACAACATTTGATTGGCTATACACCACGTACTTATCTAGATAATATCTTTGTTAATCCGATTGCACAATATAAATTCTATCAAGGATTTATTCGAGAAAAAGGCACACAAAATGCTATTACTAAATTAGCTAAAGCAAGTATTCATAACCTACAAGGGCAAATTGAATATAAAGAAGAGTGGGCATTCCGTGTTGGTAATTATGGTAATTTTGTTTCTTATAATGAATTAGAGTTTCCTCTACGTGAAGCAGACTTCCGCGAAAATTCACAGATTATTAAATTTGTGGATACAGCGCCAGTATTACCAAATGATGTAATATCATATATTGTTCCTACTGATTTAACCATGGAAAGTGATACATACACTTCGGACACTGCGTTTTCTACAACACCATCTACCTATGCCGACAACAACATTATAATGCCTGTGGCAGGATATGTTCGTACTGATGATGTAACTGCTACTGCTTATAATACAAACAGTTTACTTGATATTGCTAACAATGGAAACATCCAAGATGGCAATACAATTTGGTTAGGATTCCGCAATGACGGTGAATGGGATGTGTATCGCTATACTATTCAAAAACCAAAAGTAGTCGATTCTGCTGTAACAATTCCATCGTCAGAATTAACATTTACAACTGATATATTCCATAATTTATCAGTGGGTGATGTGGTATCTATTCACGGATTAGACAACGGGTCAGACGGAGTTTATGTAATTAAAACTATTCCGTCATTGACAACATTTACAATATCAACTACATTAGCCTCAGTGAATCCTTCAACTGTGCAGGCATTGATGTTTAAATTTGTTAGCGTGCGTGCTGCACAATTTGATAATATTGCTGAACTAGAAAAAACAATATCATTTAACAACGGTGATTTAGTTTGGGTTGACAGTGATAATTCTGGCAAATGGGCAGTATATGAAAAAGCTAGCAATTATAGCACATCTACCGAAACACTTCCTAGTCTATCAATAACTGGTCAAGGATTTGGATCTCGTGTTGCTACTCAAGACACTGCAAATATTGTGGCAATTTCTGCTCCGACAGGATATTACGGTGCATCGTACGGATATGGTCGCATATTTGTGTACGGATATTCAGATAACATATTAACTCCTATTACAAATTATGGTATTGATGATACTATCGTTAATAATACAGTCAGCAAATCTGTAGCAACAAACTTTGGCGCAACATTAATATATGACATCGAAACAGATTCTATATTTGCCGGCGCCCCTGCTGTTGATTTAATAAAGATTTCTGGAATTAACAGAACTACAAAAAGTGAAATCCACCGCACTGGTGCAGTGATAACAAATCCAAACGTTCACCCTGGCGAATACGGTGCCGGATTATATGTAAGCAAAACTACTTCAACTAATAAATTATTAGTAGTTGGCGCACCTGGTCAAAATACCTCAACTGGTGCGATATATGCTTATAATGTGTCGATTGTGTCAACTGATACAACGATAGTACAATCTTCCCCAATTACAATAACTCCATCAAATACACAAGGTGATAGAGTAGGTGCTTCAATTTGCGGTAGCGCAGACGGTACAATGGTAGCAATTTCTGCTCCAGGAACAAACGGTAATATCGGCGGTGTTTATGTTTACTCAACTGCTACCAGCGGAACTACTAATCTTGTACAAGCACAATTTATATCAGCACCTAGCGTGTGTAAAACTGGTGACAGATTTGGATCGACAGTATTAATGTCAGATGATGGCACTTACCTATTTGTGGCATCTACTAGTGTTAATGATGGCAAAACTAATGTAGGCAAGGTTTTCATCTATAAACAAAATACTGCTACACAATATGTATTAAATCAAACATTAGATAATCCATCTACTGATGTTAATCTTAATTTTGGTCAAGCATTGGCAATCGATGATCTAGGACAATTATTAACGGTAACTGGTCACGGTGATAATAAATTTATTGATATAACATTTGATAAAGGTGCAACTACTTTAGATAATGGAACTTGCCATTTTGGTGATACCGCTAAAGGATCAGGTGCTGTCTATGTATTCAATAGATACAATGATAAATTTATCTATGCTGAAGAATTATTTGATGACAATGTTCTTAACATAGATCCTGCAACAGGCTCCCCTGTGGCCAACAGTCAATACGGTAATAGTGTTGCAGTTAACAACGGCACAGTATTAGTAGGAACTCCTGGCAAATTTGTTTCAAATAGCACAATCGGTAGTGCGTATGTATTTGCTAAAAAAGACGTAACTATTAACAGTTGGAATGTTTATAGATCACAAGATGACCTTGTTGATCTATCTAAAGTTAAACGTGCTATCACTATTGACACATTAAGTCAGCAGGTTCTTGATTATCTAGATATAGTTGATCCAGCAAAAGGTCGTATTGTAGGTATTGCTGATCAAGAAGTACGATACAAAACAGCCTTTGACCCTGCGGTATACAGTATTGGGGTTCAAGGGGTAGTAGTAGATACAAATACCAGCTGGATTGAAGATCACCTAGGAGAACTATGGTGGGATCTAAGCACTGTAAAATACACCTGGTACGAGCAAAGTGATCTTGAATATAGAAAAAACTCTTGGGGTACTTTATTCCCAGGAGCAAGTATTGATGTTTACGAATGGGTAAGCAGCGAGTACTTACCGAGTCAGTGGAGCTCACTAGCTGATACTGTAGACGGCCTTGCTAAAGGAATTAGCGGTCAACCTAAATACGCAGACAATTCAGTAATCAGCGTTAAACAATATTATAATGCCACAACAGGTGGTACTACTAATGTTTACTTCTATTGGGTAAAAAATAAAGTAACAATTCCTGCAGCAGATTTCCGTAAGATTTCGGCAAATGATGTTGCTAATTTAATTTACAATCCTTCAGCATACGGAATGAAATACATTTCTGTATTAGCTGCTGATAGTATTGCGGTTACTAATGTTACTTCAACATTATCACAAAATAATATCTATCTTAACATAGCCGAAGATGATATCGATAATGATATTAATCAACACACCGAATGGATGTTATTAGCAGACGGCGATGTTAACAGTATGCCTAACGCATTGCTTGAAAAGAAATTAATGGATAGTTTATTAGGGCGTGATAGTCTTGGCAATCCTGTACCTGATCCTAGTTTATCAGATCGCATCAAATATGGTGTAAGCATTCGTCCTCGCCAAGGATTATTTAAAGATAGAATTGGTGCGCTACGTAACGCAATTGATTACACCAACACAGTATTATCTCAAAATATTGTAACTGATGTTATTAACTTTACAAATCTAAATTCTAAAGATCCTATACCTGATGTAGAAACTGGATTATATGATCAACAAGTTGATAATGAACAGGCATTGTACGAAATTACAACTATCTACTTTAAACAAGCAGCAGTATCTTGTCAAATTACTGATGGTAGAGTAACAGGTGTAAGCATAGAAGATCCTGGATATGGATACCTAATTGCGCCAACTATCGCTGTGTTGAATGACACCAGCGGTATTGTTATTTCTACTGAGATTGATTCTGTAGGTAGAGTAGTTAGCACTACAATAGTTAATTCTGGATACGGCTACACAGAAACACCAATACTGGTGGTAAGACCGTATACTGTAATAGTAACAGTTGATGCGACCAGCGGAAATAGATGGGCAGAATATCAATGGTATAATAACCAATGGAATAGATCACATACCCAAGATTACGATACTACATTATTTTGGGATTATGTTGACTGGCAAGCTACCTCGTTTGATCCATTGAAACCTTTGGTAACAACTGTTGACCAACCTTACCTATTAGCTACAATATCTCCATCTACTGGTGATTATGTTAAAGTTAATAATCAGGGCAATGGTAGATATATTATTCTAGCCAAGGTTGATTCAAATGGAACATTTGATGATGCTTATGATTTAGTCTACAGCGAAAAAGGTACAATACAATTTAAAGAATCTTTATGGAATACTACAGATTCAACATACAACTTTGACTACCTATATACATTTGATCAAACATTATATGACCAAAGTGCAGAATCAGAATTAGAAAACGTATTACTGGCAATCAAAGAAGATATCTTCGTTGGACCATTAAAAGTCTATTGGAATAAATTCTTCTTTAAAGCAGTACGCTATGCTATGAGCGAACAAATATTCTTAGACTGGGCATTCAAAACTGCGTTTATAAATGTAAGTAATCTAGCAGGTCCGCTGGATCAACGTTCGGTATTTAAATTCCAAAATAGTGAATACTATGAAGATTATCTAAATGAAGTTAAACCTTACCATACTAAAATACGTAACTTCCAAGTAGTATATGATGTTGTAGAACCAACACAAAGTTATACAACTGACTTCGACCTACCTGCAATATACGATAATATTACAGATACATTTGTTCCTATTGAATTAGGTGATGCTTCTCTTAATGTATATCCACGTAAGGGATGGGCCGATAACTACAAGTACACAGTTGGTAGCATCATTGTAGCCGACGGTGGCGGAACATATACATCAGTACCTAATGTACAGATTATTCCAGCAGCAGGAGATACAATCACAGACCCTGCTACTGCAATTGCTTATATATCATTAGGCAAGGTAATTGAAATTGAGGTAACCAATCCCGGCAGTGGATATACACAAACCCCTACTGTGGTATTAACTGGCGGCGGGTCGACTGGTGTTGTACAAGCTCGTGCCTATGCTCAATTAGCCAACGGAAAAGTGCGTACTAATAAAATTGATATACGATTTGACCGTGTTACTGGTCTTAGAGAGATTGGTAATAAGCAGGCCGCAGATCAGTTCTTCTGTGATGGCAGCACTTATCAATTCCCTCTATCTTGGGCAGCTGAAAACAAAAAATCAGAAATTGAAATCACATTAGATGGTATTAAGATTTTTGCTTTAGATTATGATATAGTAACTTATACACAAGTATCTAACGGATATCATAAATTATATTCTACATTGGTACTAACATCTGTTCCTAATAAAGGACAGATATTAGATATTACCTACAACAAAAATATTAATTTATACCATGCTGCTGATCGTATTCAAGATTACTATGCACCGACGGATGGTATGCCAGGAGCAGATCCTGCTCAAGTAATGACAGGAGTAGATTATCCAGGTACACAAATTCAAACATTGCCATTTGCCTACACTTCAAACTGGGACATGTTACCATTTACTGAAGCAGCATGGGACGATGGTGGCAATGGTGAAGCATCACTTGATACTATTATCGACGGTGGTGATCTAGCCTATACAATGGCAACTGGTTTAAATCCAGAAGATCTAATTGTTGATGGAGATCAATTCTTATCGCCAAATGTAAGCCACGGTCCTGAAGAATTAGTACCAGGCGAAGTAGTTGAAAGTGTTGGTATTAGTGTTTACACCCGAGTGCCGAGTGGATCACCTATGATCTCACAGAATACATTCTTAGTAAGCACAACAACAACTTCTACTACTGTTTCGTTGTCTATGTTACCAGCAAATACATCATCATTAATGGTATCATATAATCGCGGTATATTAAACTACGGTACCGATTATACTATTGACTTCAATAATAATACTATTACAATATCTACACAAACTTCAACAGGAGTAGTTGCTGTGACTAACGTAGGAATTGGAGGTGCAGCGTACTCGTCTTACGATTATGCTACATCAACTAAATCTTCAATTACAGTCCCAGTAGGAGTACCATTGGCAGATATTGGAAGTCTATATGTAACATTAAATGGTAATCCAATAACATCAGACCAATATAAATTAAATGGTAAAGGTGTTACTGTTTCGGGATTAACAGGTACAAATACATTACAGGTGTGGGTATTCGAAGCAGCATACAAAGGCTACAGTGAAGTAAAAGACCAAATATTTGTTACATCATCTGCTACTACTGCGTATACTCTTACCCAGTATCCTGGCGTGATTGGACCAATTAATGCTCAAGCAATTGTTGAATTGAATAAACTTAGATTAATACCACCAAACACTGCATATTATTCTGCGGCAGCTAATCAAACGGTATTTGAAATTGATCCAAACAGCAATTATCCAGCAGGCGTATTTTCATTAGGCGCATTGCAGGTATTTGTCAACGGAATACAAATTCAAAATGGTGCTGATTTTATTTTAGATCAACCTAATAAATTAATTGTATTCCGTCCAGGCATCTTGAAAACAGGTGATGCGGTTGCAATTACTAATACTGTTTATAGTCAGTACTATTTTGATAATGGTCAAATTATATTGAATACCAACAGACTTGCAATTCCAGAAGGCGGAATACTTAAAGTCACAACGTACACAAATCAAGATAGTGATATGATTAGAACAGAAGTATTCACATCAGGAACATTAAGAAGATACACAATGAATCGTGCGGTACTTAATGACAATTATGTATGGGTAACAATTAACGGAACACCGTTAACTAACGGTCTTGATTATTATATCGATACTGATAATAAAACAGTAGTTGTTGATGATAATTATCCAATTCAATCTACTGATACAATAGTTGTAATGAGTATGACTGATGTGTCAGATAACACAGTGATAGCATATCGTCAATTTAAAGATATATTAAATCGTACAACATTCAAACGCATAAGCGAAACAAATAGTACAAATCTAGCTGAGCCGTTATATACTACTTCTACTACAATTGTGGTAGATGAGGCAAGCGATTTATCAGTGCCTAATCCAGCAAAAAATGCTCCAGGCGTTATATTAATTGCTGGCGAACGTATTGAATATATGGCAATGAGTGGCAATACATTATCAAGACTTAAACGTGCTACATTAGGAACCGGAGCAAGAGATGGTTATCCAGTAGGTACTGAGGTATTAGATCAGGGTGTGCGTCAAATAATGCCATATACTGAAACTGTGAATGTTAGTACTGCTGTAGTTCCAAGCCCATTAGATATTGCCTATGTAATTGAGAATATGACCAACACCAAAGGTAATGGCATAGTATTCAATACGTCAACTGCATCTGTACACCAAGTTCGCGTATATCAAGGTGGTATACCACTACGTAAAGATGGAATGTATGTTCACGATATGTCGGTATTATACGACAATGTAACTGCTACTATTGTAGGAACAATTTCTACTTCAACTGCGCTACCTAATACAACTGTGATAGGTAATGCTTATTTGGTTACATCAACAAACCAAGTATGGGTATATACTAACTCGCTAGATTTATCTGCGGTAAACGGATTTGTGTATCAGGGATTAAATTATCTACCACCTGAATTTACTATCACATCGTCCGGCACAAATAATGTTCTGACATTAAATGTGCCTGCAGGCAGATTAAACACAGGTACTGCAATCACCCTTGTACAACAAACCGCTAAAGATTGGTACGCAAGTACCGCAACATCTCTATTGAACGATACTGGCGCAGTAGCTACGTTCTTGCGAGATAGACAGGCTGCCCTTCCGGATAAATATCACTATGGACAAGTCTAAAACTGAAAAGATGAAAGAAACTATGGAAAATAATACAAAAAAACCTAACGAAATGGGAACAGTACGTATCCAAGGACACATCAAAATACATGATCCTGAGACTAAGGAAGTATTCGTAGACAAGCGTAATGCTATTCACTATGAAAACTTTTCAATAGCATTGGCTAACAGCATCTCAAACAACGGTGGATTTATTTCTGAAATGGCATTTGGCAACGGTGGTAGTAGAGTTGATCCAACTGGCATTATTACATATTTGACACCAAACACTGTTGGATCTAATGCAGCCTTATACAACCAACAATATTACAAAATAGTAGATGGTCAAAGTCCGTATGATGTTGACCCATCTAGGAACTTTATGGAAGTTCGTCATGTACCTGGTACACCTTATTCGGATGTATTAGTTACTTGCTTATTGGACTTTGGCGAACCAAGTGGTCAAGCAGCGTTTGACACCAGCGTAAACCAAGACGGTACATTTGTGTTTGATGAGTTAGGATTGCGAGGATACAGTTCAGCTGGTGCTAATACAGGCCCATTGCTAACTCATGTTATTTTCCATCCTGTACAAAAAGCATTGAACAGAATGATACAGATAGATTACACAGTTAGAATTCAAAGTCTAACTAACGGAAGTTAATTAAATGTCAGCATATACAATAAATCATTCAGATCTTTCTAAAACACCTATTACCATCAATACAGGTACTATTGATTATAGTACCAGTATAGGCCTAGTTGGCCGCAATGCTTCTGGATTTGGACCAGTGATCGCTAGTGATTTATTACATTTATTAGAAAATTTTGCAGCACCTACACCTCCAACTAACACCACTGAAGGACAACTTTGGTATGATACATCAGACAGTGTAAACAAAAGATTACGTATCAATGACGGGTCTGGTTTAAACAGCAATTCGCCAGAACTAGGCGGAGTATTTAGAACACTAACAGCACCTACTAATGCTAGATTGGGTGATATTTGGGTTGACACAACATATAATCAATTAAACATTTGGAATGGTAGTAGTTTTACCTTAGTTGGACCAAGTTTTAGTTCAACATATCAAACTGGTAATTATCCAGATTCGATTCTAGGAACCGACGGAGCATATCATTACGTAATCAAAAATTATCTTAATGGCAATGTGCTTACTATTATTGCTCAAGATTCATTTAGACCATCTGCGGTTATTGAAGGATTTAATTTATTAACTCCGGGGGTGAATCTAAGCACACAATTATACAACGGAATAGCACCAACATTTAATGGTGTTGCTACTCAGGCAGCAGCATTGGCGGTAACGGTGCCTGCTACACAGGTAATTTCAGCTAATAGTTTCTTTAGAAAAGATATACCACAATCATTAACTGAAGTACTAACAATAAACAATAATGGCGGCCTAAGCATTGGATTAACTTCGTCTACTTTCCTGTTAACCAAAACAGGGCAAGATGCAGTTATAACAAATATTGCTGATTCTGCTAATATTATCTTTAAGATTGATAGTAATGGTATACGTAACAGTATATTAACGATATCTGGACAAAATCAACGTGTTGGTATTAACAGCGTTAATTCTAATCCAAATGCTACATTAGATGTTAATGGAACTGTATTAATTTCTGGAATTACTACAATTACAAATGCATTAAAGGTTACTGGCTCAGTAACAGTTGGCAGTGATGTACAACTTAATCGTAACCTAACGGTTACTGCTAATTCAACGTTTGTTGACACAATATCAGTATCATCAACCAATACCAGCGCAGCAATAATTCCTTCTACACCGTCAACCTATGATCTAGGAACAATTGATAATCACTTCCGTAGAGTGTGGGTTGATTACATCGGAACAGGCACAACAAGATTAGAAGGATCGGCATACACTGCTGACCAATTAACCAACCCGAGAGCATTTTCAATATCTGGACAGGTTACTGCTGATCAACAGGCGTTTAACGGAACACAAGCGATTAATTTAGTTGCTACCTTAAATAATTCTTCGATTTCTGCGCAGACAACGGCAACTTCCGCTGCGGGAACTTGGACAATGCTTATATCAGATCCAAGTCAATCACCTACTGCTACACCGTATAAGATTAATAAACAAAATTTCTTATCTGATGTATATACTAATATAGTGTATCCTGGATTTATAATGTTATCTCCTACTATTGGTACAACTCCTCCTTCCGGATGGTTATGGTGTGATGGTGCCTCTTATAGTTCAAGTGGAATTTACAGTGCGCTATATACAGCATTAGGAGGTACAACTCTGCCATACGGACAGACAGGACCTGCGTCATTTAATGTTCCAAACTTAAACAATATTGTTCCATCGAACTCGGTGAACACTTCGACCTATGTGGTTAGATACATGATTAAATATTAAGAATAGAAGACTATGTCATATACAATTACACGAACAGATGGAACAATCTTATTAACCTTGAGTGATACTAAGGTTGATCAACTTACTACCAGTTTAGCATTAATAGGAAAGAACGTAGATTCATACGGTCAGTATCTTAATAATGATCTTGTAGGATTGTTAGAAAACTTTGCCGGATTAAATCAACCGCGCAGTCCGATCGTTGGGCAATTATGGTACAACAAAGTTGACGGCCGTATGTATGTATATGGTATGGATAAAGTATTCAAACCAGTAGCAGGTGCGCAGGTTACACCAACACAACCTACTATTGCTAATCAAGGCGATTTGTGGATCGATTCTGGAAATAATCAATTATACTTTACCCCAGATGGTACAAACTTCACATTAGTAGGACCGCAGTATTCAGCAGTCAGCGGAAAATCTGGATGGTTAGTAGAAACTATAACAGACACTGCTAAAAATTCTCAAGTGGTTGCTTCATTATACAGTAATAACGCATTGCTGGGAATTGCCTCAGCAATACCATTTACCTTTGAAGTTGCACATAATGGAATGAATTCAGTACAACCTGGATTTAATCTAAATCAATCTATTCCGGGAATACGATTCGTAGGTACAGCAACCAGCGCAGATTCAGTGCAGGGATTTAGTCCAAATTCATATCTAGCAAACACAGGAGATCAAACCTTAGTTGGCGGATTAAGTATTAGAAGTGATAATCCTGGATTGTATGTTGGCAATAATCAAAACTTACAAATTTATGTTGATAGTACCAGTACTAACATAGTGCATGATACTACTGATTCTCTATTACGTATTCGCGGAGTTAGCAGTAAAAACAGCACTGTGGCATATTTCACAGCATTGGCTGTAGACTCATTAAATGAACGAGTTGGCCTATTTACAGAAATTCCTCAGTATCCTGTAGATATTAATGGCGATACTCGCATACAAGGCAATTTAGTTGTACAAGGTAATGTTACTAATGTACAATCTACAAATTTACAGATTAATGATAAGAATATAGAATTAGCCTACGGACAAAGTAGTCCAAGTGATAGCGTAGCCACAGGCGGCGGTATTACCTTACACGGCACAACTGATCATACCATTACCTGGGTTAATAACGGGTCAGGGTGGAACTTTAATGATAATACTAACATTACCTCAACTGCTAGTTCGTACTTAATTGGCGGTAACGCAGTAGTTAATGCAACATCGCTGGGCAATGTTATCAAGTCTGCACCAGGATTAACGAGTTTAGGTATACTGTCTGTTCTAACAGTTACTAATGTAACGATACATGACAGTACCGTTCAAGCAACTGGAACTAATAAAACATTATATCTATCAGGAACAGGCACGGGCACAGTAGATGCTACCGGTAATAGAATTACTAGCGTAGCAATCCCAACAGGCCCATATGATGCTACAAATAAAACCTATGTTGATGCTGGACTACAATTGGTAGGATCAAAAGGATTTACATTCTCAATTGATACAACAGGCATGGCTGATCCGGCAATAGATATTCTACCATATCTAAATCTAGCTCTTCCAATTTATAACCCATCACCGTACGAATACCTTAATTTAGGTGAAGGCACACGAGTACGAGTAATATGTACAAATTTATCAATTGCTGTACCTGCTAGTCCTCAACAATTGATTACATTAAATTCAAGCGGTGTTCAGGTAAAAGATATTAACAATAATACACAGACAGTGATAATACAATCCGGCCTAGCTGGTATTATTCCGGCTTCGACAATAATTGTTCCAACAGTTACTAGAGTAGTTAGAGAATACCTTGTGATTAATCAGTCTGGAACATTAGTATGGCAAGGCGGCAGCATTGTCTCATAAGGAATAAAGAATGGCATACCAAATTACAAAATCAGACGGCACGATACTATTAGAATTAGCAGACGGATTTACTGACAGTGTTTCGTCTAGTATCACGTTTGTTGGTAAAAATGTTTCAAAGTTTGGTGAGATACAGAACAATGATTTCTTACATTTATTAGAAAATTTTGCGGCTGCTACAGAACCAGCAAATAAACTAACAGGCCAATTATGGTTTGATAAAACTAACAATGTATTGAAAGTTTATAACGAAACACAATGGCAAACTTTGGCAGTGATGTCATATAGTACATCTACCTCCGGAGCATCGTCGGCAAGTAATTTGTGGTATGATAGCGTTAACAATCAATTATTCATTAACACTGGTACAGGATTTACTTTAATTGGACCAGAGAAAGCTCCGGGATTTAATCCTACAAGACTTATATCTGTATCATTATTAGACACTGCTGATGTAGCACATCCTGTTATTGAAGCATTAGTAAATGATCAAGTAATTTATGTAATAAGTGGCGATGACTTTGTTACGTCATCTACTAATTTAATCTCTGGCATATCTCATATACATAAAGGTATAACACTTAAAAATGGTAACATTGCGGGCAATACAGATGCTACATTAACTGGCACTAGTCTATATGCTACTAATGCTAACGCATTGTTAAATGATGGTGCTACATCTTATGTTCTAGCATCGACATCAACTCAGGCTAATACCATTGTACAAAGAGACGGAAGCGGAAATATTCAAGCAGGTTCTGTAACTGCTAACAAATTAATATCACCTACTAATTCAAGCCAATTAGCTGGAACATGGAATGTATTAAATGGACTGAGTCCAGTAGCAAACAATGGTGCAAATTTAGGCAGTTCGGGATTACGATGGAACACTATCTGGACCTACGCAATTGATGCACCTACAGTAAATGCCAATAGCGTTAGTTTCACAGCATTAACAGATCCTACGCTGTTGAGTATAGCACGCTGGGACACTGATCCTACATTTGCTCATAATGGCGATGATAGGATCCCAACGCAAAAAGCTATTAAATTATACATCGATAATGCAATTAGCAATACACAAAATCAAATAAACAATTTACCTAACGCATCGGTACCTCCAGTGGCAGATAAAATTGTTCAACGCACCGGCGCAGGAGTAGTTTGGAGTGATACCAGTGGTACACACACAGGCAGTGTTATTGGCAATGTGACGGGTAATGTAACGGGTAATGTAACAGGCAATGTGACAGGCAATGTATCAGGTAACGCCGGTACAGTTACTTACGGTGTTTATACTAACGGCTCGTATAATAATCCAAGTTGGATTACAGGATTAGCAGGAACAAAAGTTACTGGTATACCTAACACATCCTTAAACAATTCAAGTATTACAATGAATGGAATTCCAGTACCTCTAGGTGGATCTTATTCATATTCTGGATTTGGAGTAGGACAATCTTATCAGAATGTAACCGGAGCTAGGACATTTGGAACACCCTACACTAATGGAACTGGTAACGTAATTTGGGTAAATGCTACTGTAAGTTCAGCTGATATTACTTCTGATACTGAAGATGCTGCTATTTGGTCCATTGCTTACGTAAATGGAGTAGAAGTCACGAGAGAGGCCGTAAATCAAACAGGGAGACCGACTTATTTAGGATGGATGACATTACAGTTTTTTGTTCCTCCCGGAGCATCGTACTATATTAATATCTATTGCCCGGATGAACCAGTAAACAACCTCTCAGATGGTCAAACAATTATTAATTGGGTAGAATTTAGATAAAATAGGTTAAAACAATGCCATACATACTGAATAAAACAAATGGATCTACACTAGCAACTGTTCAAGACGGTTCGATAAATCAATCAACTGACCTGACATTTGTTGGTAAGAATTATGCTGGATACGGCGGATTCATTGATACAAATTTCTTACATTTATTAGAAAACTTTGCTAATAAAGCGCAACCACCTAAGGCTATTACAGGCCAATTATGGTATGATTCTACTAACAAAAAATTAAAAGTATTTGACGGTACAAATTTTGTGTCACTAGCATATACTTCATATTCAAGTAACGGCAGCTCTCCTACTAATTTAACCACAGGGGATCTATGGTTTGATCAAAGCCAAAGCGTGTTAAATGTCTACACTGGCAAAAAATGGCTAGCAGTAGGTCCGTCTACATCGGGCGGAAGCGGCGGAAGTGGCGGAAGTCAAGGATTAACCACTATACAAGATTCCTTGGGTAATAATCATTATGTAGAACAACATATTGTTCCAATCGGATCTTCTAATGTTGTAGTAGCAGTGCTGGCATCAGAAGATATCAGCGTAAATACTGCCACATCGTTCTACGGAGATTTTCCTACCCTTAGAAAAGGAATCACATTAGCGGATACTGATGCTTCTGGTATATCAGCTAACAGCACCATGAACGGATCTGGATATTATTTGTGGGGTACTGCATCTTCTGCATTAGGACTAGTAGATAATACTAGAAGTTATGCTCCGGGTGATTTCTTGTTAAAATCAACTTACCAAAATGATTTTTCAATCGGATTAAATGTACCGACTGATGATGGTATTTTGGTTGGAGTAGGCGGGGTATTTAGATTCCACGCAGATCACGGTAACTCTGAAGGTAAGATGACCGGAGTAAATGCTACTAAAATATCTTTCAATTTACAATACAATAATACCACAACTAACATCTTAATGATTGATGGTAATTCATTATTGCCTGGCTCAGGATCAAATGTTCCGCCGGTATATATTGGTAATCCTAACAATAAATTTGCAGGGATTTATGCAACTACAATGACCGCAGTTACGGTAACTGCTACTAATATTACAGCCAATGCTGGGACATTTAATACCGTAGCAGCAACCTTTGCCGGAAACCTAACAGGTAATGTAACAGGCAATGTTACAGGTAATGTTGCAGGCAATGTTGCAGGCAATGTTACTAGTCAATTTATCACAAGCGGATCGCCAACAACTGCCGGAACAATAACAGGGAATTGGTCAGTTAATGCTGGAAGCACTTTAAATATTATTTCACAAAATATTACCACAGGTAGTCCAACAACGGCTGGCACACTTACTGGAAATTGGACAGTTGGCTCAGGCAGCACATTAAATGTTAATTCGTTAATTGCCTCAACTGCTGCAATTAATGGAGGTACTATTAGCAATGTTACTGTATCTAGCCTAGCATCTGCATTAACTGTGGCAAATGGTGGTATAGGAACTAACTCGTTAACTGCTAATTCAGTATTATTAGGTAACGGTACATCTGCATTACAGACAGTAGCACCCGGTGCAAGTGGGCGTGTATTAACATCTAATGGTACTACTTGGGTAAGCGCACCTAATTCTGGATTAGGAGTAGGACAAACTTGGTCAAACCCAAGCAGATCTTGTGGAGTAACGTATACAAATTCAACTGGAAAACCTATAATGGTTATGTTAGGATACGGTAGAAGTGGGAATTATCAAATTTATGTAAATGGCACATATTTCTTTAACGTGTCTCATGATAATAACAATAATAATGGTAATGCAGTATCTTTCATTGTACCAGTTGACGCAACATATTATGTTGGCGGTGGGCAAGGTGAAGCAGATTGTACCTTCTGGGCAGAATTAAGTTAAGGATAAATTATGAGATATTTCAAAAACCCAAACGGCGATGTATATGCATACGATGAGACAATATCACATCAACTGCCTTACATGCAAACAGCAATTAACAATGGATGGGAGGATATAACCAGCACATGGACACCTCCACCTCCGCCACCTCCTCCTGCACCACCGACAATTTCTGATCTACAGGCACAGTTAGCAACAATACAGGCTCAACTAACTGCGCTGGCTAACCCTGGATAAAGACTAAACAGCCATCGGCGCTTTGATAGCGTCGTGGCTTTCGTACCCTTCTAATGTAATATCATCCATTTCAAAATCCATGATAACATCAATCTCTGGATTTAATTTCAATGTAGGAGCAGCTAAAGGTTTACGAGTTAATTGCTCTTTAACCTGCTCGATATGATTTTCATAGATATGAGCATCACCGATTACAATAACTAACTCGCCGACTTCAAGATGGCAAACTTGAGCAATCATGTGAGTGAATAATGCGTAACTGGCAATATTAAATGGTAATCCCAAAAACATATCAGCACTACGTTGATACATTTGGCAACTTAATCGACCATTGTTTACATAGAATTGACACATGACATGACATGGCGGTAATGCCATTAGATCAAGTTCTCCGGGATTCCAGGCTGATAAGATGTGTCTGCGACTGTAGGGATCTTCCTTTATACCAGCGATTAATTCTATCAATTGATCGTGATTCTGTAAGATAACCTTATTAATGCGTACTATAGGTTTACGCCACTTGCGCCATTGTACTCCGTAGATACGACCTAGATCACTTGGACTGCGTTTCATGCGTTTCTCAACCCAATAATCTGAATTAGCATTGTCTGTCCATATGGTTTTCTTTTCTACCATACGATCACCGTATAGGATCTCAGCTAGTCTGCGCTCATCGCCGCTACCTTCAATAAACCAAAGTAGTTCGCTAACTACACTTTTCCAAGCAAGTTTTTTTGTTGTAACTGCTGGAAAACCTTTTTCAAGATCAAAACGTAGTTGTACTCCAAATTTACTAATAGTGCCAACGCCTGTTCGATCAGGACGATGATCACCATTTTCTAAAACATCTTTAAGTGCTGCTAGGTATTGTTTCATTTTCTGTACTCTTTAATAGTATATGCTGGGGTTGTGTCAGTGGCTTCAAAATGTTCAATTTCCTCAACTAACGGATAGTGATCTTCTACATAGGTTAGATTAAAGAATTTATCGCAGGTATAGGCTGCGTCAATTTCGGTTACATAATACACGCTGATTAGATCTTTAACGCTATCATATAACTGTTGACCACCAATGATGAAGATATCTTTATTTGCATACCGTTCTTGTAATTCTGTGATAGCTTCTACTGGATCTGTAAAAGTAAGATGAGCACCTGGATGCAGTTCTGAACTAATAACAACATTGATACGATTTGGCAATTGCTTACCTAATCCCTTCCATGTAGTTGAGCCCATTACTACAATCTTATCTGTTGTTAATCTAACAAATGATTTCATATCACCTTTAAGGTGCGGCCAGGGCATCTGACCTTCAAATCCAATGCCCTGGTTACGTTCTACTGCTACGACGCCCGCTATCAATTAAACCTCTACAGCAGCAACTTTTTTCTTGCTTTTTGGAGGATCCATTGTGTCTGCGTCTTTACGTAATTTAGCAGCTTCTTTATATAAAGCATCTGCACGACTACGCATTTCTGCTGGAGTCATTTCGAATGACTCTTTCTTACCTTGGGCAGTATCTGTAGTATCTACTTCAACTGTTTTGGTAGATTTTGGAGCAGGAGCTGATCCATCGTTTACTGCCAATTGATCAACTGTAATACCTTTTTGGTCAGCAATGATTCGATTTAATTCATCTAACTGGATCTGTGTTTGACTATCTGGAGTCATAAGAACCATATTAGTAGGAACTTTCTTCAAATGCCCGTATGAATGTAGATAACCTAACATTACGCTACCATCTGGGAATTTGCGTACTGCTAATGCATCTGCTAGTTCGTTTGCTTGTTGTGCCGCATCGCTTTCTAACAATGACATTAGTGAATCGTGATAACTATCACCTAATCCTTGTGTGCCAACAACTAAACAGTTATTTGGCTCGCCCGGTATTGTACGATACACAATGGCTAATCTAGCCGAATTGTTTTTCATCTTACCAATATGTTTCATTTTATTTCTCCTTAAGCTGCTGGTTGATCAGCAGGTGCGTCAGCTGGTGCTTGTGGTGCTGCTACTGCTAAGAAAGCATCTAGCTTATTAAATACACCACCTACTGCTGCCATTTCAGCTGCGCCAAATGCACCACGACGTGATGCTACATCAATAATTGAACGTAAATTCTGTAAATCAACAATAGTTAATTCTGGTGCTGGTGCTGCTTGTTCTGGTGCTACTTCTGGTGTATCTACTACTTGATCTTCTTGTGCCATTTTTCTGGTTCTCCTAATTATTTTTTGTGCAAGAGTGGACATGCTAAACTGAACATAGTTAATTCTTTATGATCTTCTATTCCGATCTCAATCACGTCTACTATTCTTCTTTGTGCATCGAGCCCTTGCTTAACCCGAACACAATATCTACTATCTAGGTTATGATAAATCCATTGATCGATCTCTGCAAAAATACGAGTATTACTAATACACATTGTACTAAAGTGAGATGGTATATAGTTCAACCTGCGTTGCCCTAATACGTTCAATGGATTTATTATTTCCTTGGCTAGAGACATTAAATACCTACTTTATTTATATATTAGTAATTAGTGTAATACATATTTTGATAATTGTCAACCATTTATGAAGTGATGAATTAATTAGTTGATACTATATTTTGTTTACTGACGGCTACTTTATATAAATACATTTATGAAAATACTATGCGAAAATAACTGCGGCCAAGAAGCTACTTATATTACCTGGAATGGAAAACATAAATGCTCTAAAATTCCTGCACGATGCCCGGCGGTTCAGGCTAAGATGCAAGCAACTTCTATTAAACGATATGGGGTACCTAATGCTAGTTCTAGTCCTACTATTAAAGAAAAACGTCAACAAGTTATGGAAGAACGTTACGGAGTATCTAATGCTGCTCATATACCCGAAGCCCGTGCTAAAATCAAAGCTAACAAAAAAGAATACTGGAATGAATATCATAACCACAAAGATTATTCTGTTGAGGGATTAACTCTAAAACAGTATATAGATCGGTGTCATCAATATGCCGATACAATGTACAATCGACATAAAGGTATGTTAGATCCGCAAGGATTACGAGGTAGAGAATGGCATATTGATCATATCTATAGTGTAGCAGACGGATTTCGAAACTCTATACCTGCTAATATTGTCTCGGATATTACTAACCTTCGTCTTGTACATTGTACAGAAAACTATGCTAAAAGCAAAACTTCTCACAAGTCCAAAGAACAATTGTATGAAGATTTCAGTTTAGGAATCACTTATAATACGCAACCTGCCCAAACGGTGGAATAATTGAATCATTACCGTGAATAACAAATAGTGATTCGCAATAGTTTTCGTCCCCCCAAGATCCGGCCGGATATCCATCAGTAAACATAATAAAGCGTTTTGGCTCAATTTCGTTTTCTTTCATAAACTCGTAGTTTGCATCGAAGTCTGTACCACCACCACCTTTAACTTCGTATGACATAATTTCGTCAGCAGTATCGCCTGAGAATTTAGCATAGTTGTAAACTTGTGTATCAAAACACCATAAGTCTAATTTAAAGTCAACGTATTCATCCATGATGCCTTTAACTTCGCTTAAGAAGTCTTTAGCCATCTTATCGCTGATACTACCTGACATATCAATTGCTACGCTTACATCAATAGTTTCTTCGTTAGTCATGCCTGGTAATACAGCACCTGAATGTTGGCTCTTACGATTTGGACGACTAAAACTAAAGTTACTTTTCATAATGCTTTGGATATTCATACGTAACAATTCACGCCAGTCCATTTGCGGTTCTGTAAAGTCTGTAATTAATCTGCGGATACCTGCTGGCAATTTACCAGCACCTGCACTTTGAGCAGCCGCTACCATAGCTTCTTTGATTTCATCGCGGATAGCTTTCTTTTCTTCTGCTGTTAGTTTAGGACGACCGCTCTTACCTTCTTGGTCGCCGCCGTTGCCTTGACCGTCTTCACCTTCGCCGTCATCTAAATGCTCGTCTAACATCTCGCCTAACGAACTAATGTCGATCTTTTCGGCATTTTGATACAAGTCGTCATAAATTTGTTCGTAGCTCATACCACGATACTTATTGTCTTGGAAAATTTTGATCCAGTTAGGAACTTCACCGATGCGTTCATCTTTAAGAATTTGATTTACAGCATAGTCTGCGGCAATGTTTGACAATTGATGATCACGGTCACCTTTACGACCCATATGGTCAAACACGTTATGTAATACTTCGTGTGCAAATCCGAACTCTGCTTCTTTAGGCTTTAATTTGCTGACAAAGTCGTTGTTATAATAGAAGTTGCGACCATCTGTAGCAAGTGTACTACACCAATCACTTGCATCAATTAATTGCATACGTGTAGCCATATTGCCAAAGAAAGGATGTCGTAATAGCAACCCAACCCGAGCAGTTACAAGTTTTTCAATAATCTTGTTCTTTTCAGCAGGTGAATACTCACGTGTCTTTGTTGGCTTCTTAACTTTTTCTGCTTTCATTACTGACATAATATACCTTTCTGTTTAATATGTATATATTATACACTCTTCTTTACCATAACACAAGTGAAAAAAGGCCCCGTAGGGCCTTTTATTTGCTTTATTACCCTTCCATTGCTTGGATAATGTACTTACCAAACTTATCGTGGAATTCGTCGAAGTTTTTCAACTTGCTTGCATCAAACGGTAAGTTATAGTTAGTAAGTGCAATCTTAGCACCCATAACAGTTAACTCTGTTGGGAAGTTATCCATCATAAAGCGGAAGAAATTATCTGCCATTTCGTTCCAGTTGGCAGCACGTTTCTTATCAGCTTCTTGTAATTCATAACACATTGAAATGCTCAATGAGTACATAGCTGATACTTCTTTGATAGAAGTCTTACCTACTTTACCCATTAGAATGTCTGTTGGGTTTGGCATTTGTTTAGCTACCTTGCGGTGTGCCATAAACTTAACTGCTAGACCTTCACCGACTGCACCTGCTACTAAGTCTGTTAATGTACCGTCATCTAAGTCGTCATCTTTTAACAACTCACTTACAAATGACCATGAACGTGGTGTAGCAAAAGCACGACTTGAACTGCGTGGATCAAAGTCGTATAAGTCTTGTTTTGCAAAGCCCAAATAACCAACAACTTGTTCATGCACTTTATTGTCAAGTGCCCAACCTAACCAATCTTCGTAGTCTGTACGTAGTTCTAAGTGCAAGAAACGATTAGCCAACGGTGCTGGCATGCGATATGTAACACCTTTATCTGTTTCACGGTTACCTGCCGCTACAATTGAAACACCATCTGGTAACTTATAAGTACCAACACGACGGTTAAGAATCAATTGGTAAGCCGCAGCCTGTGTTGCAGGTGCTGCTGAATTTAATTCATCTAAGAACAAGATAGCTGTGCTATCTGCATCAGTAGGTAATTCGCTTGGAGGAGCCCAAGTCATTGTACCCATGTCGCTGTTGTAATACGGAATACCTTTGATGTCAGTTGGTTCCCAAAGTGATAAACGAACGTCAACTACTTCGCGATTTTGTTCATCGCCGATTTGTTTAACGATATCTGATTTACCAATACCTGGAGCACCCCACAAGAATACTGGACGTTTAACCTTAACGCATTTGCGAATGCTCTTCTTTGCTTCATTGGGGCTAACTGTACGATTTGCTGAAATCTTCTCTGCCATTTTCTAACCTTTCTGCATAATTAAGTGTGTATGTGTAACCTACAAACATATTATATGACAAAACGGGGTCTATGTCAAGCTGATTCTGCGCTTTTTCGAGATATTTCTTTAGATTTTCCAAACTTATATAAGTCGCCGCTGAATAAGATCAGTTGTACAGCAACCTTTTCTCGGCTTACATAAATGGATTTTTTGTCTAGATAATACGGACAATCGATGTATTTGTCCATCCAAATAGTTATTTGATTAGTGATACTGGTGTTATCTGGGATATCTATTTTATAGAATTTGAGCTTAATGCTTTCTGATAATAATTCAAACCCTATAGGTGTTAATCCAAAACTTCTTTCACCTAATCTTGGATTACGCCACCAGGTATGTAACGCTTTTTCTACATCAATTGGTTCGCCTGGCCAGCCTAATTCTTTAAGGAATTGTTTAGTTAGAAGAGTTTTGGTATCCATTTAGGATAATTGTTCACCGGTAGTTAGTTTATACACAGCAAAATCATTACAGTTATACAATTTGTTTAATTTTTCTGCAAGATTAAGTGCATGCCCGCTGTTGCTAAATGATACTTTCTTATATTTAGGACCTAGTTGCTGTGCTACAATTGAACTAGTTTTCAAATTAACTGGTTTACCTTTATAGAAAACAGCCCAAATGGCATCAGCTTCTAAAACCTGTTCAGTTTTATAAGTCTTTTTGTTTGTTATTTCTAACAATATATTGGGTTTTGGCCTGCTCACAAACGACTCCGTAGCACTTAACGATAGTGCTCGTGTATTTAGCAGCATATAACTCAAAATCCCCCACCGTCTACATTGACAGAAATTGTGTCAGGTAATGTGCTAGCGGCCTGTAGCTGAGCATCAAGTTGACCAGCAATGCGGGTCATTGCTACAGCAAGACTGTCATTTAATGCTTGTACTTCTTTGATATCCAGAGTAAGGTGCTTTTGATTGCTCTTAATGGCAATCTTAGCTTTGTCTAGGAATTGTTCGATGGGCAATGTGTTTAATTGTTTCATAGTTTGTTCACCTGGTTAAGTACGGTCTTCATTTCTTGTTCAGTTTTGAAAGGACCTTGGTATGGATAGCGTTCTAATGTGATCAATTTTGGGCAGAATGATTTAACCCATCCTTTACGAAACTGAATAACATAATATCCCGCACAGTACAAGCTCTTGCTTTTGCTACTTTTGGCATAGATAGGTAATCTATTCTTTACATTGTATACAGGATTAAATGGTTTGCTACTACACGGAAAATCGTATATTGATTTTGGATCAGCGGGTTTGCTAGGTTTAAGACTATTGATGCTGTCTTTAAATAACTCTTCGCCAAATCGAGCTTTAACCTCATTTATATCAGTTAATTCTACTTTCATACCCTGTCTAAAGAAAGCATAACCTTTCTTTTCTTTGTTCAAAGTACCTAGCTTAACACCACGATTTTCTAATATCCAAACTTTATTTGGAACTAGCACTTTTGCTGTTGTATTCATTGTGTATATCTCGCATTTAATGGGGCTGCATAGCTTTGCGCTTGTTCTGATACTTTAACAAGATCATAACTTGCGCAGAACTTTAATAATCTAATACCTACTTGGCTGACATTTTTGTCAGCAGTTATGCCAGTTTCGATTGTTTCTTTGATTAATTTTCTAATCTCTTTGGGCTGTGCTGTTAGATCACATAATAGTTGATTACGTTGATAATCGTCTAACACTCGATGTTCTACACCTTCGTGATCAACCCAACGTTGTAACATTAAATTGTTCCACGCCCAACCTTTACTATCTCGGTCTGCAAATGCTTCTATTAACCCTACTTTGTTCTTAGTACCTTTTGTGCGCACACCTGGATATGCACTAAAGATATTATCGCTAGTATCACCACGCATGCATTTTTCAAATAACAACCATTCTGGATTTGGAATCTCTTTGGCTAGTTTAGTTTTCTTATCAATTACTGGTTTGCCTTTGTCGTCAAAGTACCCTTCGTGAGTGATAGTAACACCAGCAACACCGTTATATTGACGAACATTAGGTGCAATCAATTGAGCAAAGTCACCGTCTGTACTAATAATAACATGATTGTCATTAGGGTGGCTTTGAATCCACCCTGCAATTAAATCATCTGCTTCAAGCTGTTCATGCTGTAATACTGTACAGTTAGTTTTTTCTGTAACAAATGCTTTAAATTCATCAAACGTTTCCCAAAAGATACGATCTTCTTCTTGTTCACTTGGACTTTGAGCTGCGCGAGCTTCTGTACGTTGTCTTTTGTAGGGAGGATAATGATCCTTGCGCCAACTGCGGCCTTCTAGGAAGAAAATAACATGAGTGCCGTTAAAGTCTTTCCATGCTTTGCGTACTGAGTTTAAAATAATCTGTAAACTCATTCCTACCTTTTCGCTATTGTCTCCACGTACTACATGTCTTGCTCGAAAGAATGTATTTGCTGTGTCTACTAAAATGAATGTCATATTGTATTAAATCCTTACCTGACGGGTTGGAGTTAAGATCCTTTCTTTGGTTTCTCTTTTCATAAACATAATATCAACTTGTAATAGTATATTCTCGTTTTGATGCGTTTCAAGTAAATCAACTGGCACAAACTCTTTGTTCTTAAAGTAATCTAAATAATCTTGTATGCTAGGTGCTCCAATATTATAGTTTATAATTGGACATTCTACATACATTAAATCTACTTTATCTACAATAGATTCAGCCCCTGCTAAAATATCTAATTCAGAACCTTGTGTATCAAGTTTAATAAGATTAGGAATTGGCAGGTTGTATTCATTTATTATAGCATCAAGTGTGGAGCAGAGCAATCTAACAGTTGTTTGATTGTCGTATGTTGTGGTATTTTCTTTATAGTAACTATCGCCGGTGTTTGTTCCATTGTAGAATTCGACAAACTCTCTACCGGGATTGCTTAGGACTGTATTGAAATAGCGGAATTTGCTATTAGATAAAATTTCATTATATGCAGGGTTAGCTTCAAACAGGATAAAGTCTGCATTGGGGCAAACTTTATCTTGTATCTCGCGGCTCCAGTTGCCTACGCAGGCACCAATATCATATACTGTATCAATTTGTAAACCTAGTTGTTGAATACCGTAGAGCCACTCTGTTAATCTTGACATTAACTAATCTCTGACTTACCATTACCTAAATCATTTACATTAATGTATCCTGCACCTCTACGATCCATATCTACACCTGATTCTGCACCAATATTGCGACACAAATCTTGGAACCAACGATCTGCTAGTTCTTCATCTGTTTCACCATAATAGCCTGCTTCTTTCAATTGCATGATAAAATATTCATTCCAATCAAGCTCAAAAAATCCATTACGAGGATTCTCTGGATTTACTTTGGTATCTAATACTGCAATGTAAGGCTCTTTCTTTTCTGTAGCAAGTTCTTTTGGCGTTAATTTAGCAATACGCTCTGCTTCTTTTGCTGCGACTTCTTCTGCCTTTGCTTCTTCTGCTGCTAATGAAGATGCTTTTGCCTCAGCTTGTGCTTCTAGGGCTAATTGAATAGCCGCTTCTGCTTCTGCAGCCGCTTTAGCACGTATCTTATCAATGCCCGTAACTTTTTCAAATAATGTTTGAATAATATTCATATTACACCTTAAATAAATCTACAGCTTCCCAAGGCAAAAAATCTTTGCCAAAGTGTCCGTAGTTAGTAGTTTGACTATAGATAGGACGAAACATATTAAATCTATCTATAATACCCTTTGGAGTTAGATCAACATGTTTAATTATCCAATCTCTAATGCCTTCGCAATTTCCATCGCAGTCAATGTACACACTCATTGGATCAGCAACACCAATAGCATAGCTTAATTGAACAGTTGCTACATTTGCGCGACCGCTGGCTACAATGTTCTTAGCCAAGTACCTAGCCATATAAGCGGCACTACGATCAACTTTTGTAGGATCTTTGCCGCTAAAAGCACCGCCACCATGAGGACAACTGCCACCGTAGGTATCCACGATAATTTTTCGTCCGGTGAGGCCAGTATCACCGTCGGGCCCACCAATGACAAAACGACCAGTAGGATTGATAAGAAATTCGGTAGCATCTGTGATAATCTCCGGAACACACTCTCTAATATAAGTTTCAATTACAGGACGTAGCTCTTCAACTTCTACACCTTGACTATGCTGAGTTGAACATACAATCTTAGTAGCATAACGAGCTTTATTACCAATGTAATTTAATGTTACCTGTGCTTTAGCATCTGGACCTAACCAAGTTTGCCCACCTTTACGCATTGTTGTCAAATATTCCATAATCTTATGGCTGTAATAAATCGCCGCAGGCATATAGTTCGGAGTTTCTTTAGTAGCGTGCCCAAACATCAGTCCTTGATCGCCTGCTCCGAAGTTATCAGTACCGAGTGCAATGTCTGCGCTTTGTGCATGTAATAAGTTAGTGATCTCAACTGTACGCCAATCAAATCCTTCTTGTTCGTAGCCAATATTTTTGATAACTTTTCTTACAGCACTATCGATCTGCGCATTGTGTAGGGCAACATTTTTATACTCTCCTGCAAGTACAACACGATTAGTAGTAACTAAAGTTTCGCAAGCAACCCGCATACTTGGATCTTCGTGTACCATAACTAGGTCTAAAATAGCATCACTAATAGCATCTGCTACTTTATCCGGATGTCCTTCACTAACAGATTCTGATGTAAATAGATAACTCAATTATGTACCCCATTCATTTTTAAATAACGGAACTTGCAGCCTATCACTATATCGCAAGCCGTGTTTCATTGCTAATTCTGCTACACGACGGTTGTTTAATGCATAAACGCTTTCAACCCCGCCGACTGGCATTAGATAAATTGGACCAGTAAACCCATTTTGTTGATAGATATCTGCGGCTTCTAATGCTTCTTCTGCATCTTCTTCTGTTGCAATAACAAACTTAAGATATGTATAACCTGCTTCTTCATACGAACACACAATCTCAGGTTTAATTGCTTCGTCTGGATGTTCACCACTTGCACTTAATTTAGCACTTACACTAAAAGTTACTTCTCTATCAAAGTTTTCACTTTGCCAATTGAGTAGATATGTTCTAAGTTCTGGTGATAATTCTTGAGTACCATTTGTTTCAAATGTGATCTCTTTTAGATTCTTCATTTTGGGATGATCTAATAGATCTGGATAAGCACGTTGCCATCCTAGCAAAGGCTCGCCGCCTGTGATAACTAAATGTTCGTCATTCCAATCTTTATAAGGCAACATATCTGCAATTGCTTCTGCAATAGCATCTGACTCTAACATTGGACTTAAATGCTTAAAGCGTGGATCCCAACTAGCATAACTATCGCACCCTGTACTAACTAGTGGAAGTTCATCATATTTTGTGTATAGTTCTGGATTAACAGTTAAGTATTCTTCACTCAATTGCCCTTTACCCATACCGAAGCCCCTACAAGAAAAATTGCAGCCAAAAGTTCTAAGGAACACGCTAGGTACTCCCATATAGCGACCTTCGCCCTGTATGCTGTAAAACAGCTCTGCTACTTTAATTTTACTCATATAATTTTGACCATATTTTAAGTTTTTCAATTTTGTTTAATTTAGCAGTGTTTAAATTATTTAGGTCTAGAACACCTTGCTCAACTAAAATATCTACCAGGGACAGCATATCGCCAATTTCCATTTCTAAATTAGCTCGTTGGGTAAGGCCTGATTTGTGAGAATTATCTAGCCCAAATCGATATATTTTACTAGCTGCCTGTATTACTTCAGCACATTCTTCCTGCAGAATAATCAATGCTTCTTGTGTTTTGTTAGTTATCACTTTTAAATACCCAATCTTCTGCAATATCATCAGCTGATGTTTCACTTAATGCTATTTCTGAACGTATGTAATGCCCATCTTCATAACACATTATAACATACTCTCCGCTCTGTTTGCAAACATTTGCTGTTCTATTTTCGTGGGCATAGTTGCTAAGGATCATTCTTCGTTGTCATCCTCTTCATCTTCATCCTCATCTTCTTCATCGCCGCGAGTTTCACCTTCGTAGACTTCTTCGTCTCCAACAATGATCCACTTAGATTCAGCCCATTTACCTGTAGTGTCTAGATTGTAGTTGTCAATGTCTTCGCCATCATACAACACACTGATAACCATTTCCCAACCATCGAAGTCACCATAGTTAATTGTAAGTTTCTTAGGATCAAATGGTGAGGTTAATGGAAAGTCATTGCCAAATAGAAGACCTTTTTCACCTTGAGCACCATAGAATACCACAGTGCCTTCTGGCTGTTCACTGATGTAGGTTTCTTCATCACATACCACAGTAACCCCTTCGGCTTCAAGTGCTTCGGTAGTTAATACACACTCCCAAACTTTGTCACCATTTTCATCATAGACTTCAACAGTGTTACCTTCATCAAATGTTGCGCCACTGTTATGTGCTAGATTGGAACAATCGTAAGCATTGCCTGGTTCAAATGGACGCATGTCTTCTGGGATATCGGCCCATTTCTCATCATCCCAATCACTTGCATATTCTTCAATGTCAATTTTCTTTTCTTTAAAGAAATCATAAATCTTGCGATCTACAGTACCAAAATAAACTTCGCCACCATATGCGCCAATTTCAATTTTATATTCACGTGGAGTGAATTTAAGTGTTTCCATTAACTCTTCTTTTTGTTTCTTTGTAGCCATAATAGTTCCTTTAGTTATTCCCACCAAGATTCATAAGGAAAATCAATCCAAACATCTTCCTCTGCTTTATTAATTTCAAAACCAACATAGTCCATCTTAACCTTGCAATCACTATCTAAGTTATCTACAATTGTAGCAAACTTTACATTTTGATTCCAAACATGATTCCATCGAGCATCGCTGGGTAAGCAACTAGTTTGCCAATCTTTCATAATCCAGTTTAGTGTTTCGCCAGTGTCGTTAATATCATCTACAATCAAAATGTTTTTAGCAACTTGATCACCTACCTCGCCGTTGTATCCGTATGCATCCTCTGCCATCCAAAGATTGCTTTCTGTGTCTGCGTGATCACGTAAGGCTACTTTTAATGTATGCATTGGGATCTTAAAGTAATGACTGATCATTGTAGCAGCCAGTAATCCGCCGCGAGTAACACCTACTACATAATCAGGCATCCAATCGCTAATAGTGATATCTCGGCAGATAGCGCCAACATATCCTCGATATTCTTCAAAACTGATTCGTCTCTTATCCATTCTCTTCTTCCGATTTACATAGATTATACAACATTTTAAACTGACTCCAACTCTTAGCTAGTGCTGGAAATTTTTCACACATCAGGCCCATTTTAATAGGATCGAGTTTATATTCTAACATCCACTCGTGCTGTTGATCGGTATAAGACCATCCAAAAGTTCCTGTCGGTCCTACTGTACCAGCTGTACCAGCACCGCTAAATGTAGTGTTGCTTCCAGCCCCATATCCTGTACCACCATTTGCTATGGTAATATTGTTAATAGCGCCACCAATCACGGTATTATTACCAGACTTGTTAGCAGATGCACCAGCGGGGAGAAATATTTGACTCATTGTTTTAATGATTCGATTGTGATGATCTTAGCAATCTCTTGACCCATATCTTGTTCTTCTGTAATAACATATAAGCCACGACGATTGCGATCCTTACTATCATCGTAGAACCGTGTTTCGATTACCATACCACCATTAGCTTTATACACACTAAAGTTAATACCTTTATCGCTATTGATGCTCGGATCAGACATTTCGATTGTAGTTAGTTTATTGCTTTCATTACGATAGATAGCATCTGCCCATTTGATAATTAAGTTCTTTAACATGCCTCTACCTGTTGGGGTTTCTCTACGATTTGAACGATTTGATTCTTTATAACCTACACTTATTCCTGTACTCATTTACTAACCTCCTTGGTTGCTAACATTGTGATTATCGTCAATATCGTCATCGTCTAATTCGTCTTTAAGTTCTTTTTCTTCACGAATTAATTGATCTAGTTTATTCTGCCACATTTCTTCACTCAAAGCATGACTGCCATCGCAATCACCACTTAAACTGCGTCCACAACCGCAGGTTCCTTGTTTCATATTTTCTACGCTAGGTGTCATTTCTTTTCCTTTATATCTCTTAATGTATTAGCGCGATGACGCCAAAATTTAACATCTTCTAACAAACTTTCGCTCATGTTCTTATAGCGAATAAGATCTTTACGTACCTGCTCATCTATTTGTTCGTAGGCCTTTTGTTTATCACTAGCCTTGCGATCATTGTAAAGGTTAAGGCCAAAGAATATTCCAAAGACTAATCCTACACCAAACCATACTACGTCAGCGCCTATCATCTTGGAGCAAATTCCTGTTGAAGTTTAATATTGTCAAAGAACTCTTTCTTAGTATCTGGATCAGATTTAAATGCACCCTTAAGAACAGTTGTGTTCATTCTTCAACTCCGAAATGTTCTTCTAACTGTTCTGCCGCAAAATGATCGTCCAATGTATCTTTCAAGAAATTACTACATTCCTTAACAATCAACTCGGCAAACTTTTCATCTCGCACATCATGCCAATCTGGGTGATATTCTCCAGGCATCCGAATTTTATCATCAGCAAAATTATCAGCCTGTTCAGCAAGTTGTTTAATCTTCTCGTTCATTTAATACCTCTATTTTCGCAACAACCAGATAAATAATAATATAGAATTTATGAGGCGTATTATGATTACTAACAAATATAGTATAACATATTATAGAATAATTACAAGAGCATTAAATGAAAATAGAACAAAATCTTCTAAATTTAATCAATGCCATCATATCATTCCTAAATCGTTAGGTGGAACAAACGATCCTACTAATTTAGTAGATTTAACCTATAAAGAACATCGAGTGTGTCATTGCCTTCTAATCAAAATGCAGGATAATTTCCAAGATGAAATTAAAATGCGTCACGCTTATGGCTTCTTCAATAAATCAAGTGCGTTTAATGGCCCTAGATATCGACGAGGAAAAGAAAACATTTTTTCTACCCCCAAACTTATTGAGCAAGTTCGTCTGCGTATGCTCATTAATAATCCTATGAAAAATCCTACAATACAGGAAAAACGATTAAACTCTTGGAAAGCAAATAGAGCTGCCAAAGACTTCATCCCGCCTCGTGTTTTGAAAGACAAATTCATTACTCCAGTCGGCATATTCAAAACTAAGAAAGAAATACACAAAGTTCTAAATATCCCCGAATGGACATTAAACACTATCTATAATAATTTAGATGCTTACCCTGTGACCAATGGTAGGGCAAGCAAGAAAATTGATCACCTAAATATCGATTCCTCTAAAACTTGGAGAGAGAATGGATTTAGTTTACTTGCCGTTTCTTGCTTGTAGTTTGATATTATCAAAGAACTCTTTTTTGGTACTTGAGTCATTCTTAAACGCACCATGTAATACAGTTGTTTGGGTTAAGCTCGAATGTGCCATTATGCCTCTATTAACGCAACATCCGTGTTCGGCTTCTATATAAACTGCTACATCCTCACTACCTGTTGCTTTCATAATCTCTCTAGCAATGTCATTACATAGTTCTTCTTGTAGAGTACCACGACGAGAACACCACTGAGCAATACGAGTGTACTTAGACAAACCAATGAGCTTTTGAGCGGCAATAATCCCAATATACGCAACCCCCGCCACCGGTTGGTGATGATGACTACACATACTGCGTAGTTCACTGCGAACTACTAGCATACCTTCATAACGATCTTCGCTGTCATTTGGAAATGCTGTAGCATCTGGATTAGGTTCATAACGTCCGGCCATGATCTCATTAAAGTACATTTTGGCTAAACGTCTAGCTGTACCATGACTGTTAGGATCGTTTTCACGATCAATTAACAATGTATCAAGCACACCTTCAAATGCTAGAGTTGCTTCGTCAATTAATAGGGCTTTGTTTTCTTCTGTGATGTATTCTGAGATGTTATCTCCAGCCCAGAAACGTTTGTTGTCTTTCTTTAAGTTGTTGCGAATAGTTTCGCTAACTGGTGTGTATTTTGCTACCATTTTATCTCCGATGATAAGGCAGATGGATTGCCATGTTTAATAATATTATATAGGGTTATTTAGGCTCTGTCAACTAACGAATGATTTTATTTTTCGCCACAGCACTTGCTAATACACTTAACTCAACTCCTAATCCTTCAGCGTATTTTAATAATGCCGAAGTATCTTTTGGAAAGCAAGCACCACCGAATCCAAACTTACCATCTGGACCAGGTACATCAAAATGACTATTACCCTGACGTGAATCAAACTGAATAGTATCTTTAACTACATTGTAATCAATTCCAGCAGCGTCAGCAAGTGCCTTTAGCTCATTCATAAAGATAACTTTTGTAGATAAGAATGTATTGATAGCATATTTTGTTAATGCTGCCTCGCCTATTCCGATCTTAGTAATGTTAGTTACTCGGCGTTGCGCTGCCAAGATAGCCGCTTCTGCCTGAGTAGCATAAGGTTCATATCCACCGATAATGGCATAAGTACCGTTGATGTAATCTTCGTTAGCAGTTGCCGCAACTAAGAATTCTGGAGCATGAATAAGATTCTTATGACTTTCTTGTAAGCGAACATATACGCTAGGTGGCGCAGTGACCTTACTAATGATAGGGCCAGTGTAATCTGTTAGCTGTTCCATAACGTTTTCTAAGATGCTGGTATCGCAAGCACCATCTGATCCAATAGGGCTAGGCACGCAGATGTAGATAGCATCACACGCTTTAGCATCAGCTAATGTTGCTGGCAATCCCTTATGAGGATCTACATCAACTGTTTCAATACCTACTAAATCGTGCGCTGCCTTAACAGCACCACCTACGAATCCTAATCCGATAATTCCAATCTTCATTTTAATCTCTCTAATAATTGTCCAGCATTGAAAAACTCTTTGGTTAAACTATATGCCTGTTGCTTAATAAATTTAACATACTCGTTATAATTTTCCATATAATCAACGATCAGCTCACATAGTTCTTTTCTATGGGTAAGATAGCTGTCCCATGATTCTGTCCACTCACTTGGGTATTTCCAAACATTAGCAAACATTTCACTGTAGCTCAATCTGTCTGGAACCATTGGGATAGCATCTAGTAATGCACCTTCGTACATACTAATGCCCAATGTTTCTTGTAGGTTAGCACTAAACACCATCTTAGCTTCACCTAATAGATTGTGATATTCGTTCTTTGTTAATTGTTGTTCTTGACAAATAACCCATTCGAACTGCGGTAATGCCTGTGCTAGATCTCTAAATATCTCAACCTGTTTCTCAGGAGCGATACGATGAGGAAATAAGATAAGATCGCGCTTGGGCATACCTTTATAGATATCTAAGGTATGTTCCATATATTCCATAGGCCAACCACTACGTACAATCTTATAGTTCATAAGCAAACTTGCTTTATCTTCATCAGCCCACGGATTCTCACGCGGTACTCCATTTTCTAGTAGATTGTCAACAAACATATCTATATGGAATCTAGTTGCAAAGTAGTTGTGATCGATGGCTGCAAAGAAGCTCTTCTCAGCATTTCTAACCCAAGCCGCAGGACCAATTAATCTACCCAAGAAGTCCTGAGGATCATATGACCCCGCGTGGAACATACCGTGTAAGGTCCAGTTAAAGCCTAACAGATCCTTCATATATTTGAGTTGGATAACCGTAGGATTCCAAGCGTCGGTAAAAAGGATGTGATCGTCGGTGGAAGTTTCTCCTCTATTATGATGCTCTAAAAAATTACATAATTGCGAACTTTTCCAATAGTTAGTATCTGAAAAGTTTAAGAAAGCACCCGGAGTAAGTTGGCTGTCTTTCTGGATACCATCAACCTGAACTATATTAAACTTATCTCCTAAGTTGTTCTTGAGTAGTTTTGGAATATGTTTATGCCATTGTGCTGTATATCTGGTTTCAATTGGCTCAAGCGAGAAAATCCAAATTGTAGGTTTCATTAAGTAAGCCTCCGTGCCATAATGTATAAATAAGTATATACTACTTATTATTGAGAGTCAAGTATTATGACTAAAAATGAAATAAAAAAGTTAATAGAAACTTATCCAAATAAAATAACAGATTTACGACCTATAATCAAGAACTATATTGGAACTTGTTTAACAGAATATCCTTCAGAATGGCCGTTGTTTCAAAAAGCATTTCACGAATTATATTTAGAAGGATCTGTCATTCCGATATTATGTCCAGTATGCCGTGTTAACCCTTTAAGATTTACCGGACTCCGGAGCGGGTATACCCAAAACTGCTCTTCTTCTTGCAGGAATCGTAATCCAGCATTCTTGAAAAAATACAAAGCCGCTTGTTTGGCAAAATACGGAACAGAGTTTGCCTCTCAATCTACTGAATTTAGGAATACAGTAAAAAATACCTGTATAGAAAAATATGGAGTAGACAACCCATTCAAATCTGAACAGGTAAAAAACAAACACAAGGAAACCTGTATAGAAAAATACGGAGTAGATAATCCTTCTAAATCAAAAGATGTAACTGCTAAAATTAGAAAATCTCGTATTTCTACAGGTGATTGGGTAAGTGACGAGCATCGTAGCGAATTAGAACTTTATAGACTTGCTGTAAAGAAGATTACTGCTAAATCTTACCATACCCATTATTATAAAATCAACCCTAGTAACTTACCACGAGCAAGATACAAATACCATTTAGATCATATATTTTCTGTAGAGGAAGGATTCAAACAAGGAATCTCTCCTGAGGTTATAGGGCATTGGACAAATCTGCGTATGTTGTGGCATTTAGATAATTCTATCAAAAATACTAAATGCCATATTACCCTATCTCAACTAATGGAACAATATACTCACAGTTCCTAGCGTGGATTCTTACCTTGATAACCATTGCTGGTCTGACCATTACGTTGTTGCCATTGCTGACGACGACGGCGTTTTTCTAGCCATTCTTTACAAGCTGGTGACTTGTATAGATCCGCTGGATCAAACTTGGTTAAGTTAAACCTGCAATAGTTTAACCACGCATCAAGATCATCATAGATCTTATGTACTTCTGGCTTTATTGTTAGATATTTGTTTAGCCATTTTGGATTAGCCACGGTAAATCTCCTTAGATTGTGACAGTTTACGAACGAGTACTAATGTACTCATGATAACACCCATTCTCGCCATCTTCGGATACTTCTATCCAAACATCACGATTAGGATACTTTTGAGCGATCTCTTTGTAAAGATCATCTGCGATCATCTCACAGCTCTTATAATTTAGTTCTAAAGTGGCACCGCTACCCACATACATGGTTTCAAGCCACCGTTTGAACTGGATGAATTCGATGTCCCTGTCGTTATGGAACACACTGATTGACACCCTGAAATGAAAAATGTGGCGGTGAGGACTAGCAAGAAACGATACATCATATGCATCTCCAGTATTAAGGTTAGGGTCAGTTGCTGCCGCAGGATAGCAATGAATGCCTTCTTTTTGAAAGGTTACCCAAATTCGTTTATTAATCACGTTTAATTATCTCGTCTTTACCGTATTCATCCCAACTTGTGAATGAATCTCTAGTAGTTAATGAATGTAATGTATGACACCAGACGCCGGGATTACTTGCCTCAAATCCTTTGTCGTCTAATTTAATTGTAGCATTATATCCCAACTGTGTCAAGTATGGAATCTTTACACTTAACTGTGGAATAAATCTACGATTTTCTACCAATGGACCTTCTACTAATCCTTCAGCACAGCGTACATCTAAATCTAGAGTACACCAATAACCTGCTTCTAGACAGGCGATAATCATATCTTCCCATTCTTTCCAAACAATCGCATTGTTTATGTCCGGATTAGGAAAGCTCTGATTAGCCCCAAAATAGATATGTTGAATGTTGCTGTGGGCAAGTTTTGTGTTTAATAATTTTAGAATGTCATTGGACTCGTGAACACCTACAACAAATAATGTTCGTAATCCGTATGCAGGAGTTTGTTCAATCTCGTCACCGATAAAGAATATTACTGAATCTGCTACACCTGTATTATAATCACGCTGCATTTTTGATATCTTCTATTAAACGAGTAACAATCATTAATTCTTGTTCAGCTTTGCCGCAGTTAGCATCATCTAAGTACTTACTCTTACCTGTACGAATTTGTTCTTCTAACTCAGTTTGTCTTTGAATTAATTCATTTAATCTATTCATCATTTAGTCCTTGTTCTAATGCACGTAGTTCGTCATCGTCTGGATTTTCTAAGTCTACTTCTTCTGCTGTAGTTATTTCTTCAACATCAAATAAATTAGTAAATGTATTTTGAGCAGGTCCACCTTGTAGCCTTGCACCTTCTAAACTTGTTAAGAATGGACGAGCCTGTTGAATCATCTCAAACGCTTCTTCTTTAGTCTGGGTGTTAAACAATTCTTTAATGAATTGATTGAAGTACAATATATTACGAGGAACCCAATCACTAAACTGATCACCACCTGAATCTTTTGCGTTTAATTTCTTCCAATGACGCCAATCTGGTTTAAATCTCGTTGATTCGATGTCAGCTAATTGATTAGCACGTTGTACAGCAACAATATGACAGTAAACATTATGTCCCATCATTAATGCATAGGCAAAACTATCCCAACTTGTTTTGTTAGGAATCTTACCTAACTTATTAAGTTTTGGAACTACTGTATAATGTTCAGGATTTAAGTGATTAAATTTAACATCCTTGCCTAATTCTTCCTGTGTTTTTGGCACACCTAGGTCATAGTAGGCAATATCTTTCATGGTTAACCGTCTTCCAAACTCGCTTTCGAACGGAAAAGGGATATCGCTACCTGAAAGTGCTTTATTATCAGGCGCCTTGTCCATAATGACACTCCAACGTTTTGGGGTATGTTGTGCATTAGTGTAGACAAGCCCGTGCGCAGTTGCAATGAATGGTGATGCGCAATCAAACGATATTGTAAGTTCTTCATTGATATGTTTCCTTATTTGTCTTTGGATGCTGGTTAAGTAACAGGCCCAATCTAATTGTGCTGTACCCAAGAAGTGAATCCAATTCTTACCTTTTAGTAGACCATCTTCACGCATAGTCATTAGACGTTTAAGTGTGATGTCCATCTTACACATATTAGCACCACCAAATGCCCAACCTTCTGCTTCACTGCCCGCATAAGGACCATTTGGATCACTATATTCTTTAACACCGTTGTACCATTTCTCCGCAGTATCCCAATCACCACCTTGTAATACATTCAACCATTTGGTATGACCTAAACGATTTTTTAAGAAATAGTCATTATTAAATCTAGTTTTTTCTAAACAGTCTTCAAAAGATTTCAATCCTGTCTTTGGACTATGGATACGATCACATGCCCATGTCGGAACGTCTAACATCATTGACCAATCAGCAGTCATTTCTAACCACTCTAAGATGCTTTGTCGTGTTTTGTTAGCAGCCGGACCATCAAAATTTAACCAATCAAACTTAAGAACGCCCTTACCAATTTGGTAACCACCTGAGTCACCTAAGATCATTGTGTTGGCACGATCACGTTGTTGAATCATTGACTCTTGTGTAATTGATTTTTGCAAATCTAACTGTGCGTGACCTGCTGAATATAGACCGTACTTGTAGGTAAAGTATCCTTCTTCTGGATTTAAGAAATTCATACCTTCAATACCGCGATCAAACCCTGCTGGAATACGGTCATCTGAAATAAATTTCTCTAATCGTTGTTTGGCGATATAGGTACTATAGAATGAACTAATCGCTGGTAGATATACTGCGTAGTCTTTCTGTAATGGGGTTAGGTTAACTTGTTGTTTCATCTGTATCCTTCGATAAGTGTGCTACTATCTTTAATTGTTCTTGTGCTTTATTTAGGTTTTCTAATGCAGCAGCCACAGCTTTATGTTTCTCTGCTAGTTCTTTAATCTCTGCTTCTTCGCGTTTTTTGTTAATGGCCCAGCGCATTGCTTCTTCTGCTTCGTAGCTCAATCCAACTGATGCTTGTTGACTAATACTAATCCAATTATTTCCGTCATATACTTCAACAGATTGTGAATTGGTATTATATCGCATCTGCCCACTCATATTGCCTGATCCATATACCTGAGGCATATAACTACTGACAGTTACGAATGAGCTTGCTTGTACGATATTCTTAATCATTATGCTTGTGCTGGAATAATGTATTTGTAAGTAGCAATACCACTATCCATTGTGATCTGTAATGCTCCGGCGTCACTGATACTTAATGTACAGTTGTTTACGTCTGCAATTTTCAAAATACTTAAGATAGCATTAACTGGCCAAGTAAAGCCTTTGGTTAATTTGCCTTTTACACCTGTTGCAAAAACAAATTCACCACCGTGAGTTGATTGGTCACCGAAGATAAACTTTAAATTACCTTGATCATCTGTTTTAGCAAGGAATGTTGTATGCTCGTTATTAGCACCTGCTTGGAAACTAAACCGTTGTATAGCCTGTAGGCTAGGATTAACTTCGACATCCCAATTAGCACCACGGAATTTAACAGTCTTGAGTTTTTCGTTAATAATTTCTGTGTTCATAAAGCGATAATCATTCTTAAAGCTACCATCTGTGTTTTCAAAATGTAGTCCTGTTGGAACAGTTTCGCCATTACGATCTGCTGTAACCACTTCAATTTTTGCATTTTCTTTGTATTCAGCACCATCTAATAGGTATTTCAATTTGCCTAATTGTGGCATACCAAATACACCTACCATATCTGCGTAGGGTGTGGCAGTTTCTGCGTACATAATAACTGTACGGTCATCTGCCATCGAGTCAATTTTAGTCGAATCAGCTTCGCCTGTAATCTTTACAGTACTCAAAAAGCCTAGGTTGTGTGTATGTGATACGATGTCTTGTAAGATTTCTTTCATTATAATGATTCCTTTGTTATATTAAGTATATTTAGAAAATGTGTCAATGTCAAGTATTTTTTACTCAAAATCTCTTTTTTCTTTGTTTTGCTGCTTCACTAAGTTTTTTCTTATGGTCTTCAGTGAACGTTTTTCCTTTTTTAGATTCTGACATTTTTTGTTTAGTCTCTTCTGATTTAGGTTTTCCTTTATTTGATTCACTTATTTTTGTTTTATGTTCCTCTGATAATAGTTTTCCTATATGGGATTCTGATATTCGTTTTTTTGCCTCCTCGGTTCTAACCTTTCCTTTGTTAGATGTTGATATTTTTTCTTTCGTTTCTTCGGATAACAGCTTACCAGTATTTCCTTTGCTAATATTTTCTTTGTGGGAATCGGTGAGTATTTTTCCTTTATTAGCATTACTGATATCTTCTCTCATTTTTTTAGAAACTTTTTTACCGTATATTTCTTCCCAGGTTTTTCCTTTACGTGATTCTGACATATATTTTCTAATACCTATAGATCTTTTTTCTACTAACTCGTTTGGTTGTTTCTTTCCTGTAAGTGCGGCAGATATTTTTTGTCTGCTTTCGATACTTACGGGATGCCCTAAATTAATATTTTTTAAGTGTTCTCTTACTTTAGGGTCTGCCATTCTTTTGGTTTGTGTTTCACTAAAGGCTATTCTTAATTTTTCATATATACGAGAGTTAATTTTAATATATTCATCTCCAATTTTCCTATGTGACATTTGCCACGCCGCATTAGTCATTGCATTAGATTGATGAATTTTCCATAACAATAAATGCGCAATTAAATGTTCTCTCGGAAACAACGCTATTAGATTTTCGTTCATATCGGTGCCACCCATTGATCTTGGTAAAATATGATGAGATTCCACTTTAATCAGCGGATCGAGTATACGATTCTTTGCTTTTTTAATCAATAATTCATAATGTAGTTTGTAGTTCATATAATACTCCTATCAACTATTTAGTCTTTTTGTTGATAGAAATATAATTATTCAAAATCAAATAACGAAGAAAATGTATTGTTGTTTTGGGTTGACACAAGGTCAATCTCCAATACTCCAATAAGATTATCTAGTTTGTTGTTAATAATAGTAGCTTCCATCTCTGCGTGATCAAATGGTAATTCTTGGAACCATTTAGGTAAACGCAGTTCATCTACTGGATATGCGATTGAGGTATATCCGAGTGGATTGTCTTTCATCTTGCAAACGATAACCTTCATACCATCTACAATGTTCATAGAATATTTGTCACCATTCATGCGCTTCAAAGTATTCCAATTGATACTAGCTCGAACGTGTCCGGGCATATTACTCTTACCTGCCTTTTCTTCTTTGGCTTGATAGGCAGCAATGTTGTTAGCACGTTTTGGGCTACCTTTTTCCCAGCCTGGACGCACTTTAAACTTGGTACGGAACTCTGATATCATCTCAAGAATTTCTGATTCTTCAGCACCATTTAACACCTTGGTTAATACATCGCTCAAAAAGTTCTGCATAAACTCCGGAGTATCACTGCGCTTCAAATCTAAACCCATAGCTTTGATCTTGCCAACCTTGCCGTCTACGTCATAACGATTACCGTCTTTGTCGTAATACAATACAGCATAACGCTTCTTGGTAATAAACAATCCTTTGATGGCAACAATTTCACGCCCTGCTTTAATTACTTCGCCTCTGGATTTAGGACAATGGAAATCATCTAGCATCAATTGAGGAAATGTACCATTTACTTCGTCTGCTACTGTATTATATAGATCAATAACAGTATCTTTATTCCAAGTAAGTTGACCTTTATTGATTTCATTCTTTAAAGTTAAGTATGCGCTAAAGTACGCACTATCAGTATCACCGTAGATAATGCTTTTACCTACATGGTCGTAATCGCCTGTGATAATCTCATTTATCTTAGCGGCCATATGCCTAGCGATTCGTCGCCCAGTAAGGGTGGTGGATTGTCCAATACGGTTATCAAAGAAGCGGCAACCAGCGTTAAGAATAGCCCCATACAGACTATTAAGATTAATTTTCTTAACAAGTTGTCGTTTATCCCAATACTCTTCTTCAATTTTGTTACCAACATCGATAGCTTCCTTTAGTTTTTTCTGCATGTCTTTACGTTCAGCATACCAGCGTTTTAATAATCCCGGAATAATACCTTCTTTCTCGTAGGTAAAGATAGTTCCGTTTGCTGATAGCATCCAAGGTTGATTACTTTCAAATACTAGCTCATAGATCTGAGCACCACTCATTACATCAGTGTGCCCATCTTCCCAATCAATAATGATTTCGTTAGTTTTATCTTTGGCCATAACAAACTCATATTCATTTGCGCCAAACTTACCTTCCCACGCCATAGCGAACTTGCCGCCATTTTTAGCCATCTTGGCTTCGATTTCTGCTTTGGTATAGTCTTGACGTAATTGACCAATAATAGTTTCTGGACCCATGTTTAGGGCACGAATTGCACTTGGATATAAGCTGTTAATATCCATTGAACCAATCCAATCGTGAATACCTTTTTTTGGATATGCTACATAAGCACCTGCGGCCTGCGTGTCAACTGAATCATCTCTTCGAGGACGACTTGGAACAATCATTCCTAAATGATGTGCCTCGTTAATAATAGCCTGTTCTGTAACAGCCACAGCACCCATAGTTGTTTGTAGCAATACTGTACAATCATGTGCTAGTGTGTTAGCAAGGTCTAAGAATTTTAATTTCTTATCTAAGCGATCTAACAAGGCAGTATCTTGACGGTTATATTCAATAAACTTTTTAAAGTCATTGTTGTATAGTTGATCAAGTGTGCCTTCGTATTGTGTTTTGCGTTCGCCTAGTTCATATTCAGCAATAGCATCCAACGAATAACTGTGACGTTCTTCGTAAGTGTACTTGCGATATAATTCTAAACTATCTAAATGAACACGGCCAACTAGATCATAAGTAACGGCCTGTTTCCCATATTTTTCGTATTCACGTTTTTTTGGCAGTTGATCGAATAGACATAATCTACGAGTATCTTCTTTGCTCAGAGTTTTAATAATGCGATTAACTGTGTAGGGCATATCAAAGCCTTCACTGTTCCATCCACTTAACACATCTGCATCTTCAATTAAATTTAAGAAGGTATCCAACATTTCGTATTCTGTTTCGAATAGGATAGTATTTGGAAAATCTTTAACCTGTTCCTGAGCTTCTGCCATAGTTAATGTTTTAGGAGGTACAGCTAAACACACTAGAGTGTCTAACCATTGTAGGTGTACTGCAATAGCAGTAATTGGCATAAACGCATCGTCTGGACTAGCATAGCCACGTTCTGGATCAAAGTCCACCTCAATATCCCAAAATGCTACATTTAGTTTTGGAGCATCTTTACCTAGATAATTTTCTTCTAAACAACGGAATACAGGATTGATATCGCTCTCGTACAGTTTGTGACTTGAATGAATCTTTTGTTCTTTAACATTTTCTTTCCAACTCTTACTAACAACCTTGGTCAATGGTTCCCCAAAGATTGATGTGTATTTTCCTCGACCGTCTGGATAATAGAACACATAGCGTGCTGGAAATTGTTGGAATATACGACCCTTGATTGGATCTCGTTCGACGACCTTGACAATATCATTGTCACGATCCCAGATGGAATCTACATACGACATTTACTTCTCCTAATACCACTTATGGCTGGCTGACCTTCAAAATGCGACTTATGGCTCGCGGAACCTTTCTCGTTTTTATTTATTGTTATTCGGAATCGGTTAGACGATTTGCGTGTCCACTGATATCTACGATTGTTTCTAAATCATCAAACTCACGGAATACTTGATCCCATTGATCTTTTTGTGCAATTTTAATTGCTTTCTTAATAACACTCGGTTTTACATCTAATTCTTCTGCAATTGCTTTAATGGTTTCATTTAGTCCTTCTGTTAGGTCAGCAATCTCTTGCATTACAGTCATACCTTCTGAGACAATTTGTTTAATCTTAATTTTTTCTGGATCGCCAAACGCTTTACTCATAATATCTCCTTGTTAGTCATACTAGTATATAGGGTTGAAAAGGAAAGGTCAAATAATTTTTTAGGTTATCTGACCTTTTTGGGGGTTATCGTTTAATTGCTGGACCACCGAATATGCTAGTACCTTTCATATTCAATGCATTATCTGTTGGTTTTTGTGCTTTCGGTTTAGGTTGCGGTGGTGCTTTAGTACCACTTTGACCTGGACTGCCTGTGTAAGATTTCTTACCGCGTGCTTTACCTGGACTAAGTTGCGGATTTACCACAGTTGCAATAGAGCCGCTTGATGTAGCACCTGCTGTTGCTGATTCTTCTACCCCTGAAGTTTTCTTTACGATCTTGTAAGGATGATATTCACGCTCACCACCGTCATCTGGTTGAATGTGTACACCAGTTTGTCCAACACGGGTTACTTTGCCCGTGCGTGATTTATGACCACCTGGATATTGTTCTTTGCTTGTGTCTGCTGTAACATGATCGCCTACACGTAGATCAGTTTTAGGCAATGGACGTTCTTGTGCTTCTAAGATTTCGTTTATTTTCATTTCTTTAATTTCTTCCTATCTGGAACTGGGCTAGCAGAGTTAGTGCCTGGTGATTCAGTACTACCATTTGGAGTTAAGCGAACACGCGGAGTTCCGATTAAATCTGCTGCTGCTTGCAGGATTTCTTCATCTGCTGGTGTGTATCCGATAGATACTAGTTTCAATCCAGTTGGGCCAGCGACATCCATCTTTTGATCAGGCATACCAGCTAAGGCTATTCCAAATCTATAGGCCATATATCCTGAACTATTGTCTAATTCTGGATAAACATGCGAGTTTGGAATAGCGCCAGATTGATCTGATTTCATTCCTTTTCCGCCCTTAAAGTCGCGGGCTTCTCTCATAAATTCGTATGCTCTCATTCTATTTTCCTTGTCTGCCAAACCATAGCTCAAACCAGGCAGGCGTGCCGGGCTTGATGTTGTTATCTTTCATATATTTGGCTTTGTCGATACTGCCAGTATTTACCTTATTTGTCTCGGCTACCTTTGCTTTATATTCGTCGAGCCTTGCCTGTGCACCAAGACCACCCATCATAGCAGCAATCTTTAATTCTTGGATAGGATCCTCAGGAGCAAGATAGCAATCATCTGGATGATTTTGTGTTATATTTTCTTTGGTAATGTAGAACTGTTTCATTTTGATTCTAATAGTTTAATAAGTTTAGCTATAGTAGTTTCTACGCTTTCGTCTACCGGCACACAGTTGTTTACACGAGTGTTGCCTTTCATCTTAGTGCCTTGTTTCTTATAACCTTTCCAGCACTTTGGATCTAAACGTTGTTTAGCTTCTTCCATCTCTGTTTCTTCGTTTTTCTTTTTACCTGCGCAATGTGCCTTTTGACTAAAGCCTTTAGGATTAGAACAGTTGATACTGTCTTTGTATTTCTTAGTCCACTTTTCTTCGACCTTGGCTTCGGCTAAGAAACGTTCTGCGTTCTCAATCATCTGTGCCATTTCTTCAATGCTTTCGCAGTGCCATTTACGCAGTGATTTATTGATACGTGAATCTGGATCGTGTGCTGTTTTAGAGCTAGTGTTATGTTTCTTCATACCTTTCATACGAGCGCAAAAACTCTTGCGACGTTTAGCATCTTTACTACCTGCTTTTAATTCACTAGGCTTTTTGGTCACTGCTGTCTTTAGTTTGCTACCAGGATGTTCTCTGCGATAACTGGCAACTCCTTTTTTATTAAGGCCACCGTTCTTATTCTTACCTGACGATTTTTGCCACGCTGCTGCTTCGTCTGTTTCTACACTTTCACCGGCATGTTTAAAGTATTGTACTTCTCGTTCGTGTTTTTCTGCGGCAGCACGAGTCGGAAAGTCACCTAAGTTCTTACCTGTCTTTTTACTAACCAATCTATAACCACTACCGTGTTTAACGATGTGTTCGTTAGTTGTGCTTTTGTCTACAATATAGTTGCCCATACCTACACCTGCCATACCATCTTGGCCTTCTTTGGCTAACTTAGTTGCAAGTTGATGTACTTGAATACCATAATCCTTGCCGTTCTTTTTAATTAAGAATTTAATAAAGTCAAAATACTTTTGACGTTCATTGCGATTGGACATAGCACGACCGATCAATTCTCTAGCCTGTGCTGCATCTGACATTTCATTGCCTTCTGCCACTGGAGTAATTTCTTTTGCTTTCATATTAGTCTTTGGTTGTTTAACCAATCCTTGTTGTATATCTTTCATCAACTGTTCGGCATCCTTAGTACCGATAGTTTTTGGGAGGCCACTCATAAACAGTTTTAGATCACCTGCTACTGCGGCTTCGCGCATTTTAGTTGCACTCATACCTGCTGCACTATCTGAATCTGGATCACGCTCACCTGCTGACACTACTTTGATTGTATCGTAATTGTATTCGGTGCCATTGTATTTGTTTAGTGTTTCTTCAAATGCTTGTACACGATCTGAACCAGCTACCATAATAAGATTCTTATATCGGTTATTAAGGATCTTTGCTGCCTCTATAAATGTACGTACTTCGGCATTAGCGGCAGCAAAGTTAGTACCTGGAAATGCCAGGTTTAAATAGTGCATTTTTTGATTAATTGACAATGGATTTGTCTTAGAATCTTGTGTTTTTGAAGCATAAATGACGTAATCTGCGCTCTTTCCTGCCGCGGTGTTCTTTACTGTATTAATGAGCAACTCGTGACCAATTGTAGGCGGTTGAAAACGACCAAATGCAAAAACCACTGTGTTTGCCTGTGGTTTGATCATCTCTCTCAGCAAGCGGCTTTCTTTTATTTTTGAGCTGTAGTCCTTGTGATTTTCATTAACCGGAGGAAGTGATGTATTGAATTTCATCATAATTTCTGACCTAAATTTATCATATGAAGGAACAGTATCGAATAGAAATGTTTTTGCTATTAATTTAGTTTGAGTTGATTCGGACGGAAATTTTGCTATCTGACCGTTATCATATTGAATATAGAATATATCGTTTTGTTTTTTTATAAAAGTGCCAAATTCTATTGGTTGCATTTTTATAATTCTATTACCTACTAATCCTAATAGTACTGTAATATATTTTTTATTTTTTTCTGGATTATTAGCATCTGATCGTAAACTTAAGAAATAATTAGTAGCATGGGACTCATTGGATTCAAATAAATTATCATTAGTTGTAAAATACGTTTCGGCAAGATGTAGTCTATCATCCATGTTGTCTATATTTTCATAATCAGTCCATTTGAATACATCTTCGCGGAATGTTTGTTGTATTTTGCCCAATGCAGCCTCTTTGCCGGCACCTTTGGCAGTGCCAACCTCGCCTGATTTAACTGTAATCATACTACTAAACACACCCTGCATACGAGCATTGCTACGTGGATTTTTGATTACCTGTTTGCTACGTGCTAACAGTGTATCAAAGTCTGCATCTAGGTTGTATTGATATAATACTTTCTTTAGATCGTCAAAATTGCGACTAGTCCAAATAACTTCGCGACCAATTTGTTCGTAGGTACCTGGTTTGTAAGTAACCTTGCGTAATTGTAGTTCAACTGAGCTTAGATTAAACTCGTATTCTTCATTTGGTTGTGTAAGCACCGGTGCAGTAATGCCCAGGCTTTTGAATAACCTCTGAGGATCTGTTTCAATTGTAGCAATCTTAACTAGGCCTAGAATTAGTCCTTGCTTTTCAGCAGGCAAATCTAAGAACTGTTGCTTGAATGATGCTTCAGATTCGTCTAGGGCAACAATATTATCAATCTGTGCCGAATACCCTAATTGATCATCATGATATCGAACTGATACTAGCTCACCTGCATTGTATGAACGTTTGCCGGCATGCTTCTCTGATGTAAACGGAACAATAACTGTATCTGGTTGTGCTTGTAAGAACGCTTGTAGTTCTTTCTTTACAGTAGGTTTATCTTTATCTGACTTAATGTGTACAATAAGATCAATATCACCAAAATCATTTTTACTTGGATCGCTGTTATAACTTCCGCTGGTGTTCATTGACACAAAGCCAGGAAACTTTGCAATCAGTTTTTGATAGGAAGCAAGAAATTGCTTGAAATCGTTACGACTCTTTATGCGATCTGCCCCGGCCACTCCGCTCATTGTCTCACCTTTAATGCTGAATTATCAGGTAGGAACTTACCTGTTAGGCCCAATGCCGATTGACGTTTGCGCCATTCGTCTTGTAAATCGTCAGGAATATCTGCGCGAGTACTGTCTAATATCTTAAAGTAGATGTTTAGCAATGCACTATATTCTTCTGGGCGCATTTTTGCTTTGAATAGATTATGTAGTTTATAATAATCTTCTGCATCTGCTTGTGTTATCTTAAATCCTAGACGTTGTCCTAGTATGGTCAATGCTTGATCTGGATCCCGAGCAATAATCTCTCCAGTTGCTTTATCTTTAACACCATCAACGTGATTAAATGATAGTCCTGCCACTTGGAACGCTGATAACATTAATTGCGTACGGTGTAGACCTTTAACATTAGACCCTTCTGGATATGCTGCTGAATGATAGCTGAAACGTAGCCAATTTAGATCTCCAATCATCCAATCAATTTGCACACCACTGCCCACGTGATTGCCTTGTTCGTCTATCTGCGGAAATAATCCAAATAGATTACCGTTGGTTACTTTTGTTTCATCGCAGTGTAATGTCGGGGCATGTGCATTAATATAACGTACTAGGCATTTATTAAATGCTTTCATGCGTGATTGTTCTGGAGTAGAACTTCTAGCACGTTTTTGCAAGGCTTCTGCTTCTGCTGCAACATCTTTGGGATCAATACCCCATTCGGCTATACTGGCATCGCTCATTTCTTTATCAACAAGTTCACTGGCACTAACACCAAGATCAATGTCACCTGATACTGCTTTCTTACCAACTGAACCGAGCGGAACAAAATGTTGTTCGTTAAATATGCCTGCTTTCTTTGGGAACAGATGTTTTAATTCTGCAAAGTACGCATCTAAAGTTGGTTTAATGTGTTCGAGCTTAATAGAGGTGGTCTTGCCTGCAAATACGTTGCCGCCTTCTATTAGTTTCTTTTTATGGTGGAATAATTCGGATAATAGCATTATGTCTTGTATGCACCTTGTTCTATATCAGTATGATGTTGTTCTGCTATTCTATGACATAATGCTTTACGCATATCTAAAGGAAAAATGTCTCTTGGATCACGATCCATTTTAGCTTCTTTATAGAACTCCATGCAACCTTTATTAATCATCGGCATCCACTTCTTAATGTAACCACCGTGATCAAACTCTTTTGCTTTTTGTTTGTCTGATATTTCTTTCGCTAATGGAACGAAATAGTCTTTGTGTAATTGATCGTGATCTAAGATATACCAATATACTTCGTCGGCAAGTTTATCTTTATCTGCTTGTGTTTGTCCATTTACGTCATCCCGACTATCTTTGTCTGGATCTGATTCGTAAGTTGGTACACCAAAAAATTCGTATAATTTCATATTAATACTCCGATGGAGTATTTATACTGTTTTATTCGAAGAAACAATTAGTGGTTATAGTTGATAAACTCTAAGGTGCCGTTTGGTTGGTCAACTGTGCGGAATACCTGCGCACGCACCCAAACAAAGTTACCTGTAAAGTTACAGTAGTTGGTTGTAGTTGTTGCCGGCACAATAGGCCAAACATATTCTACTGAAGTGTTAGCCACATTAAACCAATCTGATTCGACTGGAGTAACTGCTAATGTTGCCTGCATAGTCAGTGTACCAGCAAAATTCGGAGTCACTGTGTAGGTTACTGTGTGTAAACCGTCTGCGGCTCCGAAATAGCCATCGCCTTTTTCTGGTATTGAGTTAAACAGTGTACTTCCATCTGGTGCATAAGCCGCTGATGGTATAACGACTGAGGTAGCAGTGAAAGTACCTGAGTTAATAATGAAAGTAAATGGTGAGCTTAATGCTGGCATAGTATATTATCCTGATGCAGTATTTATGCTACCTTTATTGACTTTCTTCAACTGCTTTTGGCTTATCCAACAATGGCAGCACATCAACATAGTTTAAAGTAAGTTCAGTATCAGTAGCACCAATCTCAACAATGCCGCCGTTTACTAGTCGACCAAATAAGATCTCTTTACTCAACGGTTTCTTAATAAACTCATCAATAGTACGTTGCAATGGACGAGCACCCATCTTGCTGTCAAATCCTTTCTTAATTAAGAATTCAACTGCTTCAACTGTAGGTTTAACATGTACATTACGTTCTTTAACCAATACATTAAGATCGTCCATGAATTTCTTAACAACTTTAACCATTGTTTCGTGATCAAGTTTGCCAAAGCGGATCATACCATCTAAACGATTGCGGAATTCCGGAGCAAAGAACTTGTTAATAGCATCCTTAGGGTCACCATCACGCTCTAAACTACCAAAACCGACACTGTTCTTCTCAGCATCGCTGGCACCTAAGTTACTGGTCATAATAATAATCGAGTTACGACCGTCTGCTTTCTTACCATTACTACCGGTAACAAACCCATTGTCCATTAGGCCTAACAAGATAGTTAACACACTTGGGTGTGCTTTTTCTACTTCATCAAACAACAAGATAGCATTTGGATGTTCTTGTAGTTTAGTAACTAACTGACCGGCATTATCTTCAAATCCTACATAACCTGGAGGGCTACCAATAAACTTAGCCACTGAGTGTTGTTCTTGGTATTCACTCATGTCAAAACGTACAAGTTCAACATTCATATTAGCCGCTAGTTGTTTAGCTGCCTCTGTCTTACCAACACCTGTTGGCCCTGTAAATAAGAAACTACCAATTGGCTTGTTCAATGATTTCAATCCTGCTTGTGCAATAAAGATCTTATCTAACAATACTTCAATTGCTTTTTCTTGGCCAAACACTTTGTTTTTCATATTCTTTTCAAGATCGCGTAGGTTTTTGTTTTCTTTAGCAGCAATTTGATCTAACGGAAGACCTGTAATACGGCTAACTTCAAACAAGATTTCATCGTGATCAACAATGCCACCTTCTTCATCACGCATTTTAAATCGAGCGCCTGCACAGTCAATCAAGTCAAATGCTTTATCTGGAAGCTTCTTATCGCTCATATATTTTGTACTGTACTTAACTGAATCAATAATAGCTTGATTAGTAATCTTAACATTATGATGTTTTTCGTAATACTTGCGTAGGCCCTTGACAATCTTAATGCAGGTTGCTTCATCTGGCTCATTAACCATAACCTTTTGGAAGCGGCGCATTAGAGCGCGATCTTTTTCAAAGTGTTTACGGAACTCTTCCCAAGTGGTACTAGCAATAACTTTAATAGTACCTTTACCTAGTGCAGGTTTAAGCATGTTACTCATATCATTTGCTCCGCCACTAACTGCGCCGGCACCTGACATCATGTGTGCTTCGTCGATGAATAAGATACAATTCTTTTTCTTTTCAAGTGCTGAGATAACATTCTTTAGACGTTCTTCAAAATCACCGCGATATTTACTACCAGCTAACATTGCACCAATATCTAATGAATATACAGAATGGTCTTTGATAAAGTTAGGAACATTACCTTCGATAATCTTACGTGCTACTCCTTCTGCAATAGCAGTCTTACCTACACCTGGATCACCAATTAACATAACGTTTGATTTATGTCGACGAGCTAGGATTAATGTAAGTTCTTCAATTTCTTTTTCACGGCCAATGACTGGATCAATTTGTTTTGATTTAGCTTTGGCTGTAAGATTAGCACAATATTGAATTAAGAATTTTTCAAGTTGACGATCTGATACTTCACTTGCGCCTTCTTTTTCTTCAACGATATCTGTTTCTTTAGTTACGAATTCTAAGAACGTATCTTTTTCAATATTGGCCTTGCGCATAAAGTAATTTGCGTGACTTTGTTTTTCTGAGAACAAACTGATCATACAATCGACTGGTTCAATAAGTTGACGACCGCTGAATAACACCTGTGTAAATGCACGATTTAACATACGTTCGATAGTGTTGGTTTTCTTAGGACGAGCACCTTCTGGTAAGTTTGCAATGTCTCTTAGGTTTTCATCGATGAAAGTAGTTAGGTCGCTGCGTAGTTCACCTACGTCGGCACCGTATTCATCTAATAAGGCAGCAAATTTCTTATCCATTACTAGACCATATAGGAAGTGTTCAAGGGTAAGATATTCGTGATTTCTAACGCTAGCTTCAGTAATTGCGTTTTCAAAGATGCGTGCTAAATCTTTATTTGGTTCTAACATTAATGTTTCCTTTTAGTGAATAATAATATTTAAGCTCTTGCTTGTCTAATGAACTCTTTTTGTTCATCAGTTAAGTTAGTTGGGATTGTAACATTTATTCGTAGTAATAATCTACCTCTAAATCTACTATCGTGCATATTAGGCATACCTTGCCCGTGTAATGCTAATGTGGTATTTGGCTGCGTACCTGCTGGGATTGTTACATTTAACGACTTATGATCTATCGTAGATATTATCTTATCTATACCTAGTATAGCATCTAATGCAGAAATGTCAACTGATTTAACTAGGTCATCACCTTGTCTCTCAAACAAAGCAGAACTACGTACCATAACTGTTAGGTGAATATCGCCTTTTGGCACACCTGATATGCGATCATCACCAATTTCTCTTAGTCGCAACACAGTACCATCTGTTACACCTGCTGGTATTTTTACGTTAATAATCTGCTCTTTACCGCTGGGCAATTGTACGGTAGCTACTAATTCTTTACCTGTAAATGCTTCTTCTAAACTAACCGATGTGTGTAAATTTAGTGTACTATTGCGCTGAGGACGAGCTTGTGCTCGGTGCCCAAAAATATCACCAAACCCAAAAGCGCCGAACATGTCTTCAAACCCTGGAGGCATATTACCTGTATGGAAATGAAAATTATTTGCTTGGCGTGGATTATCGTGTTCTGCTCGTTTTTGAGGATCGCTTAATGTATCGTAAGCACTTTGTATTTCTTGGAATTTAGCAGTATCACCGCCCTTGTCGGGGTGATGTTGGCTGGCCAATTTGCGATAGGCTTTTTTGATTTCATCGTCTGAAGCGTCTCGAGCAACGCCTAATGTAGTATATGCATCCATAGTTACATTATAGATGAAAAAGGGGTAAGTGTCAACCTACCCCCTTTAAGTGATTACTTACTTGGAACCACTGTGCCTTCTAACTTCTTATGTACTTTGATCATCTTGCAATCTTGTACAACCTTACCTTTCTTTACTACAGGCTTGCCTGCCTTATCTAACTTGTCATGACACACTTTGGTTGCTACACCTTCTGCGTATGACGGTACCGCTACTACTAATGCTAGTCCTACTAATAATGTTGATATCATTTTCATTTCTCTTTTCCTTATTGTTCAGGTTGTGGTTCAGGAGCTGGTGCTGGTTTGCCGCCAAATCCTGTTGTTGCTACTGGAGCAGGTGCTGGTGTAACATCTACAGTTACCGTTACTGGTGCCGCAGGAGCCGGGGCTACTGGAGCAGGTGCAGGCGGAGGGGTTACTACTACTGGAGCCGGTACCGGAGGTTGATATGTTGTACCTGAACCTGCTGCGAATCCTGCTAAGTTACTAGGATCTAATGCTGCCGGAGTTGCCCCGCCATTATTAGCACCATTTAACTTTTCTTGTGTACGACCATACGCACTAATACCAATAACTGCACCCATTGCAATGTGGAATAATCCAGCACCTTGCAAGGTCAGTGGTTGCCATTGACTAGTTACTGTACCGCCGTGTAATGCTTGTAATAAACTCCATAAGATTGGAAATCCTACGAAATCCATCATACAGACTAGCATATACATCCAACCCATCATCGGACGCCATTTACTGTTCATCCAATCTTCTTTCTTTTGTTCGCTTACGCTTGTTTGATCATCTGCCATTTTCTTACTCCTAATAGTGTGTGGTTAAACTGGTAACCAAAGCCAAATACCTTGGCTCATTAATAAAACTCCCAATCCTGCTACTACGAAACTGCTCCAAAACAACATCATACTAACTGCTAAGATACTTGCTGATAGTAATACAATGCTCAACTGATATGCTGTACCTGCATAACCAATCCATGGACTTTTCTTCTTAGCATGATCGCGCTCTGCTTCTAATTTCTTAGCCTTTTCAAACAATGCTGCTTTGCCTTCTTCACCCTGGTCGTAGCTGGCAGCTTTTTCACTAAATTTCTTAGCCTTCACTGGATCGCTAGTAGTTTGAGCTGCTAATTCGTAATCGGTTTGTTTGATACTCTTTGCTTGATAGAAGTTCCAAATATCATTGGCTTTGATGGTATTGTTCATTACTGTGGAACTTAATCCGCCGCCATACCATACATTAAATGCTAATAAGGCTGCAAATATATTGATCACTAGCCCTGCTTTGCCTTTAATAGCAGCTTCGCGTTCAGAACGTGAACCTGCAGGTGCCGGTTTACTATCTTTAGGTTGTTTGGTTATCATGTTTAATACTGAATCTAATAATGCCATCTTATGCTCCTAATACTTGTAATGCTTTGTTATAACGTGCAGTACGGTCATCTAACCCAATAGTACCACCGTTGATCTTTTTAGTAAGTGCTAGAATATCACCTTGGTCTGCTAATGCGTTAAGATTATTTGCTTCCCAAAACCAGCAAGCTGATTGTACAGCGCCTTCAAATGTGGCTAGATAATCTGGAGCATCACTTACATTCATTTGTAGACTATCAGCAAATGCTTGATAGTTACTCTTACCTGTGATTTGAATCAAACCACGGCCGCAGTATCTGAAACCATCGCCACTTGCTTCGTCACCGTTGCCCATGCGGTTAGCATAAACACGATTAGCAATAGCTGATTGATTATTTGCATATTGCTGAGCTTCGTCAATAGAGTGGAAATACTTTGGAAATACTCTAACTAACGATTCTGCTTTGTAGTTTAAGTTTTCTTTGATAGCTCTAAAGCCACCTGATTCGTGTGCGCACTGTGCTAAGAAAGCAGCGATGCGTTTTGGGGTTGTAATATCGTAATCTGGTAATGCTTGCGATAATGCATCATACCAGTGATCTAGGTACGGATTACCTGGAATTAATTGACCTAGTTGGGCCTTGGTTAAACCATCCATTTAATACTCCTTATGTTATAGCAGTATTTAACGGATGGGGTTTTGGGATTATATTAGCAGTTTATACAGCTTGTGCGATTGTTACTAGTGCGTTAATTGCTACATTTAGCATTTCTAATGAATGTAGGTCGTTCATTGTTTGGTCAATTGCTGCTGTACGTTGAATGTCTTGTAATAGTTCAATTAGTTCAGCACCGCTGATTTGACCAGCTTTACACATTGCAGTGTATTGATTAGCCTTTACTGCTGCTACATTTACTTCTGGATCTGGACTGCTGATGCTACTTAATATTGCTTGATTTTCTTCTATGCTCATCTTGGTTTAGCTCCTATAGTTGTTTGCATTGTTTCTGCTGACTTTTCAATCGATTCAAGTTTAATTTTACAGAACATCGGGCTTACTGAATCATTCTTGTATTTTTCATTTAGGCCTTGCGCAATTTCATTTAATTTAATTGCAGCATTGGCAGCAGGCTCGTCGTGTGGTAAATGTTGTGTGTAGTTTTTGAAGTTTAATGTTTTATTAGCAATATTATCAGCATACCCTACCACTGCCAGCGGATCATCACATTTATCTTTAGCAATGCTGGCTAGTGTTCTAATCTCTGTTATGTGATTATATTCCATAACATCGTATTTCATTAGATACGCATCAACTAACGCACATCCGTTTAAGGATAACAATGCTACTAATAATAGTTTTTTCATTTAACATCCTCGTAGATTTTTTGTTGTTTCTTATACCATTCCATCCAAAAGTCTACTTTGTCTTGGCATTCGTGATATTGACTATAATTGTCTACTACTGTATCTATTACTTGACTTAATTTTGCTGTACTAGGATCAATTTGCTTTAAATCTGGGCAAGCGGCTTTAAGATCAGCAGGAATATCCGGCCATACTGGTTTAACAGGGACATCTTGATCACAGCCTAATAATAATACGAAAGGAATTAGCACTAATAATCTTTTCATTTTGCATCATCCTTAGGTAATGATAAATCTAATTGTGGGCGAGTAGCTGCCTTGTTTAATACTACAATAACATCTGGAACGCTACAGTTATCAATTGCTACTGTTTTTTCTTTAAGAATTTGTTTAGTAATTATTTTAGTATCATGGATCAGTTTTGTTCTAGTTACAATTTTAGTTTGAATTTCGACATTGGTTTCTTTACTTTTTTCTTCAGCAACTGCAACTTTGGCTTTCATTTCGTCAACTCTGGCCTGCCATTGCGCTTCTACAACAAATCCACCTTTGAAATATGCACCTACTACTAATAACACCAAACTAACTGGTTTGATAATATAACGCCATTTATTCACAAACGGAATGACCTTAATGAATATGCTAACAATAATGCCAGCAATTCCAGCTAACAGCATTAGATCTATTAACCAATGCCAGAAGCTCAATGGAATTAAATTGAAAATCCAAGTAAGTTGAACCATTACCAATCTCCTTTACTGATGATTACGGCTTTGTCTTTATTTCTAATTAGGAATTTGTTATTAATCTTGTTAATATCATAATTGCCTAGGTATTTTTCTAAGTATAATGTTTGTCCACGACTTGCTTCATCTAATTGAATACCACCTTGTAGTGATTCTTTTAGATCTTCGTAAGTACCGATAGCTTCTAACTGTACAGTTAGGTCGCCCGAATATACTTTGTTAAATGTAAGATTATTGCTTTCGTCGATATCTGCCACTGATGCAGGGCCTTGATCAAGCACATCGCTAACATCTGTTACTTTTTGCTGTTTAACGCGAGCTAGGTAATCATCTTTAGTTAGTGGAACAAATTGTTCAAACGCATCCACTGTGAAATCGTGTGACTCAACATCTTTGAAATATCTAAAGCGCCAATCCTTGCAATCGCATAACTGTGACATACCTCTAAGGATACTATCTAATTCTTTAGCAACCTTCTTATCACGCTTTAATTCGATAAACACTGCGTAATCACCATCTTTCTCTTCACCTGTGCTCATATCAGCATCTAACACTGATGGATAGCCTTTTTCAATGAAATCTACTAGATCAGTAGCAGGAAATTTATCCTTAACACGGAATGAGATTACAATGATATCATCGTCTAGTCCCATTTTGCTCTTGTATTGGTCTACCGTAAATCTATTATCAACCATGTTCTTTAAGTCGCCAGAACGTAGTCCTTCAAATAATCTAGGCTGTTTGTGGCGGTTCTGCATTTGGCTCAGTCTCCGGTGCTACTTGTCCAGTAGTCATTTCTGGTTGATCGTATTTCATTAGGTCGGCTAGTCTTGCGCTGTCTTTTTCTTTATAACCTTGATAGATATCCTGCATTAATTTCTTAGGCATGCTGATAGTCACTACCCAAATTGGATGTGGATCAATCTTGCCTTTCTTAGTGCCAGGGCGGAAGTCGCTTGGTTTGTGTACTTTGCGTGGAATCATTATTTTTGTACGTTCATATTTGATTTCACACCCGTAATCTAGTAAACGCTCTGCACCTTCTGGATCTGGCATACTTGCATATGGCCATAGGAATTTACAAGTGACTAGGTAACGACCGACGTCTGGGCCAGCTAATAGCTCGCCATCTTCCCAGTTCTTGTAAACATAAATGTCTAACTCGTCTAACACACGTTCAAAATCCTTTAGGATCTTAAATGCGGAGTCGTTTACGGTTAGTGTTTGTAAGTTTTTTATAACATCTACGATATCATGCATAATGGTTCTCTCTTGTTTATATTTATACGATCCGATTTAATGGCGTTTGATTACTGTTTTTGAAAGTTAACTTAAATATCTATGCAGGTGTTTTGTTCACAGAAGGAGTTAAACTTTGCCTAGAACAAGAAGAAAAGAGCGTGTTGTCCAGCTTGCGCAGGACTCTCGCCCACAACAAGACAGTAGAAACTTGATTAACTTCAATCAAAGTCTACGAAGAAAGCCTCAAGTACAGATTATCCCGCGTAATCTAAGTCAAGAAACTTACCTAGAACTATTAAAGAACCCTAAGAAATGTATAGTGTTTGCTATCGGCCCAGCTGGTACAGGCAAAACAATGATTGGTGTTCAGATGGCCATTAAACAATTAAAAGAGGGGGTGATTACCAAGATAGTTATCACACGGCCTGCGGTAAGTGTAGACGAAGACCACGGATTTTTGCCTGGTACTTTAAACCAAAAGATGGAACCTTGGACTCGTCCTATTATGGATGTATTCGAAGAGTACTACCATCCAAGAGAAATAGCAGATATGTTAGACGATGGTGTTATTGAAATTAGCCCACTTGCTTATATGCGTGGTCGCACTTTCAAAAATTCATTTATCATCGCCGACGAAATGCAGAATGCCACACCGAGCCAGATGAAAATGCTGTTAACTCGACTAGGCGATAATTCTCGTATGGTTGTAACAGGTGACTTAAACCAAGCTGATAGACCTAGAGAAAACGGCCTACTAGAATTCGTAGGATTATACGAACAAGTAGACCGTCATAATCTAATTGATATGGCGTGGTTTGAAGCAAAAGACATCGAGCGACACCCGGTCGTTAAGGAGATATTATCGATCTATAAAGAAACAGATTAGTAATAATATAGTACGTGAGCGATGTAGTATACACCTGCAATGGAACTACATCGCTTTTTTATTGAAGTCGCGCTAGTTTAACCAAACAGGCCGCAAGATTTATTTCGCTGTCGGCACAAATAGTATGATCTATTAACCCTTGTTTAATAATTAATAGTGCTTGATCTTTAGTTTCGTCATCCTTGCCAAACAAATCTAAGTTGTCATACAACCATCGATAGATATCTTCCATTTCTTCTGGACGAGCTGAAGCACAAACAAGTTTACGGGCCTGTTGGATTTTGCCTGCTTTGAATAATTCGACCATTTCTACTTTATAATCAACTTGTCCAGCATCTCCTTGACTAGCGGATAATAATTTGCCATCCTGCGTATTTTGTTGTACCATATTAATACATTTACGCAAATCGGGATAGGTTACTTTAATGTAGGTGTCTAACGTGTCCAAATCAAAGTCGATATTTTCAGTTACTAGAATAGTTGCTACTCGCGCAGTAAATTCAGTTTGGTCAATTTTCTCAACGTGGAATCCTTGACAACGACTATGAATCGCTGGAATGATACGATTTGGATAATTGCAGGTTAGGATAAAGCGGGCAGTGTTTGAATATTCTTCCATAACACCACGTAGGGCAGCCTGCGCATTTGGAGTTAGGTAATCAGCTTCGTCTAACAATACCACTTTGAAAGCACCAAACGGCATTGATTGAACAAAGTTTGTGATCTTGTCACGGACATCTTCTACTGAGTTTGTGCGTGATGCATTGATCTGTAATACATCATAATCTTCGATGCCAATCTCGTGGATTAACACTTTTGCCAAAGTAGTCTTGCCAATACCTGCGCTACCACTCAAAAGCAAATGCGGGAAACTACCTTCTTTAATCCATGTTGCGACCTGTTTCTTTTGATGGTCATCGCGAAACACATAGTCTGCTACTGTGTTTGGACGATATTGTTCGACCCATAATGCTTTTGCCATTACTTCTTCTCCATTAATTTTCTACATTGTTCTTTAACTGCTACCGGTATGTCTGGCGAGATCTCTGAAATGTTGCAATCGTATATAACAGTTATATGATGTTCGGGCCAAATCCATGGTGCTATTATTACTAGGGCCAAGGCTATTCCTGCTATAAGCAGTTTTGCGTTATCACTTATCTTCACAATTGTCCTCGCATTTTGATCGTCCTTGATTACAACTACCTCCGCAACACCCACCGCCTTTATTAGCGCCTGCAAGAAACATTAATCCTAGAACTATCAATACTAACCAGATAATAAAACCTATAATCATTTTGCACTCCTTAAAAGTTTAGTTGTTTCTGCATGTGCTACACGCTTGCGTAAACTGCTTGAACTAAATGAATGTGAGCGTTCATTGTAGATGATTTCAATACCACGTACAACACATTCGCCCTTGCCTGTAAAGTCTACATTTCTATATTCTTCACCTAATATTCTAACATCAACTGGCAGAATAAGCAATAGGTCAACAAGATCCTGTTCAGTTTGATAGACTACAATCTCGTCAACAAATCGTGTAGCACTTAATTGAATTTGTCTTTCTACAATGCTCTGCACTGGAGGATTCTTTGTGTCTGGGCGATCTAATGTTGGATCAGTTTGTAATCCAGCAATTAGATAATCACAGTGATTCTTTGCTTCTGCTAACATAGCAATATGCCCAGCGTGTAACATATCAAAGGTGCTGAACACAATACCAATTTTTTTGCCTTGGTCTTTAAGATCTTTTACTTTATTGAATATCAATAGGGTCTCCTTAATTCTACCTCTACCATCCACTGCTTGAATGCTTTGAATACAGCCATACTTTCGTTCTCATCTACCGGCACCTTAACACCACGCACATAGAAGCCGTCTGGTCCAATCCTTAACATTGGCACTTCGCCATCCCCGGAAGGAGCGAATGTAATACTACCTGTGTTAGGTGATGACATTATTTGAATATCCTGACAATGGTTTTTCATACAGTTATTATACAGAAAAAAATAGGGCCTGTCAAGCCCTATTGTGATTATTTAGAAACAAACGTTTCTAAGTTTGGAGGAACCCAACCTACGGGTTTTAATACTTTACCATCTTCACGCTTGCGTACCTTGCCTGTCTCTCGGTCAATTTTGGCAAAATTAGTCTGCATGACTTCTTTCCATGCACCTTCGCCGTCGGCACCCATACTATGTATTGCACCGATGGTTACTACTAAGATGTCAATAAGAGCATCTAAGGTTTCTACCTTGTCAGCCGCAGCGTTAGCGGCCCAAAGCTCGTCTACTTCTTCTTGGATTAAACTTGTGTAAAGATTAAACTGATCTTCATTAAAGCCTTCGACGGATTGGTCGCAGGCTCGCATGAATTTTTCTTGATCTCTAAAGACATTCATATTAAGCACCTGGAATATTAAAGTTAAAGTTTGAGCCAGCACCTGCTGCTTCGGCCCGTACGGTTGTATTGCTTGGTTTTTCATCGCTGACTAATAAGATTGCCTTATTGTCCGCTAGAAATAATTCAACTTCTGTACCATCCTCTTGGACGTAGGTAATGCCGCGGCTCCATCGAGCATGTTCGAGCAAGATCCATTCTCCTACCTGAACATCTTCTTGTTCTGGACCTACAGCATACACCTTACACCAACGAGGATGAATGCCTGAACCTTTACCATCGTCTGATGGCAGATAAAGACCTGATTCAGTTTTCTCTTCGCCAAAATGCATTTCGCTGACAAAGATCTTGTCTCTTAATGGAATAAGCGTGCCTAGTACTCTATTCATTTGTTGCCTTTAGATCTTTCGCTGGAGCAGTTTTTGCTGCCGGAGCAGGTTTTGCCGCAGGAGCAGGAGCCACTGGTGCTGCATTGCGTTCTGGAGTTGCATTTGGATTATCTTCATAATATTCCGCTACAACATCTTCGCGTTTTTTGATAATCTTGCCGCCTGGGCCTAATTCGTCACCACGTGCGTTAACACGAATATTACCTACAGCAGGCATAGTTTCATTTTTCGCTAATAGTGCGTCCATGTCTACTTCTTTACCCTGCATTGATCTATAAATTTGTTTTGCCATTTTATTCTCCCTTTAGGAACTCTTTTATGTCTAATTGATATTTTATACTATCAACCTTATGTATGCCTATTAAGTATAAACAGTAACTTGCTACACTACTTCCTCTACCTAATCCCCATACTATATTATGCTTGCGCATATAATCTACCAAGTATTTAACGCATACTAGAACGTCTATCATGTCATGCTGGAAAAACAGTTCTAACTCTTGTAATACTCGTTCTGTTTGTTCTTCTGTAGTACATTGATCTAATAAGAATTCTTCAATGCGCAGATCCTTATATTCTTTTGGAATAAACCATTGTTGTTGATTGCGTAAATCGAACTCCTCAACCGAGCAAGTGGGTTCTACATACTCGATCATACGATCGATACTGTCAGCGTTTATTTCTACATTGCTATTGAACTGTTGGATTAAATTAGGATCTTTGATGTTTAATCTTGAGAACGAACTAATCTGCCCAGAATATAATCCCTTGAGGATATCCTGTTCGTCTACTATTACTTCGTTATATTGATTTAGTTTCACCCCGGCCACCCCTGACTACTCGCGCAGAAAACTTTGGAGCAACATAGATGTTGAGGTCTTCCCAACGTGGGAAATATTGTGTGTTGTTTGTGCTAACGTCATCTCGTGACCACCAACCTTCTTCATCAAGTATGTCTTTGTATGCTGTGGAAGTTTCATTTACTTGATATTTTACACGATTACCTACCGTGCTGTCAATGGTTATTTGGCGAATAGAGAAATAATCTCGTGCAATAGCTGATAGTTTATAGAACAATGTATTGGCAAAAAAGTAATCGCTGGGTTCTTGTGGTAGTTGTATGGTAGTAGTATCTAGGGTAGATAACTGCTCCAAAAACTCATTATTTTGATCTATTATGACCGAATTTTGAACAAATCTGTTAGTAAACTCTTTGATTTTTGTCAATCCTATACCGGATATACTGTGACCATTGCTGGGCATCATACTTACGGTAAGGTCGTAATTAATAGGTAAGATTACATCATCGACTACTAAGATGCAAGAAAAGTTAGTTGGCCAGGTAAAGAACTCAGAAGAATCAGTCAACATTTATTAAATCATCTAAATCTTTGTCTTGGTTCTTCATATTGATTTTTGATTTTGCTTGAAGACGCATCTGTTGTTCAGCTTTATATTGTTCGAGGGCCATTAATATTTGACTACATAATCCACCGTCGCCCATTCTAGCAGCAATTGAGTATTTTCTACTTAATTCCGCAATCTTAACTTCAAGGTCTTGTTCTTTGATTTCTGTTAGGTTACCTAGTAACGGATGAAACATATTAGTAAGGACCGCCCACTAAATTAACAAATACATTAGCACCTGCATCAGTTGACCATAGATCCCAAACAGTAGTAGTAGAAGTGTTGATAGTATATGGGAATGAAGCAGTAGTGCGAATAACACCGCTATTTGGTGCAGAAAAATTAATATCTTGTGGACCTGTTGATGGTGCAACAACTTCTAATCTTACCTGCGCATATATGCCAGTAGTTGGCCAGTTGGTAACATAGAATGTTGTTGTAGAAGTAGCAGTTGTTGTAGTTACTTTATTATAATTAGCCTGACTATAATCAAGTTCACCACTGGTTGTAGCATTATTATTTGCCACAAACCCACTATTCTGTATCTTGGCACGTAATAAACTTCCATTAAATTGGAAATCGTTTGATCGATTTACTTGAGCAGAATTAAGTTGTAAGTTTGATATCTCAGTAGTTGCTGTACTAAACGCTAGTTTAATAGCACTGAAATTATCACGGAATCCTTGGCTAGAATTATCCTGTCCTGCTACTGGAAATGTAGCGTCTATATTTGCTGCGACTGTGTTTATATTGCTGCTCATTGTAAATCCTCTGTTTAGAAATATTTATTCAAATCGTATTGTCAGGCGATTATCCTGGAATTGCCATCCTATTAGGGAATAACAAATACTTAGTGTCCGGGTGATCAGTAGTTGATGATAGTAAAACTCTGTCAGCTACGAAATTTAATTGATTAAAATCAAATCCGTATAAAGCAATACGTTCTAATATAATATTACTCATGCCAGGCAATGCATAGCATAATGGTAATGCTTTAACATATCCAGGAGGAGATCCGTATGAAGATTGTATAGATCTCATCCAGTTAGGCATGGTATATTCGTCAGTTAAGAAATTAGCATCCAAATGATTCTTTATAGAATCGATGACAATATTTGCTTCGTCGATTAATTCTACATAAACTACTTCGTACATCACATTGCTATTACTATCTTTAGAAACTGCGGTCTTTAATCCGTTGAATAAAAGACGTTGTTCTTTGAATAGATTGTTCATTGTGGCTGCATACGTTCTTAAAGTTTCTTTCTGTATACCGTATTCTAAGACAAATTTCATATTAGTTTGCACACCAAACTCTGGATCTAACGGTCTATATAGCATTGATGTGTCAAACACATAAGGATCCGTTATAAAATCTTCAAATAGTTTTCTATCAGTAGACGACATATAAGGTGCTATGTACATTCGTACGTATTCGTTGATATTATATTCATCTACTGTGATTGTAAACTGTTGATCTATTATGTTTTTTTGATACACATCTGTAGCCTGTACTGTAAAGACATAGTCTTTATCCACAGTTGTTGCTCCGTGATCTAACGTAAATGCATTAAATCCGTAATTTTCAAGATCAAAATAAGTTTGTGAATTGTAATTTACACGACCTATAATAGTACCATCGCTGGCTAATGATAGCCCGGAAGGCAATCGTCCTCCAGTCAATTGATATTGAATAGCAGTAGGGGTAGATGTGTGTTGTGCTACTATTGCTAACTCGCTGACATACCCTGGAGATATAGATCCAAGATCGTTAGCAGTCACAAATTCTAATGTGTTATCAACATTGCCTTTGATCGTAAGAGTAAACGTACGATCGCGATATGATGATTCGCCTGAATTGACATCAGTTTTGATTAATCTTACAGTAAAGTTATAAGGAGTATTGTATATAGGTTCGTAAGGTAATCTAGCAAATAACACTCCAGTTACTGGGTCGAGATCAAAATACGGAGGATGTACACTAGGTGATCCGTCTATGTTAGTAGTTGGAGTGGTCCAATCGTAGGTAGTAGGTCCTGTATTAGGGTCTGGATCATATGTGGATAATTGTATAACTTGATAATTGCTGGCTCTAACGTAGCCTAAATTGATAGGACTTATCCAAGATGGTGTGATTAGATAAGAACTGTCTGCTGTGTAAATTGTAGAGTCACCGTCGATTAATGTAGTATCTACTCTAAACGAGCTTGGATCTTCTATCTTAATTTGGAATAATCTGCGTGCGCTAGCGATCCCGTCTGTGACAGTAATATAAAATTGATAAACTTTTGCTAAGAATGTAGGACGTTGATTGACCACCCCACCGGCGAATACTGTCGCATGATCGTAAGGATAGTTATCGTATGTTTCGTTATCATATCCGCCGACTGGTGAAACTAATACATCGATACCTAATGTATCAGTAACATATCCAGATAGTCTACCATCTTCACTTAATGTTAATCCTGGAGGAAGGTCTCCTTCCATATCGCCAATGTAGTATCTTAATTTTTGTCCTGGAGGTAATACATCATATATCGCACTAAATTGATAATCAACGTATTCTTTATTGACCACATAAGATTGACCACCTAGGCCTACTGATAGATAACCTGCAGGAGTAAGCCAGACTGGATCAGTTGCTCCTTGGGTATCTATAATAAATGTACGATCAGTAATGCCGTTGCTGTTTGCTGCACGGATTACGAATTGTGAGGTAATTGTTTGCCCAACGCTAAATGGAGTTCCGTAGATTGTTCCTGTATTGGCTAGGTATAACCCGCCTGGCAATGTGCCGCTTATTACAGAAAATGTAGAGGTGGTCTGTGTTGCTAACGGAAAAGATGTGTGTACTCTTTCAGTGGCAGTTCCTAGGAATCCTGCCGGAGTAATCCATTGAGGCAATGCCATATTTTATAATCTTCCTACAACAACTTCGATTGTACCAACCTCTGTGCTATGGTAATCTTCTAATGCTTTACCTATTACTGTACCCATCTTAGGATTATTTTCAGCCATTGCAACTCCCGGAGTACCTGAGCTAATCATCATATCGCCCTTGTAGATCAAACCTACAACCTTACAAGGTACCCGTCCTTGTAATGCTACTGGCAAGCCAGAACTTCCAACGTTCATTAAATAACCTGGATCAGTTGAAATAACACCAGCAACTCTACGATCCATGTGTTCAGTTGAAATAGTAATTTCGTTTGCACCACCAAACACTACCACAGTACCTGGTTCGTAGTCGGCATCAGCAATATATTTTTCAGCAACGTCAGCGCCAAACGATGTAATACTGTTGGTAGCTGTGATCTGACCAGTTACATGTAAATTGCCTGTCCAACCGTTGGCAGTAATGTTACCTGATGAATCTCTAGCAACAATGGTATTAGCAGTAGTATCTGTAGAAGCATTAACTGAGAATGTAGTAGCAGTGCTACCAGTAAATGCGTTAAGGTTGTTTGATAACAGGTAAGATCCTGCTGTTAATCCGTTGGCTACTGGAACATTAGTAAGGTTCGCTGTACCGTTAAATGATACACCGTTAATAGTTCTTGCTGTTTGTAATTGTACAGCATAGGTAGATGTGCTAACTGTTGCTCCGCTGACTACTGTTGCAATTGATTGCCAAGAAACTATTCCTGACCCATCAGACACTATAACAGCATTAGGAGTATTTCCAGTACCGGCTGCTAGGGATATAAATCCGCTATTGGCTTTAAAGAACGCAGAATCAAACGCAGAAACTCCAAGATTGCCAACACTACCTGCTTGATTGCCAAATACGTTAGCAGTATTCAATGCTAGTTTAGTCTGTGCAATAGCAGCACTAGAACTAATCATAGAATCAATAATGTTACCTGCTTTAATTGATAGCGCCGCTGTATTTCCTGAGCGTGTAATAGCAATATTAGATGTTGAACTATTAGTAACGTTTATGATCTGACGAGTAGCATTCCATATTGGTTGGCTAGTTGCTGTGTTTACACTTAAAGATCCAGCAAACATTAATAGATCAGTATCAGCTACATTGTTTAAAGCAACGTCACTTAATACACTTACCTGTCTATATTGATCAACGTAATGACGAGTGGTTGCCTGTGTCATCGGATCAGTATAAACTGGATCACGTGACAGAATTAACGTGCCTGACATTGTATCGCCGGCTTTTGCTACTCTTAATGCATCGTTAGTATCTACATAAACTTTGTTAGTAGCATAATATGTTGCAGTGGTATTAATGCCATATGGTGGAGTTTGTAGATTATAAATGTATCCTGTAGCAGTGCTGCCCATATTAAGAGCACCGGTCATTGCTTGAATACCAGTTAAATCTAAATAACCAGAATCTAGTTTGTCACCTCTAACACCACCTGCTACTGTTAATCCTAGACGACGATCTACATATTCAGTTACTGCAAATTGTGTAGGAACAACATCGTGTCCTGCTGGATTCATAGTGCTATTACTGTCGTCAAATCTATGAACAATCACGCCAGACTCAAAACCTAATCCAGTAATGCCAGTTAATGATATTGACGCACTTAATGTTGCTTCGCCTGTGCCTTGATTGATCTCAAACAGATCACCAACACGGAAATTACCGTTTTGGTCAGTGGCTGTAACAAATACACGACCTCTGCCAGATTGAATAACTTCGTTAGATGAATTGCGAGGAATTCTTGGAGGTCCGTAGATGTCGTTTGGTATATTAGATGATTCGCGCCCACCTGTACCTACGTCCACAAAATCGTGTCCTGTTGCTCTTAATAATGAAATTCTTGTTGAAATTTCAGCAGGGCGATTAGATTGTAAGCCGGCATATAGTGTATTGTTTGATACATTTGCTGGAACTACTGCGGTTAACGCAGGAGTAATTGTAATAGTAGCAGTGTTGTTACCTAACCAATTAAATCCTGTGATAGTATGTATTTGGTTATTCCAACCAAATATATAGTTGTCTGTAGTATCTGCAGATAATACTGCATTGTTTAAACGTTGACTATCTGAGATAGCTGTAGTTATTCCGGTGCTAGTTGAAGGAGCAACAATGTGTAATACAGTGGTTCCTGTAGTAGCGGTAGTATATGGAATTAAACTTATGTAGTTAAATGGCTCTTTCAGGGCCACATTAGCTACACCGGCTGCTTGTCCAGCGGTATCATATGTTAACACTTGATAGGCTATCGATTGTGATTCAGTGAAATCTAAAGCAGTACCTGGTCTTGTAATTGTGGTAGTATCTACACCTGAGAATGTAAAGGTCTTGTTAGCTCTAATAATTACGCTGGTGCCATCAGCGATTGGTGCAAGAAGACCACCTAATGAGCCAGCCGCAGTACTTAAATTAAGTTGTACAATGGTGCTGGTATTTGTAACTGTGTTAGCACTACTGATTGTATAGTCTTGTCTACCAATTACTTGTCCATTGGCGTAGGTAGCAGTGCCGTGATCTACAGTCATAATAGATTGACTATTTGGAACGTATGCCCAGTTGCTGACATATAAAGTAGTATCACTTGCTGTGTTTATTGTGTATAGTCCCCAAGTATTTGATTGACTTACTACTGTAGCAGTAGTGATCATGCTGTTAGATAATCGTATAGGAATTGGTACTTCCAGCGTATCAGATCCGTTTGATATTAAAGCATAATCACCATACTTGATAGCACCGTTTGATGAACCAATTTGCGCACCGTTGTTAGCATAATAACCAGCATGACAGAAGTATGTGAATACAGATACTAATTCTGAGAACGCAAGGTTAGTTACAACAACACCGTATCCTAGATCGTTAAGTTGTGTAAAGTCTGCTGCAAGTGCTGAACGATACCCAGCAGTGCCGATTTCAATAACTGACGGTAGGTTGCCAATAAATCCTTTTTGTATAGTTGAACTAGATAATGTTACTGTAGCAGGAGTAGCATATCCACCACCTGTAAGGGTTACAGTTGGAGTAGCAGTATATCCAGATCCTGGATTTGAAATATTAATTTGAGTTAATACACCGCCAACGACAGTAGCAGTTCCTTGAGCAACAACTCCTCCTGCACTCTGTGGTGATGAAAATTGTACCGTTGGAGCAGATGTGTATCCTGTTCCTGAATTAACAGGAATAATTCCATTATAATAACTAACACCACCTGGATTATTTGGGTTAAGATGTAGTATAGCATTGCCGTCTGTTGACCAACCTTCTACATAATCAACTTCGTATCCTACACCGTTAACAACGAATCTACAAGGAACCTGTGGTTGTCTAATAGTTAATCCTGTTACGCTAATTGTAGTTGTACCAGTAAAGAATGTAGAAGTATTAGTTGGATATGCCTGCAAGTTTCCGACCATACCGTCGATATACATACCACCGGCAAATGTTTGTGTATTAAGTGATCTAGCGATACTTGAACAATTTTGGATGTATGGTGATTTGGTTAAGATTTGACCTTCTGGATCTAAGACCACCATGAATCCACCGTGACCTTGGCCGCTGACAGCACGCAAGATCGTTTGATCGTTCATTAACAATACATCTAGTAATTCGTTATTTTTTCCCGGATTGGTAATAGGGTCGTATGGTTTAGTAGGATCTACTAGATAATGATATCCAAAGTATCCGTTACCATTTACGCTTAATGTTCCGGTTGTTGCAACAGACAAACCGTCAAATGTCTTATCTCTGTAGAAATATGTTCCTACCCAAGGACTAGTACTGGCCAATCCTGCTTTTGGTCTAATAATTACACGGCGGAATTCGTCACCGCGAATAGAGGTATTTGCTGGAACTTTAATTGGAAGATGCTCTTCATAGATGCCTGACTCGACTATAATTGTAATATTCGAAAGAACAACCGGATTACCATACATTAAAGGTTCGTTAGCTTGGAATGTCTTTGGAGGAGTCTGTGCAATTACTTTAACATCGTAAGATTCGTATGCTCCGTTGGTACCTTGATTAGAAAGATAATCAATAAATCCAATAGCACCGCTGGTCATACCTTTAACATATTGACCTGGGTGGATATCATTTTCAATCCATGCATTTGTGCCGTTGCCAGTGTAGTTTACATTTAGTACAAGATTACCCGGAATACGTGTGCTGGTAGTAATAGTTTGGATGAGAGATTCGTTATTAGCCTGACCGTATGTGATATATTTTTGATCAGGACCTAATTCTAAATTAGATTGTGCAACTAATTTTTCTGCTACTTGACATGCTTTATTGATTGATTTGAAAGCATAGGCCAATGCTCTACCACCTTTGCCGCCTGAAGTAGGATCACCAAAGGTTATATCATTAGTGTCAGATCCTGAAAGACTGACAAATAGATTAATTGAACTGGCAAATGAAGTTTTGTCAACATATTCTTTGTTGGCAAGATCTTTAGGATTTACAGGATCATTAAAGTTAATAGCATATTGATTATTACCATTAAGTGTAGCACTTAAAGTTGGAGCAGGATCGGAAAATAAGTTTGAAGCAGTGTTGCTGATATAGATGTTAGAGCCAGTTGATACAATTGATATTCCTGTACCTGCTACTAATATCTTGTTAGTTAAACTATTGCCTAGTATATTGACCCCAATAATTGAAGCAGCATTGGTTAACGTATCTGCTGTTAAGGTCTTAGGAGTATCTACTAGATTCTTAGTAAAGTACAGACCATTCTCTGCACCCGATAAACTATATAATTCGCTAAAGTTTTGATTGGCTTTATTAAACGCATCACGGATACTATCACCTGTACCGTCATTACTTTGGGTTCCAATCTTGATTATTTGCTTACTCATGTCTGTCCTCTATTGCTATATTTACCGTAGATTTGGCTTATAACATCACTAAGGTATTTACCTAAAACTAAAACCTTAGTGATTGGACAGACTGTAGGATACACTAGTCAGTGTACATGTCGCGTAGTTCTTCTCTGATATTTTCGTGTGGGATAAGATCAATTGCTTGATCTCTAAATGCGGATATGATTAATTTGCGTGCAGCGTGGTATTCGATACCTCTGCTTTCTAAGTAACTGATCTTTTCAAAGCTGAGATTACCTGTTTCTGAAGCATATCCCGAATTAACATAGTCAGAGTTGATAAATGTTTCGGGTTTAGAATAGCAACGGCCTGTTGGATCAATTACTAGATTAGAACTTTCAATGCCAATATTAGCATTAACGCCCTCAGGATCTACCACTGCAATGCTTTGATACACAGTTTGGCTCTCGCCTCCTGCTATTCCCATAAATGATTGACTGCTAACTGAGTTTGCACCCTGATGCATGATCTTGGTCACTATCTCGGTGTCACCTGCACAATCATTATAGATAAGACCATATGAACTAAAGATTGACCCTTCTTCTTGATAAACCTGTACAATGTGTTTGTTAAGTTTGCCATTCTTGGCATATATACCAAGATTAAGCATAGCACCGGGCTTTAAATGCACGTCATACAAGAATACCTGCTGTAATTCAGCATCCATTTCATTTAAGATATTAATATCAAGTGTTGCACCTGAACGAACAAAGATCTTTAAATGTTTTGCTAATAATTCTTTTTCAGTTGGCGTTTGACGTAATACTACTTGATCCGATTGATCTTCATCGAGTTCGACCATGGCGGCATCGAGGATCTTAAATTCTCTATCAAAATACTCTTCCGGACTAAACTGCCAATCCGGGTCTCCACGCTCTGCTTTAAGAAAACTGTGTATAGCCATCTTCTACGATCCTTTTATATAATTCAGTTGATCCTGTTTCACGGATCTCGCCATCTACCATAACATGAACATGTGTAGGTTCTAAGATGTCTAATAACTTTTGGCTATGCGTGACAATAATTGCGGCTTTGGTCTTGTCTATAAGAAATGTTTTAATACTTTTTGCAATAGTTTCTAATTCGTCTGATTCGACTCCGGCATCGATCTCATCCAATACAATCAGTTCTGGATCTAATAACCACATGTGTAGTATCTCATTCTTCTTGCGTTCTGTGACGGTCAACGAATCGTGATTGACCATCTTATGGCCGTGATTTGAACTAAGACCTAATTTAGCACATAATGCCTTATAATCCTTTTCAATGTCATTTGGGGTTCTTGGATCATTATGTGCGCTAAGGATTATCTTGGCCAGCTCGAAATTAGTAACAAAGTCTATAACTGGAGGATCTTGCCAACTAGCAAATATACCTAATAAACTTCGTTCATATACGTTCTTATCGGCAATTGATTTCTTATTGAACGTAATAGTACCTTCTTTGGTTGCGACTGATTGTACGCCAAGTATTGAATGTACTAGATAAGATTTCCCAGAATGTGCCGGCCCCATAATAGCGTGTATTTGGCCAGCTTTCACTTCTAATGAAATATCGTTGATTAATTCTTGTTCGTCTACTGCTGTTGTTAGATGTTTTATTTTAAGCATTGTTATATTATATAGTATTGCGACCTTATAATCAAGAATATTGTTTCTGATATTTATTGATATTAAATACACAGTAAATTTTTTCATGAGGAAATACACGATGTTAAAGAAACTTAAAGAACTTTTATTTGGTAAACCTGTTGTTGCAACGGCAGCGCCTTATAAAGTTGAAGCACCTGTAGCACCTGTAGTTGAAGCAACGCCAGTAGCAACATATATTCCACCAGCTAAACCTGCACGTAAACCACGTACACCAAAGGCTCCGGTTGCTGTTAAGACTTTGAAAACTGCTAAACCAGCAGTGGCAGAAGGCAAGGCTAAAGGCGGAAATGGCGCAGTTAAGACACCTACTAGTGCTAATAAACCAGCAGCACCAAAAGCACCAAAGGCTAAGAAAACTAAGTAAGTCTAGCGTTGATTATAGACCAATCAATGATCTTCCATTGATTGTTGAGATAGGCCTTTTTATCAGCCTGGTAGTCGATGCAAAACGAATGTTCCCACCAGTCAACAAGGATTACAATGTCCTTTTTGATCTGGTGGTTTTTTATGGTCTTAATTTCGCCATCTTTGGCAAGATAAACCCAACCACTGCCTTGGATAGCCATTGCGGCTTTTTCAAAGGCCTCTTGGAACTTCTCCCAAGATTTGAAATGTTCTTCAATAAGAGTTAACACACTACCGTCTGGCTTGTTGCTGCCTTTTGGCGCACGGAACTGACTAAAGTAGATCGAATGTAGGTATGCACCAGCTTCGTTAAAGTCTGCATCACCTTCTCCTGCGTTATAACGATCGCAGTAGGCCTTGTATAACTTACCGTAATGATATTCTAATGCTTGTTTGCTAAGGCTTTTGCCCAGGCCGTCGAGTGGATAGGCTAACTTAACACGTTCAAGTGTTTTTCCTAGTCTGCCTTCTGTTATTTGTCTGATAAAGTTATACATAATGTTTAGTGAGCGCCGATTTACCGTTTAGCCACATTGGCTGTGCTGAAAAAAGAAATAGGGAAAATTCATAGCTTGCGGATCCTCGGATGCCCTATTGACCGCTCAGCAATATTTATCTCTGTGTTAGACAGTGCCAGGTATATTGTTGAGGTGTCATATATTGATGTAAGACCACAGGCTCGCCGGGGCCGGTGATTAATCTAAGACCGTGATAGTATTCTTTAAGCCAAAGCCAATGACCGCTGTCCATTTTTCGAGGAAACCAAGCAAACTTCGAATACCAGGACCACGGATGCCAGTCTGCGGCCCAGTTTGGACTACCCCACCACCCAGAGGCCATTAAATTATTCCTTTTTCTTTAGCGTATGTTAGTATTATAACATCTAATTATTAGATTGTCAATAAGTTTAGTTTCACACATAATGTGATAAATAACTATATGAATATTTACTACGTTTATCAATATATAAGAGAAGATAACACACCTTACTACATCGGAAAAGGTAAATTAGATCGTGCGTGGGTATCGCATAAAAGATCTAATGGTGCTGACATTAAACCTAAAGATGATAGTAAGATACAAATTCTTCACGAGCACCTATCCGAAAAAGAAGCATTTGATCTAGAGAAAAAACTCATACAGCAATATGGGCTAAAACAAGATGGTGGATCTCTTGTAAACTTAACATATGGTGGAGATGGTCAATCACCAAGTCAAGAGGTAAGAGATGTTATTAGCAAGAAACTAACAGGCACCAAAAAACCCCCACGCAGCAACGAGCACAAAAAGAATTTATCAGAATCTTGTAAAGGTATTCCAAAACCGAGAAGTGAAGAACATCAAAAAGTCTGGACAGAATCTTCTAAGAAAAATTGGGTAGATAATCTTGATAGAAAGAAGCAAGTTTCTGAGTTAGGAAAATCAAACAAAGGTAGAAAACATACACCTGAAGCATTAGAAAAGAAACGACAATCTATGCTCAAATATTGGGAAGCTAAACGAGCCCAAGTTCCTTAGCACGAGTGTGAAGAGCAAACGATGCTAAATTTTTTCCTTTTGCCTCGCACATGATATCAAACTTGTCTAAGAAACTAAGAGCCCAATCATTGACCGCAGTATTCCAATAGAAGTCACTGTGCGCACGCATCTTACTTTTCTTGTAGCCTTGCTCTAGTAGTAGGCTGTGGTTAGGAGCTGTACTAGATGAATGAGCGGTGAGAACGTCTTCTCTGGATACAGAATAGTGTAGCGTAGGACGCAGGCCGCGCCAACTGTCAAGAATGCGTGCAATTCTGGCATCCTTAAGATCAATGTAATGCCCTTCGCGGACCCAATGGTGGTGGATATCAAGAACAATAGGTAAAGTATCGACAAGATTGAGGCAATCATCAAGACCATGTTTCATCTCCTCGTTTTCAATAGTAATAGTGTTACGTGCTTCAACACTTAGTTTAGGGTACACATCTAGTATACCTTGATAGCCTAGACGACCTGCAATATGCACGTTACATTTAAAGTCTTGGAACTTTTGACCATAGCCCATCATGCGAATCATGTCTGCATGGTATTCAAACTCTTCTATGCTGCGCTGGACAATGTCTGGATTGTCGCTTGCCAAAACAGTGAATTGACCCGGATGAAAAGATAAGCGCACCCCAAGGCTACGAGCACTGCTACCCACTTGAGCGAACGCTTGTTCACAATAATTGCGGACGTCAGGGCGGCGCCAAAAATAACTCCAAGTAGACTCTGTATATACTGGTAATATATCACTGCTGATACGAACCATCCTAAGCGATTCATCTAATGCTCCAACCTTGTTGATTAATTTATGTGTACTTTCGATATTTTGGACCATTAGGTCCCATAGCTTTTGTTCAGCTACATCACGTGTTTGTCGATTAAGCCAAGCCACAGTAGTGCTACCAGTATTGTACTGTTTAGCATCATCTGTAGGTTTAATACCATTAACCTGATCTGTACTGTCAATCCACTTACAAGCAAAGCCAATTTTTTTCAAAGTGTATCCTTAATATCAGCAATGACTGCCAATGCATCTGTAAAGTTAGTAATTGGTTCTAATCTATCAAGCTCTATTAGCTGAGCCGATAGGTTTAATATTCTCTGTGCTTCAAATAGTCTATTCCATTTGCCACTTGGAGGTATATATCGAAATTTAATAGGATCCATTTAACGCCTTGTAATTAACAGTATAAAACATTATAACATGCTCTATTGGTTTTGTCAAGTAACTGTACGAAAGTACTCAATCGTTTTGATCAATCCGTCTTTCAATTGAATAGTAGGCGCCCAATTTAATAACTGTTTAGCACGGTCTATATTTGGTTGTCGTTGTTGAGGATCATCGCTAGGCAGTGGTTCTTGTACAAGTTTGTTGTTACCGCCAGTAAGTGCCAGTACATTTTCAGCAAGCTCTCTAATGGTAAATTCGTTTGGATTACCTAAATTAACAGGACCTAACACAGTATCATCAGTGGCCATCATACGAATAATTCCTTCAACTAGATCATCTACATAACAGAAACTACGGGTTTGGTCACCGTTACCGTAGATAGTAAGGTCTTTACCTTCTAAGGCCTGTACAATAAAGTTGCTGACTACACGACCGTCTGCCTTGGCCATTCGAGGACCGTATGTGTTGAAAATACGAATAACTTTGATACGAACACCATGTTGACGATAATAGTCAAAACATAATGTTTCTGCGGCACGCTTACCTTCATCGTAACAACTACGTGTACCGATGGTGTTTACATTGCCCCAATACTCTTCAGTTTGTGGATGCTCTAATGGATCACCGTAAATCTCACTAGTACTGGCCTGTAGAATCTTGGCACCAGTTCTCTTTGCCAGTCCTAACATATTGAAAGCACCAAGGAAACTAGTTTTGGTAGTTTGGATTGGATCGTGTTGATAGTGTATCGGGCTTGCTGGACAGGCTAAATTATAGATCTCATCTACTTCAACATATAACGGAAGACACACATCATGTCGCATTACTTCAAAGTTCTTGTAATCTAACAGGTGTTCAATATTACTCTTAGATCCAGTAAAGTAATTATCAACACATAACACATGATGCCCTTCTTTGACTAAACGTTCACAAAGGTGGCTTCCTAGAAATCCAGCACCGCCTGTAACTAAAATCTTTTTCAATTCTTATCCTTGTGTACGATACCGTACTGCTTAAATAGCCAATCTATAAATGCCGCAGCATTGTTTTGAGGGCCAAACTTTTCTTCATATACTTTGAAAGCAGTATCTACTTTCTCTAACCATTCCTTGTCGTTTATACTATTCCTTTCTTTTGCTCTTTCTTCTGCTTCAGTGAATGCGTCACTGCCCCATCCTAATAACATATTAATCTTCGTAACGACAATGCGATTTCTTAGTTTCCCAAAGTTCAACGGCTGTTACTTTAGCAAAATCACCGATGCGTTCTTGGGCATATAGTTTGAGATACTTACAGATGTTTTCACTTGTGGGAACAAAGTCCACTAATACGAAACCACCCCAATGTGATCTAATGGAATGATGGAAATGATCTCCGTCAATTATAGAAGATAAATTAGTGAAGTTTGGAATATGTTCTGGCAGTGGCGGAGCAATTTGTGTAGCTGTGATAATTTGGAAATTAGGATCATTGATATCGATCATAAACTTATGATCTAACACACTATCTACGAACTCTTTCATAAAGTTTAAGTTCTTAAAATCTGTTACCATAGAACTTTGATCTAAGGTATCTGCTCCTAAGAATACTTTGATGGAATAAGAATGTCCGTGAAGATGTTTACACGCACATTCAGTTTCGATACTTAAATCCGGGCGATCTAATTTTTGTGCCCATACCCGATGTCCCATCTCGAACGAAAATTCTTTGTCTATTGTAAATTTATAACCCATTTGTTTTCCTTTTAAGTTGTGCAGCTCTGCGTGCTTCTGACCACGGTTTGCCTTTAAGTTTTTCTGATACTATTTTACTTCTTGATACACTTGCTAATTTTTGAGCATTGCTCATCTTTTGTTTTGTCTCATCAGACGCAATGTTCCCTTTATGCGACTCTGACAATTTCTGTTTGTGTTCTTCTGTAAACTGTTTACCTAACATTCGGTTACTTGCTTCTTCTCTCTTTTCTTCTGTCCACGCTTCTTTATTTGAGTTAGCAATTTTCTGTTTAGTTTCTTCAGTGTGTGTTTTGCCTGTCATTGTGCCGGGCTTGCCCTTATTGGCTAAACTTATTTTCTGTTTAGTTTCTTTAGACCTCTTTAACCCTAATTGATGGTTGGGTTTTCCTTTTTTAGCAAGAGACATCTTTAATTTTGTTTCTTCACTTCTGGGTCCAGTAGTCTTAGGTGGCCTATTATCTTCGCATATATTAGTTAGAATTCCGTTTTCGTCTATATCTCTTCTACCATAAAGTTTTATCAATTTTGTTTCTTCATTATACGCATCGGTAGACGAATCAGTTTCAAATACTTTTACTATTATAGGCTCTAATCCTTTGTTTCGCAACCCTTGTATATATGCCCACTTCTTGTAATTTTCTGTATTGTCTTTAGTTTCGTTTAAGTGTTTGTACATACGAGTTCCTGTTCCTTTACCTACATAGAACGGAATATTTGTTAGTGGATGGCGATATTCGTACACATAATATTTTGACATAGCAGACTCCTGTTTGATATATTTATGTCAAATTCAAACGTTTTATCAATTACCCAAGCCATATCTATCTCCTATGATGATTTATAATTGTAACATAGGTGGCAGAATTTGTCAAGCGGGTTGACACCAAGACCGCTAATTTTTAGTAAAGATATCTTTTACTTCTACTCTGATAACTTTAATATCAGTAGTTAGTTCTTTAAGAATGTCAACTACATCAATTTGAATCTCGAGTAGTTTGCGTATTAGCATCATAGTCCAATACCACCAAGCAACTGCTAATATAATAGCGCCAAGTGCGATAATTGTCCAAATGACATTTGAATTTATGACGGTTAGTTTATTCCAACCAAGTATGATTCCTACAATAGCGAAGAATGCACCTCCGCTAAGAAACAGCCAGACCTTACGGTCGTAATTTAATTTAATGAGATGGTCTCTGAAAGATGATAGTTTTTGAGTGATATGTGCCATAATGAGTATTCCTGTAAAACAATATTTAATATTGCTTCACAGGGAATTTTAGTGGCAGATTATGATTCGATCTTACCGAATGGTTTCCATTGCCCTGGAGCACCACCTGTGATGCATACCCATCCAACGTATGAATCAATACGCGGATTAGAGTTCCAAACGATGTCACCAATTTGATAGCTGCCGTCTATAGGAGCTGAATTACCGTTGGCAAACAATCGATTGCCAAATTTGATGTTACCTGCTACTTCTAATTGTTCTGTAGGATTCTTTACACCTACGCCCATTTTGCCGTAGACGCGAGTTACTGTACTATCTTTATATTCGTTACCAATTGTTAGATTGCCAGTTTCGCTGATACTTAAACGTGTTTGATCATCTGTGATAATGTCAAGTGCCTTGGTGCTGTAGGTACCAATTACACCGTGTCCTAATTCGTTGCTATCAAGTACTACCTCAACGTTGTTGATGTAATCGTAGACGCTTAATAGACCATTGCCACTTTCTTGTCCAATGCTTAATCTTTGTGATACTGGATTGTAGAAAATATGATCATCAATGGTAACTTCACCTGCAACAGCAAGACTGTTAAGTGTGCCGACTGATTGAATACTGCTCTTAACTACTCCTGGTCCTAACGTATCTGCTGACAATACAGGAGTACTATCAATAAGGTATGATTTACCACCTAATAGATCGAAATTTTCAGTTGACCAAAAGCGGTCTGGATTCTGCATGAATACGAATTGACGATTTTGAGCACCTAACCAAAGTAGTCCAGTACCTGCTGATTCACCGCTGGGATTAGAAAATTCTAGGTATTGTTTTTCGTAGCGTTGATTGGTAATGAATTCTGTAGTACGAACAAATCCAGCATCTAATATACCATAGATCTTAACATCGCCTTTGATGGTAATGCCTTGATTAAGTGTGTCAATAGTTGCTGTTTTAACTGTGATCTTGTCGTCTTCGACAACTAAAGATTGCTTAGTACTATTATCAGTTATGCCCGTGCTGGCAAAATTAGTAATTGTTCCACCGTTGATGTCATTGCCGCTAAATTCAAATATTTTTACCATGTTGTAGTCCGTATAGTAGTTCACCATCTCGCAGACGAGTATGAGTGTTTCTACTATTTAGCAGGACTACAGCTAGGCGCCGACCTTGGTCGTGTATGTTCATAATCAAGCATCCACCGCTGCGGTTGATCCAACCTGTTTTACTTACCACAATATCGGGGATAGATGTTACCAGTCGGTTGGTTGTATGAAAAAACAGCGTAATAGGATGCCTTTTTCCCGGAACTTCAAACTCTTTACTAGGATTGGTACTGGCATAAGATATATAAGGATAGGTTTCTGCTACGTTTAATAACCTCGAAAGATCCTTACTATTGCTCACGTTAGTTTCATCTAATCCAGTAGGATCGGTATAGTGTGTGTGATTCATGCCCAGGTCGTAGGCTTTGCGATTCATTGCTTCGATTGCTGCTTCTTCACCACCTGGATAATTTACAGCCAGAGTTTTAACAGCAAGATTATCTGAACTCATTAGAGCCAACAATAGTAAATCACCTCGGGTAAGGGTTTGATGTACAATTCTAGAGTGTACCCCCGTTAGCGGTCGTACTTCAATTGGTTCATTAAGATCTTGTTGGGCATCTAATACCACAATAGCAGTCATTAGTTTGGTTATAGAGGCAATACTGCGCACTTCTGAGCTATTCTTTTCTACCAGCACTTCGCCCGAATCTAAATCCTGTACCAAATAACTAGTGGCAAGAATCTTATTCTGAGGCAAGGCGCAGACCTTACGGTGTTTAGCATCAGCTGGACTGCTGACTAATAACAGTCCAACTAATGTAATACCTAATACCGCTTTCATATTAACGAGAAGCAACCACCTTATCAGCAAGACCATAGGCTACTGCTTCTTCTGCTGATAAGAATGTATCAAACTTCATTGTTTCAAATAGCTCATCGTATTGTTTGCCCGCAGTATTATGACGTACATACAATTCTGTTAGGCGTTCGTTTAATCGACGGCTTTCTTCCATGCTACGTACAGCATCTTCAAACTGTAGTTCTTGTACGTGTACTGAACCACGTGTGCCGGGAGTACCTGAACTAACACGGTGAATCATTGTACGGCTTTCTGGCAGAACAAAACGCTTGCCTTTGGCGCCCGCTTGTGCAAGGAAACTGCCCATTGAACAGGCCTGTCCCATTACGTAAGTTGCCACATCTGGTTTAACAAACTGCATAACATCATAGATACTTAATCCAGCAGTAACACTACCGCCTGGACTGTTAATATACAAGTGAATATCCTTGTCGCTGTCGCTACTTTCAAGATGTAGTAACTGTGCTACCACAAGATTAGCTGAGTGATCATCTACAGGACCATTTAAGAATACAATACGTTCATTTAACAGTCTTGAAAAGATATCAAAAGCACGCTCGCCTTGACCTGTTTTTTCAACTACCATTGGTACTAGTGATGCTTGGTTCATTTTTCTTCCTTAGGTTGATTAATATTTTTTACTACTGATAAATTTGGTTTACCTTTTGGTTCCGGGTTATCTGTTGGGCCCATATACTATTCTTCTAACTGCACAATCGGAAAGACAAATGTTTGCCCATCTGGGTCTTTCTTACCAAAGAATCTCTGCAGGATTTTCTTACCCCACCCTTTCTTATTTGATATAGGAGTAACTACTAATGTACCTGTTAGTATATCCCAAGTTTCTTTGTCAATATAGCCGTTATTCACCATCCAATCTATAGTACGGTGAGTCTGTGCTGTCATTTCTTCTGCGTATTCTTCTACACTAAATGAAAAACTTTGATATGTTGCCATTATTTTTTCCCCTCTTCACTCCACGGGCCGTTAACATTGGCCCAATCTTGTACGTCAGTACTCCAAATCATCAAGCGATTATACACTGGATATAAACGATATCCATAAGTCCAATGCATAGGTTTACTGACTAAATCACCTAACCAATATAGTGTCCAACTTGCTATATAACCTACGAACTTCTTCATTGAATACCCCAATCTTTTTGATGCTGCCAAACTGTTTTGATTTTACGATCAAACAATCCCCACCAGTTCCAACGATAGTAAATCTCAGTGCCGTACTGCGCTCTAATCACCGGACGATAGAAGTTAGGATTATTCATCATTAACTTTTCTCTTGCGACCTTACGTCTAATTAGTTTTGGTTTAAACATTTAATCCTTCCAAGGCACTGGGTACCATCCTAAACTAGCTAGATCACTACGTATTTCATCTGTTACAGTGCTTTCACTGACAAAGCCTTCCTCTATTTCGTCATCAGGCGAGTATCCACGTCCCATGCCACTACAGTACCAACTTAGGTAATCACCTCGACCCTGTAGTTCTGCTACAATACCACCTGCTGAGCGCCAAGTACATGACCACAAAGAAGAATCATCTAACACTGCAAGTTCGCCTGCAGTTTTGATCCATGGAGTTGTACGCTGCCACTGCATATTACACAAGGCTGCGTATAGATTTTGAGCATATCGATCCTCACGGCATTTAGCTACAATTAGCTCGGATGCTTTTAGATCCTGCACAAGGTCGCGACTATTAGAAAGGCAATGAATCATCATACTCTTCATCATCGTAATCTTCATCATATGCTTCTTCAAGCGATCTGCCCGGATTGATACCTTGTACCAACTTACCAGTTTTAAGAGTTTTCATTAGTTGCTTATTCTTTTCAACTTGCTCTTTAGCTTCACGCTTCTTACTGTTAGATAGTTTAAGCATCTCGTCATAGTTACGAGCCCATTCAATACCACGCAACCAGGTATTAATATCATCGAGTGTGCCTGTAAATAGTTCGGCACCGCGACTATAATGTGGTAAGCATGTATCCTTGGGCTTTAGACAAATATAACTAATAACATCTTTCCCATAAGAATAGCTGCCTGTACTAAACATAAACCCAAGTTCGTTAGCCTTGGCCTCTACACGTTTTATACGTTGTACTTCATCCCAACCTATTGGCATTATTTGTATACTTTCAAAATTACCGTATCTTCGTTAAAGCGACCATTGAGTACGGTTTCAGTTGTCTTAACATCCTTAGCATACCAAGTTTCAAAACGTTTTTGAGTGTTCATTGTTTTGAACTCTTTAATCTGTTCTGGTGGTTTGCGTAAAGTCTTTTGTGTTGATTTGTCTGTAAAGTTAGTTAAACTTGTTCCTTTAACTGCTAGACCGCTAGTATTTACAGCAATATAATAACCAATCTTGCGAGTACGGATATTATAAACTACTGCGGCACTTGCACCAATTAATTGAGTTGGTGGAACACTGGTGATGTTTAATTTGTCATCGCTCTTATGAAACTTAAGTTTCTTAACTAACTCTTCTGCAGGTTTAGTTTTCTTAGCACGCGGTGCCTTCATAACTTTAGCTTCTGCGGCAATCTGATCACAGGCTGCCTTAATGCCTTCATAGAAGTCTAGTAGTTTCTTAAGATTCTTTTTGCTTAAATGACTGTAGCCTTCTACTAATTGTTCATCAGTGCTACCACCTGCTAACTCTAATAGTTCAGCATGTCCACGTTCAAAGAAGCTTTTGATATAACGTGCCTGTGCTGCCTTAGCACCTTTGCCACGTAATAAACTCACAATCTTAAATGCTTTTGGATCAAAAGCTTCTGGATTCTTATTAAATGAATCAATAGCATGATCTAAATCTTCACTGATAGTACCAGCTTGTTCACGAATACGAATTTGAATATTCACAACAGGTGCCATAACCTTAGGTGTTTTTGGATCAACTGATTCTTCGTCAACATCATCATTGCCACCGCGCATAATATCTGCAATACGAGATTTTAACCAAGTAGCAGTATTACGACCTTCGTTAAAGCCGGGATGTACCTCTGGCATACCTTTTAATAGACAACTAGCAATACCACCAATGGTAGTATTACTGCGCCAATCTTTAGTTGCTTTGAATTCTGCGATTTGTTCTTTGGTGTAGCCGTTAGCAGCCATCCAATTGATAATTTTAGGTTTGAGTTCTTTGCCTGTGCTTTCTAAACGATACCAAGCCATGCTGTCACGGAATGTTTTTAAGAATTCAGATGCTGTCATTTTATCAGCATTGTCCCACTTTGGACTTTGATCTTTTGCTACAGGTACACGTTTATTTTGTTCAGCCATTGTATTTCCCTCAATTGTTAACTCACTATACTTATTATAGCACCAACTGAGGGAAAGGTCAAGTACTAAGTCCAGAGACTTTTTCTAAGTTTGATAAGACGAATTAGCATTTCTTCATCTTCTGAATCATATTGCTTTTCAAGACGATCCATGGCATCTAGAATTTTGCGACTGCGTTCTTTATCTTTAGGTTGTTCGGTTTCATCGAATATCCAATCATCTTCACCAACAGCCTTTCTACGGTCTTCGCAGTATTCACTCCAACCACAATATTCCATAGCATCTACACGATGCGGACGAACATATTTCCACCAGTAGTATAATGCCCATTTTTCTTTTGCGGCTTCTGCTTGATGTGTAGGTTTGCCATAGTTTGGATCATCTTGCTTGATCCACTCATCGTCATACTTAAGAGTCATTTCCCACTCTAAGTGGGCAACGGCTGCTTCGGGACAGCGCCAAGTGAGGAACCAACGGGTATACCATTGACGTCTCCACCATGGTACATTAAAGTCGTCCCAATCCTTATCACTCCACATACAGTGACTCCAAGCAGTTTCAATTTCAATGAAATCTACAAAGCTATCAAAGGTACAGTGCAGTAAGCGTTCTTCATACTCGTGCCATTTGCCTTTGGCTAACCGACTTGATAGTGCGTGTGTCTTTGCTTCATAGCGATTGTTTAAGTAGTAGCGTACATCATTAATGCGTTCTGGAAGCCAGCGGAATACGTCCTGTACTTTATCTAATCCTTCTTCAACTAGCCAGAAGCGGAAAGGATGTGCTTGTTTGCTCGCACGCCGCCATGTATTCCACTCTTTGCTTGTACCGCTGTCTAGTTTGTCAGTGCCTCGTAGCCAATCTGCAAACTTACTGCAACTCCAATAGTTTCTCATACTGTTCCTTTATTTGGAAATCTTAAATAATATTCACTTAGTTTTTTCTTTTCGATTTCTGCTATTATAACAGCTTTATAGTCATAGGTCAATGGATCAAGGTATTTTTCATAATCTATTTCATCTATAGCGTGTTCGGTTATAAACTGTCCGTCTGGAGTAGATTGTTGCCAATGGTATAGATATCCTTTTGCAAACAGATCAGGGTTGGAATGTTGTTCATTAATTTCAAAACGATGAACAACTACTCGATGTATTTCATGCACTACACCGTTGATTACTTTACATCTCACTTGGCCCATTTTAAATTATATAACACTGTAAATTTTTCTGCATCTCTGCGCTTTTGGAAGATCCACATATCGTAGCTCCCTCTATTAACATTCGGCCAGGTCTCTAGCGTTTGAATAGTCCAATCGATGATCTCTTGTAAGAGTCCAATTTCAACATTATCGGGATATAATAAATGATCATCATCAACAAAGTCATCGATAATTACTGCCCATTTCTTTCCTCTAGGAAGGATACGAACATCTATGGCCATTTACTTCTTTGGTTTTCTGTAATACTTACGTCGAGGTTTAGATTCAGTAGCTGGGGTATCGGCAATCAATGCTGTAACTTCCTCACCTATTGGAGCATCCATTCCCATTTTTCTAAATAACCGATTAGCACGTCGAGTTTCGGTATCTCTAAACAGCGCAATTGGTCCTTTAGCATCTGGGCTGATTAGATCATATGGACGAACTTCGTAAATGTCATCAATTCCAGTAGGAATCTCAATTATATAAAGTTCCTGATCAGCAGAGTGTCCTTCACCTAGGTGGGATAAGTCTATAACTTCGACTACCCGACCTTGTACAAGTGCTCGTTCACCGTTATGTATCCATACAGTATCTTTAATTGCGTATTCTTTTTTCATAGTTGTGCCAGTGCTACTGCAATACCTATATAGGTAAATTGATGTACGAACTGGTCAAATCCCAATTGATTCCAAAATAATGGGTTAGTAATATCTCTACATCCAAATTTCATCTTGACAAAGTCAGTATGATAGTGAATAAAGAAATCTATAAACCCCACGGCTATGGCAAAATTAATATAACCCGATGTAAATGCTACAATTAATGCAGTAGCAAGTCCATGTTTTAAACTATGTGTAATGCCAAGCCAATCTAGGTAAATTCCTTTGTGATCAACTTCTGTTTGAGTTTGATTCACAAAGTCAATATACCAATGTTTTAACTGAAACAGAACAAGAGTTAACAGTAACATTTAGTTAGCCTGTATATCTCTTGCTCTAGTTTCAAGCATTTCTTTAATGAACTTCAACGCCTTACGATCAGTATCGTAAACGTATTCAGCATCTTCATCGTCGCTACGAAGTGTAACTACGACACCATTTTTTACCTTACGAATTTCGATACTTTCAAACATTGATTTTCCTTTGCTTATTGTTGTGGAACACTTAGGTTGTAATTAAAGTGGAAGATCCCAATATGAGCAGTTTCACGGCTCAGCTCTTGATCACACCATACTTGATATCCTGATTTCTGTGCCTGCTGACAGAAGTAGATATCTTCTCCAATTTCCAAATTTAACTCTGGAATGAATTCTTGCAGATAATGCGGTTGTGGAATTGTTTCATATACAGAACGTTTAACTAATACACAACCATGTGGTAATACATCGATTAATTCCATTGCTGGACTATTGTCAGTAGTTTGGAACTCTGAATAAGCACCTGGAGTACCTTGCATGCCTGTAAAGTTTGGATTAGGGAAACGACGTCGACGATAATTTACACCAACAATGTCTTTGTTGCGTTTAAGTAAACGTATAGGTGCATCAATAGGAAACTTCATATCACTGTCTACCCACCAAATGTAATCAAAATCACTCTTTAAGAAGATATCTGTTAAGTTTCTGCGGGCAATTGTAATAACTGAACCGATATTAAATGCGCAGTTAATTCTAATACCGTTAGCTACTAAATTAGCTGCTGCCATGGCCAAGTGTTGTGCAAATTCTGCATTAACCATTTCCATTGCCGGAACAGCAATCATAATTGACGGTGGTCGTCCCTGTGCATTAGTTGGTAGTGCTGTAGGTGCAGCATTTGCTGTAGGTGCTGCAGGACGTGATGCTTGTGGAGCAGGCTTTGCCGCTGGGCGGGTTGGAATGCTTAATTTACCTTTGTTTTTCATAATGATCCTTTATTGTTATACGTAATTATCTATACTGTAGACGCCTGCCGACTAGTATTGGTTATTATGTTTATAAGACTAGTATACTACCAAAGGATTAAGAACGCAAGTCTTTTTTTGTCAAAAGTTGATAATTTTTATAGATTTTTTTCAATAATCGTTTAATTACAGGATGATTTAGGTCTTTTTTGAAGGCAGTTATGTAACCCCAGAGATTAGGACTTACATTAAGGCTTATACCACTCGGATGTTCGAGACATTTGTGTAGGTCAACAGTGTCATCTAGGTCTGATAGCTCGCCTGCAATGTTGCGTGCGTATGCATCTATCTCGTCAAACTCACTAAGATATGTTTGTGCTTCTTCTTCTTCTGTTTCTCTTCCAGTATGATGTGTTGAAACATTTAAGAAATGTCGAGCTCTTGATTGATGTAGATGGGTTAGTTCGTGTATTAAACAATCAGCTATGCGTTTTGCCACACGATCAAATGTTTCTTGATCCCATAACAACGTGCGGTCTGCTGGATTATTGATAAGATATAGGCTAATTGATATCTTTCCTCGCTCATCATCTTCGGAATCATATACTCCATTAGCATCTAGCTCGTTTGGTAGCACGTGAGGGTTTTCAACATGTAGTATATGAACACGAAATCTCTTGCCAAGATGGGTACCTAGTTTCAATATTAGCTCATAAGTGCCAATAACGGTGTTAACTATCTCGGGAGATATTTCGTGTATGATGGGCAATAAATCGTTTCTCGATGGAATTGAGAATTCTCTACCCAATTTTGGACTACAATTGAATTTGTTCATTGTAGTGTATTTATGGTACGGTCGGCTGGAGTCGAACCAACAAGGGGAACTAGGTTCTCCCTATCCTAGGACCTAGGTCCTAGAGCTTTGCCTTTTGCTTACGACCGCATTACTGACTATCTCCGGGCATTACTCGATAGTTATCCTCTACACTGTCCGGAGTAGAAACCTCAATAATTGTACCTTCTTCGATGCAGATCAATTGATGAGGAAATAACGGAAAGTTACGGTATGTATCCCCTGGATTAAGATATTGCTCATGTAATGAAGCATCGCTGGTATCAATCCATTTAATAATAAATTGACCATCTAATACATACCAAGATTCATCTTTTTCAGCATGAAAGTGCATACTGAATTTGGCATCTTTATTAAACTTTAACAGTTTACCACAATACTTATGGTTAGTAGCCCATATTAACTCTGATCCCCAACCTTTTTCAACAAACCCTTCTAGTCTTTTCATTTTAGTACCTATATGTTTCTGGTTTGTATGGACCTTGTACCTTTACGCCAATGTAGTCTGCTTGCGCAGGTGTTAGGTCGGTTAGCTCTGCGCCAATCTGTGCTAGGTGTAGACTAGCTACCTTTTCATCTAGGTGTTTAGGTAACAAATACATCTTACCAATCTCATAGTTAGCATAGTTTTGGAACATTTCAACCTGTGCAATTACTTGATTAGTAAAGCTGTTTGACATAACAAAGCTAGGATGTCCTGTACCACAACCTAAATTTACCAATCGACCTTTGGCTAAGATAATTATCTTATTACCACTAGGCATAGTCACGTGATCTACTTGCGGTTTAATCTCGTCCCACTCGTAGCCAGCCAAACTAGCAATTTGAATTTCGCTGTCGAAGTGCCCAATGTTACATACAATAGCATTGTGTTTCATCTTTAACATGTGCGCATGTGTGATGATGTCTACATTGCCTGTGGCTGTTACAAAGATGTCTGCTTTGTCTGCGGCATAGTCCATGGTAACTACCTTGTAGCCTTCCATTGCGGCTTGTAGGGCACAGATTGGGTCAATTTCAGTTACCCAAACCTGCGCACCAAGTGCCTTAAGACTAGCGGCCGAACCTTTACCCACATCACCGTAGCCTGCTACTACTGCGGTCTTACCAGCAATCATAACATCGGTAGCACGTTTGATCGAATCTACTAGACTTTCACGGCAACCATATAAGTTATCAAACTTACTTTTAGTTACACTATCGTTAACATTAATAGCACGTAGACGGAAACTACCATTAGCAATAGCTTCGTTAATCTTGTGAATACCTGTAGTTGTTTCTTCAGTAACACCATAGATACCATCTAATAGTTCTGGATAGTTAGTGTGGATATACCAAGTTAGATCATGTCCATCATCTAACAACATATTGGGTTTCCAGGTTGGATCGTTTGGATTTTTAATAGTCTGTTCAATGCACCACCAGTAGTCAGCTTCAGTTTCACCTTTCCAAGCATATACAGGAATACCTTGTTCTGCCAAGGCTGCTGCGGCGTGGTCTTGTGTTGAAAAAATATTACAGCTACTCCAACGCACTTCTGCGCCTAGAGCAACTAAAGTCTGTACCAGCACAGCAGTTTGAATAGTCATGTGTAATGACCCCACAATGCGAGCACCTTTAAGTGGTTGATTTGGTTTTAATTCGTTACGAATTGCCATTAATCCCGGCATTTCCGTTTCTGCGATTGCAATTTCTTTGTGGCCCCAAGCGGCTAGGCCAATGTCCGCTACTTTATAATCCATTAATTAGGCCTTTGGAGCATCTTTGTTTTGATCATTGCTGCTATCACGTGCAATAGGATCTTTATGTTTACGATTACGATTAGCAATATATGACTGTTTAGCATCAATCATACAGTTCTTGTAGATTAAACGTTGCTCTTTATTAAGCGTTGCACCCATTGATAGTTTAACCATCTTGCCAATCTTGAAACTGGAGTTTGTTTTAGCCATTTTATTTTCCTTGATTTAATTTAAGATTTAATACGAAATTTTCTACTAGTAGTTTAGTGATGGTTGCTAACATAATAGCTTCGCCGCTATCACTATCTTCCATTTGAGTCCACCGGCTATACATATCAAAAGTTTGACTACCGAGGATTTGATAGATACGATCTTTTTCAAGAGGTAAATTATCCCACTCGATATCGTTGTCTGTAAGTTCTACTTCTTTTGCTAATTCAATAATTTGTTCTGGAGTGTATCTCATTTGTTTAGTATATAGTGTTTTTTATAGTATGTCAACTAATTTATCAAAATTTATCAAGGTGTTGACAATATTGGTACTTTAATATACAATAGTAGTTTAATAAATAAATCATTAGAGACACAATCTCATTTTAGAAAGGTGACACAAAATGTCAAATACTACAGATACATTACCAATCCAACCCCTGCAAGAAGAAACAACTCCAAGTATACCAAATATTGTATGTAAGCCAGGTGACACAGAATGTGTTGCACGCTTAGTACAAGCATATTCAGACTGCGATTAATAAGTCAAAAAAATAGGGCAAGCCCTATTTAAAGGCTTACCCTACTAGTTCGTTTGGCCATTTGTGTTCTCGAAACCCAACTGTGCCGCCCTCTGCTCTAATTAACTCCATAACTTCTTCAAATTCAACTGGAGCATAATTATGATTCTCAACACACATGTTAAAGTACCGAGGATCAATAGCACCATCCTTCATAACTCTACTGGCGTGCAAGTGTCCGTGAATGTTAGTGCCGAAACGGCCCAAACTAGCTTCATGAATCGGAATATGGCTTAGGATCAATCCATTAAGGACGTGATAACTGCGAACATCCTTAAAGTACGGAGTATATTCCTCCAACCTAAAGATATCGTGGTTGCCTTTGATTAGAACCTTTTCACCATTCAACTTGCCCAATGTAGACAATGCCTTGCGATTAATTACAACATCACCTAAGTGATAAACTTTATCGTTTGGGCCAACCTTGGCATTCCACTTTTCAATCATATCTGCATCCATCTCGTCTGCGGTATCGTACGGGCGTAAATCAGTAACACCGTCATCACGCTTAAATTCACAAACGCCTTTGTGTCCAAAGTGCGTATCGCTAATCATAAATATTTTAGCCATTAAACTTTCCTTCCTTTAAATTTAGTATCTTTAGTGCCTCTACGTTTATACCAACCGTACTCTTCACCGTTAGGTAGTAAGCCATTAATGACCCCATCGGCGCCCATTTTGCCAATAAACTCTAAAGGTTCTTGACCCATTGTTTTAAGAGCTTCTCGAGTTTCAACCCATTTTGGTTTCTGTTTCACCACTCAGGTTCCTTCATTTCTGTGTGTTCATTAGACAAAATATTCCAAACACGACTCTTTTCAAATCGAACAAATGCAGGACCTTTGTTAACCCATTCACGGTAATAGTCAGGATGTCCCCAACTGCCTTCCGGTGCGTTGTGAGCAATCCAAGTTACAATTTCTGCTATAGCAGTTTTGTTCCAAGTATCTGCACGGGCCACAGCACTGTACAGGTCATTGCTTAATACCGCTTGTAAGAAACTGCCTGGCTCTAATCCGTACAGGAAATAGCGTTCGAGTGCCTCTTGAGTATGGTCTGGCACTTTGCTGAATATACCGCCCCAATCAAATTTATTCATTTGTATCTCCTAATGCCAAAAACATCATTGTTAATGTACTTTTTTCTTTGACTGCGACATAGAAAGTTGGACGATCGCCACGGCTAGAATTGCTACCGTATCCTGACTTCCAATGAGGATTATGTGTATACCAACTTACTCCAAATTGCTTTTCTAACCATTTTTCATATGGTCTGCAAACATATCCATAACTTTCCCAAACTAGAGCATATCGCATATCAAAATCTCGCCGCATTCTGTGTCTGCGGTCTAACTTGATAATTTTCATTTTAGAAATCTTCCTTAATCTCTACAAGATTTTCTAGATCGGTAATCTCCCAATCAAGATCTTCATTTTCCATAACAGTGCCACCGTAGTAGCCGTTGTGATCGTTACGCACTTCTAGATCAATATAACCGCGGTCAGTCTTGATGGTGTAGAATCCGTCTTGAATAGTATCACCGTAATCGCCGCCATCTTCTGGGGTCCAGGCTCTATTCTCAGTCCAATCTTTATCCTCGCAGCCTATAACTAATGCACCACGGATAAGATCAAAGGTGTCACCCTGCCCAACACAGCCACTACCGTTAATGTGATTAAACCAAACAGTGTTGCAACAATCATTGCAGGTATCAAATCGTAGATACTTTCCCTCAGTCGTGCGGAAAACAATGGTCTCATTTGCGTTGGCGAGAAACACTGCGTTGATGCGGTGTCCAATCAAACTGCTAAATGTACTGTTCATATCGTTATCCTCTTTTCTATATTGAGTTGTCAGGTATCTGACTTCCTCTTTGGCGCAATTCTTTAATCAATCCCTTATAGGCCGCAGTGTTGGTTTGACTTAATGCTTCCAACATATTAACACAACTAAGAATGTAGTCGCTTTGCATGTTCTTTATCAGGACAATTCTGCGATCTTTAGTTAGCCAAAGTCGATTATGCTGTTTACGGAACTCTACCCAATCAGCATCAGGTGATGCCTTGAGCACATCCCACATTAGTTGTTCATCTTCTGTCAAGATTAGAAACTCTCATCTGCGGTGGCATCTTGCCATGTGATCTTCTCAACACAGCTCACATATTCCTTAAAGCGTGCTAGATCCCATTCGCCAGATTGTACTTTAGAATAGGCTACATCACAGTCTTCTGGACCTTCGTATTTTTCATAAACTCCGTAAATGCCTGCCATATCTATTTCCTTTGTTTGGTGCTACCTCTTGGACTTGAACCAAGCACACCCGACTCTTCAGGCCGGTGCTCTACCAGATGAGCTAAGGTAGCATATTCTTAATAATAATGTCTAATTCCATTTTCGTCAAGTGCCCAAGCCCCTTTAGGGAGCTCGGACTCTGTGTATGTCATACCAAAGTATTCCATAAGTTTACGCTTGACCATTGTGTTAGGAATACGATACTTTTCAGTATCTTGGAAACCTAACATAACACCTACTTCTGCTACAGCACCACTACGGCACACACCCATATGACAGTGAACAATTACGTTCATGTTATTGGCCAATGCGTATTTCAAATCTTCGGCAATACCGATAGCGTCTGCGTCAGTGATTGCCGCATCAAATATAGCACCGGGAATATCTCTATCCTCTACATCAAGGAAGAAGTACTGTGATACTCGCTTAAACTTGTACTTAGGAGTTGGAAACTCTACACCAGGATCTACGATTTGAATTAGCATAGAATTATCGCCAGCATCGTGGTGATAGCCTTTCTTTACATCTTCTAAGCTGATGTTTTCAATCCATGGTTTCATAGTACTATCTCCTTTTGGTTTTACTTAATAATACCATTGTAAGCATTTTAGTATTAGCTTCATCTTTGAAGTAAAGTATACCATCTTTGTAGTGCCAAACTGCATCTTCATATACTGTCCACCTGGTAGTGGTTTTCACTGTCCAATTATTAACTCTGCGCCATCTTGGATCCCAACGACAATATCTTTTGCCTAATATTCGTTGGCATAGGGCCTGTGCGTGAGTTTTATAACCCTGCGGAACAGCCACAGAATACGGTAATACTTTTTCAATTTTCTTTATACCTGGTTCATATACGTAGTGTTTCATATCATTTCCTAACTGTACAAGCATATTATAGCATAGGTATTACCAACTGTCAATCAAAATAAATGGAGCGGCTAACGAGTCTCGAACTCGTGACCTTCTGCTTGGCAAGCAGACGCTCTACCAACTGAGCTACAGCCGCATTGATTTACATAACGTAGTGTATTCCGCTACATTATGCGATTACTTGTTTGGTGCCCCGTGAGGGAATCGAACCCCCATCCTGAGTTTCGAAGACTCTAATTCTAATCCGTTGAACTAACAGGGCAAATTAACAACGAGCACGGCTTTGCCACCCACAGTGTTGCAGCGGTCCGACTATGTCAAACACTCCCACTGATCAGGTATCCGTGTACCGAGTTGCGTTAAGGTTGTTAATGTAAAGCTGGTAGTAATGGTGAGACTCGAACTCACGATATACACCGTATGAAGGTGCCGCATTAGCCACTATGCTACATTACTATGGAGCACACGGCCGGATTTGAACCGGCGGTTTTACGGCTTTGCAGGCCGCTGCTTTGGGCCACTCAGCCACGTGTGCGAAGAAACAGATTGAGAAAGTAAGTAAATGGCACAGCAAATGACAAAAGATATTATTATAATATCCGCTGACAAAAGACAATGTTCAAAACACAGGGGCTTGCATATTTCAACGGTGGCAATAAACAAATTTATATAATAACCGGAACACGCAAACACGATCGCTTTTCAAGGCGATTGCTCATTAAGTATGGAATCATACGATGTATGATGTCCTTGCCAATCCTCGTCTCTTTCTCACATCTGGGTGATTTTAGCCCTAGAGCCAAACCACCAAAAACTATTACAGCAATTTTTCTGCTGTTAGTGTTGCTACTGTGTCTGCATCTAAAGTGATTTCAGTGCGAACGTTTGCTTCAAGGATTTGATCCTGCAAAGTCTGTTTGTTTTTCTTTGCCAGTGCAATGAAACCTCGGAAAGATTCAATATCATCTTGTGTTAATACACTGGTGTTTACTTCGTCACTGTGTCCGTAGTAACTTGGACGAGCATCTGCTGTGCGGTTCTTAATCTTATCCAACTTACCTGCAATAACTGTGGCATCTTCACGCACTTCTGTTTCAGCTAAGTTTGTGTAGATTTGGATTGTTTTTTCAACCTGTGCTACCTGTGCCAACAGTGCATCTACTGAGGCGTTGTTTGCTGCACCTACTGAGGCGCGAATTGCATACAATGCCTTGGTTAGTGCTACCTTGCGATCAACATTGTTTAACAATGCTTGGCGAGATTTAGAAATTACTGTTTCTGCATCTTGGAACTCACTTAGGTTTACAGCTACTTTAAGCTGAATGCCTTTGATTGTGTCGTTGATTGCGTTCTGTAACGCACTTGCTTTACGTAATGTAACGTTCATATTCTTTTGTCCTTTTGACTATTCATTAATAATACAGGAGCATATGGTACCTGTCAACCTATAATGGATTTATTTCTGTATCAAACTCTCTACCTAGTGGCCAATACTGCTCGGGATTCTCCGAATCATAGGCACGGAATGAGAAACTGGATAACGGAAAGGCAATAGACAGATTGTATTTGCCACTGACATTGCCAATTGCTGTGTATAAATCATCACTAATGGCTTTGAATGTGGCCTTGTCTACTTTGGTAATGGTAACTTCTTGTAGGGCTTTAATCCTAGCCACCCGCTCACTGTGCTCAGTGTCATATTGAGCCTGCGTCATTTCTTTACCTGGATTTTCTTTGTCGTACTGTGTATCAGCTAGCAATTCTAATTGCCCCCAAATATCATCAATCATGTCTAATATTAACACAAGATTTTTGTTTGGATTGGTGTAGGCTGTTTTGAGTAATTTAGCCGCACTATCTAATTGTTCCATGGCTGCTTCAACATACTCTGATTTAATAACTTTTGACATTTCATGCTCCATTTCAAATAAAAGCACATTATACTATCAACTTAACTAAAAGTCAACACATTGTTTGGCTCCGGTGGAGGGAATCGAACCCCCACTAACGGTTTTGGAGACCGTCGCACTGCCATTATACTACACCGGAATAGATTGGAGTTATCCTCCTGTATGCCCGTACCTTACAGCGTCCTGTAAGTTCACTGGTAAATCCCAGCTATAGTCAGTTACACTTTCTTACGAAAGGAGAGCTGTTCCCGGACTGTTCTGGCAGGCGTGCTAGGATTCGAACCTAGGAATGCTGGAATCAAAATCCAGTGTGTTAAGCCATCTTCACCACACGCCTATTAAGACAATTATCAAAATGCCATCGGCTCATTGTATTCATAGCACCTTGCTTTCCACAATGAGGGCATTCTACTTTGTTTCTTACTTTTCCTAAATTAGGATTTAGTTCTTGCTGAACTTTTTTCATTGACTCAGATATTTTTCTTTTATGCTCTTCGGATCTAGGTTGTTTATTACCTTTATTACCTTTGGCATTGTTTGAGTATATCTCATTCATCTCAACAGTACTGTATTTTTTCTTAGCCCTAGCATACGGACTATCCCATGTTCCATTTTCAACCTGATCCGTATGATTATCCTTATAAGATCCCCAATATAAATGATTTGGGTTTGAACATTTTGCGTTGTTACATCCATGACACACAATAGCGTTATCACCTTTTTTAGGTATACTTGTGTTTGTTAAGTACGCTAATAGCCCAGTTAAATGATAACTGTACACTAATCCGCGCTCATCGCATGGTTCATCTAACTTTAATCGAGAGCGTCTTTCTTCTCTCGTCTGGTTCATGTATTCTATAATAGTAACTAACATATTATCTCCTTACTGTATTTAGCAACATAAAGGATTTTTTTGAGTTGTGCTACCACTACACCATGAGCCAATTGATCTTACTGTATTGCTGGTGCTGATGATGGGAGTTGAACCCACGACCTACGCCTTACCAAGGCGTTGCGCTACCTCTACGCTACATCAGCATTGGTACCCCTAGTAGGACTCGAACCTACATTAGCGGCTTATCTAGCACTCACTCCTTATAAGGGAGCCGTTCTTCCATTGAACTATAGGGCAATACTGGTTGAGGAATATAATTGTTGCAATCCTCTAAACTTGTTATAATTATAAGGTTTTGTATTTGCTGTTTTAAACACTGTATCTTAACTTGTTGAGCTTTGACAGCATACGGGTTTTTTGGATCTAAATATAAATCAAACTCTGGTAGATAGAAATCTGGAAAGTAATTATGAGTTACGTTATCATTGTCTATCCATTTAATAGGCGACGGTCTTATCCAGTTAACACCTATAGTATCAAGCCGAATAGCTAATGCTTCTTCCCAGAACGAATCTAAACTAACTATAGTTCCGTCCTTTTTTGTATATTTCCGAATAGATCTAACTAATCTTCTATGAGGACTTGCTAGTGCCTTTTCTTTTTGACGCTGTTTAGTTTTAGAAGAATGCTTCTTACCTAACATTGTACCTGGTTTTCCGGTCTGTGTTCCTGGCGGAATCGGCCTTCCATCCTCTTTAGCCTTCATAAATTGATTACGTCGATTAACTATATTCTCTCTAGAAATTTCTAATGCATTTATATATTCAGTATGCTTAGGATTTAGTTTGCACCATCGAGAGTGATTTGCTCGCCGAGAAGTAGTCATTTCAAGTAATGAAACATTGCAATATTTACAGTTAGTTAATTTTTGATACATAAGTATTCTATTAAATGGTGCGGCTGGAGGGACTCGAACCCCCGGCCAACGAGGTAGAAGCTCGTTGCTCTAATCCACTGAGCTACAACCGCATTGTTTATTTATACGAAATCCCCTGTTATATCCATTTAACTAACACCGGGTATTTGGCGGAGAGTCAGGGAGTCGAACCCTGTCACCTGTTCATCACAAGTGTACACCTTAGCAGGGTGGTGCCTTACCGTCCGGCCCACTCTCCGTATTTTCAAACTGGCGGAAGGATGGCAGAATCGAACTCCTGGCCCGTAGGCTCCAGCGCATTTCAAGTGCGCGGCAATATCCCAGATTGCATAACCTTCCATAAACGATCTGCGGCCAATACAGGCCTGTTAGGTATGTGCAGAATCATACAGTAATTCAATCGGCGGAGTCGAACCGCAGTATTACCTACTCTAATCGGACGGTTTGCCGGTCTCTCCTAACCTCGAATACATAATGTACCGGCTTTCTTCCAAATCTTAAAACATAGTATAACAGATGTTTATCCGTCTGTCAACATATAAATGGTGCTTCGAGGTGGGAACGATCCACCGGCCTATCGGTTATCAACCGATTGCTCTACCACTGAGCTACCGAAGCATAAAAGGGTTTTTGGGCGCCCAGCTATCCTTTTCTCCAAAGGCCTTGCTGGATTGTCTCGAACAAGAGAGCTCATCTATATTTCGCGCAAAATGTGTTTCGTACTACTGACGCTACTTAGGACTCGTTTAAGATCTTGCCGTCTATCCCAAAACTGGCCTCCCCTGTGGATTTTCACCACCGGTTAAACTGTGAGAGCTTTACAAGTGTCTCCTATCGTTGGCCAGTCATGACCTATTGTCAGAGGTTGCATAGCGACCTAATCAGCACATTGCGTATGACTAGTACGCCTGTTTGCTTCTTGTCTACTACTACCTTGCAGGGAACTGAGAGCTCACTGTTCCATCCTTTACGGAGGGAGATAAAATCTATTACCGTCCGGACTTTCACCGGAAATATACACCTGCGTCTCGGTGCCTTGCTTATGCTCAAGCCGCTCAAAGGATTTGCTCCGGCTATCGACGATAAATTTAAGATGCAGTAAGGAATCGAACCTCGTTGTCTAGTTTTCACAATCTGTTGTTAGTTGCAACTAACTCGGAGTGTACGTCGACGCTAGACTAGCCCACGCTCTGCAAATATGGCTCCGCATCTGGGATTCGAACCCAGCTAATCATTGATTAACAGTCAAGTCCGTGCGCCTAGCTCGGATTCTGCGGAATAGAACTGGTAGAGGATACTGGGGTCGAACCAGTGACCTTCTGCTTGTAAGGCAGTTGCTCGTACCAACTGAGCTAATCCTCTATAATATGGTGGACCGTGACGGTTACGATCCGTCTTCTCCTACGTGCAAGGCAGGAATAATACCCAGTATACTAACAGCCCGAATCAGTGTTTTGCTACTCGCACAACCGAGCCCAAAACTGAGTAGTTACCCTGTCCAACTGTTTCCATATGGTAAGAAACAATAAAACTCCCACGATACTTTCAAGGCTCCCGGATAGTGGGACTTGTGGTATGGTCTAGACCATCGTGCGCACCCTGCCGTTCTGGTATTAGCAATGACCCACTTTCTATAAGGTAAAAGTGTAAACCTTGTGTTCTGGAGCGGGATAAGGGAATCGAACCCTCACCAGGAGATTGGAAATCTGCAGTTCTACCATTAAACTAATCCCGCATAAAACTTTTGGTGCCCCCCAAGAGACTCGAACTCTCATGACTTTCGTCGGCGGCTTCTAAGACCGCGGTGTCTACCAATTCCACCAAAGGGGCTTAATACTGGTGCCCAGTGAGAGAATCGAACTCCCGATATCCTCATTACAAGTGAGGCGCATTACCACTCTGCTAACTGGGCGTAAAACTTTACTTACGTGCTTCTAATTCTGCAATGCGCTTTTGAATCTGCGCCTTGATCTTTTTCTTAGAAGTCTTTTCTAACATAGTTTGTAACTGTGTTAAATTCAATGGACCTAACCGTGTCTTACCAGTGCGTGTCTGCATTGGATTTGCTTTCTTAACTGCCATTTACTTCTCCTAATTATGGATGCGGACGTTGGAATCGAACCACCCCGATAGCTTATGAGACTATCATGCGCCACTACACTTCTACCGCAATTGATCTTTCTAACTGTTACTATTATATAGTCAACGATTTTTCACGTCAACCTTTAATTTGGCGCCTCGTAGGGGAATCGAACCCCTATGTTCCACTAGACAGGCGGACATAATAACCACTATATGAACGAGGCAAAACTTTGGGTTGTCTAATGAGTATCGATCTCATACTACAATCTTCACAGGATTGGGTGCTACCACTACACTATAGACAACATTGAACCATATAGGAATACACTCACCACCTTGGCAGTTCCGTGATCAACGGCCGGGAATTGAACCCTGTATTCTTTGAAGAATGTGTTTTTGTATGGTATTTCAATTTGGTAGGAGAAATTCGTTTTGATGTATAAATACTTGTATGACTAATAAAACATCTTATCCTTGCTCCTGCGTAGTTTGTCGAGAACCCAAAACCTCTAAAGGAATACATTCTCATTATCTTATTTCTCATACCAAAGAAGGCAAACTACGAAATCTTAAAAATGGCAAACTTGGACAAATATCTGCTGTTAAGGCAAATAATAAAAAATTAAAATCTATAAAATTAGATTATATCCAGTCTCCGTCTAAATGTATTCAATGTAATTTAGCACTCGAATACAAAAGAAGACATAACAAATTTTGTTCTACATCTTGCTCTGCTGTGTATTACAATAAAGATAGAAAAGGTATTGCTATAGACCTCAACCGAAAACAAAAAATCTCAAAGGGCGTCCAAAAATATAATAACGAAAACCCATTGCCGCAATATTCAAAAGTATCTTTTTGTCATCAATGTGGTACTGTTATTAAACACAGTCACCGCAAAACCTGTTCAGATGAATGTAAGTCATCTTTAATTTCCGATAAGATAATTAAACGCATCAAAACCAATCGCAGAAGCAATTACAGAAGAGATAAAAAATCTTATTTAGAACAATCATTTGAACGATGGTTAGTTGATAATAAAATATCCACCAAGTACATTGACGAACACTTTATTAAAAATCATCTAACAGGTAAATGGTATTTTGTTGATTATTATTTCCCTACCGTAAATCTTATAGTAGAACTTGACGGTAAACAACACGAAAAGCCTAAACATAAAGAAGCAGACGAACTGCGTGATGCATATATACAAACCCATTTAGGCATTACTGTATTTAGAATATCATACGACGAATACCAAGCAGGTAGTAAAATAAAACAACTGTTAAAATTATTACAACATACTAAATTGCACTCACTGAATGTAATTTAATATGTTGGTGAGGGCACAGAGATTTGAACTCTGATAGTCCGGGTAAAAGCCGGATATTCTAGCCATTGAATTATACCCCCATATATGTATAAAGATGTTTAACGTGCCTATCCTTAATCATACATGGGATTAAAGATGACACTAAAGTTTAGTACTCTTCACTTTGGTTTCTCCTAAAAATTTACTACTATAAAATAGACTCTGCCGAGTTGCACAGCATTTACCGTACGTGTTTTTGACTGGCCTGGCTCTCACTTATCCAGTTTCAAGAGGTTATACGATCTCAAAGTTCCTACACGAGTCTAAAAATGGCGTCACAGTCTACCCAGAAGAAGTTGACTTTCTCGTGTCCTTTACACACTAACAGCTTTGAACTGAGAGATTAGTGTAACTGGAACTGCGACATAACTTGGTGAATGTTGTAGGATTCGAACCTACTAAGCCATAAGGCAACTGGGTTACAGCCAGCCGAGACACTCCCACGTCCCCGAACACTCATTATTTGGTGTCCCTAACGAGATTCGAACTCGTGTACCTGCCGTGAAAGGGCAGTATCCTAGGCCGCTAGATGATAGGGACATATTGGTCGGAATGGTAGGATTCGAACCTACGGCCTCCTGCTCCCAAAGCAGGCCGTCTAGCCAGACTGACATACACTCCGATAAAGAACCTTTGAGCACCAGCTATGCTAGCGACAAAGGCCGTATTAAAATATTGCAGTGAGGACTCGAACCTCTCAAGTTGCGATCTTGACGGCTGCCGCCGCTGTAGGTGCCCACCTAAAATACTGCAATCTGTTAACGCACTCATATGAATGCGTATAATAAAGCACTCTAGGGGCAATTTCTTCCCCACACGTTACCTACCCGTGTTAGAATGCTTTATTATAACAAGTATTTTCTTTCCACAAAAGGAAATGCCATCCACTTGTCCGCCAGTTCAACATACAATCTTTAATGTGCCTTGTCTTGGACCTCGTTTCCTAGACACATAAAACAAAAAACCCTAAGTCTTTCGATCTTAGGGTTCTTAAAGTTTTGGATTTTGTTATTTACTTAATAACCATCCCATCCCTCTCGAACCCTAATACAATTACTCGGTGTGCGATCATTGCCGCCAAATGTCTCAATCGCTGACCAATAAGACATCGTGGCAAGTAGTTGCACTTGTTTCGATCCTCTAAATTGATGTTGCGTTGTAAACATTGTCTTTTCCCTTTAATTAATTTCTTACTATGTAGCTATTATATTATCAAATTTAGTTGTTGTCAACCTCTTTTGATAATTTATTTATCTTTTATTTATAAGATTATTTATCAATCTCTAAATATGTAGCTATTATATATTGAAAATAATCGCCTGTCAACCATTATTTTCAATTATTTTATTAAGCGTACGATTCGCCAGTAGCTGGACCTTCGCGATGGATCACGCGACCTTCTTCATCGATTACTTTAGCACCATGGTGATGACTGTGCTTAACGTGTGCTACAGCATCTTCGAATAGATCAAATAATACCTCTTCAACTTGCAATATGCCTTCTACCCACGTGTCTTTTCTTACTTTAAATTTGCTCATTATATTACTCCATTAAACAGTTGTTCCCATATCCTACGGGTTTTATTAGTGTATTTATCTAAATTACGTTGATTTAACCAAACATTAATATCTGGAAATTGATATGTTAACATCATTTTACTGGCTATCTCATCGCTTTCTGCTGGACGAGCATTAAACCATCTAGTTGCCCACGGTATTTCGTAACTGCCCACTACTGGCACACCTTGACTGATTAGGTCAGCTGATACTATATTAAATGTTTCGCTGAAATTACATTGTAGGCCAATATCCATTTCGCTGCATAGATCTAAGAATCCATCACGCTGACGCCACTCGTGTCCGATCATTTGATGTCCACGATCATACAGGTGTTGGAAAAATCCACGTAGATTGTTTAATACTGGATCACCTTTCATTTCAATACGTCCCACATTAATATGGAATCTTAATTTTTTGTTCAGTTGATCGGCAAACTTTACTGCTGCCACTGCTTGCACCATATGATTCTTTAATGGGCGAACTGCACCAAAACAGGCAATGTCTATATATTCTTTATTATGATCGAATGTCTTTGTTTTATAATCTTTTGGGTAATAATTTGGCATATACACCACACGATTTTTTGTAGTGGTATTTGACCAAGACTGGCTAAGTCTTAAGAATGTCTGTACTTCGTCTAACATGCGTGGAGCATTTACGCCAATAGTAATCTGCGGATAGGTAACGTAATCACCTAACCAATCCATGGCCATTCCTTCGCCAGCCATAAACGGCATTTCACTATGCAAGCGAATGATCCACTTTACTCCGGGATGTAGTTTAGTTAGGACAGCAAACTTTTGTGGTACTACCCAAAGTGCTTCAATAATAACATGTGAAGGTTTATGTTTTTGGACTAATCGATCAATACAGTTATTGTCAATCGCTACTTCTAATACAGATTCGATGCCCGATTCGTTTAGCATCTGTTCCATGAAACTTGCCGAGTTGAACAGCCCCGTGGATAATCCTTTAGGGCTGTGTGTTATTTCATTATAATCTTCTCGGCGTTTAAGAATGAATAAAATTTTGGTGGCCATTGTAATCTCGCTTTCAATATGATACTCTTATTTATGTGCGCATATATTAAATTAAGATTACAGTGACTAATATAATTTCTCAACAGTGTTGGAACTCTTAGCAACAATCATGTGTTGCCATTTGTCTAGATTATTAGTAATATATTCCGGAAAGTAATCGTCAACTTCAACGTACTCAAACCGTTCTTGCCCATTAAATCCAGCAATGCCCACTTTGTTGTCAATCATCCAATCAACACTTAGAGCATCTACATCACCAATAATGCCCGCGGTTTCTGTATGAGCAAAACTGAAGATTTTATTTTTGGTAAATTCGGTATCACCAAAATATGTAAAGTGCCATCCTGCTAGATCTAATATACAGAATTCTGAATTACAATAGTTTAGCGGTAAACCTTTTGACCCATGGAATGTTAATGCTCTTTCTGCCTGTGGATCTGTAAACACTCTTCCGCGTGTTACCATAATATTGCGCTGACGGGTTGATGGTTGTACCATCATATAGTTCAGTTTGAAATAGAACAAAGGAATCCCAAGAATGTATCTATCGTAATCATTGGTATCTTCTTTAATTGCTTGTATTGCAGCGGCACTAGGGATCTCATCACAGTCCGAAACAATAACAATATCTTCCGGAGTTAGGTCAGTAAGCCCCCGCTCGATAGATTTGCGTTGCCACCGTTCAATTACCCAAGAATCGCCTGTTAGGGGAACATCGGTATTTTTCAAGTGACGTATTTTGCTGGCATACTTTTCAAAGCGTGCCCAGTTTTCTTCTAATAAGAAAGGCTTAGGTCTTCCACTGTGAGTTGAGCTAGCTTCTGAAATAACAAAGTAATCTACCGTATCCCAAAGCTCATTTAACCGCAGCTCTAGTAAATCAAATTCGTTATAAAATGTAAAGCAATCAAATATTTTCATAATTTCTTTCGTAATCTCTTGTAAGGTGCTTCTATTTAACGTATACTATAACACAAGGAATATTTTCTGGTCAAGTACAAAACCATTAAATACCTATATAATAAAGAAAGGAAAACGATGAATTTTGCGTTAGTAAGCCTTAATGATAGAAACTATCAACCATTGGCTGATATTACGTGGGAACAGAATAAAGTCGTATATGCTGATTTACATGGGTACGCCCACGCTTGTAAGACAGAAGGATTTTATAATGTTGGAGTTGGATTTGAAAAGATCTTCTTCCTACGTGACATGATGGAAAGTTATCCGGACATCGATTGGTTTTGGTGGACTGGATGCGATACAATGATTACCAATTTAACTATCAAGTTGGAAGATAGAATTGACAATGATTACCATTTTATCATAGCAGCAGATTGTAATGGTCTTAACGCAGATAGTCTATTGGTCAGAAACACGCCCGAAGGTCGCGGCTTTATAGATATGATTATTTCTAAACACGATCAATATAAAGCACACGTTTGGGCAGAACAGCAGGCCATCATCGATTCACGAGACGAGTACAAAGATATAATCAAAGTATTACCTCAAAAACTAATCAATGCATATGAATATTCATTATATCCAGAGTGCAAACCGATAGATCAAACAGGTGCAAGTGGACAATGGGAGCAGGGAGATTTATTAATCCACTGGCCCGGACTATCATTGCCGCATCGAATTAATTTAGCAAATCATTACATGGGACAAATAATCAAATGAAAGAAATTTTAGATCAAGTTAGAAAATACGTAGAAGATAAACAAGCAGCCAAAACATGGCGTGCTGGTGAGGACTTTGTTAATTACGCAGGTCCATTGTTTGACGCAGAAGAAAGTGTGGCCGCAGTAGAAACCCTACTCAAAGGGTGGTTAGTCATGGGCAATGATTGCTCACGTTTTGAGAATAAATTTCCCAAGTACTTTGACAAGACAAATGGCGTGTTAACCAACAGTGGTTCAAGTGCTAACCTATTGATGATGTCAGCACTGAAAAGTAAACGTGGACATAATCTACCAGTAGGTACTAAAGTACTAACACCTATTGCAGGATTTCCAACAACACTTAATCCAATGTTACAAGTGGGCTTTGTTCCTGTGTTTGTGGATATTGAGTTTGACACATTAAATTTAGATTTAGATCAAGCAGAGGCAATTCTAGCAGCAGATCCAGATATACGTGTGATTACATTTGCACATGTCTTAGGCAATCCGCCAAACATGCGACAACTGATGGCACTTGTTGAAAAATACAATTTAATCTTATTAGAGGATTGTTGTGATGGACTAGGCACTACCTACGATGGCAAACCATTAGGTAGTTTTGGTGAAATGGCCAGTTGCAGTTTCTACCCAGCACATCACATCACCATGGGAGAAGGCGGCTTTGTTGCCTGTAACGGTAAGGTAACAGAAGACATCCTGCGCAGTTTCCGTGAATGGGGTCGTGGCTGTTACTGTGTAGGACCAGAAGCAAACAAATTGAAATGCGGTAGTTGTAAGACACGCTTTAGCAATTGGATTCCTGCGTTGAAAGATGAAATCTTTGATCACAAATATGTATATGATGAAATTGGTTACAACATCAAACCAATTGAGCTACAGGGTAGCATGGGCCTTAAGCAATTAGATAAATTGCCAGTGATCGAAGCACGCCGTAGAGAAAACTATTCAGCGTTGTTTAGTGTATTTGAAAAATATGAAAAATTCTTTATGTTACCACGTGCTCGTGAGCATAGTGATCCAAGCTGGTTTGCCTTTGCATTAACTATTCGTCCAGATGCGCCATTTAAGCGTGCTGATATTGTAGACTTCTTAGAAGATGCTAAGATCCAAACACGCCCTTACTTTGCTGGCAATATCATGTTACAACCTGCTTACGATCATCTAATGGATCCGCAGACTGCTCGTGATCAATTTCCAGTAGCAACACATGTGATGTTAAACACATTCTTCCTTGGTACCAGTCCTGTTGTAACACTAGAACAGATTGCGTACATCGGAACGATCGTTGATCAATTTATGAGTAAATTTGCATGAACAAACAAGACCTAATTGATTTTGAAACTGAAATAGGCAACAGATTTAATAACAAAGAAATCCGTGCGCCTATTCACTTATATGATGGTAATGAAGAACAGATCATACAGGTATTTGAAAAGATCGATATTAAGAAAGATTGGGTATGCTGTACTTGGCGCAATCATTATCAGGCATTGCTGAAAGGCATTCCAAAAGATCTATTGCGTGAGCGTATTTTAGCGGGCAAGAGCATGGTTATGAACCTGCCAGAATACAAATTTATATGTTCAAGCATAGTCGGTGGCATTCCTAGTATTGCTACTGGACTAGCACTAGCAGCCAAACTGAAAGGCACCGGAGAACACGTTTGGTGCTGGACAGGAGATATGAGTTCCGAAACAGGTGCATGGAGTGAAGCGTATCGTTACGCAATTGCGCAGGATCTTCCTATCACATTTGTTGTAGAAGATAATGAACTTAGCGTGCTAACTCCAACACACGAGATGTGGGGATCTAAACGTTGGTATCTTCCTGATGTAGTAGGAGAGTACTATGAAGACTCACATCTAATATATTACAAATATCACAATGGCAAATATCCGCATGCTGGAGCCGGAGTAAGGGTTCAATTCTAATGAATGAAAATCAAATATATAATCAACAGTTAGTGGCCGCAATGAACTGGCTAGCAGAACAGCCAAATACATTGTTTCTTGGGCAAGCAGTACGCTACGCTGGCACAGGCTGTTATGAAAGTCTGGTTGAAGTACCTGATGAGAAAAAACTAGAATTTCCAGTAGTTGAAAATTTACAAATAGGTGTTAGCACAGGATTGGCAATCAACGGGATTGTTCCTGTCAGCATAGTACCGCGTTGGAACTTCTTAATCTGTGCCACGGATCAAATTGTAAATCATCTAGACAAGATGTCTATACTAAGTGATGGTCGATGCCAACCTAAGGTAATCATTCGCGTGGCTGTGGGATCAGAAAATCCAGTAGATCCGCAGGATCAACACAAGGGCAATTTCAGTGACGCATTTCGTTTTATGTGTAAGACCATAGACGTCATTGAATGCTTTACTCCGGACAGTATTCTACCTGCTTATCAAAAAGCATATAATCGCACAGATGGTCGTAGTACCATCGTTGTTGAATTTTCGGATTACGGCAAATGAAAGTAGCTGTATTAGGAGCAGGCGGATTCCTGGGCAGTTACATTACCTCACATCTGCAATCGGACGGGTATGATGTATTACCCATAACTAGAGATACATTAGATCTAACTGATTATACTACCGTTGAAGAATGGCTGGATAAGACTCGGCCTGATGCAGTTATTAACTGTGCCACTGCTGGGCGCAAAAATGTTAACAATATTGTGTATGCTGATATACAGAATAATATTTCTATCTTTCTAAATTTCTATAACAATAGCAATTTATTTGGAAAGTTTATTAACATAGGATCGGGCGCAGAATTTGATAACAGTAAGCATATCATCTCAGCCAATGAAGAGAACATACTTACTGCTAGACCTACAAGTAGTTACGGATACAGTAAGAATATAATTGCTAGAATGATATTAGATAAAGATAATTTCTACACGTTGAGATTGTTTGGCTGTTTTGATTCCAGCGAACCCAAAGATAGTTTGTTAAGAAAGTGCATGACCCACGAATACATTCCTGTACAAGATAAAGGATTTGATTTCTTTAGTGCCAGAGACTTCTATCGAGTACTATTGCATTACTTAAATAACCAAGTATCAATTAAAGATGTCAACTGTGTCTATCAAGAAAAATATAAATTAATGACTATATTAGATAATTTCAGAGTATATCATAATATATTTGTTACATTAGATTTAGCATCAGGTGGAAAGGACTATACCGGAAACGGTGATCGATTAGCATCTCTAAATATTCCATTAGATGGATTAGAGCAAGGATTAAAGGATTATAAATGAGCAAGAAGATTGTATATGTTACAGGGTGTTTAGGGTTTATTGGATATCACGTTACCAAAGCCTGTTTAGATCAAGGATGGCACGTTCGCGGGATTGACAGCGGCACTTATGCTGCCAACTGGAATTTATTAGATGAATTACAGGAATATGATAATTTCGTATTTGAACAACAAGATATCAATTATCTGGATATGTTATACGAATGTGATTATTTCATCAATACTGCGGCTGAAACACACGTTGATAACAGTATTGCATCAAGTGGCATTTTCTTAAAGAGTAATGTAAACGGTGTTCATAATATCTTAGAGTTGATTAAATCTAAAAGTAGACTACGTATGCCAATCCTACTACACTTTAGCACAGACGAAGTCTATGGTGATATTGTAGAAGGTGCTCACACTGAAAAAGATTTACTTAAACCTAGTAATCCTTATTCAGCTACCAAGGCCGCAGCTGATATGCTGATTACTGCGTGGGCCAGAACATACAAAATTCCGTATGTTATCGTACGTCCAACAAACAATTATGGGATTGGGCAATATACTGAAAAGTTTATTCCGCATACTATTAAGCATTTAAACCTCGGCCAGAAAGCTCCCCTACACCAAGGCGGCACTCCTGTTAGAACATGGCTACACGCAAGTGACACAGCCGCAGCAATTATTAAGATAATTGAAGCAGGTGTAGTAAATGAGATTTACAATATCTCGGGCAACTACGAAGACCAAAATATTGTAGTGGCCAAAAAGATTATTGCGCAGATGGGCCTGCCAGGTGATCCTTTAGATTATTTAGATCTTGGGGTCACTCGTCCGGGTCAGGATGTACGCTATGCCATCGATGATAGCAAACTGAAAGCACTCGGATGGCAGCCAACGGCTAACTTTGATATTGCACTTGCTCCTATAGTTGATTACTATCTTGAGACCTTTATTTGGTAATGAATATGGAAAGTAGAGAACTAGGCCTTCCGGGTGTAAAATTAATTACATTAACTAGACATAAGGATTTCCGTGGCTGGTTAAATGAGACCTGGCGAGATTCCTGGAATGAAGAACTTGGATTGAATATAAACTTTGTCCAAGACATGTGGTCTGTTAGCAAGAACAAATATACATTAAGAGGCATGCATGCCCTTAAAGAAGAAGCAGCACAATATAAATTGATAATTGTACTGCAAGGTGATATATTTGATGTAATTGTCGATGCTCGGAAAGATTCGCCTACTTACAAGAAACACATATCGGTAACACTATCAGGTGACATGCCCTATTTGATTCTAGTACCACCAGGCTGTTATCACGGGTATCTTACACTAACAGATAATGTAATACTAGGATATAAAGTTGATCAGTATCATTCAGCGGATCTAGATTCCGGAATACATTGGGCCGATCCTGAAGTAAATATTCCTTGGCCGTTAAATGGCGCCGAACCGATCATCAGCGACAAGGATAAGAATCAACCACTGATCTCTCAACTATGAACATATTGATAACAGGCGGCTCTGGATTTCTTGCAGGGCATTTAACAGCATATCTAAAAGATCAACATACTATCTATGCTCCTACTCGAAAAGAATTAGATTGCTTGGATAAACAATCAGTTGATACGTTCTTCCAACAGCATAGTATAGACATTGTAATACATACAGCGTTGACAGGAAGAGAAAACTTATTCTCCTCTGATCCTCAATATCTTATTGACAGTCTATTAATGTGGCGCAATATATACTACAATAGACATAGATACACTCAACTGATACAATTTGGATCAGCTTATGAATTAGATCTAGCAGTTGATAATGTAAATGCTACACTAGCTGATGTTAGAAATACCTTGCCAAGAAACAGCTATGGCTATGCTAAGAATATTATGGCAAGGGTATGTGCTGATACTGATAATTTCTACACATTAAGATTGTTTGGCAATTTTCACTACACTGAAAAAGAATTTAGATTCTTTAGAAAATTATACACATCTACTAATTTCGTAATCAACGAAGATAAATGTTTCGATTACTTTAATCTAAACGATGTGCTCAAGGTAGTTAAATTTGTCATAGACAATAGACCAGATAGTAGAGATATTAATCTAGTTTATAAAGAAAAATATATGCTGTCCGAGCAGGTAACTATGTTCTGTGATATTAACAATATATCTCCCAAGATAGAAACTAAATCGCTAGGTGTTCCATTAACCGGCGACCATAGTACACTCTATTCATTAAACATAGAACTAGATGGACTAGCTGCTGGATTCAAAGAATACAATAAATTATGAAAATAAGAATATCCTATCATATAGTAGCACAAGGCGGGTGGCAAGAATTAACCAACAATTGTATTGCTAAAATGACCGCGGCTGGGTTATGGGAGTCCGCAGATGAAATACATATGATGTGTCATTATACTCCGGAACTATTTACAGAATTTAAGAACGCACATTCATCCGATAAAATAATTTGGCACTTCTTTACTGACAGTATTAAATCACGAGGTGAGAGTTTTTCTAATCATCGATTGAAAGAGATATGTGATAGGGATACAGAAGAGTGGGCAGTATTAAGATTGCACAATAAAAGTTCTAACTATGTTAATCATCCTGAACAAGACATTGCCTTTACCTGGAGAGATTCAATTGAGTATTGGAATATTGTTCGCTGGTCTTTACTCTATAGCAAACTAGAAGAAGGTTTTGATGCCGCCGGGCAACAATGGCTAACAGAACCGTGGCCGCATTTTTGCGGTAACGTTTGGTGGGCCACCAGCAGTTACATACGCAGGTTACCATTACTACCATTGCCCACTTCACCTAACAGTCCTACTGTATTAGACATGCGAGGTTGGACTAATAGACACGAAGCAGAAGCATGGGTTGGACTAGCATCAGCTAACGCTTGGTCTGCGTGGCCTAATCTAACAGATTGGGGATGTCCCGGAAAAGGTATAGGATGGACAGTCCCAAATACACCATTTAACAACAAGGAAACACTATGAAAATAGCATTAGTAACGCATCACACACCAAACTATCAAGAGATGGCAGATATCACTCGTCCGGTTAAAGTACGATATGCTGAGAAGCACGGTTATGCAGATTTTGTAAAGACTGACGGCTTCTTAAATCTTCCGGGAGTACATCCTAGTTTTGAAAAGGTATTCTATCTATCAGAACTGATGAATGATAATCTGGATATAGATTGGTTTTGGTATTCTGGATGTGACTGCTTAATTACCAACACTGACATTAAATTAGAAGATTTAATAGATACTGATTATCATTTCATTGTAACCAAAGACGATCACGGTATTAACGGTGATGTGTTCTTTATTAAGAATAGTCCAGAGGGTAGAGAATATATGAAACATCTCGAAGCCCCGCACAATTCAAATACTGAACAAGGTCATATGTGGGACGATGAACACAATCCTAAGTGGCGTGCTATCACAAAATATATTTCACAAAACAAAATGAATTCATATGATCTAAGATGGTATCCACATAAGGCTCAGATAGATCAAGTAGGCGGAAGGGTAAATTGGCAACCTGGCGATTTTCTAATACAAGCAGTAACCGGCTACTTGCCAGGAGTAGCCGTTGGATCTAGGGAGCTGTATGATTGGAAATTAAATATCTTACAGTCCCATGTTAACGATGTTATTTAGGTAATCTTCCCATACGTTTGATTTCGTCGTCTGTACGTTTACGGACGATGAATTCAATAGCACACTCCGCAATGCTGTGATATGTTTGATCAAAGCGTTGTACATTATATATAAATGCCGAATTAATCAATTCAACTTTAAGAATTTCAACTTTGTCTTTATATTGATATAAGAATTCAAGTAGGTTAATACTCACAGGACTCCAACTCTTATCTTTTGAAATTGTCCACGATGTTTTATGATCTGGATTATGTGTGCTGGGCCACACACCTTGCTCATATAGATCTTCGTCTGGAATAGTTGTAATAATATACCCACCTGGTTTACAGATACGTATCCAATTATCAAATGCTTCATATGGATCGTGTAGATGTTCTAAACAATGACTACTATGAACAAAGTCGTATGATTCGTCTTTTGCGTTAGTCATTAGTTGTGCGTCACCGTCCTCTAAATCCCAAGGCTTTAGCGATGTCATTAATGGAAATTGTTGTGAGTATTTTGACAGTGGGTCTGGTCCACATCCGATATCAATACCTTCACCTTTGAAATATGTATTAGCAAAACGTGCGTCTTGTAGTCGACGAATAAGTGCTTTAGAAGTTTCTTGCATAATGGTCCTTAGAGTTATTTTATTATTATACAGGATATTTAACGTATGTCAATCTATTATGTACCAACATTTGATTAATTATATGCTCAGTAAATAGTAGTACACTAGGAGCAAGTAATGAACGAAATCTTTAAAATTATCGGTGATTTAGGCATGCCAGTTGCTGCTGCACTAGCAGGCGGCTATTTTGTTTATCTTACTATAAAATTGCTACTACAAGGTGTATTGGGTAGTATCAAAGGCATGGCTGGTATTATCACAGCCCTAGACAATCGTGTTAAGACAATGAACCACGATGTTATACGTATTGATACTATCGTTAGTAACGCACTTGGTTTAAAACCAGACACAGACCGTATTGCTCGTGCAGACGGTAAGACGGATGCTCGTAGGGACTAATATGAAAGAATACTTTACATTTGAAAATTTACCATTAACGATAGTAGGGGCGTTAATTGCCTGGTCGTGGATCGTTACCTTTACAGTGATATTTTCTTAAATGAAATACTTAGACTATGGTTGGGATTTATCTAAAGACGGATTAGTGTTTGATCACGAGCTTGACATAGATGCATTAGGGTGGAAAGAAGGTGACTATTTTGTGATCAAAAAGGTCGATGGAAAAAATATGTTGGTTAAACTTGACCCGCTTCTGAAATTCCTAAAAGATGGACGGAGAAATTGATGGATATAGTGGATTTAGTTAACAAGTATGGCTTTCCAATTGTCATGGCAGTGGGCATGGGATTTATCATCAAATATGTATGGGAATGGGCCACAAAAGAAGTAAAACCTGTCATATCTGACGCAAATACTGTGCTTATTGCCTTAATTGATCGCATACGTATGTTAGACAACGATTTGATACGTTTGAATCAAAAAGTTAATACAGTATTACATCTACGTGGTAAGATCATCGAACACGAACGTGTAGAAGCTGAAAAAGAAATTAATGCTCGTGCGCACATCGCAGAACCTGAGCATAAGAAAAGAAGAACAAAAAAACCAACTGAGGATGATAATACTGCGGCAGCTGGCGAAAGCTAATTACTTACTAGTTGCCCTAAATGTTCCGTCCCAGTTTTCTGGTTTACCTTCTTCCATACGCTCTATCATATTATAATAGTATTGACGCATTTCTGTAGGACCGTCTTTCTTTAGCTGTTTAGCTAGGAATATAGCACCTTCCCATTCGCCATTATAGTAAGCCAGTAAATATTTCTTATGTAATTTATAGTGTTCAGGTTGATAGGTTGATAGTGTGTAGATCTTAACACCTTCTGTCTTACCTTTAACAGCAATGCAATCTAATTCTACTGTAGGGAATTCGTCTTCAACCTGTGCTGCGGTATCAGGACCTAGTATCATCTTAACACCGCATGGCTTGCTCTGTCCTTCTAAGCGAGATGCCAAGTTGACAGCATCACCAAGACAAGTATAATCGAAACGTTGACTGCTACCCATATTACCAACGACGACCACTCCTGTATTAATTCCCAATCCCATTCCGAAAGCTGGGATACCCTCTGCTGTAACTTCTTTATTAAATGCATCTAAGCTCTCCATCATTTCTAGTGCTGTTCGAACGGCATTCTTAGCATGTTGCGGATCATCAAGAGGGGCATTCCAAAAAGCCATTTGCGCATCGCCGATATACTTGTCTAGGGTGCCTTCATTCTCGATAATCTTTGCTGTCATTGCTGTCATATAACGGTTCATTATTTTAGTAAGTCCTTGAACATCTTTGCCGTAATGCTCGCTAATACTCGTAAAGCCCCTGACATCTGTAAACATGATTGATAATTCACGTGATTCCCCTCCTAATGTTAATAGTTCTGGATTCTTCTGTAATTTCTCTACCATTGCCGGTGATAGGTATGTGCCAAACTGTTTCTTAATTTGCTGCTTCTGTAAAAACTCACTTATAAACTTCACACCATAGGCATGTAATGATACTAATACTATGCCCACAGTAAATGCAGTAGCATCAAATAGCCATAGACCGTGACTAAATGCGTACATACTACCTGCGATACCACCTACTGATAATACTACAACACTTGCTAATCCCACGTAGGTCCAACGTGTTAAGAACAATAACAACAAACCAACTAGAGCCAATGCTAATATTTCAGCACTATCTGCCCAGTCTGGACGTTCAATGTGTACGTTGTTGGCCAATGTACCAACAACAGCAGCCTGCATGTCTTGTGGCCATACCGGTCCCATGCTGGTTGCTACCGGATTAGCTAAACCTGCGGCACTTAGACCTACAATGACCACAGCACCGCCAAAGTCTTTAGGTAAATTAACTGCTGATACCTGTTGTGATTTTTGACTCCAGTCTACCCAGATACGGCCTAGGCTGTCTGTGCTAATAGGATTAAATCCAGGAACACGCATTTTCTCAACACCGTTGGCATTTAGCTTAACTTGAAATGTAGTTGTGTTTACTAGAACACGTAGAACTTCTAATGGAATACTAGGATATAAATTACCGTTACTGGCCACAAACAAAGGTAGTCTGCGGTTAACACCATCTACTTCTGGGAATGTGTTAGCAATACCAACGCCTGCGGCATTCTTTTCTAATTCTGGAATGTTGGCAATAATGCCTGGATAGTTAATTATAGTATCTAAATAGTCACTGCCAATTACAGCACTGCCTGGTTTACGTGGAATATTCTTGCTGGCCTGTGCAGGCATGTTGGTAAGAATAACATTATGTTGTGTTTGCAGTACCGAGGCTAGTGTTGCATCGCCACCTTGACGATCCTTTTCTGGCATCATAATATCCCAAACAACTAGACCAGCATTATGAGCGTATAAACTATCAATTAGATTAGCGTAGATGTCACGCTTAAATGGCCATTGTCCGTACTTGTCTAAGGTTGCTTCATCGATGTTTACAGTGTAGATATTATTAGTGGTGGGAGATTTGCTGGTTATTAGTGTATCAAAGTAGCGTAATCTTACGCTTTCAACAAATGGAGGATCTACTATTCGCAATCCAACAATAAGACAAAGTGTTAATAAAGCAGTCCAAGGACTCAATAAAAGTTTTCTCATAGTCTAGTATTTAACCAAAAGAAAAGCCCCGAAGGGCTTTTATTAATCAAACAGGGCAATTATTAAGGCCAAGAATTCTACAATAATTAACATAATCATAATACTCGCTGGCGTACATTATAGTTTACCTACTAGGTCTAAACTAGGTGCTAGAGTAGCTGAACCTTCTGTCCATTTAGCTGGACATACTTCACCTGGATGTTCGCGTGTGTATTTTGCTGCCTTAACTTTGCGTAGTAATTCTTTAGCATCACGACCTACACCACCTGGATTAATTTCAATGATTTGAATCTTACCATCTGGATCAATGACAAATGTACCACGGTCAGCTAGTCCTTCGCCTTCAATTAACACACCAAACTGTGTAGCAAGTTGATGATTAGGGTCTCCAATCATTGTATATTGGATATTACGGATTGTGTCTGTGGCATCGGCCCATGCTTTATGAACAAAGTGTGTGTCTGTACTTACGCTATATACTTCAACCCCTAGTGCTTGGAAATCACTTGCGTAGACATCTTGTAGGTCTGCTAGTTCTGTTGGGCAGACAAATGTAAAGTCTGCTGGGTAAAAGAACACAATGCTCCATTTACCTTGTAGGGCTTGATCTGAAACTTCGATAAACTTACCTTGACGGTATGCTTGTGCAGTGAATGGTTGAACTTGTTGTCCGATCTTCATATTACTCTCCTTGTTAAATTGTTAATATACATATATTATATATCCAAGTTTACCTATTAATCAAGTGGTTTTAATAGGTTTTTTTAATTGTATTTTTTAATGACCATAATAAATTTTACTTATAGGTTATGAAGTAACAATGATAAATAACTGTATGAAACATATACATCACATTATACCACAATACCTAGGCGGCAACGACGATCCTAGTAATCTAATAGAACTCACTGTAGAAGAACATGCAGAAGCACATCGCTTGCTGTACGAACAACACGGCAATTGGCAAGACTACTGTGCTTGGCAAGCATTGTCTGGACGCATAGGACAAGAAGAAATATTAAGGATGAAACAAGGTATGGCTAACAAGGGTAAGAAACGCACCGATGAAGAAAAAGAAAGATATTCAGAAGGTGCTAAAAAATATCTACAACGGCTAAAGGATGAAGGACGCTGGGAAGAGATTAATAAAAAACGGTCTGAAGCAATGAAAGGAAAAGTAAAATCCGAAGAGCACAAAGCTAATTGGGTAGAAAGTCGTAAAGGACATGCGGTTAGTGAAGAAACTCGCGCAAAGATTAGAGCAACCTTAGCCCAAACTAGAGCCAATAAAAAAGCCCTACCTAAGTAGAGCTTTTTCTTTCATGCACTTTATAGTAAGAACAATTACTTGTTCATTACATACATCGTGACTTCAAACCCGAAACGCATTTCAGTAGCTGCTGGTTTAGTCCACATAATATTTCTCCTTTAGAGATTAATTAAAACAATTTTGTTTGATCACTCTGTAGAACGAACAATTACTTGTTCATTACATACATCGTGACTTCAAACCCGAAACGCATTTCTGTTGCTGCTGGTTTAGTCCACATAGTATATTACTCCTGTATTTGTAAATTAAATTAATAATAACAAATCAGATCATTGGAGATATCGATGTTTTGATAAAGGTCCAACTTGAGATCACTTTAAGTATTACAACAAGTCTGCTAATCTTTTGCTTCCTTGTTACTAGTACTTATATATAATTATACACTAAAATCCCATAAAGTACATACAGAAAATCATTAAAGATTAGTAATCTTTTTGTTTTTCTATTAGATTGGTACGAAAAATGTCCCAGCAGTGTTGCCAAGACCATTTTTGGCTAGCCTGTTCAACCTCATTGCGGTCTAATGTTAGACATCCGTCTATTGCGGTACGTAGATCCCCGCGGAACATATAGCCAGTAACTCCTTGCTCTAATATATCAATAGGCCCCGGTACTGGATATGCCGCTACTGGAGTACCACAGGCTAAGGCTTCTATAATCACGATGCCAAATGTGTCAGTTAAACTAGTAAACACAAATACATCCGCATTGGCATAATATTCTGCTAGACTGGTTCCAAACTTAGCACCAGCAAATATAACATCTGGATACTTGGATTCCAATTCTTTTCGATACGGTCCATCACCTACTACTATCTTAGTACAGTCCGGATAATCTATTTGGCAAAACTCATCTAGGTTTTTCTCTTTACTAACGCGGCCAACACTGACTAAGATTGGGCGACCTGCTACTGTTTCACCTCGGTGCAGGCTGTTAAATATTGAACGATCTACGCCGCGTGTCCAAGGAATGATATCACCATCAAATCCACGTGCCCGCAAATCATCAACCATTGTTTGTGTTGTGGTCAGCACACGACCGCTGTGTTTATGGAACCAGCGCATATAAGCGTAGGTTATCCATTCTGGAATCTTGTACATCTTGTTTAAGAATTCTGGAAATTTGGTATGATAACTGGTGTTATATCTTATACCTAAGAAATCTAAATAACACCGTGAGGCTAATCCTAAGGGACCTTCGGTTGCGATGTGAATATAATCCGGAGCCATCGTCTTAATTTTACGACCAATCTTCCAAGGCCAGCTGAGTTTAACTTCAGGGTAGCCAGGGCAATCAATATGAGCGAACTGCCCGGGATCAAGATAAACAATGCGATACCCATCAGAAGCTGCGTGCGCTTCGATACTTTTAAACGTTGTGACCACGCCATTTACTTGATTCCTTAGATTGTCTGTTATTATTAATATTATTTTTTCAGGCATTGCGCAGTTACCTTAAATGAATCAAACTTTAACCACGAAGTCATCGAAGCGATTGCTGCTTCGCATTCTTGTTGCGTTTTATAATCTATAGTTACGATGCCAGGAATGTCATTTGGATTAGTTATGCTGACGGATAATATCATCAGCAACCACATTATATAGATTTATTCCAATACACTATTTCCCAACGGCCATCATAGTGTTCTACTAGGGCTGAACAACTTTCTACCCAGTCACCGTCATTCATATAGATAATACCGTTTGGCATAGTTTTGATTTCCGGAGTGTGTATGTGTCCACATATTACTCCATCAAACCCACGTTTAGCAGCATAATCAGTTACAGTTATTTCAAACTCAAAGATAAAATCTAATGCTTTCTTTACTTTATGTTTAAGGTATTTACTTAAACTCCAATATCCAAACCCCATTTTGTGGCGTATGTAGTTAAATCTTGTATTGATCCATAAGACAAAATCATAGGCTTTGTCACCTAAGAAACTTAACCATTTGGCTGCACGAGTTATACCGTCGAACATATCACCATGAGTGATAAAATATAAATCACCATCTATGCTACGATATTCTGCATGGTTAACAATATGTATATTTCCCATACGGAATGTTTCAGCAACAAACGGACGAAGGAACTCGTCATGATTGCCAGTTACATAGGTAACACGAACTCCGTGTTTACCCATACCTAATATTCTGCGTATTACGTTTGAATGGCTCTGACGCCAGCGCCATTTATTCTGCTGTATTTTCCACCCATCGATGATGTCACCGATTAGGAATAAATTTTCACAGGTATGATATTTGAGGAAGTCGTTTAATACATCGGCTTGACAGTCTTTTGTGCCAAGATGAACATCTGATATACAGATGGTTTTATATTTGATGATGTCTTTAGTCATGCTAATATTTAAACATAATTAGATTACAACAATATTACAAGAACAAAAATAAACCCGCCGAAGCGGGTTTGTAATAAGATTAAATCCTTACCAAAGTCCATTTGCTACCAAACGACTTACCTTCGGACTTGTGTTTCAAAATTTTCTGAAACTCTAATAACTTGAGCTCTTGGATCTTGTCTGTATCGTGTTCGAGGCACGCTTGATACAACTGTTTTAATAATTTACGTTGTTTCATAACATATCTCCTTTTAGAATGGTATTTATAAAATAAATCAAATAGTTAGATTACAATTTGTGTTACAGTTTGATTACATTAATCTCTTGCGTCGTATTCTTCTATGCGAAGTTTATAATCTACTTTGGTAATTAGATCAGCTATCTCAAGTATTTCAGAACTGTATTTTTTTGAATCTAATTCTCTTTCAATCTTTCTTGCCACATCATGTAGTCTAACTATTGCTTCGCTTAGATTTGTCATTTACTACTCCTAGTTTCTTATGTAACTGTATGTTCCGCAGCCTGTATAACAGTTAATGCTCATACTGCCAGTATTTGGTTGAGAGGGATTTGTTTGTTGTATATTTACTGTAGCACCATTGGTATTGCTCATATTAAGGGTGAAACTCTTGTCAGCGCCTGCATTGCCTGATTGTGTTGCAGTAATAGTATTAGCATTGTTAATACCGAGACCTAGTATATTAAATGTATTATTACTCGCACCGGATTGGGTTATATCAACAGAATTAGCAGCACCACTGAGTGAGGTAATATTCGCAGTTTGACTTCCGTTGCCGTCTTGACTGACTCGCACTGTGTTATTATAGCCGCCGGGCATATCTATATTGGCATTCTTGGCGCCTAGTCCTTGTTGTGTGATATTAATAATAGAATTGTCAAGTGGGCTATCTTTACCTAGAGTAAGATTTATAGAATGTCCATCTCCGTCTTGTGTAATAGTGATTTGGTTATTGCTGCCAACCTGATCTATGTAGATGCCCGAATCGGCCCATGCACTAGTACAAAATAATAAAAGTAAGAGTAGTTTACGCATTAGTTTTGTTTTAGAATAATAATAGTATTATTTCCTTGATTGATACGATTCTTAAATGTCACACTACCCTGTGTCATATAAACTGTGGTGCTTTGATCGTGTGGAGTCTTAACGCACTCTACATTGCTACTGCCGTCTGGGCGACATAGAGTTACACTGGTAGGATCTTGTGCTACTGTGATCTGACTTGATTTAAACCAGTCTGGCAATAACTGCGTTTTTGGATCAAGTTGATTCTTTAATAAATTTTGTGATTCTTCTGCCAGTTGATCTGACAATATGTTAAAGATGTTCTCTAGAAAATACTGTTGAAGCAGTGGTTGATTAAGTGGGTCGGTCCAAACAGGCCCTTCTACATCAAATTCATTCTTTAGGAAATCTTGTTTAAGAAAGTTTTGATCAAGCATATTACCTGCTTCCTTAGTTTCGGCATCACCTTTTTCTATTTTGTGTTTGTCAATTTCTTTAGGTGGGCTAATGATTAATAGATTATTAATAGTATCTAAGGTTAGATTTAATATAGCAGGCTTCATTGGTGCTGTATTACGATTCTCTACCTTGGTGCCTTGGAATGGTTTGGTTAGACTAACACTACCTGCCTCGTTCATAACATCAATAGCACCCGTCTTGCAGTCACGTTCAATATCAACCCAACCTAGGGGACAACTTGGCAATAGGACGATAGTGCTGGCACCAGTTTCGTCTACAGTAGCACTGAAGTCAGTACCGCGCACTGCTATGGTCGCGCTAGGGGTGTTTAAGGCTACCTTACTTGGATCATTGTGTGCAATAGCACCACTAGCATAGCGCACTGTGCCAGCAGTGAATTTCATTGCTAGTTTACCCGATCCTTTCTTTGGATCGTAGACAAAATCATCAATAACTAATTTACTGTTATCATTAACTTCTACTTTGGTTTGATCTTCAAATGTAATACCAACCTTGCCTTTGGTTGTGGCAATAGCATCTGCCATTTCTACACCTTGGCCTTTGGTTCCCGGCAATGTTTTGCTTGCCCGCAGAATACTGCCAGGCACTGATGTTTGTTCTGTGATTGTGCCTACTGAAGCTGTGCTGTCCAGTGAAATGCTGAACAGCACAAGAAGTAGTAGTTTACGCATTACTGTAGCCCTTAGTGAGCGTTAGTATTGATCGTAAAGTTATTGCTGCTGCCTACACTGTGAAGATTTACAGTAGTGTTACCTGCTGCGGCATTTTGTGTGATATTAGTAACGTTGCTTGATCCATCTAAACTAACCACTGCGGTGTTGGTATATCCAGCACTGGTCTGTGCTAGATTAAGAACGTTGCTAGTGCCTACGATAGTAATATCTACACTACCATTGCTGTTAGTTGTAGCAGATTGTCCAGTTGTTAACGCACTACCGCCGATACCTTGATTAACCACAAGACTATTGCTAGCACCAGTTACACTAATAGTTTGACTATTATCGTTACCATTAATAGTAGATACTAAACTGTTATTTGCACCACCTGTGGTAGTTGCTGTAATATTATTAGTATTACCTAATAGATTAATATCAAGATTAGCGTTATTACCGTTTTGAGTAACTGATACATTGTTACTTCCACTTACACCTTGTCCATTATTATTACTATCAATAATAGCTGTAGCATTATTACCATTAACTGTATAGCTAAAGTTGTTGCCATTAGTTACACCGTTAACTGTGCTGGTTTGAATACCAAGGTCTAATGTATTACCAGTACCGACTTGATCAATTGTAACATTATTGCTATTACCAAAGATCACAGAAGGAGTAGTATTACCACTACCTGATCCTTGTATACCACGCATTACGTTGCCGGCACCGTCTTGAGTTACAGTAACATTAGATGTGCTACCGCTTTGTTCAATATAGATGCTGTTATCTGCACCAAATGCTGCTGATGTTGTTAATGCTAAAATTAAACTCAAAAGTTTATATGACTTTTTCATTTGCTTGCTCCTTGACATGTTACTGTCTTAATGATCCGAATGACGGATTCTTATTATTTGGGTCTTACTTACGATAGTCCCAAATTCCTTTCTGTTGACCTTCCTTGATCAACTCTACCACAGCCGCTTCGACTGTGGTCTTAACTGCTAGTGTTTCTGGTTCGTTAATAGTTAAGCCACTTTCAAATTCAAAAGCCTGTGTGCCACCTTTGAAGAACTTCAATACAGCCATGCTGTCTGCGGTACTGTAAATAGTTTTGGTAACGGTTACTGTGGTTAGTACTTTGCCTGTACTAACACTCACCGCACGTAGACTAACTGTTACGATATCTTTTGAATATTGTGTCTGTGGACCAATACCTAACCATTTATAAGCAATGCCACCTGATTCTGTACTGCTATCAAATCCAACAATACCGCCTTCCATAATGATACCGGCAAATTGTAATGGTGCTAGAGGTTTAGCTTCTTTACCTTCATAGGCATCTCGCATCTGTTTAATAATAGTACGTTCTTTGATCAAGTTATCTACGTTTACACGTTCCACAACATCAAACCATTGTCCATGTCCTACTTCTTGTAGAGCATTGATTAAGAATGGCTCAGCACCTTGCGTTACCGCAGTGCTAAAGCTGGCTATGTTTGGTGTATTTCTACGCTGACCGGTCATATCTTTAAAGCTGTAGACTGCCACAGTCACTCTAGGACCTGCTGGAGCCGGAATAGCATCGAACTCTTTTTCCATTTTGTTTTTTGCTAGTTCCGGAGCATGCTCAAGCCCTGCTTTCTGTATAGTAGCACAGCCGTTTAACAATAATAACAATGCGATGATTAATAGTTTTTTCATTATGGTGTAAATGTAAATGATCCTAATGGCACATTGATAGTTGTTTGATTGCCCAAACTATCTGTTACTTGTAATGTTATACTACCGCCATTGTTCTGCCAAAATATTGTATTACCTTGGAAGTTAAATGTTCCACTTGTGGCCGCTCCCGGAGCAAACATAGCTGTGGCTAGGTTTTGACTTACCTGTGCCAGTACACGGCTTTCTAAATTAGTTAAGAATTGATTTAATGGAGTATTAGCTGCTGCGGTGGCTGCGGCTTGTTTAGCTGCTTCTAATGCCTGTTGTATTGCTTGTGTACGGGTATATTCTTCGTTCTGAATGGTTAGCACATAGGTGCCATATCCATTGCCGTTGAAACTTGGACTTTTGAATTGAAAGTCTTGTAGAGGTGCGGCAGACAAACTGGCGACCATTAAAAGATTGCAGATTAGTATTCGAACAATTGTTCGCATTTTCTCTCCGAGGTAGTGTGTAACTATTTACGGAGAGTTTAATCTAGATTAAGTTGGTAGATATCTGTAGAAACAATGAGTTATGTTGGTATATTATTTTGCTAAAGCAGAAATCTTAGGAAATGCTTCAGCTGGTCTAGGTGATATAGGATATGCAGAACTGACAGTAATATTACTCACTTTGATTAGATCTTCTAAACTATCGGCATAATTTGTGTGTGCCGGAGATTGACCGGCATGAATAAACAGTATACCCATTCCTGCCGCTTTAGCTCCAAAATAGATGTCTAAGTTAGCTAACCCGTGATAGTATAGTGCATTTTTTGGATCTTTGTTTTTTAATGCTTTTTCTATTTCAGGAATATACCTATTATTAGATCCCCATAGTGCTCCTATAGTAGCAGTAGCATCTGATGCGATCTCGTTGGCCATATCTGGATTAGCGTTCATTCCGGCTACTATATGTTCCATAGAATACCCGCTTTTACCTGCCCCTTTAATTAATGAACTGTATTTGTTCATAAAGTTTGCAACTGCTGCCGAATACGGAGCAATATTTGTTTTTACATCATCATCACTAAATCTTCCAGCAGTTTTTCCACCTTTAACTTCAATTTCGCGATTATCACTAATAACTGTTAGGTCACCTTTTACACCTTTAGTTAAATTTTTACTATGTGTGGCAAATAGAATTTCTCCTGGACCAATTCGTTGCCCTGGTTGATACATTAACATATCATCAAAATAATGAGCTACTTCAGGTGATGTATTATAATAAGGAATAATCTTTGAAAGATCACTAGATGTTGAAGTTAACGCAGCTATACTTATTAGCTTGTCTTCTTGTAATCCACGGATTATATCTTTAATCTCTTGTGAGGTTAATCCGTTTCCAATCATAAATTTAGCCATTACTTTATAATGTGCTCTAACATCGCGATCTTCTACATTCGAAAGGGGTGTAGCAACCGCTCCGTATGTTGATGGCGTGTTAGGTTTAGGTGCAGCTTCAGGTCCATTAATAGCTAAATCTATCAAATCCTGAAGCTTCTGTAATAATCGTGGATCAGCATTAGGTGGTATTTTTTGTACACTTTGCGCAATTTGACTGATCTTTGCCGGATCTTCTTTAAGGAATTCTTTTGCTCTCATAGCTAATATTTATCTAACTCTGGGAACAAGACTTCGTTCATGAATTTAGTGGCCTGTAGTTCAGTAAGTCCTAGACTCTGCATAAATCTAGGAGTGTGGGGATTTAACTTTTGATTTTCACAATAGTAGTTTTGTTTTCCTCTAGTGTCTAATCGTTGTCCACGAGTAGCACCAACATTAGCAAGATAGTAGTCTAGGTTTTCTAAACCAAACTTAACAAACTTGTATAACTCAAGATCATCTAGGTTGCCCACAGCAACCATATCTTTGCTGAATATGCGTTGTCCCCACTCTGGCAGTTCACGCTCACGCTGCCATGCCGCTTGTTCAGCACGCTTGCTAAACCACTTTATCATAGGGTGATCAATATCGCCGCCGCACGAAAAATCCTGAAATGCTCCACTTGCACGGCTAGGACCAGCAATGATGTCAAATCCAAATATTGGACTAGGATCTGTTAGGTTTGGGAATATACAGCAATGCATCATCCACACTTTCTTAGTCTCACGTGCATCTACTATGCTAAGATGTGCTCTACGAAAGTTAGGGCTTTCAAAAGAAAAATCTACACTGGGATAATCCTCAGTGTAGTTTTCTTTATGTGTAGTACCTACTTTTTGAAAACGTTTTAGTATTTCGTCTGCGCAGGCTGTACTTTGATCAAATATCGAACTGGTCATTATAACTGTTCATAATACGGATAGCCCAATCAAATGCGATATTAGCCTCCGGTGCTAGATCATCTGTAAGTTTGCTTCGGATAGCACGCTTTAGATCATCTGCTTCTTTAAACTCTAGATTACGGTGTGGACCTGGCAACATTTTCTTAATCATCTGTCCACCAAATAAATCGCCCATGTGCCATGTGTACAAGTGTGCTAGGACCTTGCCTGGCTCTAAATTGAAAATATATAATTGATATTCACGTGCTATTTGTTTGCAACGAGGAAAGTTACCTTCAAACATTTCATTACTATCTTGCCATAAGAAGTATGCACGTTCGATACCTGGCAAATCATCTAACAAACCTTCTGCCCGTGCTTTTGATTCAATAGCACCGTACCACAACATTTTGTTGTATGTATAGTCTGCCCAAACTGATTCGGGCATCTTTTGGTTGAATACTGCCTTCATGAAAGGCGTATCTTCTGCCGCCTGGTGTTTGGCCCAGGTTAGATCTTTCAAACTCATTCTGGTTCTACCTTAATTTGGAGTGGATGACCATTTTCGCGTGCCAGCGTAGTTGAGTCAATTGCTTTCTGTTCTGCGATTTCATAGGTGTAAATCCCAGCGATTGCTGACCCATCATTATGAATCTTCATTGTAAGATCAACTGCCTGTGCTTCTGAATGTTTGAACACAGCCATAAACATTGCTACAACAAAATCCATAGGTGTGAAGTCATCGTTTAATACAACAACCTTAAATTTACCCGGTTCTTTTAGTTTGTTCTTTGTTTGGTCTTTTCTTGTGGTGATAGCTTCAGCCATTATATATCCATTCTATAGTATGTAAGGGAGGGTTTCCCCTCCCGGATTATCACTCAGCAGTGACTTTGATTAAACGAGGTTTTAATGCCTCTGGAATTATTCGTGTAAGTTCTACAGTAAGAATTCCGTTTTTGATACGACCTTTACCTACTTCGATGTGATCCGCTAGTGTCCAAGAGCGAACAAAGTCTCGCCCAGCTAGCCCACGATGTAGATAATTAGCATCTTCATCATTAGGATTTTTGCGTTGACCTTTAACAATTAATTGATCTTGATTAACTTCAACAGTAACCTCATCTGGATCAAATCCGCTAACAGCGACCTGTATCTCATATGAGTCATCGTCGTGCTTTAAGAAATTGTAAGGTGGATAGTTATTGTTGACTTGATTTGCGATACGATTTTCTAAATCGTTAAACAATGTATCAAATCCTAAAAATACTCTATTCAAAGAGTTTGTGTCAAAGCGTACTAATTGATTCATAATTTTCTCCTTTATAAGTAAGAATCATAAGGGGCAGTTTGCCCATTGTGTAAAGCCCATAAGGTGCTCTACAACACTATTTATTATAGATAAATGTACACTTAATGTCAAGTGATATTTTGTTCATTTATTTTCTTATATAACGGATGTAGAGCTTTGTCTACAATACGCATACTCATGGCCGTTAGAATTAACTTAGGATCACCCCCGTTGGCCAATGCTTGTAAGGCAATGCCAAGCTCGTGTATCCTAACACGTTTAATATATTGATCGTAGGGTTCGTTATCGAACTTTTTCATCTAGATATTCCGAATACTTTAATAAGAACATAGTACGTTTAGCTTCATCGTAGAAGTCAAGGTGTACTTCTTCTACGTAGTAGTCATCATCTGTGTTGTAGTAGTTGTGCGTACGAACAGTAAATCCCAACACTCGACGCATCTTTTCACGTATCAACATTATACTAGGTTTGTGATCATTGACCAAACGAGCATTAAGTCTATCCCAGCCGGGCGGCGACATTATAACAGATTTGCTCATTGGTGTTCTCCCCACTTTAACATAAACAAGGTTGCATACTTGGCTTCTTTGAAGTAGAAGTCTAGAGTCTTATCGCTCATGCCCTGTACCACCTGCCACTCACACTTGAGTGAACTATGTAACCAAGCACGCATATCATCAAAATTATCATAGGTCTTACATTCAAGTTTCACACGATGCGGCCAATACTTCTTGTTCAATATTCTCATCCTCCCCACCTTAATATAAACATAGTAGCATCACGCTCATTCTTAAAGTGAAAATTATAATACCCAAACCAACTAAATGTGTACCAAACATCTTCTCCATCTAACCAATTATGGCCAGGTTCTGGTCTGCCCGGTCCAAGAGTATCCTCACACCACTTCATCATACTGTAATAGGATCGTGGTTGGACTTTGGGTATGCGAACAGCCTGCCACCCTTGATTGAGTAGCTGATGTTCTGCCATATGTCGTTCTGCTGGTGCTGCTCTCATTAACATCCCCACTTTAACATAAACCAAGTATATGCTTCACTGCTAGGAAACTCTAATTCATCCCAGGAACCCCATGCACTTTGAATAATCTTAACATTGTAAGCCTGTTCAAATGCGTCTATGTGACTGAATCTCTCTAACCCAAAGCCACCTTTGGCAATTACAGCTTGATTGGCATTATGAAACGCTGAGGGTATATCGCGTATCCGAACCTTCATCCCCACCTCAACATAAACCACATGTAGGCTTTTTCATCGGGAAACTCTATACCCGTAGTTTCCCAAGTTCTCTTAACCTGTTTAGTTGTCGGATCAGTAACAGAAAATGCATTACCAACAATACGACAATTATTATACTGACCCAATTGTTCTACTAGATCTATATGATCTGTATAATCAACTATACGAGTATCGTTCTTAAGGGCATTGCGAAATGCGTGTACTATCGGTCCTGAATGTATTTCATAGTATACCATTTACCATCCTTCATAATCAATACGACGATCTTTGGTACCAAACTTTAATAAGAACATCAATGCAATATTCTTATCCTTAAAGTAATAACGTCCGTCATAGTAGGCCCATTCTATATCAAATTCTCCCACAACATCATTACACCATTCTCGTATTAAAGTTGAGTGTTCGTAGTTAGGGCATACCCACCACCCTAGCCACTTACGCATCCAGCCCATGCCACCTTCTATGGCCATCCAGTAGGTATCAATATCTTCTTGTGTTAGTTCATACATGCCAGTACGGAGTGCCTCCGAGATGTTTCCAGATCATGCGCTTTTCAATTTCATTTTTGAACGCATCTGCTTCGTGTTCAGTTGAAAATACCATGGCATTTATAGTAGCACCTTCTGGAACATTTCTAAACAACATCTGTCTATATCTTTCTTGACTTTCATCGTCTTCGGGGATATATTGCCACGCTTCCCAACTGATCCAATGTACGAATCCCGACTCGCCGATGATCGTTGGTTTATATCCTATACCAACTTCCCCCATTGCACGACATTTAGCAAAGGCAAACTTCCACAATTTCCAATAGAAGATTTCTTCCGCCTCACTGGCATTGTCCCATGTAACTGCCCATTTCTTATTGCGGATCTGTTCTTTAGTTAATATCATTATTAACGATCACCGCTTAACATGGCCATTAGATGAAGTTTTTCAAATTGGTTCAATACAGCATTTATTTCAGCAGCCTTGTTTTCACAGGCCAACAGACTATTCTTAGTATTTGTTCGTCTATGCTTTAATTCTAACTTACTAAGTTCTTGAACCATATTGTAGAGATTGCCTGTGATACGATTAATATCACGCTTGTACTTTGCCTGCACAAGTAGGCTCATTCTATTGATCTCTATTTCAATATCTGTCCAATCTAAGCTGTTGGTAATTATCATACCCACCTCAACATAAACAATATAGCATCTTTTTCATGCTCAAAAATAAATTCTTCTGAATATAATGGTTCTACTATAGTATACCATCTATCATTATTATGATCGTGACCAAATGTTTCCAAACACCAATCATAGGCAGCATCAAATTTGTCATCTGAAACAAAAACCCCAATGGTCATGCTAGCTAAACCTCAATATAAACAAGATATATGCTTGTTCACTTTCAAAGCAAATAGTTTCATTCATGTTGGTTTCCCAATCATCCTTCTTAAGATGATCATAGCACCAAGCAATGATTGTATGCCACGGTGCAACACCGTTGTATTGCCACTTGATTGTTTTCATGTCCACCTCACCGCAAATATGTATCATCGGGAGTAAATCTTAATAATAACATAGTTAACTGACGCTCATCATCTACCTCTAATTCGTAGGTCTTGGTATTGTAGCGCCAATCAGTACTACCCATACGTCCATCGTGCAGGTAGTACTTTAACGGACTGACGTGCTGACTCAACCACAAAGTAGCCCTTTCAAGTTCAAGGCTATTTTTGAATTTAATCTTCATAGTTCAACTACAAAGTCTGGATCAAACTGCCAAGTATCCTCATGACCCGTATACCCCTTTGGATTAGAAATAATGCGTGTTTCACCAATAGTATAATCAACTGGATCGTGCATGTGTCCGTGGAACCAATATTTGATATTAGGATTATCTAAAATTAGTTCACTTAGGTCACTAGCATATCCACCGTTGACTGTTAGTTCATTCGCATACTTTTCATTCACACTAGCAAAACTTGGTGCGTGATGAGTAATAACCACAACAGGCTTATCTCTATTAAGTTCTGCTATCTTACTGATATACTGTTTGCTGGCAAAATGTACATCAGCAGTTTTTTCAGGACTTAACTTATGATAGATACCTTTAGCCTTGTTGTGTTCAGTGATAACTCTAAAGTCACTCATGAAACTCTTCAACGCATGAAAAGTTATTGGATCGCCCTTGTTGCAGTCAGTCCAAAGAGTAGAGCCCACAAATAACACACCCTTGTATTCTTCACACTCATCTTCAAGGATTGTAATGTTGTAACCAGCTAACAACTCTTTAACTTCATTTACAGTCTTGTCCAAATGGCTGTGATAGTGTTCATGGTTGCCCAAGACATAAAATACTTTTTCATACTTGGCACATTCAAACTCAAAGAAGTCCCAGCAAGGGTAATATCCTGCTTCACGTGGATAAGGTTTAGTTTGATGTAAGGCTTTGCTAATGCTACGCTTCTCACACATATCGCCAGCAAGGATCAACACTTCGCCACCCGGAAGAGATTGATATCCAAATTCTAAGTGTAGATCCGATACTACTGTAATTTTCATAATGTGTCCGATTCTCTTATTTTGTCAAACAAGGTTAATGCACCCAATGTTTCTTTAACTTTTTCAACAACTGTTAATGCATTTTTCATCTCTGCGATGATGTTAACTAAGTGTCTCTCATCAAGGCTGCGTATCAAACGTGTGGCTTTGATAATACGAGCAAGGTCAATATTTTCGCCAACGGTGATATCATCAGGATCAATATCGTATGCGTGTTCTATACCTAGCATTAGAGCAATTTCGTCACGGGTTATTTCACAAAATAACTTTTCTGAATCTACCTTGGCAATGATTTTCATTTTTCCGAATCCTTAATCTTGTCAAATAATCCGTTATATTCTTTTTCAAACTCTTTGTAACTTGATTTGATAGTACTTAATACTAACCAGTTGAATACTAATCCTATGCCAATAAGTACTGCGATTCCTAGCAAATATTTTTGTTCTGTGGGATTACGATTAAACGCACCTGCTCCACCTAATGCACAGGCTACAATATACCATTTCTGCCATGCATCAAACTTTGCCCACTGCCATTTGATAAACTTTAAGATTTTCATTTAATATCCTTCATTGCTAATATACATACATTATATACTATTCTGGTAAAAGTGTCAACCAATAAATACCATTATGAATAAATTTAAACAAACACTTTGGTTCACATTAGGTATGCTGTTATTAGGATTAGCCTACATTGGATTAGTCACTCCGGGTATTCCGTGGAGTACTCCAACAGTAGGGGCTGCTTACTGTTTTGGTAAGAGCAATAAACGTTGGTATGATTGGATGATGAATCATAAGATTTTTGGACCTTTCCTACGCAATTGGAGTGAAAAGCGTGTGTTTCCTACCTACGGTAAATGGGCCATGGTTGCTACCATGGACACTAGCTTGGTTATCATGTGGTTTACTACTCACAATTGGAAACTGGTATTAGGTGTGGGATTTGTTATGCTATTGGTTGCTGTGTGGGCTCTGAAATATCCCAGTACTCCCGAAGAGTATGACGAACGCAAAGCTCGCGGTGAAAAGATTGGCTGGTTCTAAATTGTATCGTTAGGACCAGGAGGTGCTGTTTCTTCCTCTTCTGGTTCTTCAGCTTGGGGCTTAGGTGGAATCTTTTTGTCTTTATTAGCCTTGACTGCTATTCCTGTGCCAAAATCGAAACTTTTGCTCTTGCTATGAGTAGGAGACTTTAGTCCTTTAGCCTGAGCATAGGCATAACCTGCCGCATGCCCGCTACAGTCTTTGGTACAGGTATGACCCATAAATGTTAGTTCTGTTAGTAGCTCATTGATCTTCATACTACTATTTATTAATCGCGCTTCTTGAACACTGCTGTTAATATATTTGGATATTTGCTAGTCGATGTTCTAATAGTATCTTCAACGTTATTGTAGGTTACCATATCAAACCCTTTGTCATTCATAAATGCCTGTAGGCTTGCTCTGTTGAAATGATGCAGGTGTTCATCTGGTTTACGATGTTTCCAATTTTCAAACCATTCGTCGTTGATATTGTGACACCATGGTAATGATATTACCACATACCTACACTGTAGATTTCGCACAAAATCAATATCTGGATAATGTTCAAGTGAGTCAAAGAATGTTATTACATCAAAATATGTATCAGTAATAGAATCAATAAATGTACAACCTTCGGGTAATAGGTCCTTGAATAGATCATGTCCGCAACTATTTGGAATAGTACGTTTACATACCTTTAAGAAATCACCAGTACCATACCCTACATCTAATATAGAATTAATTGGAATGCCGATAGCACCGCGAATGTATCCTAATCTTAAATAGGCCATTTCGTCAGTTAATTGTCTTAGTGTTCCGTATCCTTTGTCAATGTAGGATGTATCATATACATAAGGTTTACGGTCAATTTGATGTATAACACCAAATTCATCTTGTTTATAGTTTGGTAGCATAGTTAACAATATTCCAGGGATTGTTGTTCCATTTTGAGTTTATTCGCATTAAGGTATTAGCTCTAACATCATGATAAAATAATTTAGCATTAGTCTTATCATAGATGCTGTCAACTAAGCAGAAAAAACTACTTGGAACACAGTGTATTTCTGTTGCATTTTTGATCAGCTCAACATATTGCATCATATCAGTAGTTATACCTGCTGTTACCTCAATGACCTTGATATCGGGCAAATTGTTTGCTTTTCTAAATCCAGCTATATCGATTGGAATCCCGTCTGGATGTAATCCTGTAAATTTATGTACTAGGATATATGGCTCATTATTAGACAAACGAGTATACAGTTCTTGTGAGCCTGCAATATGCTTTGGCAATCTGAAATTACTATAACGCAGACCAAACGGTAATTCAAATTGAGCGTATATCTGTTCATCCCACATTACGCTAACAGGAACTCCATTGATTTCAGTCCTAAACATATCATGTCTGATCAGTCTTGATAACCCGTGATCTTTAACGTATTGATTTTCGCCCTGATCATATGGCATCATTTCTACTACTTTGATGTGAGGATGATCTTGATACAGGGTTTTCATAGTATCATAGAAAGCAGCGAACACAGGTAGATGTAATTCTTCGCATCTATCACCGTAATAGTGTGCCACTCCAGAATAGACAAAGTTATCACCTAATGTCATTGGCCCTAGAAAAAATAGTTTATCAAAAATCTTAGACATTACCTATTTTCTTTAATGTTCAACTTTCTATAGATATTTTGTACGCCCACTGATTGACGAATAGCATCTTGTAGGGCATCATGTAATCCACCTTTGGGCATATCACTATCATGGCCGAGATCAAACAATGTGCGTGTGTCGCGTATCTGCCAGAAATTCCAAGGTGGAGTTTTTTCTAGTTGTCTGTATAAATTTTCAAGGATAACAATATCAAATACACTACCGTGTGACCAAAATGCATCGCAGCCCCAGGCAAATTTGTGGAACTGATCAATACCGTCTGCTACTGGAATTCGATTATCTGGGCTGAAAGCTTCTTCCATCACTACTGGATCTTGTTTTGCCCACCAATCTAATGTGTTGGGGTCAATTTCTCGCCCTAGTTTGTCTTGGTCATCTAGATCTAAGCGAAAGTATAGTTTATCACTATACCCGTTGCCATATGGATTAAATGTAACTGCGCCTAGCGTTAATACTACTGCATTTGGAGAAACTGCCATAGTCTCCAAATCGACCATTAAATGTTTTGCCATTTGATTCTTTCATTGATTATAATAAACTACATTATATTATATAGTCTATTAGGTTAAAGGTCAATAGTTTTTCTTTGGAAGTTGTTGATCTCTGAGCTTACGGGCCCAGCGTGCTTTGGCTGCACTTGCTTTGCGTTTTTTCTTTGTGGTTGGCTTTTCATAATGCATCTTGGCCATATAATCCATTAGGATTCCACTTTCTTCTATTTTCTTTTTGAATTTACGTAATGCCACAGTGACATTATTATCTTTTACAATTACCCTCATAGGTTTACCGTGTTCTCTTTTTTATCAAATATTAGTGTGGCAGGTTTGCCTGCTACTGTATCTTTACTTATCATAATCTTAGTTAAACCGCGTTCAACAAGATCTACAGCATCAAATTGATAAGGCACTAGAATCTTTTCTAATACATTTTTGAGGCCGCGTGCATTGGTCTTCATCTCTTTGGCTTTTTCTGCAACTGCTAATAATGCGTCATCATCAAACTCAATCTTAATGCCATCTAACTCAAATAAATGTTGATATTGTCGCACCAGACTGTTCTTTGGTTCTTTAAGGATACGCACCATATCTTTAGTATCTAATTCTTCAACACTGGTAATTAACCCAAAGCGTCCAATAAATTCTGGAATCATACCAAACGTAATAATATCCTTGGTAGTAACATCATTATAGCTGGTTGTAGATTTAGGATCTTTAAGAGTAGCACTAAATCCAGCACCACCACTATTAGCACGTTTTTCAATGATCTTATCTAGACCCACAAATGCACCGCCACAGATAAACAAGATACCGGCTGTGTCGATTTCATTCATATCACCTTTTGGATGTTTGCGTTTATCGTTGGTCGGCACACGTACAATTGTACCTTCAACCATTTTAAGCAGACCTTGTTGTACTCCTTCACCTCCGACATCGCGGGTGATACTGGTACTTTCACCTTTGCGGCTTAGTTTGTCAATTTCGTCAATGTAGATAATACCGTGTTGCGCACGATCAATATCACCATCGGCCGCTGCAAGCAAACGAATTAGTACGCTTTCTACGTCATCACCTACATAACCTGCTTCTGTAATACCTGTAGCATCACAGATAGCAAACGGCACATCCAAGTACTCTGCTAGTTTCTTAGCCAACATAGTCTTACCACAGCCTGTAGGGCCTAATAACATTACATTGGTCTTTTCTAATTCAACTTCCTTGGTAGGATTAAACGTGCGTTTAAAGTGCTGGCATACTGCTACACTTAATGCAATTTTAGCTTCGTCTTGTCCAATTACATATTGATCAAGATACTCCTTGATTTTAGTAGGATTGAAAATAATCTTATTGTCGCTATTTGGGAATTTCTTAACCTTATCTTCGTCTAATATGCCTTGGCATAAATCAACACAATCATTACAGATTGCCGCAGCTTCTCCTACGATAAGTTTTTCAACATCTTCTTTGCTTTTGCCGCAGAAGTCGCAGGTGTGTGGTTTATTCTTGTCCATTGAATGATCTTTCCAAAAATTTAATAACGTCGTCTACGCGATTAAGGTTAATGTGGCTGTATAGTTCGGCTACGTTGTCGTCGCTTGTGCTATAACAAACCCCAGGTTTAGATAATATGTATCCAGCTAGATACGATACTACCGGTGACATGTTATTTAAGTTTACATATCTATATTGAGAACAAGATAGAGAGTGTAATAGCCAAGGAACATTAGCTTCGCCTTGATAGAAATAGATATTAAGACTAAGGTCTGCTTTGCCTAACCAAGTGCTGACTAAATCCTGTTCAATTTCATTAAGGTCTATGAACAATATACTTTCTTGATCATTTTGATAAATGTCTGGAGGAGTAATTAATGTTATTTTAGCGGTCATTGTCTAACCTTTCTTTAACCTGAGCTCGTATTTCATCGGGCACTTTATATAAAGGTAAACGACCTTCGCGTACACTTGTAACTATTTCGTCAATGGTACGTTCAACCGCAGTTTCTCTGTATTCTTTTTCGCTGATTTGATTCCATAATCCACTTTCAGATTGTTCTTCATTTTGAACATAACTTTCTGTACTAGGCACAGTAGGTGCTGCAGGAGGATATACAGTGGTTTTCCAAACATGGGGCTGTGGCGGCAATGTAACAGGCTGCGGTACACTAGATTGTTTTTCAGCAGCCGCTAATATCTTATTCCATAATTCAAGAGGATCTACCTCTTTAGTTTCTGCTGGCGGTGTGCTGTCATTTACTTGTGATACTTTATCAGCTTGTCTGGCGATCTCCTTGCCTCGGGCAAAGAATGCTTTTTCCTCTGCATCATCTAACGCTTCGTCTGGTGTTGCAGTCTGCGACCAGTTATGTTCATCATACTCACGCTTCTTGCGTATGTTTTGAAAACTGATTTGACTGGCTAATAATAAGATAACTGCCAGTGGATCAAATACTACAATTAGTGTAAGGATAACCCAGGTCACTGCTTTCTCTAGGATAGTTTGATCTGTGCTACCGTAGAAGAACGCAGCAATATATTTGATAGGACCAACCTCTGCTTCTACTTTACGCAGTTGACTAGCAACAGGTGCACGCTCATCATTTAGGGCTGTTACGGTCTTTTGTGCAGTGGCTATGTCTGCTTGTAAGCCTGCACGTTCTTTAGCCTGTGTTTTGCGTAACTGTGCAGCCTTGCTAGCACCTCGATCATCTGTGGTACGACTAAGCAGTTGGTCTACCTGTGCATCCATTTGTGCTAGGGCTTTCTTATCTGTGTCGATATTATCTTTTTGTGTCTTAATCTTTTCGTCAATTACTGATACTTTGGCAGCGATATCATCTGTAGGCACGCCTTGATCTAGATGGGCTTTGCTCAAGAAGCCAAAGATCCCCATACTGGTGATCAGCATCAGCACAATAATAGCACCGATTAGATATGCTTTAATTGTAGCAGGTGCAGTATCCCAATTCTGTTTAAGCCATACTGTGGCGATTAGTTTACTGATCTCTAATGTGGTACCCATAACTATAATAGGAATTACTGCGGCTGCAAAAATAGCAGTTAACCCTACTACTGAATAGTAGACTGCTACTGCGGAAATTGATAGTCCACTTATTAGAGCCAAATAGGCTACGAGCTTTTGTGTAGTTTCTTGTTTCATAGGATTATTTAGCGACCTCTTCCTGCTGATTTTTTGCTAGGTTTATTGCTTACTACCTGTGATTTTGGAGCACCTTTGCCTGTATCTACATTAGTGCTGTTAGTTGAAGCGTGCTGTTCTGCTTTTTTCTTTTCTAGTGCTGCCTTAACTACATCTTGTAATGATGCCACTTTATTCTCCTTTACCGTTAACTAAATCCCAACTCTTTCTTGCTTCTCGCCAAATTAATCTAGGATGACGGAGAAACATGTATATACATATCAACGGAACGCCGATAATAACAGCAGGAATCATAATCCATTTACTCATATTATTTAAACCATAATGTTAGTGAACCAAGCAAGAAACATACTGATCCTGCCATGTAGAATACTAGTGCTAATTTTTCTGGACTCATTAATCTCTCCCTATCTCTGATAAACAATCTTCCATTTTCTTAGACCGTTTTGTTCTAGTAGCTTCTATACGGTCAAATGATCGACTTATTGCTTTGTGCATACACGCTACAACAATTAATATAGGCACAGTCCAAATCAACATGATAACAATAAATGATGTCTTATCTAACATATTACCCACGTCTCATTTTACTTATATCTACTGCATCTTCCTTAGAAAATATCGGGACACCATTACTCTTGTGTAGTTGTCCAATACCGATCATAGCTTCGCCTGTGTAGACTTTGTCAGCTGGTTTTGCAGCTACACTTACCCCTGTGTCAACACTTGGTATATGATCAGTAAGACGCCTAGGGTCAACCCGACTACGCCAATCATTCCTATAAGTAGCCACAGTTTTACTAGACCCTTTTCGAACGGACTTAGATTTGTCCACCACCACTTTAGCATCGTATTTCTCCAATAGTTCATTCCACGATTCTGCCGCGCGGCGTGCTTTGTTAGCCGCTTCTGCGTTACGAAACTTTTTCTTACCCTTTTTCTTACCTGTTGTAGTAAGTGCAGGGCCTACAAGGTGCATGGTCATAGTAACACACCATTAGGCTAACACAGCATCAGTTTGAATAGTATGTGCTTGCTCAGTAACATCAGCAATACGTGCGATTAAGATTTGATCTTTACGAGCAAGTCCTGTAAATCGTAAGATACTACCATCTGGTGCAATCTTAAATGATCCTGCTACTACCCAAATCTTTTCGCCAGTTGATACATCTGTACCTGCTAGCTTACGTACTACTCCGTTAAGAATTTGTTGACGAGTTAGCTTACCGATGTTCCAATGATATGTTCCGCTCTTACCAGTCCATACCTGTGTATCACCGCTAGATTGTTTGCAAAATTGCGATAGTGCATCGATTGTATTTGTTGCTGACATTTCTATCTCCAGTTGTTTAATTAACAATACTATTATATGACAAAACCATCTCTGTGTCAACCATTGATTTACCAAAATTTATTAAAATTGTACTTTAATTTAAGATAGGTTTCGGCAGCGCCGGGATTGAGTACTTCAATATAATATCCCACATGTCCGCCATCGGTGTGGGTAACTCCTTTACGGAATGGTCCGTGTCGAACACCAAATTGCTTAATAATTTTGATAAATTCTTCAAGCTCGTTATACTTAATAAAGATCGTCATCATCAAACTCCTCCTCGTCATATTCGTACAGGTCATTACCAGCTTCGTAGTCAATATAGTAACGTTCGTTTGGCGCAAGTATGCGGAACTTGCCCGAATACTTTAATGCAGCCATAAGCGATTCGTTCTTATCCGTTAGGTCACAGATAATAAACGCACTGCCGCAGCCGCCGCCAATTTCTTTAATATCACTGTGCTTATACTCACCTGCACGTAGAGCATCGTGGAAATGTCCGTTTCTGCTAGCGATAATACGTGTGGAAATTTTTGGGTGAGATAGTAATCTATCCATTAGACCAAGCGGCGACAAGGTTGCCTCGTTCTCACGACTAATGCTTAACTTACATTTCTTAAATTTGATACTACCTTTGGTATGATCGTTATTTGGAGTTTCTTTAGTACTCCACGGAATTTCTGCTGATACATGATTTACATAAAATGTAACACCATGGCTTTTGACAACCCACATAGGAACAGTTGGGTCTTCGAGATGTTTCTTGTTAAAGTGAAAAACTACATCTTCACATTTATATTCAATTTGTTTACCAATCTATAACATTGTTACTTCTCCTTAAATTTATATTTATTTTACTTCATATATTTCTGTTAATCGTGCTGCTCGTTCTAGGACATCCATTATACTTTTTCGATTGGAACCCATGTGATTGCTTTGAATATATTACTATACATTGGGCGTTTGCGTAATAACATTGCCCAATTACATTTACCTACTGTAGGCTCGAATGTCTTTGGACTAATGTAACTTTTCATTTTATTAATGGGCAGTTCTATCTTTAGATACCAACCATCAAATTTACCTTCAGAAAGAAAACATTTTCCTATACTGAATACAGCCTGCGGATACATTTCTCCTTCGTATCTTGATGTAACAGTAAATAGTTTCATTTTCTTACCTTTAGAATATGGAGGGCACGGATGGATTTTCACCCTTCCTCTCACCGTTTGCAACGGTGCGCATGTGATACTCTGCTACATGCCCATTAACTTACATTGTACTTATAAAGTGAGGGGCTGTCAACCCCTCATTACTGATTATGCAAATATTTCTAATGCTGTGCCACATTCGGCGCAGAATTTAGCAGTTGCCTTATTCTGTTTGCCACAGGTCACACACTTAGGTTTTGCTTTGACTGTCACTGCCTTATACACAGGTTGATTATCTTCAGTAGCACCTAATAGTTTAAACACCATTGAGTGTGTTTCGGATTCTGTAGGAAACCAACTGGCAGTTTGGAATTTTTGATCACTCTTACTACCCGGTACAGTAATACCTGCATCGTTACTCTGCTCATGTTTCATTGATGCTGTTACACCAGGCAATCCGGTTGCAGAAGTGGCACTAACTGCTACATTGTTAAATGCTGCCGTGCTAATCATAGAAGAACTGTAACTAGCACTTTGCCCACCTGATGTGGAGCTGCGCAGAATGCCATGAGTATCCCAAGGGTTAGTTGTTGTAATAACTCCGGGCATATTACCACGGTGAATTCCTATAACTGGATTCATTACCTGCTCAAATTGATAGGTAATGCGAACAATACCATCTTCAAGACCAACACCGCGATGTTGTTCAATGTTGGCAGTACGCTCAATAAATTTAAACTTATTGCCTTTCTTTAGATTGTCAGCTTTGACCCAGCGTTCTAAATCTACTTCCTGTCCAGCGCCAACTACTAGACCTCCGGCAACTACTTCTTCACCGTCTAGCTCAATATGGACCACTGCTCGTACTGTGTTTAGATTTTTTACTAAGATGGAATATTGACTGCCAAATGGGATATAAACTGTATCCTTAAATTCGCGTAAAACTTTTCCGTTGACTTTGATGGCGGCTGCCATTTTGTTTGAGTACATCATTTTTCTTCCTTATAGCACACAGACTAAGTGCTTGTATTAAAGTCTGTCGGTTGTAGGACCTTCCTACAATTCTATTTAGCCACAGTTCCTATCACGGCATAAACATCGTCTTCTTTCAGAACAACGTATTCTTCATCATCCACTTTAACAGGAGCACCTGCGCCTTTGGTGAATAAGATCTTATCGTTGACTGTTAATGTCATTGGTTGAAATGTTCCATTGGCCAGATACTTACCCGGACCCACTGCCAGTACAACACCCTGATTTGGTTTCTCAACTGAGGCATCTGGTACTAATATACCGCCTTGCGACACATTAGCGTTTTCAATACGTTTAACTAAAATCTTATCTTGTAATGGTTTGAAATTCATCTTATTCCTTAATTAATTGGTGCGCTTGGTGGGAGTCAAACCCACTACCTGGAGGTTTAGAAGCTCTTGCTATTCGATCAGCTTCAAGCGCATATACATATTATATAGCCAAACAAAAAGGCCCGTCAAGGCCTTTTTGAATATATTCTAAATTAAATTAGAATGAGTATGTGTAGTTAACACCAACTGTGTTGTATGCGCTATCTCCACGCTCTACAGCAAATCGTAGGCCAACAGCATTTGATTTGTTAATTGCGTATTTTGCACCTACTGATGTTTCCCAAGTCTTGTAACCGTAGCCTGTATGGCCATCTAAGTTTTCGTTAAATGGTGTACGTAGACGTTCTTGAACAAACGCTGTTAAACCTGGCAATACTGTGTACTTTGCGCCAACTTCACCTAGGTAATAGATAAAGTTAGTAGTTGATTTGTCTTTCTCACCAACTGCTACCCCTGCGTATGGAGTAACACCATACCAAGTACCGATGTCTTTGTTCACTTTAAGTTGAACTAGACCTTCGTGTGCGCCACCGTTAACAGTTTCGTCTTCCATGCGTGCTTCAACTTTCCATGTGTTGCCAAAGTCATGCCCAACTGTTAAACCATATACTGTGTGGTTGTTAGTTGAATCTTGCTTGTCTTTAAAGTCGATGCCTGCTGATGCATAATTACCTGCGTCAGCAAATGCTGATACTGATGCTACTGCTAAAAGTACTGCTAATAAAAACTTTTTCATTACTTCTCCTTAATTAAATTGAACTTACTGTATAAGTATATACTACTTATTTCTTGCTGTCAACCAACTGTTGCATTTTGGCACAGGTGTTGTTATTTTGCAACTACCTCAAAATTCCCGTAGCCAAAGATTTCTGGTTCACCAAACTGATAATCATATGTAAGTGCATTGTGACATACAATATTCTTTTCTACAATATGACGTAGATGCTCTTGTCCGCACAGCAAGCGTTCTCTGCACAGTTCTACATTGTCTTGCATTAGGTCCACACCATAGATGGTACTTAACGCTGTTTCAAAATCAATACCGTTTTCAACTTTGCGTATTAACACTTCGCTCAAAAACTGTCCATCTCCACAACTAGGATCAAGGAATGTCTTAGTTGGATCTTGGAATATATCCTGCGGTAATTGATCAAGTATTTCCTGTACCAGCGGTGTTGGAGTAAACACTTCACCTGTTGCTTTAACACGCAACTTATCACGTTCAACCCCACTCATGTATTCACGATCGCGCAGGTGCTTGATAACACTGTTTACAGACATTGAATCACTTCCTTACTATTCCATCCTGACCATTTAAATATTTTCAAAAGTTCTTGAATATCTGTTCCATTGCATTCGTCTGCAAATGTTTGAGCATCGGCTAAATTACTAAATTCTGTCCAAAAACATGCCTGGGTTGCATATTCATTTTGAAGTACACGAAATGTAGGGTACCCACTAAGAGACACCGCTACTCGAATTTTTGTTTTGTTCTTATGCTCGATATTAGATTTGAGTGATTGTGCATTTGTATGCATAACAGGATATTGACCATTGATAGAAAATAAATTAGCATTGCTAGTATGTAATTCTCCACGCTTCCATACCCGTTTAGGACGAGCTATTAGGTCATCAAGTTGTTGTAGACTTTGATCAGTAATATTCATAGGCAAAAATGGCAAATTACTAATATCTCGTATATATTCTTTTTTGTCTGTAATAATTTTAGTGGTGGTGATTTTTTGTCTATTATCTGCAATAAAATAACAAAAGGTGCTACCTACATTGAAATATTTACTAACGTTGATGTTTAATACAGCGCATTTATCTTTAATCGATTCAAATGAAGCGTTTGGACTGGTTAAACTTTGCGGCACTACCATTGCTACAATGTCAGCTATACCTAATGACTTTTTGATAAATTCTTCCCATAACGTCCAGCGTTTGGCTTTATTATCTGTTCTTTGATAAGGAGGATTGCCTACGATTACATCAAATTTCATATCTATTTCCCATTCCATAAAATCAGCAGTGATTACATTAGTGAATCCGTGTGTAGATTTAGCTTGATTTGTAAATACTCGGTATTTGTCAATCAACCAAACTGAATTACGCACTGTTTCTTTACTTATACCCAGGGCTAGCATGCGTTTAGCAATAATGACAGCTTCGGTACAATGACCGCAGGCTACTGATAAGATACGAACATTTGGAGTAAGTAGTACTGAATCCGGAATATGTGAAATGATATCAGTCCACAACTCAGTACTATCTGCATTACCTAATACACCTTTTGATAGATCAACTGCAAATTTCATTATTGCTTTCTATTGGGTTATGTTATAACTATTATACAATCAAATGAATAGGTTGTCAATCTCTTTTGGTTTGCTATTTTGTACAATAACATCTAAGATAGCTTCATTTAAGATTTTGTTATCTAATAATGATAAAGTATTGCCAGCAGTAATACCAAAGAATTCTTTAAACTCTGCATCTAACTCTGCATCAGCATTAATAATTGCAATACACTCTCGATAACTATTACCGTCAAGATTAGCTAAATTATATACACTGGTAGCACTCATATTCAACGCACGTATAGCATTGTTAATAATGTCTTCCATTTTGCGTTTATCTGCATCGGATAGATTGTTAGTAGCATTACTGCCACCTTCTTTAATTGAATTCTTAACACCTTCGCCTACGATATCTTTTTTCTTAGCAGACTCTTTGCCGCCACCTGTTACTGCGGCCAAGACATTAAACATACCCGATTCAATTGCAGCCGCAAGGTCGACTGATATATCAGCTACTTTGAGCATGGTTTCGTTATCACCAAAGATCTTAAATAGGTCTTCTTCAGTGACTTCAACTGGCAGTCCATATTGATTCATCTTAAACATGTCTACACTAGACAGCACATACTTAACTGCTTGTGTAAAGTCTAGGGCATCTTCTCCATCACGTTGTACCTGTATGGCTTCCTCTAAGATTAGACGTTCAATATTTTCAGCACGGTTTGGATCAAATGATAGGTCTACAATCATACCAAACTCTTTGTCCTCGCCATCGTACTTAACACCAGGTGTTAGACAGCGACTGACCTTTTGCGTAGTAGCATCAACTGACCCGCGATCAAAAGCAATTATAGTTGCCTGTATTTCTGGAATACTGTAACTACGACTGCCCATTTGATTAGCGATAATTAACACACCTTTCTTACCCGCAATCTTTGCTTCATTGATCTCACGAATTGTTTCAGTTTCGGCATTCTTGTTGGTAGTGAAATCACCATTAAGCACCTTAACGTGAATGTCTGGCATACTGTGTTGCATGATCTCAGAAATCTGCTTCATGCCTTTCTTATCTGCAGATGTTAACATCATAGCACAGTAAACTGGCTCATCTGCCATTGCTGAAAGATTAAGCTCGCGACGTAATGAATCGTAACCAAACAGTGATAAGCCTAGTTGTTCAAAGAACGCCTTATTGGCCAAAGGTTTAGCATTTAGTTTAATCCAAGATGCCTGTACCTCGTGTCCCAAAGACTCTACTTGTTTCTTTAACGTGTCTACTTCTAAACAATAGAATTTACGTTTAACAATACCTGGTTCTGTTAGTTCGAGCTGAGAGTATGCTGTGTATAACACACCATCAATGTGCTTAGAACATTTGGCTAGACGTTGTACGTTGGTGCCTGAAGCATATACTGACACAAATTTACCTTTTTTGGTATTAGTACCGTGGTCAAATATATACTTTAGTTTAGCCACTTGATTTTCTGTGTGAGTCCCAAAGTCACCTTCATCTGCAAACATGAAAATATCGTTGTTAGGGATATTGGATAACCAGGTGTGTTTGGTCTGCCATTCAGCAAGGTCACCGTGTAGGCTCATTGGTACTACAATACGCATACCCTGTGCTAGATAATCATTGGCTAATTGTTCAGCATTTGGATCGTTTACATCGATCTCAGCAATATCAGTGAACTCTGCGTATTCATCTAGCTCGTTAATAAATGAGCTGTGTACGCTTAACCAGTATGCAGGCAATAGCATAACACGATTGCCGTATTTTTCCGATATACGATTGAATAAGCTCAAAGCCCAAATTGTTTTGCCAAATCTTGGGCAAAGGTTAGCAAGGATCGATGCGTCCGTTGGACACTTATCGATAATGGCCATTGCTTGATCTAACTTGCGGTGTTGTAGGGTACGTAGTTTAATGTTATTACGTACTTTGCGATTTTCAAATCCTGTAATGATATCGTCTAGATATTGTTTGACCTCTTCGATGGTCGTAGCAGGGATTTTAAACCATTCTGTACCAAGCCCTTCTTGATTGTGTAGGCCACGTTTAGTTAACACACGGTGAACCTGGTAGTCACGCTTAATATTCTTTAGATTGTTCCAAGAAAAAATATTAATTTTTCCTTCGTACTCGGCAGAAGCACCTTGTTCACGCATACGTATCTCTGTATCACGTATTGAGTCACCTACCTTGGCAAGAATATATCCTTGTTTGATATATTTTTGCATAGCACCTGGATAAGTGAAGGCGTATATATTAATCATTACTTGTTCCTTGTTTACAGTTTATGTATATATTATACTACGGTTTTACCTAAAGGTCAACCGTTATTTTTCAATACCATATCTTCAAATGACGCACATTCATAATTTTGCCACATAGCATTTGGGCCAGTTCGTGTGATGCGTTTAGGTTCTCCAGTTTCTAGATCAAATGGGATTGAATGTTCATCAATTTTCGCAGGAAAATTAAAGAAATAGAATTTTTCCTGGATTCCTTCATAAACTAACGCAACGATATGTTTCTTATTTTTGCAGCCCGTAATCCCAGCAGTGTAGTTTTTACCATAACTATGAGTTCTGGCAATACTAACCTTCCCATCGCGACCGCAACTCCAATCTTGTCCTTCGCCTAGGATAATTGAACAATCTTTGTTTACAACCGCTACTGCAATTTCAAATAAATCTTCGTAGTTTAAACAAAATAGTTCAACATCAGCCCATTCAACTTCGGAAGTTCTGTGCTTTTTGATAATATTAATTAGATAGTTCTTAATATTTCTATTCTGTTTGATACGTTTGCTATACCACGTTGCTTTAAGACGATCCATAATAGTTGCTTTCATAGTTAGTTAATAACAAATACAAGTATACTTGATTTTACCATAGTTGTCAAGAGAAAAGGCACTTAGGTGCCTTTTCGTTGGATCAGATCCTATTACATCATACCGTAATTTGGTTGTCCTTGGTCTTTTTCATCTTTTGGCAACTCGTAGATAGCACAGTCACTGGTTAACAATAAACTAGCAACACCTGCGGCATTTTGCAGTGCGCAACGAGTAACCTTAGTTGGATCCACGATGCCCATTTCCAGCATATCACCGTAGGTATCATTACTAGCATTGTAGCCATAGTTAGCAGTACCACCCGATACAGCATTAACCACAACACTGGCTTCTCCGCCTGCGTTTTCTACGATACTACGTAGTGGACTTTCGATAGCACGTAGAACAATATCAACCCCAACAGATTGATCAGGATTAAGTCCTTTGAGTCCCATTACCGCTTGTTTAGCACGGATTAGAGCTGTGCCACCGCCCGGAACAATTCCCTCTTCCACGGCTGCACGAGTAGCGTGTAGTGCATCATCAACGCGGTCTTTCTTTTCTTTCATTTCTACTTCTGTAGCTGCCCCAACTTTGATCACGGCCACTCCGCCTGCTAGTTTAGCAAGACGTTCTTTCAACTTGTCTTTTTCATAGTCACTGCCAGCGGCATCAATTTGAGCACGTAGAGTGTCTACCCGAGCTGAGATTGCATCTGAATCACCTTGACCACCTACTAAGATAGTAGTGTCTTTGCTGACTTCAATACGTGAAGCCTGTCCTAGTTGGTCAAGTTTAATATTAGACAATGTAAGTCCAAGTACTTCAGAAACAACACTACCACCTGTTAGAATAGCTAGGTCGTCTAATAATTCTTTACGACGATCACCAAATCCGGGCGCTTTAACAGCACAAGATTTCAATACACCTTTCATTGAATTTAGTACCAAGGCTGCCAGTGCTTCGCCTTCTACATCTTCTGTAACGATAAACAACGGACGACCAGATTTGGCCACTTGTTCTAGGATAGGTAGTAGCTCTTTAATAGCACCAAGTTTCTTGTCAATAAACAAGATGTATGGATTTTCAAGTATACATTGTTGTTTGTCTGCTTGATTAATAAAGTAAGGACTTAGGTAGCCTCGATCAAACTGCATACCTTCTACTACTTCTAATTCCATGGCCAAACTCTTGCCATCTTCTACAGTGATAACACCTTCACGGCCTACCTTGTCCATGGCATCAGCAATAATCTTACCAATTTCATTATCGCTGTTAGCTGAGATTGTACCTACCTGTTCAATTGCTTCGGAGGTATCGCATGGTACTGAAATATTAGCCAGTTCAGCAACCACGGCTGCGACAGCTAAATCAATACCACGTTTAAGATCCATTGGATTCATACCTGCTGCCACTGCCTTGTTACCTTCTTTAACAATGCTTTGAGCTAGAACAGTAGCAGTAGTTGTACCATCTCCGGCGTCATCTGCTGTCTTACTTGCCACTTCCTTAACTACCTGTGCGCCGATATTTTGTAGCGGATCTTTTAGCTCAATTTCTTTAGCCACAGTAACACCGTCTTTGGTAATATGTGGGCTACCCCAAGATTTTTGAATGATAACATTACGACCTTTTGGTCCTAAGGTTACTTTAACTGCATTTGCAAGGATGTTTACACCCTCAATCATTTTTGTGCGAGCGTTCTCGCCGAACTGTACGTCTTTAGCTGCCATTTGTTTCCCTCTTTGAATACGTTTCTATTTGTATAGTATAGTGTATTAATTTATCATTGTCAACCTCATGGCCAAAAAAAACCCGCCGAAGCGGGTTTTGGTTGTTTCTGTTACGAGGCAGCAAACACATAAATATTGTCGTTATATAAATACAATATAATAAGGAAATATTATGTTTGCTGATATATTAAAATCTAAACCTCATAATTCACATTACCTTAATAGATATATTAAATTTATTAATCAATGCATTGTTACTACTCATCTACTTGAAACTGAAGATCATCATATATGCCCTAAATCGTCTGATTTATTCCCAGAATTTAAATCATTTAAGAAATATCCCTGGAATAAAGCAGCATTAACCCTACGACAACATTATGTTGCCCATAGATTATTATGGAAAGCATACGGTGGCAAGCAATCACAGGCCTTTAAACTTATGTGTGATCGATTAAAACGTAATAATTCTAAATGTTATGAAATTGTTCGCAAAGAGCACATTGCCTATATGATATCAAATAATCATAATGCAGACGGATTGCAGGCTAAACGATCTTGGGTATCTGCATCGGATGAAAGAAGAAGTCGGCAAGCAGAAATAATGCGAGAAATTAATAAAACAAAAAAGAAACCAAAAGAACTCCGATATTATAAGTGTACTAACTGTAATGCTGAATTAATCTATGAAGAGTTTTGCCATCATTCACCTAAAGAACATTACTATTGCAATGCGACTTGCCGGAATCGATATCAGGCCAAAATACGCCCATCGCAAGTTGGAAAAAAGCACAACAGGGTAGCACCTGCGTGGAATAAAGGAAAATCTGATACAGGATTTGGCGACAGTCGATTAAATCCTATGAAAAATCCTGAATCTGTCAAAAAAATGTTAGAGACTAGAAAACAGAATAAATTATCAAAAGAACAGGGTCCGAAGACCCTGTAACTATTCTGTTCCCAAGTTAGTTAAACTCGGCACAACGGATTTTAGGCCGCAAGTGCGAAAATGCTATCATTGCTTGCATTTATAGATTTTGCTTGATTTACAGTCATCGCCTACTGTGTTGCCTTGTTCGCTATCTCACGCCGTCGAAACCTGGTCTCCCACACTAAAGATACTATTTCAAATACCCTTAGTGTAGGAGGGGGAAATCGAATCCCCGTCCGCCATGCCTTCACGTTGAAGGAATTACAACAATCCTTTATTGTACTACTTCTGTGTGCTTATGTTCCAAACTTTTCTTAAGGATCTTAAGCCACAATTTCTTTTGTTTCTTTAGGTTATGCCTAACGCTGGCACGGTACATCTTGCGTATTAGTTTCTTAGTTTTCATAACCTTACTCCTTAATCTAGTTATTATACAGTGAAACTATTTATTCGTCAACCGGATGGAAATCCTTGGCGTTTAATATAGCAAAGTCACCGGGTTTGGCGGGGTTCTCCCACTCTATCTTCACATGTGCATCGTTGTCAATGAACTGCCAGCATCCGCGGATAAACTTACCATCATTGCGTTGTACACTGGCACGAGCTCCCGTAAGCCCTTGTACTAGACAACTGCCCTGTCCTAGGACTATGCGAGCATTTGCGTTGTATTCAAACACCATGTATGTCTGCGCCCAGGCTGTAATACTTGCTACTAATAATATCAATCCTGCAATATAATTCATCATAAAGTTCCTTTAACTGGAGGTACACTGCCCTCTGGTATCTTTTCGTTGACGGTATCTTCATGATCTTTTAGGCCAAAGATATTTGCTGGAAAAGTATACTTGCTGCCATCTTCCCATATGGTATTCACTATAGGAACGATTGTTACATCTGGTACTTTTGGTGCAGCACTTGTATCTGGGCGATCCCAGCAGCCTGCGTGCGTAGTACCATTAGCTTCTGTAGCATACGCTTCGTTTGGATATTTCTTAGCCCATGCAGTATTCGAGCATGGTTTGATTGTTATTACGATGTAGCCGTTTGCGTCGTTCTTAGCATATAACTCTGTGAGCTCTATACCATCTTCCTCTGCAAATGCTGTGAAAGAGAATAATGCCAATACTAGTATTAATATCTTGTTCATACTTATCTCCCTGGTTAATGGTATTTAACACTAGAGATGTTAATAATATGTAACAGTATTATACTTTGATTTTATATCGATATAAGGAAAGGTAGTGTTGGCCTGGCAATTAATACTGCTAGTAATATTAGAAACTTTTTCATTGTTATCTCCATTCAGTAACGGTCGGGATACGAGAATGGCAGATATCGGGATCGCTATTAGTTATTTAACTTCTATCCTGCAACTACCGGGATTGGAAATGGTTTACGTTTTGGAGTAGTTTCCGGAATGCCGTGTACCGCTCCGATGATATCTTTGCGATCTTCTGCCTGCGGACCATCAATGTAATAAGGAATAGTACCTGTTAACATTTCCCATGCTGCCATAAAATATGGAACATTGTCGCTGTAAGCATTATCACATGCTAGTTCCCACATATCACCTGCTAAGAACATACAGCTACCTTGACATATTTGTAATACAGGGCAGTTAGGACATTCTTCACGATGACTCCAATGTGTAGATGTTTTAAGTTTAATGTTGTCAAAATCACTAACGTGTCCAATTAAATGGCTTTCACCATTAAAGCTAGTAGCAACCGGACTTACGTTTTGGCATGTTAATACATTGCCCTTTAAATCTACAGCAATATTATCCGGATTATCCATTCCGCATTTTTGTCCTAATGTACTAGCAGGCCGCTGAGTCATGATACTTTTAATAAAGTCTTTAATTTTACGTTGTGCAGATGAAACATTAACACCTTTTCCTGCTCGTAACTCAGCAAAACTATTACTACGGTATGTGATATGTTCAGAAACCTCATTCATACACAAACTTACTCCACCTTCGTCGTACGGATCAATAAAACTGCCTTCACCTATTGGCGGCTCAAATCCTAATCTTTCTACAAACCAATCAACAATTGCCGCGCGACTTGGGTTATCTTTATGTAACATAGCATTAAAGCTCATGCGACCTTGGGCACCAATACGATTCCATAGGTCTATGATCATAGACAACTGCTCTGGATTGTCAAACGGATCTAATCCTCGTACATGATAACCGGGGCCGTCGTGGCTAATTCCAACATTAAATCCTAACTTATCAAGCCATTCATTCTTTTCTAGATCGAGAATGGTACCATTAGTAACAACTGAAAATGTAATATTAGGATACATTTCTTTAATGCGGTCAGCTAACGGTTTAAGGGTTTTCCAATAAACAAACGGTTCGCCACCCCAAAATTCCACTTTAACATCTGATCCATCTCCACCGTTAAACCAAGTTGGTAACTGTTCAAGGAACGGGTCTATATCATTAAGATTAGTTTCATCAGCCTTAGGAACAAATCGTTGACTACAATATGTACACTCGTAGTTGCAGGATAAACCTAATTGTATTTTGAGTATTTTAATATCGTGGCTTTTGCCTAGCGGAGTATCTTTACTTACAACGGGTGCTGATTGGTAAGAGGTATCTGCTGTATTACCAAAGTTAATAATTTGCCCAGTAGCATCAAATACTAATGAACTTAAATTGTCATACCAAAATTCTTTTTCTTCGTTGGTGACGGGGGTAACACATCTAATTCTAAATTTTGCCATTTTTCTTCTTCTTGGTTAGGTTTATAAGGTAACGTAGTTTCTTACAGTTTCAACTACTTTAATGTTAGTAACTAAGGCTATAGTGTCAGCTAGGCCTAAGTTCAATTCAGTAGTATGAAAGATTGATGCAGGATGTACAATAAATGTTCCTGGCAACGGACTTATTGGAAATAACATACTATGATTTAGTAATCTGCTTCTAGCAGCAGTAGGATCAATTATGTGTAATCTATTACCTGCCATCGTTTGATGAGTATTATTTCCAGGAAAATCGGTTACTTCCAATGATAGATACAATACTGACACATAGTCTACACTTCTGTGGTTATGAGGTTTGGCATATTCTTGAGGTCCAAATTTGCGTAGACTAGTGATTGCTTCAAACTTAACTTCTTCAGGTTTAGCAAATCCTTCCAATTTAGCAAGTTCTATCATTCGATCTTTTAGCATTTGTTTAAATGTTTGACAAAATGGTCGAGGATCTGCTAATAGGTTGTAAGCAGTCTCTTGACTCTTACGCATATAATAAGGAACATGTGCTTCAGGATGGTGTTTTTCGTACTCCTCGCCTATCTCTATCATTCCTGACAAAAACTGAGGAGTTGCCTCGATCGCCTGTGGTTCATACAGGATATTGGTGGGCCATATAGATAGTATACTCATGTTTGATTCATTCCAAAACTGTATTTACTATCTATATAACGGTGATAATTGCTTTCTGATTTATGATACTGTAATAGTTTTTTTAGTTACGCCTGCCCAAAATTTGTAACCTGCTTTAATTGTTACAGTTTCGCCAACCTCTAAACCATCTGTGTTTAATATAAATGTTTTTCCAGGAGCAACACGAGCTCTATTAACAATGCCAATATCACTAGATACATACACTGTAGTATTTGCAGGTGCTGTTACTGTGTAGGTAGCAGTTTGTCCTAGAGTAATAGTATCAGGGCCGGCAACTGTTATTGGTAACCATGAATTAAGGAATACTTTCATTGATAGGATTGATTGGGCTGGTGTAACTTCTTGACTATCTTTTGTAACTACCGGAGCACTATCACGATATACAATAGTTATTTCATCAACTGAACATCCTGCATACGGTGTTAATATGTATAGGTATGAATAAGATGCGTATCTGCTATTAATAACTGACCAAGGAGAGCCTGGATATTCTTTGCCCGCTGCCGCCGGTGTTACTGTTGTTTTTTGTTGTATAGAACCCGGGTCGCCACCTGCTCTTTCATTTAATGAAAGTTGAGTAGTTTCCATAGGCATAAAGTCTTGCATTTCACCAATGTGCATTGCTTTTGGAAATAACGCAATGCAACCGTGGTCCTGTGAATAAGTTGATATCAGCTCTGATAGACTAAATGTGCCTGTTGCATTAGTAGTTCCAATAAGATCATTAACGGTTGCATCAACTATTTCAAGTGTCAATGTATCGCCATTAATAGAAACATTATTAGTTGTTAATGTTCTTGTTGTACTTAATTTAATAAAATCCATATTTTTTTCCTCTTAATATTAGCAATTACATGCGCAATTACAATTATAGCATTTCAAATTCATAGTAGATCCGTTCCATGTTAGACCCCATGCACCTGATGTTAAGTGTCCGACTCCGCCTCGTCTACTTCCGCAATTAGTAATAACTCCGTTGCTGTTATCTAAGTTTGCTCCGGCCAATGCGTTTGCTGCTGTTAAAAAACCACCATAGTTACCTAGGTCGTTTGTAAATTGACTTAATGTAGTTGGATGTGACGCAACTGAAGACCACAAGAATACGTTGGTACTTGTAGACGTACCATCGCCGAATGTGATATTACCGTTTCCTATATTTGCTGACATATTTTGTTATTTTCCTAACAGTTACAATTACAGTTACAATTTGGTGATATTATTTGCCACTGCGATCCGTTCCAATTTAACCATTTGTACCCAACCTCATTATATGCATAATATCCAGAGTAAGCTGAGTTTACATTTGCTGATGTTAAAAAACCACCATAGTTGCCTAGGTTATTTGTAAATTGATTTAGAGCAGTAGGAACTCCGCTTACTGCGGTCCAGGCAACATTAGCAGACGATAACGTTGTTCCGTCGCCAAATGTAATATTACCGTTTCCTAATTGTGTTGACATATTTTATTTTCCTAGCAATTACAGTTACAATTACAGTTACAATTATTTGTAGTCAAAAACAGTGCACCTGTTGTTACATTTGCATTTATTGCCATACTAGCAAATGCTCCTGTGCCGATAGCAGCGGTATTAATATTTGCAGCTACCAAGAAAGCACCGTATGTAGGATCTCCATAATTTCCGAGATTGTTAGTAAATTGAGTTAAATTAGTTTTCTTTCCCGTAATGTTAGCATAGGGAATATTAGCAGATGCAAGGGTTGTGCCGTCACCGAATTTTATATCACCATTTTCTAATATTGTTGCCATCGTGTATTCCTGTACATTATGCTTTATTTATCGTTTAATAGGTAACCCCTTAGAGCGTGTGTGGCCGTTACCAAGCCCATAGGTCTCTCACCTATGCTGAACGCTATGCGATCATGCCTCTACCGGGGTAAGATATTTATAGTGTTAGGCCGGTGGTGCCTTCTAGATATTGCTTGGCAGCATCTGCTTTGCTGGCCACTATAAAGAATGTATTTGATTTGTTGATAGTGATTTTGTCATCTTCACCTAAGAAGCACCATGGGATCATACCTAATCCATTATTACTCATGGTCAACGCTAGTGGACGATTGATGGTCACAGAGTCCGTTGTTTGCGATTCAAAACGTGCGATAATTTCATCACCGTTAACTAACTTTAAACTTACTACATCACCTTGTGTAAAACCTTTGCTTATTAACATTTAATTTTCCTTTTATAATTTACTATTTTTATTGTTAGATGTTTATGCAACATCAAAATTGATAACACATCTTAAACTGTTTGTAGGTTGCTCGGCAGTATGATAATAGCTTCCGTCAAATATTAACGCACGACCTTGTTTTGGAGTAACTCTAGCAATAACATTATGATCTTCAACTTTCATATCCCAACGATCTTCTTCGCCAGGAGTATACTTAGTATCTGTTAATAAGGTATCACCGTCAGCATCTACAACATAATATAGTACTACTAGATGAGGATCAATTGAGTCAATATGTAATAGATCAGTTTCAGCTCTCTTAAAGCTAGACTCTAAAGGTAGTTGTATAAATGCTCTAGCTTGTATAATACTCTTAAAATTAAAATCAACTAGCCCTGCGCCAATATGTGCTAATCCTGCAACAAAACTAAAATGTGGCGAAACTACCTTATCGCCTACTTTAAACAAATGACTAAATGCAGGATTTCTTTCAGAATTTTTTGCATGTACTCCGTATGTTATATCATTTGTATAAAACCAAGGAAAACCGTGTCCCTCAGATTTACCAATTAAATTTCCTTTAATTTCTTCTTGCAATGAAAGAGGGATAAAGTCGTCTACGACTATGAACTTATCAAAACTCATTTATTTTCCTTTATTATTTTGTTGGTATTTGTTGTATTTCACTACGTCTGCGTTTGTTTTCTCTTTCAAGATATAACACACGTTGTATTAGATCGTCTATGGCTCTAGATTGACGTTTAACTATGTCTTGTAATACTTTGATTTCTGGATCAATCATCTTGTTCCTTGGCGGGCATTTCACATAGAGCTTCTAACATTTTGTAGTTGTCGTATGCTTTCTTAAGTGCCGCAAAGTGTTCTAACTTTTCTAAATCTGGAGTTAGGATAGCCAACCGACTTTCCATTGTTTCCATAAATTTAGTCAAACTCTTACCGTTGATAACAACATCGGCGTCTTCGCCTTCTAGATCAAGCTGAGCACTTGCTGGGCCATAATGATTAGCAGATGTCCAAGAAGGATTATATCCAGAAGATATAGTTGTTCCATAGTTATTACCAGTAGAGGCAGATATTGTTATATTTCCCAGACTAGGAGTTGACATAAATTGATTAAGCCAGTCATCAGTATTAATAGTAATAGTATTGTTAATTTCTAAATCAACATCTTGTTCATCACCGATGGTCACATTGGCATTATTTTCTTGTTCGTTCATAATTACTCCGCTAATTTTTTACGTAGCTCTGTGAAGCCACCTACTAATTCACCGTCTAATACAATCTGAGGTACTGTGCGAGCAGTCGGAATTGCTTCAAGCAATTGCTCTTTGGTCCAGTCTGTACTTACATTGCGCTCTTCGAACTCAATGCCTTTCATTTTCAACAATGCTTTTGCTTGGTCGCAAAATGGACATTGATTCCTACTCCATACTATTGCTCGCATTTGTTAGGTAATTCCTTTGTTTCTTTAATTTCAGCCATGTTATTTTCCTTATAGTTCCGGTAGTTCATCAAAACTAACGTTATCTGACATCGCTCCAATTACGTAGTTTGTTGATTCTGTTTCTTGTAGTGCTGATTGTTTCTTGTTGATGTTTGTATGTTTGTTAAACCAAGGTATTGGACTTTGTTTAGGATGATCACCTAGATACTTGATGCCAATGTCCTTTAGGCGTGTAAATGCTGTGTAGTCAACGAAGTTCTTAAGGATGTCTGCGTTAAGACCAATGACCACACCCTTGCTAAACAAGTAGTCAGCCCAGGATTTTTCTTCTTCAATCACTTCCATGTACATTGCGTAGACTTCATCGGCACATTCTAGATCAAGTTGAACAAAATCTGGATCATCTTTGGTCACATTGTTGATAATCCACGCAGTCCATTCTGCATGTAAGATCTCGTCTTGTAGGATTAAACTAATAATATTACCATTACCAATGTAGATCTTGTTCTCAACCATGGCCAAGCTGGTGGCAAATGACACCATAAATCGAAAGGCTTCTAACGCATAGCTAGCGTGTAGAGCTAACCATATGGCCTTCTTATGTGTGTAAGTGTCAATCACTTCGCCACACTCTTTACGACAGTTTAGTTGATGTAGATCTTCATAATAGCGGCCAATGTTAGCAGCCATACTAATGATTTCTTGTGTGTCGTGGATCTTATTAAACTCGTCCTTAGGTACTCCGTAGACATTACGGATGATGTGACTGTATGACTTACTGTGGATATTTGTTTCGAACATCGACCAAATACTTACAAGTGCTTCTAGTTCTGGAACACTAACTACTGGGCTGAATATTTGAACCGGAGCGCGACCCTGTATACTATCTAAAGCCGTTTGGCGCAACAAGTTGCTGGTAAAGATGTGCTTGACAGCATCAGTAGCATCCTTATGATCCATCTTGTCTTTGGTTAGACTAATCTCTTCAGGTACCCAAAAATACCCCCTCTGAATCTCTTCGAACTTAGCTATCCGAGGAAACCTAAATTCTTCAAATCGCTGAACGGTAACAACTCCATCAAGAAACATCTTTCTTTTTAAGTAGTTGGTTTGCTTACTAATATCATACTGTGCTTTTGACATCTATTTCCCTTTATAATTTACAAGCTAAACAATCTTCTTCGTTGTCATATATAATAATATCATCTCGGCTACTGATAGTGCCGGTAATCTTTGCTGCCACATCATCTGTGACCGTGGTCTTAGTACCAACCTTATTGATTAGGCTATAGTACATAGTTTTCAATCCCCAACGGTATGCCAACATTAGGTTCTTGGCAATTAGCGTGCCAGGAATCTTACCTTCAGCAAAGTGTGCTGGATTGTAGAAAGTGTTGGTACTTAGGCTTTGATCAATATAAGCTGCTAGTACTGCCGCAGTTTTCAAATAGTCAACACAGTCAGTTTGATCCCACATTAATTGGTAGCGATTCTTTAGACGCTTGTATTCTGGAACTACCTGTACAAAACTTCCTGCTTTTGATTCTTTGATGCTGATCATTTCCATAGGCATTTCGATACCGTTAGTGCTGTTTAATACTACCGAACTTGATTCAACTGGTGCTACTGCCATCAATGTAGCATTACGGATACCGTATAGTTTCATACGTTCACGTAGTGGTTCCCAATCCATACTCGGAGTAAAGTCTGCTAGTTCGTCAACATTCTTGCTACGACGTTCCCACGGAAACACACCCTTACCATACCAGGTGTTGTCACTGCGCTGACATTTGCCACGCTCTTGTGCTAGTTCAACACTGGTCTCAGTTAGATAGTATGCTTGATGTTCCATCCAACGACGCACTTCAGCAAGTGCTTCTGGTTGGCCATATTTCAAGTTACGTTTAGCGTGCCAATAGGCTAGGTTAGTGATACCTACACCTAAGGGTTCAAAGTCCTGATTGGCCAGTTTGCTTTGTATGCTTAGGAAGTCTTGATAGTTTAACAAGTTGCTTAGACTACGCACTAACACACGGCAGCATTTACGCATCTGTTGTGGATTAGTAAAGGCACCCCAGTTAATGCTACCTAGCGTACATAGCGCAATACGACCATCTGGATCTTCAATACGTTGAAAAGGCTTAGTTGGTAATAGGATCTCTTGACAAAGATTACTTTGATAGATAGGATCTACTGTGGTATCAAACGGACCTTGGTTAATAACATTGTCTATATTCACTAGATAGATACGACCAGTGTCAGTGCGCTCTTTTAGGATACCGTTCTTAAACACTTCTTCTGCTGATACCACTTTCTTCTTGATGCTCTTGTCAGCTTCATATTTCAAATACAATGCTTCAAATTCATCACTGTCGCGATAGTACGCTTCGTACAAGTCTGGGACTTCACTTGGATCGAACAAACTCATTGTTTCACCGTTGCGATAGCGATTCCAAAACATCTTGTTCACAACAACTGAATAGTCCATTTGACGTACACGCACTTCTTCAGTACCTTGATTGTTTTTCAATACGATAAGGTCTTCAAACTGATAGTGCCAAACAGGGAAAGTCACAGTACAACTGGCATTGCGGATGCCTCCTTGACTACAACTACGTAAATCGGCAAACCATTTCTTTAGAAAGGGTATCATACCCGTATGTTTGATTTCACCATTGCGAATCGGTGCACCTAAGGGGCGGATTCTGCCTATTTCGAGACCAATTCCGGCTCGTTTTGAAGCATATTTGGCCATCATTTCTCCAGCAGCGAATATACTGTCTAATGTATCATCCGAGCTAATAAGTACACAACTCGAAAACTGTTTAGTTGTAGTTCCCAAGCCAGCAAGCACAGGAGTAGCGAGAGTAAAGTGCCCATCACTAGCGCATTCATAATATTCCTTAATAAGTTTTAGTCTTGTTTCTTTGGGTTCATTATGGAATGCTGTAGCAGCGGCTATTGCATAACGCACTTGCGGAGTTTCGTAAATTTGCCCAGTAGCACGATTTTGTACTAGGTATTTTTCAGCTAACTGTGCAATCGCAGCGTAGGTATAATCTTCGTCTTTAGCATGGTCAATGAACAGATCAATGATATTCCATTCATCTTCTGTGTACCAATCTAATAATTCAGAGGTGTACATACCTGCGGCTACATTTGCCTGTACTATGCTGTAAAGTTTAGGAGGATCATATTCTCCATATACTTCTTTGCGTAGCATACTAACTCTCTGTCGTCCTGCTACGTATTGATAATTTGTATTGTTTGTTTCTGGATTTTCGGTTTCGTCGATTAGGTCCACCATAGCCTTTAATAGTAGTTCATCGATAGTTTCTGTTGTCATACCATCGTGTAATTCTATCTGTGCTTTAATTTCAATCATCGACGGGCTTACTCCGTCTATACCTCTACAACCAAATGCTACTTGTCTTTGAATTTTAGAGATGTCTAGAGGCACTCTTTGCCCATTGCGTTTGACTACTGTGATCATTTGTGACCTTTATTATTTTAAATTTTTACTTACACTGACTAGGAAGATATTTACCTAGGGTAAACAATCTCGATAATATTTTCGAGGTATAATTCACTATCTAGATCTTGAGCCTTGATACTACCGGACTCATAATTCAACACGTCAGTTTCATTCACATAAACTAAATTATACAGCCTAGTCTTTTGTGAATCAACCATTGTTTTGAGTTCTATCTTATCATTTTTGAAACGATCTGAAAGTTTCAGAGTATAACCCATCATTAATGCTAGGGTGAAATCATCATACTTGTTTTCGTAGATGAGTTCCCACGGTGTTGGCCAACTTTTTGGGTTATAAGGGTCAATCTTAGGATTATGAATAATCCTAGGTGCTGCTGACCAAAAGTTGGCTAATGTTTCAAGCGGATCTTCTGAGGTGGTTAGTTCCTTACGGAAATCTGACCAATCAGACAATCGCTCGTCTGGTGATTTATTAAACATTTATTGTAGTTGGTTATATTTGTAACGTAAGACACCTTCTGCGGTGCCATTGTTTATAAAACTAAGACTCAAAGTATTGGTAAGAGTATTAGTAGCCGCTGAAAACTCAATAGATCCATTGTTGGCTCCATTATATGAATAATTTTCAGTAAGTGTAGCAGTTGGAACATCACCATTAACTGATACATGTATATGTAGCTCGCCCGTTCTGTATACGTTTGCAACAGGTTTAATAATCGAATATTGCATATTAATTGCTTGATCACTTATGGCTATTGGAAATTTAGCCAATAACACCGTGCCGGCAGATAAATTATGTTCTAATACGCTGGTGCGTTCTTCGTAGCCCTTGCCTTCAACTAGTTCACGGAAATAATTTCCACCCTGATCGGCATTCATTACATCAAATCGACCAAAATAATCCTCAATTGATCTGTTACCCTGACTTTGGAAATTAAGAACCGCAGTAACAGGATTAATATCACCGTTTAAATTATTACCAACTTCTTGGAATGTATTGTGTGTGCTGATATTATAAGCAGGAATACCATTATCAAAGAAATAGATAGCTTCTTGTTCAATGTTGACAAATTTACTATTTTGTATTTTGGTTCTTACTGGTCCTGCACTATTTCCAGAAGCCAATGTTTGTCCACCAACAATTCCTCTGCTGGAATTTCTAAATATACAACTGTTGATAACAGTATCTTGTATATCGTAATTTGAGTTAATATCGTATATAAACCCATCAAACGTACAATTTTCAATTAATAGATCTTTAGTGGCAATTGCCCCTTGTCCGCGTAGCTCTAATCCACAGTAATCTACACTACTACCATAGACGTCTAAATTACCGGCCACATAATAACCGTTAAATCTACAATCAATAATTTGAGAATCAGTAGCACAGTCAAGACGTACAATCGGCAGGGTAGGTTGCATAGTATTATTGCCGCCACCACTAAATGTTGGATTGTATTCAAATGTTATTCCAATTAGACTTATATTAGGAATATTAGTGGTAATATTTGTATTACCTGGTTGGAAGTACACATACTCGCCGGCTGAACTAGTTACATCACAGGTCTGTAATAGAGATGCAGATGTTGACATTAAACGAATAACAGTCTTTTCTTGCCCATCACCAATTAAGGTTGTGTAAGGTGGAATGTATATTGTATTAGAAACAAGATATGTGCCGGCAGGAATACGTAATGCTATTCTACTGCGTGTGCTGTTCTTGTCGGAGTTTAACCAAATTTGATCAATGGCATTTTGCAATGCTTCAGTGTTATCAGTAACACCATCATTGATGCCCGCAAAGTCATATATTGTGGCAAAGTCATTAAGTTTATCGGCTACAGTTCTATAGGTATACGCACTACCAGATGGATCTGTATATAAATTTATACCGCTGTCGCGATGCTGGCCTGCATCATTTTGCAGATAAGAAGTGCTGGTAGATAAATTGAATAGATTAACATCGTGTTCTGTTAAGACACGGGTGTTACCTACTGCTGGAGCGCCTTCTGCTAACGAACCGTTACCGATATATAAAGATTGTGCATCAATAGCCCAACCAAATTCACCACTGTCCAGCTGTGGTAATCCTGTAATACCTTCTTGTCCTCGGCGGACTTGTAACTTCGCCACCTCAATTACGGCCATAATATATCTCCTAATACTCTATTTATCGTACCAAACACGTTTTCCATCTACGAGTTTCCAACCTCTGCCTTTACAGGCAATATTAGGATGGCCGATCTTTCGGCGATTTTCATATGGAGGTAGCGCAGGCATATCCGATCTTCTAATACGCCAACCTTTCGATTGTTTTTGAAATAATGGATGATTGGGATTATTTGATTCAGAAACAAATGATGTCCCTACTCCATGTTCTTTACACCATTTAGCAATATTGTGTACATAAATTTCAGTAGGATCGTCTATGCGGCTTACATACCAACCTTTAGCAACACTTTCCGCAGTGCGAGCATGTTTTTGTGATCTTTCTTCAGGAGTTAATGAACGGTACCAAGCAGTAGCACCCTGACATTTATGATTGCTATAATCAATTTTACTATATGCAATAAATTTACTGCGGTCGCCACCTGTACCACCATCTACTAAGTTATAACTGTTAGGATCAGTTATAGCACCGGTTAAAGCTATCCAACGGGCTTCACAAAAATTTAATTGTTCCTCAGTATCACAAGTTTCGAGTATTTCTTTTTTAAAGTTCTCTTTTCCGTATTTCTTATAAGCCTGTTTAAGCAACTTACCTGATCCCATATAGGTAGGATCAGTTCCATTATGCTTGCCTATATACCAGCGACCGTTAATATTGTTTGTTATTTTATAGATATACATAAATGTATTTAGCTATTTCTACTATAGCCATACCTCTATGTTAGAAGAGGTTTGAGACCTTGCAAGTTTGATGTATAGTATTCTTCAACCTTGTTTAGCCACATATCTTGATATTTGTTAAAATCTTCCGGCAGTAGATCGAACTGTTGATATTGTTCGCCACCGGGTTGAAGATTATCATTACCTCGACTAACCATAAAGATATGACCTTCACGGATATCCGTTCCATAAATTTCATTATGGGCTAAGGTATATGCCATTAGTTGTAGATAATAATCTTCAACCCACTCTGCTTTTTTTGGCTTGTTAGTTTGTTTATAATCAGCAATACACGGATTTCCTTTATATACACACACTAGATCAGTAGTACCTGAATATAGTCCAGGAAAGTATAAGCTCTGTTCCATGGCCCAAACTTCGTCGACATCTTTTAATCCATTCTCAATAATAACATTAGCCATAGCATTAGCTTTAATGTGAACTGTATTATTTCCCGGTTGCCGTTGTATGCCACATAAGAATCTTTCTAAGTTAGCATGAAGGCTAGTCCCTACCCCTGCCGCTTCTGTAGTAATGCGCTGTGCATTTTCTACACCCACACGTTTCTTCCATTCGTTTAAGTGCGTCATATCTTTGGTAGCACTTAGAATGGTTGTAACTGAGGGTAGTTTTTCTCCGTCTGGAGTTAGGTATACACGTTTGCGAGTAACTGGATCATTAATCTGCTGGCATGCTTTATATTGATAACGCTCAATAAATGGAGGCGGGGTTAGAGTTGTAATTGTCATAACATTAATTATAACAGATTGATTTAACTATTACAAGAATTAATTAAGATAAATCGTTTAAATGTTGCTGTGCGCCACTGTGCGCCATTTGATCAACACTAGGACCATCTGGAACCTCAGAGGACGATTGTTCACTGCCTTCTGGTTCTTTCTTAGTGCCTAGTACAAGCCCCTGATCGTTGTAGTCGCGGATCAATGGCTGTAATTGTGGATTGTTATCATAGATCTGAGCAAACTGGTCGTAGGTAATACCACCGTAGCCCATGTTCTTTAATAGATTACTCAGTGCTGGATAAGATAGGCTTTGTGGGGCATGTTTACTGTCCCCACGTCCTACGAGATTGCGTAAAACCGTTTCAAGGTCGTCTACGAAACGGTCTGCTACTTCAAATAAACGCATTAGCGAGCCAACTTGCTCATGATTGAGTGTGACTCAGCTAGCTTACGTGCGCGAGCGAAAGCACGGCTTTCACGCATTTCACGACCACTTGCTTCTGATCCGCCTACTGCTGCATCGCTAGCACCAAACTCGTCGCCTGCTGGATTCATTGAATCTTCTGGAGCTGGTGGAAGATCTTCTGCACCACCTGCTAGATCTGGTGTTTCGCCACCCATTGGGTTTTGAGCTGCTTCTTCGCCTGCTAACACTGCTACTGCACGAGTGATTGTTTCACGGCTTTGTGTTAGTGCTGATAATGCTTCTTGCAGTGCTGGAGTAATTGCTGCTTTGAAAGCGTCTGCTTCAGCTTGACCAAAGTTAGCACGGATACTGTCTGCTAGTTCAATCATTGATTTAGTTTGGTATTGACCAACACGTTGCATCCAACTTGTAAAGTCATTAACCATATCTGTACCAGCAGTAATATCTTTAGCTTTGCCTTCTTCATCTTCTTTAAGGAATTGATTTAGGCCTTCAAGGATTGTTCTGTAGTGTGAACGCATTGTGCTTTCCTTAACTGGTTTTTTCTTAGCGTTGTCTTTAACGGCTTTTTTGAATGTCTCTTTCTTATTGCCATCTTTATCTACATCTAAGAAGTCTGGTTTTGCTTTCTTAGCTTCTGACACGTTGCCATGTACTGGGCATTTTGCTTTACCTTTTGTAGCACAGCAGCATTTACCTTCTTTAGCGGCTTTCTTCATAGGTTCTTTTTTGTCACCGTCTTTGTCTAGATCTAAGAAATCTGGTTTAGCACCTTCTTTAACTTTCTTTGGAAGACCTTTGTGTTTTGTACCTGCAAACTTTTCTAATTCTTTAGTTGACATCTTGGCCATTTCAGCCGATGCTGCACCGCCTGTAGGTTTCTTACCTGCTTTCTTAGCAGCTAGAGCAATGCCTGCAGCCTGTTGTTGTGCTTTACTTACAGCTTTCTCGCTAATTGTTTTTTTGCTTTCACCTAACATTTCTTTAATCCTTGTGTTTAATAAGTTCATCATGAACTTGTCTTTTTGGTAATCTTCATTAGCCAGTAAATCATTGAAACCAGCAGCACTTTCAGTTTGATTCACTTTAGTGCGTAATAGATTACGATAGTTCTCCAAATCTTCGCGTGAGTATTTTTCAAAATCTACGCGACTACCAAATTTCTTAAACATATTTTCGTTTAATGTAGCGGCTGTTGGGGTAATATTAAAATCTGTTGTTTTCATGGTAAGTTCCAAAAATATATAAAACTATTTATCGAAGTCGTCGGATCTTTTCAAAACTTATTAACACTGCACTCTTAGCATTTTTGGCTCTCTCACGGGCTATTTTCTGCTTGTGTGTCATGGTTTCTGCGCGATCCCAATCCTTTTTTGCTATTAGACTAGCGGACATCTTTCGATAATGCTCTTCTTCGAACACACTATAACCGTAGACCTTATCATTCTCTATAACATTATATTCTGGTGTTTTGCCCAATGCTAGATCGTTGGCAATTAATATGGCTGCATATGATAGATTAAGGCCTTCATACAATATATCTGTACTGTCAGCGACTGTATATGTACCATCTACTTCTTTACTAACTGTATAATCATCTAAACGTATACCGCCATTTATTCCGCGTATTGGAATAACTATGCCCTTGGCACGGAATTCTTGTTTGATTCCTGCTGTTAGGTCCGATACTTTCTTATATAATTGATCTATTTGAGTCTTGGCCACGGTTGATTACGATGTTCTTGTTATCTTTAGTTATCGTAAATACGCCTTTGCGGACAAGATTCTGAGCGATCACTACGTCACGATCTCTTAGAGATGTTAGTGGGATTTCGCCATGGTGCTGTTTGATAAACGATTGTTCTTCGTTGGTTATTGCTATTGATGGGTGATTTAATAAGTGATGTATTTTCATTTGAGTAATATTGTTACAACCACGGATAGTACACCTGCTACCACTGTACCTGCTGTGCCGATCATTACCTTGATCATACTACTATTGCTTTTTTCGATAAGATCTTGTAGGGTGCCTACTTTCTTTTCGATGTTATCTAAACGGCCTTCTAGGGCTGAATAACGCAGGGCACATAATTCTACGTGCGACTCGAGGTTTGTTTTTTCAATATCAGTTGGCGATGTCATCGCAATTTCTCCATTAACAGTAGTACTAATTTAGTCAGCCTGTGGTTGCCATGATGATGATATTTTTATATTCGGGATCTTCTACATCGAAAACCGCCTTCGATATATTTATCGATTCAGTTAATTTTTCAATAACCGGTACTTGGTGGAAATCCCCGCGCAGCAAGCCTATTGTGCGGCCTTGGTCATCTTCGTAGGCATGAGGACGATCTGGATAGAAGGTAAATGACCATACTTTATGACGACCTTTATACTTGCTGCCAAAGCCAAGGCCTTTAACATCTACTGTTTCTGCTGTAGGTATATTATCATAGGTTATGATTGATCTTAGGCCAATACACTGCTGTAATGTGATCCAATTCTTGTATTGACTCTGTTCTAATAATGAGCCCTGTCCCGGACGTTGTACGTTTGGTTTTGTTATGTCTATTAGGGTTTTGATTTCGATGATTTCCATTATATACCTATATATTTGTTTCTAGTATTTATGGTCGCAAAAAAAGGCATCCAAAAAATGAATGCCTTGTTTTATTTACAGCTGATTAAATCTTAGTATGTCCAAGAAGTAACTGTAGCTGAATTTAAGTGGATTACTCCGCCTGCTGAGTTAGTTACTACATTTAATGCATTAATAGCAGCAGTTAAAGCACTTTGAGTATCAGCTGGGCTTGGTGAACCATCAGTTGGGCCAGTACCTAAGTAACCTTGACCACTGTTAGCGCCATCAAAACCTAATGATTCAATAGCAAAGTTGATTGTACGTGAAGCTGTGTTTAAAGTACCAACACGAGAAACTGTACCAACTGTTTCTAAAGCTGTACGGAATGCTTGTTCTAAAGCACCACCAGCTAATTGAGCATCAGTAGCTAAAGTTTGAGCAACATCGCCGCTCCAGAATGTTAATGTAAAGTCTTGTAAACTTACACCAGCAAAGTTCTTAGGGTTTAATAGTGTACCATGTACACGGTTGATTCCAAATGTCATTTTAATATCTCCTTAATCGAATGACTTGTCCTATCTAGGACTATCGTGCAAATATTTATGCCGATCGGAAAAAAACAGGCAAATAGGCCTTAATCTTCGTCTTTGATATCGCCTTCTACAATGCGTAGTTTAGTGGCTGTTTCTTTATTGTCACGCAGTTTACGTATGCTTCTTACGAACTTACTAGCATCTGCGCCTTTAATTGAATTAATGAATCTACGTTCTAATTCATATGCTGCTTCTGGATCAAAGTTTTCTTTGATAGAATTTAATAGGTTAATAGCTGAATCAATAATATGTGTAGCCCTTGTTTCTAAGACTGTTTCACGATCTTTTTTAGCAGCAAACTCGTTAAGTTCTTCTAATAGGCTTTTTGTTCTTTTTTGCACAGCTGGTCCTTTTTGGTATTTATTAAGGGGTTATGGAAGTTCTATATTATCTGCACTCATAAACTCTGGGTGCAATTTATTGATATGACGCATGATTACACCAGCTACTGCATGTGCTTCATTTTCTGCAGGGCTACCAGTTTCTCCGCTGGTGTGATCTAATTCGTGTTTTAGGTCTTGCGAGTAGTGTACCATTTCGTGTGCGAATGTACGTAGAATATCTACAGGATGTCTATTGTCCAAAGCTAGGTAGATAGTATTTTCAGTATTTTCATATTTGCCAAATGTCGGTTGTCGTTTGTCATTGATACGTTTTTCTATTTTAATCTTAGGTAAGGTTTTGAGATTAAGTTGCTTCATTATCACAGGCAATGCTTTGCCTATCATATCAACTATATCTGGTTCACTGCGTATAATAACTTCGTTTATGTTCATAATATTGTCGGCGCCCAAGGAACTAACAGACGATCGCTATCAATCGGTTGTTCTGGTTGTGGTAATTGTCCGTCGCTCGCTGTTTGCATAAATTGTCCTTGGACACTTTAGGAGTCTGGTAGCGAATCAGATTGTCCTAGGCAGGTTCCGCCTGACGCCTGCATTGGATGTAACTCCAACGGTCCTAAGCGTGTTAGAAGTATTTATGTAATCTGTCCAACCCTGAATGTGCTAGATCCAATATGCTCGCAGGTTATGCTGGTATCACACCATAGACTAAATCCATGATCCCGTGCTTGATTACAGAAATGTACATCTTCACTTACTGTATTTGCATGATCAATTGCACTATGATATAGAAAGTGCGGATACGGTATAGCCTGTAATACTTTAGTATCAATCAACACACAGCCAAACCCGCAGCCATCAATTGGCACTAGTCCTTGTCCTTTGATATCATCCCAGTTAACATGCGTTACTCCACCCCAAGGATTTTTTCGCATTATCTCAATTGTATGTGTACCTGGTATGCGTTGAATGTACACTCCGCTAACAATATCTTTATTGTGGCTCATTAATTTTAATAGTGTGTCGGGCGGAAACGCTATGTCACTATCCACACAGAACAAATAATCAAACCCATTACGCAAGGTCCAGTCTGCAATTAGATTGCGTACTTGATCTACTTGGTATCCCCAAAAGTATTGGAAGGCAACTTCACACCCATCTGGAGTAATTAGATCGTATATACTCTTAAATGTCTGTGCTTCAATATTCCTATTTGTAGGTATTGCAATTAATATCTTTTTCAATTGTTTAGGTGCCTTAGGAGTGAGCATATTGGCTTTCACTTGATCATATACTAGAGTTTCTGCTTCCATCATACCTTTGGTAACTTCGGGTATGGTAATCAATGTAGCAGCCATTGGTGTTTCAAAATCCATATTAGTGATTAGATAATTTGTTCTACCTGCACCTAATTGAAAATCAAATATAAAGTTATCACCGTAGTAGATGTTTAATCCATCCGGGATATCAGTCCAATTGTTTTTGTTTATAAACATTAGACATCCATAGCCTAAGGTATGCTGACCTGTCCACGGAATGATATCAATAGTCTTATCAGTGATAGGTGGTTGATTCCATACAGGATCTCCTGGACATAATCCAAATACACCCGCATCAACAGTTAATAGATCTTTTAACTTATCAAACAGATTAGTATCAAACACTACATCATCACTAAGGATACACACGCGATCATTTTGACTGCTACGTACTCCAAAGTTCCACGCAGGATTTACATATATGTTTTTGCCAAAGTCGTGTATCTTAATCTTAGGATGAGTTAACCCCTGCGGAGTACGTGTGTTGTCATTGTTGATAATAATAATCTCATCAACTAGATTCTCATTACATAAACGACCAAGGAATGGTAAGAACATATCATTAACACGCCACATGGTTGGAACAACTACTGAATACTTCTTATCGTCATTGGCCAAGACTGAGGCAATGGTACGATCTTGTTCGTCTCGATGTATTTTATAGTCATTTAAGGGACTAGCATCGTTGTAATTACACACAATATCAGATACTGCGTATACTCTATCCGGATCTACATTTTCTATTGCGGCATAGAATATAGCAAGATCGTTACCTGCTTTAAACCAGTTGCCATCTGCATCTCGGAATTTACTATCCGATACTCCGTTTAATAATCCTGCTTTCATTGTACGCAGGTGAGTATACGGTAAGTTCCAATTAAATTTATAATCCTTGTAGGCTTTTGCTGCTTTAACTTCAGGAGGATAAGGTTGTGCCTGTAGAGGAATACCGTCAACTATGCTCCAACAACTGCCATAGGTAAAGTCATAGTCCTGATGTAACTTATTGTAGTAGTCAAACACATCTGGACGATTTACTAAACAGTCATCTCCGTCTAGCATCAAGACGATGGTATCGGGACTTTGACCACGGATTGCCTGTACATAGTTGTATCCTGCCCCTTGGTTATCACTATTTCTAATTAACTTAAACTTTCCTCGTATATCAGCAGGTAGATCGGCAATATAATCCTCTGCAACTTCACGGGCTCCGTCAAAACTAACATCGTCGATCAACCAGTGTTCGTAGTTTTCATAATCCTGTGCTGCCACGCTGGCAATGCAACGTTCAACATAATCTCGTGCATTGAAGAACGGACTAACAACTACAATCTTTTGTTCAACTGCTTGTTTAGGAGCCAGACACTCTTCTGGTGTTGTGTATCTACGGCCAAACACTTGATGATATTTGGCCTTGGTATATCTTACCCGTTGACTTTCACTAGGACTTAAGTATAGACCTAGTTTACTGTAGATATGATGCTTCCACTCTAGAGCAGTTACTTCCCATCCTACGATATCTTTAATATCATCTAATGCACGCATGCGTGTTCTATGCTCAGTGGGATTGTTATAGGCCTTAACAACCATGTCCACAAACTTATCAGCTTGCTCTTCCGAATTGATATTAGGAAACAGACCGTTAGGTACTATAGCATAATCAATCATATAACTATGCGGTCCTGCTGTTTCCTCTAAGGCGCCAAAGCGGCAGGTCAGTAAAGGCGTGTTAGCATATAATGACTCAACTGCGCTGATACTATAGGTTTCAGGGAGGCCTGCAGGATAGATAAAGTAACTGGCCTTGGCTGATAAGTTGGCCACTTGTTCTTGTTTAATAATTCCCGTGAATGTGATAGTAGGATCAGTTAGGTGCGGTCCCACCATTTTCATAAATTCTGATTCTTCGTCATTGTGTGAAAATGCAGCACCTAATTTATAATGTCCGCCAATCACAGTTAAGCGTGCATTAGGTAAACGTTGTTTAACTCTTGGCCATACTAGATTAAGTAGAGGATCAAGTCCCTTACTCATATTAGCATTGAAGATGTACATATTAGGATCTTTACTATCCAGGTCTACACTATCAAAGTATTTGACAATACCATTGCGTGTGGTGAACACATGGTTACGCAGTACTTCATAGTTACGCATACGAGGATGACTACAGTTCATAATGTACATGGTGTGGAAATCACTTAATGTCCATATTTCATCAATGGCTCCACTGACTACTAACTCTTCTAGGATATCATCGCCCCAACAAAAAGTATCGTGCATCCAAAATACTTTTAATTGGGCCTGCTCACGTATCTGTTTAAAGATTTCGTAATCAACTTTACGATTGGTTGTCTGCGGATATTGATAGAACGGCTCTGTTATAAATGGGGTTACTACTCGCGAACTAATAACAATATCATATACGTCAGCTTGTGCTAATTCACTTAATGGGCGATAGCGTACACCGTTATATACTCCGGGCTTGTTATCATCCTCATCACAGGCATTAAACACAGTAACATCAAATCCTATCTTGGCCATTTCCTGTGCTGATAGAATAACTGCGCTTTCACTACCGCCCATACCTTTACGATTTAATGTATCTCCATCATAGGCCATACCTACAATATCAATGTAGGCTACTTTGACTCGAGGTTGGTTAAGTGGAATAGGATCAGTGTTCTTGGCAACCTGTATAATGTCCTCTGTGTTGGCAATTCTACGACCAAACACCTTACGCACGCGATAGTTAATCCAATCTACTCGAGCCTGTTCACTGGCATCAAGTGCCATTCCCATCCACTTGTAGAAGTGTTGTTTCCATTGTAGGGCCACAGTATCCCAAGTTGATACATCTTTAACATTATTACAAGCATATTGTTTTTGTTGATGTAGATAGGGATTGTTAACTGCGTCTAAGACCATACGCACATAGCGGTCTACCTGCCAATCTTTATTGATCCACGGAAACAATCCGTTAGGTTCAATAGCATAGTCAATGTAATAGCTGGCGCTGTCAGTTCCGCTTTCTTCCATAGCACCAAAACGTACACCTAGAATAGGAGTATTGTAGTTGATGCTTTCGATTGTGCTGATGCCGCTGGTCTCTGGAAACGCACCAGGGAATAGATTATAACTGGCCTGAGCCATAATTGCAGCAATTTCAGGTTGCGGAATAATACCAGTAAATTCTACACTTGGGTCGTTGGCAGTTAATTTTTGCAGGGCGATTACTTTTTCGTTGGCTTCGTTAACTGCTTGATCACGGAAGTTGTAGTATCCGCCGATGATCTTTAATCGGGCATTAGGTAACTGTTGTTTAAGTTTAGGCCATATATCACGGACTAAAGGTTCCATGCCTTTGGTCACACTAGCGTTGTAGACAAATAGATTAGGATCTTTGGCCTTGACATCTACCCAATCAATCCAACGATTGATAGCATTGCGTGTGTTGAACACGTGATTCTTTAATACTTCAAAGTTTCTACGAGGACCGTGTGAAGAGTTAGTAGTGTAAGCAATGTGCCAATCACTGATGTTAAACACTTCGTTGATATGCCCATTGAGTATCAACGGTTCTAGTAAGTGGTCACCCCATATGAATGTATCCTGCTGCCAAAGGATCTTTAACTGTGTTGGACGTTGTAATTGATGGAACCATTTTGGATCATAATCACGAGGCGGCGGCTGTCTAACTTGATCATACAGGTGTTCTGGGGTAAATGGTATAATAGTACGTTGGCTAATAACAATATCAAAGTTAAAGTTGCGCAGGCCAAGTGTGCGCATAGGATAGTAGGTAACACCGTCATATACACCCGGGCTAGTTTCACTGGTATCGCAGTCATTGAATATAGTTACTTCAAAACCTAGTTTAACCAGTTCAGGAGCAATGGAAATGATAGAGCTTTCGCTGCCGCCAATCCCCTTTTTCTTTAATGTAGTGCCATCATAGTTGAGTCCTACGCAGTCTAATATTGCTATTTTGATTGTTTTCATATACGGATATTTAATTATATGATATAGTATAACAGTAAGTTGTGATTTAGTCAAAGAAAAACCCGCCGGAGCGGGTTTGGTATGCTAGATTAGCTTAGTTGTGCCAGTTGTAGATCTTAGCCTGTGCCTGAGCCGGTGTCAATGCTTTAGAGCAAATATCACGGTGTGTTTGGTTTTCAGCTTGATCTTTTGCGTGAGCATCATATAATACTCCAGCTGGGAAGTTAGGTGCTAATTGTGCTTTGGTGCAATATGCTTGTAACTGTAGATTACTGATATCATTAGTACCGCCAATCTCTAATGAGATGCGGTGATCAACTTCGTAGCCCAATGAACATAATGTGCGATCACCGTAGGGGATCTTTGCTAGACGATAAACTTGTTGTTTAGTTGATTCACTTACATCGCGGATTGTACCTGTTTTTGTGTTGCAAATATCATTCACATCTTGTGTACGAATACTTGCCGCTGGTACTGCGCCATCTGCTACTGCTAGGGTTGATACTGCTAATAATACTGTTAATAATAATTTTTTCATTGTAATTCCTCTATTATGTTGGTAGTTTATTTATTACTTGGCTCCGCCTGATATATTCATAAACACTCCAGACAATGCGCTGGTTGTACATATTAGTTCTACAAGCCCATAGGTTGTAGTCGGACCACCTTGATCGTAGATACTATCTACATCTACTGATTTTTTCAGTAATTCAATTTTGGTTTGAAGTGGTGGAACAAATCTATGAGTCTTATCAGTATGATCTTCGTGATCAACACTAACCGGAGTTAGTTCTGCACGATTTGGAGTTTCTGGACTTTGGCCCATTGAGGATTCTTCGCCGCCTTCAGCTGAGTCAATTACATCCGCTAATTTTCTTAATATTTCACTTGCTCGCATCTTGGTCTCCTTATGCTACTGGTGTAATTGAAATTAAACCAGAGCCGCTTACGCCTGTTGGCAGAACATAAGTTATGGTATTTGTGTTTTGTAAAGTGAAATGTTCCACTGTACCCGGTGGTATTAGTATGTCGCTGTTGTTATCGGCTACTTTGTTGTTGCCAAAATTAACCACTGCTGGTAGTCCTGAAACTGCGATACGTACTTTAGTTGCTGGTAAGTTTTGGCCTGGGCCATTACCACCTAGATCACCTTGTATAAAGGCAAAGGTTGTTGCTGTGAATGTTCCTGTGGTGCTTGATAAGCTAAAGAATCCAGTCGATCCTATTGGTTTTGATAACATGTTTTTCCTTTGTCAGGACCTGTGTTGTTCCTGAAACAATAAAATATGGGCATTAAAATCTGCTGTGAAATCAGCGTCTAACTCTGCACCATCACCTTCGTTTAACTT